CAGCTTTACCGCCTTTACCAGAACCACCAAAGAAATTACCAATACCATCCATTGCACTTCCGACAACAACAGTTCCAGCAGTAACAAACATTGCACCAACAGTATTAAGTAATTTAGATGCTAACCCATCAGCTAAATTACCTACAATACTTGCACCTAAATCAATCCAAAAATTATCTGAAAATTTATCTTTTAAACGACTTAATGGAGATAAAACACTTTCATTAATCATTTGTAATTTATCAGCAAAAAAACCTAATTCTTTACCTACATTTTCAAGATTTTGTGTGCGTAAATTTTCTAATATTATTTTTGAACGTTCTATTTCATCTGAAAAATTTCTTGCTGATTTTAAAATATTACTATCAGTAGATTCTCCATTATAAGTTGCTAATTTTTGTCCTCTTGTACCAACAGCAACTTGACCAAATAATGCGGCATTTTCAGGTCTATATACTAAATTTGAACCATATAAAGCATCATTTACTAATGATGAATTCATTCTATTACGTTCAGTTTGATTTCTATCAAGGGAAGCATTAATAAAAGAAATCATTTCTTCCATTTGCATATTTGGATTACGAGCAACCATATTTCTTAATTGGGCATAATCTCTACCTTGTTGAGTTGCCATAGCTCCTAAATATTTTTCACTTGTAACATCATTTAAAATTAATGCACGAGCCATTTCAGGGCCAACTTGCTGTGCAAGTAAACCTTCAAGAGCTTCCATTGCTGGATTAGCACTTCGTAATGCCTGAATTGCAAATTCATCTTCTTTTAATTTATTTTCTTGTAAAATTAAATCAATACTTTTACCAGTTGCCATACTCAACTGTTTAAGATTTTTAGTATATAATTCTGTTTCTTTTCTTAAACGTTCACGGTCTAATTGTTCAATATTAGCATATTTTGTTCGTGTATCAAGATATTCAGATAAAATTGCTTCTTCTTCTTGACGTGTTAAATTAAATTGTCCTGATACAGATTTTAATGTATCATTAAAAAATCCAACCCCATCATTTAAAAAATTTGCAGATGCATTTAATCTTGATAATAGCTGTGAATTCTTTGTATATAATTTAACTAATTGAGTTTGTGGTCTTGCTAAATCTTCTGATGATTTACGTAAACTATCAAATCCTTTTGCAACTGAAACGCCAGCACTTTCTAATTCTCTTAAAGATTCAATTCTTTTTAGTCCATTTTGAAAGCTTGATATAGTTGCTCCTGCAACAGCTTGTACAATTTTTGCCGCAACAGCTTTATTATTAGATTCTTCTTTACTTTTACTAGATTTTTTTCTATTTCTATCTTCTTTAATAGCATTATTAATATTATTAACCGCAGATGCTATTTTATCAAAAGATACTTTTCTTTCTTTTTGCTCAATATCAGATAATTTAATATATTTTTTAACATTTACTGATAATTCTTGAAGATTTTTATCAACTGTTTTACCAAATTTTTTTGGAAAATAACGACTTAATAATTCATCTAATGGTTGAATAGAACCTAAATCATTAAAACCAACAGCAACTTCTTTCCCTCTATGTAATACAGGGATTTTTGAAGAAGTTTCCATTTCAATATAATCTTCAGCCATCTATCTAACCTTTATAATTTAGAATTTAAACTATTATATGCATTTTTTACACCAGAAGTATCAATTCCTTTAAAAAATTGTTTTAATGCACCAAAAGTTGGTTCAACAACTAAAATAAACATTACTTCTCTTGATGAGTTATCAGTAAATGTTAAAATTGTTCTTTGTTGACCCATAGTTGTTGCACGTTCAGTTCTTGTTACTGTAAAAATACCATCTAATAAATCATCATAACGAATAACTTTAATATATTCATTAATATCACCGTGAACTAATAATCTTTTTGAAATTTGTTGAAATAAACTATTATCAGCATTTCTAATTTCTTCTATTTTATTTAATTCAGTTTCTCTATCTTCTCCATATGATGCATTTGTCTGTAACTCTGACAAATAATATTTTTTTACGGTACTTAAATTTGGAACGTTTGTAAAAACATAATTAACATAATTAACTTTACCAACATTTTTCATTATATCTTTAATTCTTTTAATAATATCGGCTGATGCCTTTGCTTTTAATGAAAATTCTTGTTGTAAATCATAGTCATCATCTTCTTTTTTAACAGATGACATCATTTTATCAAGAAATTTTACTTGATTTGGCTTATTTTGTTGTATATTTTTATAAACAGTTTCCCACCATTTTTGAGTAGCTGAATCAAATAATTTTTGTGTTTCTTCATCACGTTTATCATAAAATTCATCTAAATTTTTATATTTTTTCTTTAATTTAGAAATATTTGCCTTTGCTTTAAGTTTTGATGTTCCACAAAAATATAAATTATTATATAAATCTTCCAAAATATCTATATTTTTTTGTCCAACTATATCTTTAAATTTTTCATCAAATAAAGGTATTTTATTATTTTTAAGAGATTCTTTTATGAATACTTCTCTTTTATCACTATCAATATCTATATCATTATCAAAATCTTCATCATTAATTTCTGTTTCATTATTAACTTCATCATCCGAAACATCATTTTTATTTTCTTCATTATTTAATGGTAATGCCATTTGTTTTTCATTTTCTTTTTCTTTTTTTAATTCTGGCTTATAATTTTGTTGAAAACGATTTAATGATTCATCTGCCATTTGTTCAGTTTTCTTTTCTAAGCTATAAGATATACCACCATTATCCAATAAATCTAAAAAATCTTTATTTAAACCATCTAAAATAATATCATTATTAAAAATTCTTCTTAATTCATTACTGATTAAAGTTGCTTCTGTTGTTGTTTTTTCTTCATCAGTTCCATTTGGATTGATTGGTTCACTTAAACTTTTATACCAATCATATTTGGCTTGAGTTCCATATTTACTATTAATTTTTTTAGCTGTTGTCTGGACAATATGATTAAACAACATTTTTTTTAATTCTTGAATTTCATCACGAGTAAATGTTTTATTTGATGAACTATCTTCAAACAAAAGTACACCCCCATTTTTAATTATACTTTCATATAATTCATCAGTAATTGTAAATTTTTCATTATTTTTCAAAATATATTTAACCATTATATTTCCTCAATTTTATATGTATATGAATATTTATTACATCTAAATAAAATAAAAAAGCACCATTATATGATGCTTTTTGTTTTTGCTTCATTTATTTTTTTATCATATTCCGTTTTCATTTTAATATAACGTTCTCTTAATTTATAAGGCATACTATAAATTTCTTGTAACGTTATTTGCCCATTAGAATATATTTGCATATTTAATAAAGAATTTTCAATACTATCTTTTTGTTTATTTAACTGCTCAATAAATTCTAAAATTTGTTCATCATTAGAATTTAAGAGCTTAAACCGAAAAAATCCGATTGATTAAATCCATAAAATCTATCTTTCCATTGATGCCCGCAATAAGGACAGAAAAATTCTAATTCATTTGGTAAACCAATATCATTTAATTCTTTAATTTTAGAAAAAATTTCATTAACAAAGGAAGCACTTGATTCTGAAATAAATTCATAAATTAAATTATTATCATCAACAAAACTACCATCAGGCAAAATTACTTTTAAAATACCATTAGATACAATTTTATTACCAATATCACTAATATTTAAATAAATTTTAGAAACATTCGAAACAAATTTTGTTCTTTCTTCTTCTGTTTGATTTTCATCATCAAATTTATAATCTTTAAATTGTTTTAAAATTGATTTTTCTTTAAAATTTAATAAATTAAATAAATTTTTATCTTTTGTAATATTTGGTCTAATATAGATTTTTAATCCATTTTCAGTTTCCATAATATATTCTTTTTCTAATACCGAAATTCTTTCTAAAATATTTCTACAAGAAAATGAAAAGGATTGTGAATGTAAGCAAATTTTATTTTCTTTTTCTAATTTCGTTAACTTATCTGGTTCATTTTTTAATTTTTCTTTTAATTCCATACAATGTGGACAACTTAATTCTAATTTTAATTCATCACCATATGTTGCCGCTCTAATACCAAGCATTAAAACATTTAAATCTGGATATAACAACATTTCTGGATTTTTAATAGCTGGAACGCAAGATTTAATAACATCAATATTTGCTTGACCAGACAATAGTGCATCTGGATTAACCATTATTAATTCATCTTTAGGTAGCATAGGAAATATTTCAACTTCATTCAATGCATTTAATACAACAACATTAGAAGAATACCAATTTCCATTTGTTGGAAGTTTAATAGAAAGTTCTGCTTTACGAGCATAATCAAGCAATGGATTACTCATAATTTCTCCTTTAAAAACTAATTTATTTTTATTTATAACATATAAAATATGAAAAAACAAATAAAAAAGGAGTTTTAAACTCCTTTTTTATTTTTCTTCAAAATATGATAACATTTTTTGAATTACAATCGCACTTTCGGCTTCTAAATAATCATATTTTGTTTGATTTCCTATGAAAATTGAATCATCACGAGAATCATAATCACCATTCCAGAAATTTAATGTTACATTAAAATCTTCTGCAATAGTAACTTTACTACCAACAGGAACAGTTGCTTTTGTAAATGGTAATTCATTTGTTAAATATTCAAGAGTATCATTACTACCTGTTTTTAATCCTAATACAACTGCGGATGTTGAAACTCCTGAAACTAATGAAAATGTTATTGGATATTGATTATATCCTTCTCCAGATATATCTGGTGTATAAATTTTAACATTATTAGCAAAACTGTTTTTCATATATGAAGCATCTAATACGCCGTTTTTAGTTATATTAATTCCCATATAATCATAACCATTCCATAAATCTTCGGTAATAATAAAATCAGTTGTTCTTGGTGTTTCATCTCTATACCAATTTGGAACATTATTTTTTAATTCTGCATCATCCATATATGTATATAAACTATCAGAAACATTAATTGTTCCATCTTGTAAACCAACAGTATGGAAGATTGGAGATGTTCCTTGCATTCCTTCATATTGTTTAAGTATCCACTTGCCATCAGAATATATTTTTACAACATCGCCTGTTTCAAAATGATATTCTTCAAAATGTTCTTGTAAATCAATCTCTGATTCAAAAGTTGCTCTTGGTGTTATCATTTTAATTGAATCATCAGCATATAAATCTTTATATGTCCAATATTTAGAAACATCATAAGTTTGATATTTTAATAAAGTATAATCATTTAAATTATCCATTCTCCATAAAGTCCAAATATTTTCATATACTTCATCAGTTTTTACTAAAATTGTTTTTCCAATTAAAGCTGTGTCTTCACTTGAAATCATTTCTAAATGAGTATCAAATGAATAATCATATTCTGGATATGGTTCTTTACTTAAAAATATATTATTAAATTCACTTGAACCAACATCAATATCTGATAATACATCACGAGTATCAAATATATGATTTAATATATCAACGAAATTTTGTCTTGCTTTTGATATATTTTCAAACATTGTTTGTCGAGGTCTAATGTAAATACCAATTTTATTTCTTTCTAATAATTCTGGGTCAGGAACAACTTGACCTAAAGAATCATAGCCAACTAAACTTGCTTTCATTTTATCCCATAATGAATCTGGAATTTCGGCATCAGTATTTTCTTTAACTAAAACCCATTCTTCGTGTTCAGTTACATCATTATCGCCTAAAAAATTCAATTGAATTACAAAATCTCTACCTGCATTTATTGTATCAAAATTACCAATAATCATTGAACTATATTGTGTTTCGCCATCATACGCATATACAGGAGCATACCAAATTACACCTTCATCTTGTGGAGAATTGATAATTTGCGAAATATATAATGCACTTGTATGTCTGAATTGAACTGAAGGTATTTCAGATGGATTTTTTACCCAATAGTAATAATATACTTCATTTTTTTCAGTTGAATTATTATATACTTCTTTAGTTACATAAGAAATATCTTTTGGTTCAGTTGTTGATTTAGTCCATTCCATTATAGCAATTTCTGAACCAGGCATTTGTTTACCCCAATTATTTCTTCTATAAGTAATTTCTCCTTGTGAATAGTCTAAATATTTAACTTTTGAAATATCCCACCATAATTGTCCAACTTTATTATCACCCCAAGTTGAATAATTATTATAATCAGCAGGGTCTTGTGCAATTATATAATTAATTTCTTTTAATAAATTATTTGGAAAAACTCCTTGAATTGGGTCATAAGGCTGAATAGTTGCCATTGTTTCATTATTATCATCATTAACCATAAAGCAAGATTTAACTTCTTTAATATTAACTTTACGATTTTGTAAACGATATAATGAATATGTTTTATCAACTGCTGGTTTATAATCTATATCAGTTTCTCCAACATCATAAACTTCTCCAGATTGTTCATTAATATATTTAAATACTGACCAAGCCATTTTATCAATAATATTTTGTGAATCATTAATATGATAAGATGGGTCATAAATTTTCTTTAAGTTATCTACATTATTAATAACATCTCTTAATACATATATTAAATCGCCAATTTCTAAATGAGTTGTATCAAAACTATAAACATCAGCAATTTTATCAACAACCATAGAAATCCAATTGTTTTCTTCATCAACTTTTTTACGTATATCCCAACCTTGTTTAGTATTGGCAAATGAAATCCAAACTTTTTCACCAACTTTCATATTTTTTAACATTTCATCAAAAGTTGTTTCATTATCAATGATATAATTTGTTTCACCAATTTCTGCAAATCCAGCAGTTGGATAAAATTTAAAATTATTTGTAAAGTTAAATTTATTTAATTCTTTACTTTCTTTTTTCTTTAACCAATTTGAATTATTCCAAGTAATATCAATAATAGAATTATTTAATTTAACATTATCAGATGTTGTAAATGAAACAATTTGAGGGTCTTGCGTGATTAAATCAGGTTGTACTTTTAATTCAATAATTGAACTATTTGAAGTATAACCAAATTCTCCAACTTTAAATGCCCAGTTTTCAAACAATTCAATTTCATTATTTTCTGCATCCATAATATAAGTTGAACGATTTAATTTACCAAATGAACGTTTTGTCCCTTTTTCTTTAAGTAATCCTTTATAGAAATCAAAGATATTTCTATCATCAATTAATAATCTTTCCATAGATGGTAATTTTTGAAAACCAATAGTTCTCTTTGCATAATCACCAAAAATACCTTGTGAGCGAACATCATCAGTATTATAGAAATATTTAAAATCATTAGCTAATTTATCATAGTTTGGATATGCTCCATTTTTATCAATTAAATAACCAGGAGCAAAATATGTTCCGTTCCAGCCATCAACTTTAATACCTAAAAGTTTTAAACGCTGTGCTTTAATACAAAATAATGGGTCATATATAATGTCACCATAAATTGTTTGATTATCAAATAATATAATATGTTCATTTTCAATTTCTTTAATTTTCAAACAAGTAATAGCTTTATTTGTTGAGAATATATAAGTATCACCTTCTTTACGATAAACATCTAAATCTTCATTGAATATTGGTAAAGAAGCAGTATTTAATACTGACCAATAACCATTAACATATTGTCCAACTTTATCAATAAATGCATCGTGGAAAATACCAATACCATCAGCACCAGGATTTAACATAATAATTGAATCTGTTTCAATATTTGTTGTCGTCCATAATAAGAAATCTCTAGCTTTATTTCTGAAATTTACCAATTCTCCATTGGTATCTAACATATTAAAATACCATCCTTCAACATCTTCAAGATATTTTCCATAACCATTAATAATATTATAAACATCTTGAATAGAAGAATAAACAGTTTTATAATTTATTTTTTCTAATTTATCAGTCCATTCATTATAATAAATAACATTTCTTCCAGCAATATTAACAGTTGATTTTTTACCATTATATTGAGGAATTTTTACCATAAAATATGGCTTTTCATAATCATAACCATCTATCATATAACCAGATTCAACTTTTTGAATTACAATTGCTGAATATGAATATTGTTTATCGGTAATAGTTTTATATAAATCTAATTCATAATTTTGTGAAGGAATAACTCCAAAATTATCTGATAAAATTTTAATACTATCATATTTGTAATAGCCTGCACATTTATAAGATAATTTCATTGTAATTTTTCTTATTGAATCAGCAATATAATTTGTAATATCTACATTTTCGTGTAATAAGAAATCTGAAATCCATTGTTGAATACCAATTTTTTGAATATAAGAATTATCAACTAATTCATTATGCATAACAACATCAGATGGAGAAGGTCTTTTACCTAAATCATCATAAATAATTTGCTCATATGAAGTATCTTTAAAAATAACTTTAATATTTTGAGTATCCCAATTTCTTTCTACCCATTCTGTTGGTCTCATCATATATAAAATTGATTGAATTGAATATCTATATTCAGATGTATACATCCACGCAAATTCCCAACGACCAATATCACCAACTTTCCAAGATTGTCTTGCATAATATGGAATAGGAGCATTTAAAACAATACCAATATCAACTGGATTTAATAATTCACCATTTTCATTAACTGGTAAATATTTTTCAATTAATTGTGGACGTTTTAAAAATTCATATTCTCCTTTTGATTCTCCATCAGCTACGTAACCATTTTCAATATCTTGCCACATAGGTAAATTTGCAGAAGTATATGGTGCAGTACCATAATGTTCTTCCCACCATTCAGGCATTGAACCAAAACCTAACATTTCCCAAGGATGAGTATGAGGTCTATAAGTATCATAGTAATACATATAAATTGATTTATATGAACCATATAATTGTTCGCCATCAGCATCTACACAAGTTGAATAATTCCAAGAAAATGGGTCATTTTGGTCAAAACCATCATTAATAGTATAATCAACACCTTTATCTTGACACCATTTTTCAAAAATAGGAGTTAAAAATTCTTTATATTCTTGTTGATTATAACTTGTTTCTCTAAATTTACCAGGAATATATTCTAACTTATTGTATAATGGTAAACTATTTTTAAATTTATCTAAGATTGAATTATAAATAGCTGTTTCAATTCCTAATAATGCTTCATCACGATAATCATTAAATAACATTTGATATGAACCATCGTGGCAAAGTAAAACTTTTGGTTTATTAGCATTTTCTTCAAATACAATAATCTGTGGCTTATAACAAGAATCTAATCCTAAATATGCAGGAGTAGCTGGAATATAACATTCTCCATATTCATTTGCTACACCATTATTATAAAATGAATTTAATCCTTCTTTACCAATATTAATTTTACTTAATGCAGTTTGAATAATTTTTTTAACATCTGTTTGTTGAGTTATATGAGAAACTGAACCTGTTGGACTAATAACATCAACAGTTTCATATTCATCATATTCTCCACTATTACTCATTGAAGTAATAATATTTTTAAATTTAGTTTTAAATTTTGTATATTCATTAGTTATATATGTTAATACTGTTCTTATATTTGAAAATTCACGAGAATTTAGCAACATTGTTTTAAGGGCAGGACTTTCGTGTTGTAAAATTTCTGTACCTAATGATAAATCTTTTTTTGTATTATTATAATTATTATTTCCTGATGAATTACCACTAAATGCACTTTGATTTTCAATGATGCTTCTTAATTGGTCAAAACATTCATTATAATTAATTTGAGAAATATCTTCATTCATTGCATTTGAAGTAATAGTTAATGGTAAATCATAAAAATATCCATCAGCAATTGTATCAGTTAACTTTTTAACTAATAATTTAATATATAAGCTATCATCAGTATTTAAAATACTTGTTTCAGCAATCATTAATTTTTTATCTTTAATGATATAATCAATACCGTCATTTAACAAAACACCATTTAGATATACAAATGATGATTTTTTATTTGTAACTTCGTCTGGCTGATATGCTAATTGAAAAACAGTATATTTCACATCATCAATTGTTTCATATACTTTATTATCTGAAACTGTTAACTCGGTTGTAATATATTGAGTAGTTATATCTTTAGAAATATACCAGTTATTTAAATATACATCTTGTCCATTTAATTTAAAAAACTTAAATCCATCATACTCTTTTAATATTGTATAATCATAATAAGTAAATGTTTGTGTTCTAATTATATTATCAAAAATGTAATTACCATAGCCATCAGTAACAATAGCTTTATTTAAATCTTCATCTATTGTTGCTCCTGCTTCATCAGTTGTAACATAATCAAATAATTTACTTCCCTTAAATGATGATTGATTGTAATATAATTGATTATCTAAAGTGTTTTTTTCATCATCATAAAGTTGAAATAATGGTGATTGATTAACATTATGCTTTTGTTGTCCTGTTATCCATTCTCCATTGTTATAATAGTAATAAATACCTGCATAACGACCTTTACGTACAGTTATGCCTTCTCCTTCAACTGGTGAACCATCTGTTGATAAACCATTAATTACTGGTTGTAAAATAACAGTATTAATTGATGAAACGCCTGAAACTTGATAAATTCTATTATTTGATAATTCATCAGAATCGCCTGTGATTAAAATTGTCATTCCATCTTTTAAATCAACCCCTTGTATTGGTTGTGGAACAATACCATTTAAATCATTCTTTCTACTATTAACAATTAAATCAACATATCCACGATTATAAGTTCCATAATTATATAATTGAATATCTTTATTAAAACATAAAATAGGTTTTTTAGCCTGAATATATTGAATTTTTCTTGTATTATCTGTGTATCTGATACTTTCAAACTCACCAAAAGTTTTAACTTTAATTGTTAAATCCATATCAGCATAAATCATTGTATCATCAGTCATATCTTCTGGCGATGCGTTTGTATAATATAATACATTATTACTTATTAATTGATAAATTATTGTATTTTCAATTTTATCTAAAACTGAACGATGAAACCAACGATTTCTTAATGACCAAGCGTTACCATCAACCGCTCCTCTTTCCATAACATAATAATCAGGAGCTTTAGATATTGAAGATAAAATTTCACTATCATTAATTAATTGAATTGATGAACCAACTCCTTCTACAATAAATGGAATATTATTATACTCTGGATTTTCATCATTAATAAATAACACTCTCATACCAGATGAAAAATTTACTGTTACTTCATTTTCATCTTCATCAATTCCTTTATAAGTATAATTTTCTTTTCCAATAATATCAGTAACGGCATTTGTTTTTGATAATAATTCTACTGGTGGCTGACCGTCTTCTACCCAATAATAAAAGTTATAGTTTAAAAACATATCTATATTAATTGGCGGACACCAAGACCAATATGTATCTGATAGCAATCTATTTTGGTCATTTGTTTCACAACCCTGAATTTTCAATGTATTTAAGAAATTACTAAAATCAACAACGGAATTATTTGATTCTAATGATGAATCATTAGGATTTGTTGTTACTAAAACAGGTGATAATTGATAAGTTTTTCTTTCACTTGATGGTTCTGAAAGATAAAAATCACCTTCTTCTAATGCAACCGATTTTTTACCAATATATCCATTAATATAACTTTCATATGATTGTTGGAAAAATGGATTTAAAACATAATCTATATATTTGCCAATTAGTTGTCTATTTGAAAATTCTGCTGGAAAAAAATCTTTTAAATCTTTTTTAACAATTTGTTTAACAGAAGTTGCTTCATTAATTGCCATTATTTTATCCTTTTATATTCATAATAATATTTATGATTTCAAGAAGTCAAATTTTTAAGGTATACAAATAACATAAATACATACAGAAGCATTTTAATAAATATGTTTATAAAGATTAATGGAGATAACAATGGATTATGTAAATACACTTTCAAAATTTGGTGTTAAATTAGATGATAGAAACCAAAGAACTAAATTTAACCACTTAAAAACTCGTTATAGAGTTAGATTTGAAGGCTTCGCTTCACCAATCGGCGGTGAAAACATAACTATGGATATGCGTAGTTTTACAACACCAAAGGGTGCATTTGAAGACCAGACTATTGAAACAGTAAATGGCCCAATTTACTATCCAGGAAAATGGACTTGGGAACCAACATCATTTACTGTTTATGATTCTTATGATAATATGAATTATAAAGAATTATATCGTCAAATTCAATTACAAAGAGATTTATCAGAACAAGTTACAGGTACTGTTTCTCAAAACTATAAATATGTAACAATGTTTGAATATACTGATGGTCACCAAAATGCTATTGCAACTTGGGTAATGGAAGGTTGTTTCTTACTTCAAGCTCAACCAGAAGATGGTGATAATGGAAACCACGAGTCAATGTTAATTAACTGTTCACAAAGATTTGATAACGCAACCTTATATGATTATGATGGAACTTTAATTACAGGTGATGGTGCAGTTTCAACATTAATGTCTAAAGTTTTAGCCTATAACTAATACATTTAGCAAAATTAAAAAGAGAGGTTTTAAAACCTCTCTTTTTTAATATCCATTTAATTTACTTATCATTACTAACTGTTATAATTTCCCCATTAGCAGGTTGATTATTTAATATCACATAATTCATTTCTTGCTTTGCGGCTTTTTCAAGTGTAGATTCATCTAATGAATATGCAACTTCTTCAGTAACTATTTTATAATCATCTTTAGTTAATAATATTGGATTTTCACTATAAATGACACTATCTGTTGTATATTCTTTATCAATATAAAAATTAGTAATTCTGTAACGAGAAGAATTTACTTCTTGAATATTTTCAAAATATAATTTTTCATCATTAATAAAAATATATCCCATAAAAGAAGGTTTAGAACTTTTAATTTCAATTTTATTACCATCATAAATTTCATTTTTATTAGTTACAGTTGGTAAACCTAAAATTTCAATATTATCTTCATTGCTTGTTGGAGATGTTAAATTACTAATTGTAATATCTATATTTTGTAATGGCATTATGACTAATTTATTATCATAAATATATGCTTTAACAATATTTTTTGTTGCCGATAAATTATTAATTGTATCAACAGCATCTTGTAATGTACCTCTTTCTGGATGTTCTTTCATATATCCAGTTGAATTTTTATCTGAACCCCAAACAACATTATTTTTATTAATTCTTAATCCATTTGAACCATCTTTTAAAATTGGTGTATCTGTTGTTGTATATGCTTTAGTTCCTTGAACATATGTACCTGTTAATTCTTGTAAAGGACTTCCAACATTATTACTAAGTACGATACTTTTTCCTTGATTAGCAATCATAACTATATTATTATTATCTTTAATAATATTAAAATTAGATATACCAGAAGTTGATTGTTTCATATATGTTATAAATTCATCAATACCTGTTATATTTTTTGTAATTTTGACAATATATGTTTTATTTCCAATAATAACATTTAAATTCTGATTTGAATGAATTACTAAATTATTTGTTGGTATTGTTAATGACACATTACCTGGTTTATAGATATTATCACTTGAAATATCAAAATATGTACTATTATATTTTATTGGTGTTAATAAATTTATTAATGGCTTAATCATTACATTAACTTTTTCATTATCAGTTAATGTACCTGGAATTATAAATTTATTTTCTACATCATCGGTAATAAATGTCATTATTGATTTAACTCGTGATGAACAATCTTTTTGTGTAGATTCTCTAAAATCAATAACATAATCATTTATATTATGTTTTTCTGCTAAATAACTTCCGTCTACACCTCGTCTTATTCTTTTTAAAATATTATTTGCTTCATCAACTTCATAAAATTCAATAATTTCAGAATTAATAATTATTTTTCCTGGAGTAATATCTTTGTTTTTTTCAATAATTGGTAGTTTAAGAGCATTAATATTTTTAACATATATTTCAGAATCACCAATATTTAAATCTTTTGTTAATTGAGTAATTTTACTTTTACTAAAATTCATTTTATATTGATAATCTTTATAATCACACCCATATAATGAAGTTGGAACATTATTATCATCAACATTATAAATCATTAAATATGGTAATGGAGCAGATACACAAAGTTCAGATGGTCTTTCAACTTCATATGAAGGTCTTAAAAAACCACTACCATCAACATTAATAACATTGTTTGATTGTCCATAACGGTCTTCCCAAGTATATATTTTATCATATATATAATAATAATCAATAGTTGTTACAATTATATGTCCATTTTCCACAATTCTATTATCATAATATTGATTATTTTCTTTATCAAATGGAAGATAAACTTTACCATCAACTAATTCCCAATTTGTTAATGGAACTCTTGTAATTTGTTCACTTATATCTCTTGTACCATTTGGATATTCAATATTAACAGTTATTTTATTACTATTAAATCCGCCTTCTGGAACATCAAAATACTCTATACCATATTCTTTAAATTCTTTTAATCCTGTATCTGATGACATTTTATTAAATGGATGTCCAACAAAAACCCAAGATTTTTTTTGACCATCTTTATCTTCAGTAATAACAAGTTTTTCTAAATTACGAATTGTATAAAATAATGTTAATAAATTATTTTCTAATGAATAATCAGTAATTTCTGTTTCTATTCCATTAAAATATGATGTTATTGTAATAAAATTATGTTGTAATAAATCTTCATTTTCTAATTTAAATGTTTGTAAACCAACATTTACAAATTCTTTTATATAAGGATAATCAAAATTTTCATTATAATTAACTAAACAATAATCATTAGTTACTGTTGGTGCATCATACAAAGTTGAATCATATAAAAATGCATCATATCCAGCCGTATCAACATTAAATGTTGAACCATTAATTGTAATTCCTTTAAAATGGCAATTTAAATAATCTTTAATATCATCTAAATTTTTAGTTTTATATGCATATAATCTGTTTGCCATATGTGTGTCCATATATTCAATATCAGATAAAGAACCTTGAGGGTCAACTGCTGATGTTACAGCATCATAACGAATATACATTGTTATATTATTTTTTTCTTGTTCTTTTGCCCCAGAAACATTTACATCATCTCGTTGAGAAGAATATTTTTCAATAAATTGTTCAAATTCCACGTGATAGGGCTTAATTTGATAAATGTAATCAATAACATCTTCAATAACTGAATCTTGTTTATATTTTTTATTATTAACTGTTGAGTTAATACCAGTATAATTCACTAAACTGGTTTTTAATGCCCAATCAACGTTTTTTTGTTCTGAAAAAATATAATGCAATAAACCAAAAAATATTTTATTTTTATCTAATAATGACATTTGATTCCTTACTTTTTAATATAATTATTTATTGATTGATTTCTCACGAATAAATATATATACAAAAGAATAAATATCTTATTGATAACCAAAGGTTAAATTTATGAGCTATTCAGGTTTTTTAAGTGACCCAGAGTATACACGCAGAAGTCAGGATGAAAATGTTACAGGAAATTGGACATTTGAACATATTGTGACTTGCAAAGAAGCTATTCGTGGTACAGCTATTGCCACATATTATGGTGACTTAGCAGAATATTATACACATTCTGTTATGGAACAAATTCCTGTGGGAACTTTAGTTAAATTTGGTGGCGAAAAAGAAATTACAAAAACCCAACCTAATGATAAACATTGCTTTGGAATTATTTCTTCAAAACCTGGTATTGAATTAAATAAAAAAACTCAAGAAGGTGCATTACCTGTTGCATTATGTGGTAAAGTTCCTTGTAGAGTTTCTGGAACAATTAAAAAATTTGAAAAATTAACAACTTCTAAAATTGCAGGTGTTGCAAAAAAGAAAACATTTTTAGATTGGTTACTCTTTAAACCAACAATTGGTATTTCTTTAGAAGAAAAAACTAAAAAAACTGAAAAACTTATTGAAATTTTTATGCACACTCATATATAATAATTCTTATAGTAAATAATTTTATATTATTACATAGGAGATATTATGAAAACTTTAATTGTTTACCCAACTTTTTTATGCCCTTATTCTTGTGCATTTTGTCTTACTAAAGATAAAAACTCATTAAATGAATTTTTAGATATTTTTAAATTAAGAGATTTTTTAGAAAAGAATGCATCAAAATTTGATAAAATTAAAATTTCTGGCGGTGAACCAATGTCAATCAATTATGATTATTTTAATGAATTGGTTGATACTTTAAAAGAATTTAATACAAACATTGTCGTATCATCATATCCTGTTGAATTAAAAAATTATCGTGATGATATTGAATATGAATTTTCATATGATTTTTTAGCTAGACCTCGTGCATTAGAAGTTTGGGAAAATCTTTTGAATTTTCCTAAAAAATTTGATGTAAAAGTTTTAGTATCTCCTCAAATTTTAAAAACATTTCACCCAAATGTAATATTAAATAAATTGTCAATATTACCAAACATTAATACTGTTGAATTTAAAGAATATTATAGAAATGAAACAACTATGTGGAATTTAAATAGTTTAGTATATGATAAATTTATTAAATTAGTGTTATCATCTCAATTAAATGTTCCATTTATTAACTTAAATAAAGAAAAAATGAGATTTTTAAATGGTAAAACCTCTAAAGCCAATGAATCTTTTTTTGAAGAAGAATATTGTTTATTACCTGATAATAAATTATATGTTCAACAGTTCAATGAAAACGATATTTCTTATTTTAAAGAAATAAATGAAAATGATATTGGTTTAGAAAAAGTTAATTATCCAGAAGAATATAATTTTTATTCTAAAAATTTAAGACAATGGAGTCTTAATAATGACATCTAATAAAGCAAAATTAGTTAATGCTCCCTTAAACATTAACGATATGGATGAAGACTTAGAATCAAAAACTGTTTATGTATTTGATTATTCTAAGTCTTCATTACAAGGTTTAGATTTTTTAAATTACATTAAAAATACAAGTGTTGTGTCAGATATTTTTATTTCTGCCGATGTGCCAACATTTACAAAAAATACATTATTAGAATCCTATATGAAATCATCAACATTTTATCATATAACTTCATTTAATTTAACAATATTAAATATGATTTATATTATAAAAAAATCTAAAAAAAGAATAACTTGTACATTTTTTTCAGAAGAAGAATCTAATCAATTTATTAATACACATTCAGACTTACTAAATGAATGGATAAACGTGTATGATTCATTATTTGCTTATATGTTAATTTTATCTTCTATGGATAAAAATGATATTTTTAATAATGATAAAATTCGTTCTTTTTATGATGCTGATAAAATGAATAACAATTCATCATTATCTCCAAATGTTATGTCTTTACTTCTTGATGATGTATTTTATTACTATTATGAAGATGGTATTAATCGTTCAAATGTATCATACTATAAAAAATATTTTGAAGAAAAATTATATGACAATAAATCATTACAAATGATTTTATTAAATGATGCTAATTTTATTTTTAAAATATTATATGATATGGTTCATAATGATGAATTTAGTAAATATTTAGAAAATCATCCAAATCTAAAATAAACTTAATACCGAGTCCATAGATATATTTGTTGTATTAGTAATTTTTCCAATAATTGAAGATGGGTCATCAACCACTTTTAGAATATATTTGCCTTTATCTTCCGACTCATTGTAATTTTCTATGGTTTTTTGTACTTGTAATACAAAATTTGTTTCATCTGCAAAACCTAATTTACGAGCTGTATCAAGTAATTGAGATTTAAATTTATCCCAACGTTCTTCACTTGGAGCATCTAAAATACCTTTAATAAATGATACTGCGTTTTCAACAGTAAATTGAACGCCTTCTTTATATCTTTTATTTAAAAATGTTGCCATATTACCAGTAATTGATGAATTTATCATTGCTTTAAGATATGATTTACTTTCTTCACTTCCAAAAGTTGTTGTATAAGGTTCAACATCTAATAAATCATTTGTTATTCCTTCAAATTTAAAAGTAATATTAATTTCATTTGGTGCCCAACTACCAATTTTTCCTGTACCAAAATCTATTGATGTAATTTTTGGATTCATATATGTATAAACCATCATTTTATCCATATACATTTCAATAACAGATATTTTATCAATGAAATTAAAATAACTATCTAAATTCCATCCCCAATGAGTTGGGTCAGTATCAAATTTATGTAATAATATTTCCTTATTATAATCATTATAATCTTTACATAAAAATGTATCGTTAATTACTTTTAAATACGCAAAGAAAAATTGCTGAACTGGATTTTCTTTAACATCATAAAAAGAAATATTTAAATCACCATATGATAATTTTTCATTAACTAAACGTGGACGATTATATTCATTAAATTGTTTAACTTCTATATCAATTTTTGGTTTACTAACTGTTTTAACAAATTTTGATAATTCAAATGATAATTGCTTTAATAAAAATTTATCAGGTAAATAATCTGCATTTGTTTCGGCATCAACATCTGCATTAAGACCTAATGCTCCACTAACCGCATCAGTATCTCCTTTTTTTAAATTTGAAAGAGAATTAGAAACTGATGAAATCGTATCAGATATACTATCTGATGTTGTATCAAAAAATCCTTTATTCTTGCTTTCAGAAACAGAATTTTGATAAGATTCAGATGCATCAGTTGAAGATTGTTGTGCAGAAAGTCTTGTTAAGTATTCAATTAATGATTTTTTTTGATTTATTAATGTTTGAATATTTGGATTTAATGAAAAATAAACAAAAAACATTGTTTCTGGTTTTGGTAAATTTGGAATTGGTGCTTTTGTTTGATATTTCTTTTGACCTTCCAAATTTGTATATTCTGGAACAAAATCTTGACCATAAACGGTGCTGATATAATCAACACCACTTACTGCTTTTACAACGTTTGAATTATATAATTTATTAGTAACACCACTAATTAATGATTCTATTCCCATAAATAAATCTCCATTTTCTATTATAAATATTTATGTATTTTATATAAACTATATTTTTAAGGATAATTTATGGCAAATAAGAAGAAACTTGATGATGAATTTAATATTCTTACATCTTCAGAAATTAAACAAGCAAACGATATTGCCGCCGCATTAAGTGTTATCAATAAAGAAAATATTGTAACAGAAATTGAACCAATGGAAATTAAAAAATTTATTGTTCAGCAAAATGAAAATATTAAAGATTTATCAAAATTATCATTAGAAGAAAAAACCGAAGTTGAATTAGACACAATTGCTAATCAAGCTGACCAAGCATTTGTTGATTTAATGGATATAGCATTAAATACTCAAGGTAAAGCCTGTGGAGATATTGCTTCTGCCGCTAATAATTTTTTAACAATTAAATTAAATTCTAAATTAGCAAAATTAGATGCTAAAATGAAAAAACTTAATTATGATTTAAATAAACAAAAATTTGAAGCAAGTTTAAATAAACACAATGACGATGAAGACGATGATGAAGATGATGGTATTCAAATTATAAATGTTTAAAGGTGTCGAAAATGACACCTTTAAATTTAATTTTCCATTATTTCATAATTATCAGAATTTTCTTCAATATCTTCTGGCTCATCAACAATTTCATTTCCGTCATCATCATATAATATATTTTTAAATTCTTCTTCTAACTGCTCATTAAATGTTGGATTATATCCAATTTCTTGCATTAATTTAGATTTTATTCTTCGTTGTGTTTTTTCAGAATTTAATGTAGCTGTAAATTTATTTGATGCCACTTGTGTTAAATATGAAAATACATTATTAGATTTTGATTCCTCAAATTTTAATGCCACATCGCATAAATGAACCAATGCAGAGCCTTTCATATCATCTAAATATGTATATCCAGACCAATTTCCTGATTTTGCAAATTGGTCAACCAGCATAATAATCATATATACTAAGCCATCACTCAAACGTCCTTGAGATATATCAAAATGACCGCTTTCAATAGTATCTCCTTTCCAATGTGACCTTAAAACTTCTTTAGCATCTTTTAAAATATCTGTTGAAAATGTTTCAGATAATTTTTTAATTTCATTTGTTAAATTTTCAATGTTTTCTTTACATAATTTATTATTTTCTTTAAATGGTATTTGTTTATCTTTTGTTTGTTGATTTAATCTTATATTCCGATTATTATCCTTAATTTTTTCTTTTAAATTTGAAATTTTTAAATTTAATTCATCAATTTTATTCAAATTACTTCCAAAATTTTCAAAAGTTTTTTCAAAATCATCTTTATCAATTAAAAAATGTTTAAATGGCGACATTTTAAGTTCTTGTAAATTAACTTTACCATTCTTACAATATGGTAAAACGTGTTCATTCGTCATCACTCTAATTATAATATATGAACTATTTGGATTTTTCTTGAAAAAATCATTCATAATATTCGGCGTAATTAAATTATAATCCTCACATATAATATCATATTGCCCATATTCAGGTTTTTCATAGCAACAATATGTTAATTTTGATTTATGTACTTCTTCCAGCAAATTGGAATTTTTTAAAAAATAACGTTTCTCATTTTGCATAATAATCCTTTATCAATATTTAAATTTTATTGATATTATAACATATATATAATTTTTATCAAATATTTAATTAAAATAGTAATGAATATACGATACCAGAAGTTTGTTTGTAATGACCATTAATATCTTTCCACTTATAACCATCACATAATTGTAAACATTGATGGTCTTCATTAAAACGAATAGCACCTTTGTAATTTTGATTTGGTTCTATTTCCTGTGAATTACCTAATTCATCCAAATAAGTACCATCACCAACTTTTAATGCTCCTTTATCTGTAATTTGAATTAAGGTATCATCATCAGTAATAATTGTACTATTTTTATGATTTATATTTATAGCCATCTTAAACCTTTACAATTTCAATATCTAATTCCCATTCTACCCAATCCATTTCTGGAGTAACTAATGGATTATCTGTACCAACACCAGAAACGGTAATCATTAACCGATTATCAAAAATAGTTGGTTCAATTACCCAATTTAATGCTTGTCCAGATGTTTTACCAATAGTTTCATAATTTGGTTGTCCAACAATAATAACTTCATTTGCACCATTTGATAATTTATGAGATTCAACAAGTAATCTAATAATCCAAGAAGCAGTTTCAGGATTTCTTATACCAAATTCAGGATTTGAACCCTTATCCATTTTTTCTTTTGCAACAGCTTTAATAGTTACTAAATTTGCAGATTCTTCTTGTATATCAATTTGTATATTTGAACTTGTTATATCACTTGTTGATTCTAAAATCGTTGAAATATTTTCTTTATTATAAAAGTTTTGTGGGCCAATTAAAACCCAACCACCATTATCACCAACAGTATCATCATAAACATAAAATTTCTTTTCTTCTTTGTTATAATAAATATCACCTGCTTGATGGGCGCCAGAATCATCAAAATTAATAGATAAGATTTTTTTCCAACGTTCAGATTCAACATCCGAAGTTTCATTTACACACATATATAAACCATTATAATCACTATCAATTCTAAAACATAACATACCAACAACAGGGTCTGATGGAAATTTTTCATTTGCAAAATTTTCAACTAAATGAAAAAAGTTATTAGATTGGTCTTCACCATAATCAGCCGATAATTTACCAATCAATGATAAGTATGAAGAATTTTTATCTAATACATTGATAATTTTACTATCAGGTATTAAACCTTGTGAGTATTGTGAGCCATTTGTTCTTGTAATTTGATATGTCATATTTAATCCTATTATTTCTTATAATTATTTACCACTACTCACCTATTCTGATATTATGTTCTGTAATTTTTGTAATAATTTGAACATCATCAATAGATGCAGATGATAATAAAATTTCATCTTCTTCACATTCAATTTCAAATAAATTACCAAATTTATCATTTGAATATGTTGGAACAATAACAACAGTACCAATGTTTTGTTGTAATTTTTGATGAATATAAGTTGATAATTGAGTGAAAAAGAACTTTTCTCCTGCTTCCATAGTTGCAAAAAATTCATCAATTGCTTGGATAATTTGTTGCTTAATTTCATTATCACTCATAGTTGTTGTTTCATTTTTAATAACTCTGAAATTAGCTTTATATTCATTATCAGATTCATTACCAAATAAAACTTTATAACTGATTGGATGCCATACCATTGTATCTGACACCATACAATAATTTTCTAATTCAGCAAATAATGATTTTAATTCATATGCAGATGGTAATTTAGGGAATGTACCTTTTTTACCATTATTTAACCATTCTTGAACAGATTCATAATATGTATTAGTTAATACAAACATATCCATAATATTTGTTGGACAAGGGTCAATTACATATGATGAAGATGCATAATGCTTCCATAAGAACAATAAATTATCAATACCAGTTCTAATATAATAACTGTCATCACTATATCTATCCATAGTTTTATACATTGAATTCCAATAAACTAATTGTGAGCCAATTTCAATATCAGAAACTAATGTCGTATTGCCTTCAATATCTGTTGTCCATTCAACTTCGTGTCCATCATAAACAACATCGACATCATATTTTTCACCTTTATTAAATGTAAATGGATTTGAAGGTGTCCATTCATATGTAACACCATTAGATAATTTAACTTTTTTACTAACAGTTACAGAAACTGGTAAAATTGTACCAGCAGGGAAAATTGTTCCACCTGTTTGACAATAATATAAACTTGATTCAATTGTATGACCCCATAAACTATCAATTTCTTGAACTGAACTATTAAATGAACCATATTCATCACTTGTTTTTAAGAAAAACAAGTTTTTTTCACCAATAGAAGTTATTTCACTAAATTGACGAGGATTTTCACTTGAAGAATCTTTATCTAAATCATAACTTGAAACTTTAAATTGATAAGGGTCAGTATAACCATCTGGATATTTTATTGTTTCAATTGGTTTCCAAAAATAATCTTCTGCTAAATTTTTATTATTATTTGAATTTGTTTTTAAAACTTTAATATAATCACTTGTAACAAATGATGCGTTATCATCACTTTTATCATTTGTATTAAAGAAGAAGGCAACTTTTTTATCTGAACCAAAAATATAATCTAAATATCTAATTGTATAAGTCCAATATTGTGAAGACTCATATCTAATTTTCATTATCCAGTTTTTATATAATCCAGATTCAGTATATGGATTTTCATAATCAAAACTTATAGAATCATCGGCTAATGTTTCATAATCTAAAACATCCCAACGTTGATTTATATAATCATATGATAAACCAAAAGAAACTTTATCTTCAATTTTATTTGAAATTTCATAACGAGCTTGAGCATTTAAAATTGTTGAAAATACTCTGTAACCGCCTTTAGCATACCATTTATAATTTGGGTCTAATACTTCATTAATTGTAATTGAATATTCTTCTTCACTTTCATCACTTGTTACAATATCTAAAATTTTTGCCCAAATTTCACCATCATATCCATCTGCTTGGAATTTAATCATATATCCAACTTGCATTTGTTTTAATATTTCAGATTTTGGAACAACAACGCCAGTTGCTAAAGATTCTTCACTAATATCAACCATAAATCTACCAACTGAACTATTTAAACCAGTTGTATAAGTTTCATTCCAAAATATTTCTTTTGATGAATAAGAATAAGAATTTTCTGGATAATATGAATAAAAGAAATTATTCAAACTATTAGATGATAATAATGTTTCTATCATATTAATAATTTGTGTTGTATTTGTTGTATCTTCAATAGATGTTTCTGTCATATATAAAACATCTTGTTTATAAACATATCCATCTTCTGCTAATATATTTAAATCTTGATATGTTCCTGTCGGGTCATTAAAGTTAATATAACGAGAATTACCTGAATAAGTTCTATTAATAGCTTTCAATACTTTAACTTGTTGACCAATAGATTTTGGAAAATAATTATAATCTTGGGCAGTTACCATTCTATTTTGAGTTGAGTATACTTGTGGTGCCCTTTCACGAATATATTCCATTGATTCTTGAGTTACTGACTGTCTAATATGTGAAGCATCAGTAATGCTAAATACAACAGTTAAATAATATATATTATCATCAGATGTATTATTTGATTTATATGGAATTTTAATAGTTACATCTTGAATATCAGTTGGTTTTAAATATAAATTATCATTACCATTTGAAACACGATACCATAATTTAAATACGCCAACAGGAATAGTTCCAAATTTACCATCAGAAAATCTTAAAGTAATTCTATCATTTTCTCTTGTTTCAACTTTAAAAATATCTCTAATAGTTGTATCTGTATTATTATAAACAAGATATTCATTATTTGCTATCTTTGTCCATACATTTTTTACTAATCCAGTTGAAATATCTAATTCTTCAAACCATACATCATATTCATTAATATTATCTTTATTAACATCAATAAAATAGTTTTCAACTTTTTGTGAAATTACTTGATTTTCATATTGTAATGTTCCTTGCTTCCAATAAACAAAGAAACCTGTATTATTTGACCCATTACCAGTTCCATCATTACGATATAATAAATGAAATGCCTGTTCAGGAATTGGTGTTCTTTCTTCAATTTGAGCTAAATCACTATTAATATCTGGATTAACAACTTCAAACTGTTGAGTTGTCGCATTAACTTGTGATGTAAAAGAAAATACAGTATTAGAAATTGTTGTTGTATTCATTTGATATAATTGTGTTGTAATATTATCAACTGTTTCTCTTTTTAATGGCTTTCCATAAGGATTATTTGATACAAATGAAGCATTCATAACTGTTAAAAATTGTTCTAACCAGTCAGGATTTGATGCATCATTCCAAAGAATTGGTGTATCTTTTAAAATATTTCCTGATGTATCAGTAATATTTTGAGATGTTGTAATAGATTTAATTTTAGCAATACCTGTTGCACAAATATTTCTTTTTGGAGAATATGACAACATTTTAGTAAAATCTAATAAAGATTGTCTTCTTTCCGTTGTTGATGGGAAAACATCGTGAGCATTTAAGTCAACACGATAATGGATTGATTCACCAAGATATGAAAGACCATTTGAAAACATACCAACTTCAGATGATTCTGCCCAGTCATTATAATTTTCTGGGTTTTGACTTGCAATATAACGTCTGATAACATCTTTTAATGAATCAAAATCACCTGCAACAAAATTAACAACTGATTGATATTTTTCATAAACATCAGTCCAAGATTGTGCATAATTATTAATTGCCATTACTGTAATCCTTTAATATTCTAATAATAATATTTATATAAAAATAAACTCCCAATTTGTTATGGGAGTTTATTGAATTTATTTTATTAACTACTTACCTTTTTTAGCATCAAGTAACATTTTACTTGCAGTTGAATAGCCAACACCTTCAAGAATTAATTTTTCAATATATCTTCTATCTAATTTTAACCAATCATTTGCATCATATTTTTTATACATTGATTTAGCTGTTTCATAAATAGATTTAATTTTTTTCTTATTAATTGTTGATTCAAAAGTCATTGTTAAAGGATTTTCTTTCATACCTTCAGATGCTTCTTTACCAAAAGTTGTTGTATCAACTTCGTGATAATCAGGTTCATTACCTTGTTCATTTTCATCATCATTTGCAAATAATGATTCATCTGTAACTGGTTCACCAACATTAGTATTAACAGCAACATCATCATCAGCTTCATTAATTTGAACACCAGCATTTCTTAAAATAGCATTAATATGTTCATCTAATTCATCATCGGATAATTCAATTTGTATATCATCAGTTTCTTCTATATTATTTTCTTCAATTTCATCATTTTCATTAATTAATTCAAAGTCTTCAGGTAATGCATCATATTGGTTGCCATCTTCAAATTCAATAACATAAGCTATACCACCAGTATCAAATAATTGTTGTCCAATTTCATAAATATCAATAATCTTTCCTGTCATTCCTTGAAAATCTTCTGCTGTATCTTTAATTCTAACAACATCTCCAACTTTTGGTTCATTATTATAATTTGATTCATCAGCTTCACCAACAATTTCTTCTGCATTTTCTTCTTGTTCAGAATCATCAACCATATCGTGAGCAAAATCTAATTGTGGAGTTTCTTCCAATGTACCATCATCATCAATAAAATCATCACCTGGTACATTTTCTTCTGATTCATTTAATTTATCAAAATTTAAATCTTCAACACCTGCAATATCAAATGTTTCACGCATTAACATTTCTAATTCTTCATCAATTTCTGAATCATTAATTTTTTCAGAAGCAACAACTGTTGAATCCTTTTGAGAAGGGTCTAAAACAACATCTTCATCAACTTCATCATACATACCATTATCCATCATATCATCCATTGACATATCTTCGGCTGGAATATTCATATCATCTGACGTTTCCATATCATTCATTGGTTCTTCCATTCCTGCATCAGAAACTTCTGCATCAACAATTTCAGTATCATTTGGTAATTCTTCATCAAAATTAATATCATCGCCTGAATCATCAAAAATAGATGATGGCATACCAATTTCCATTGAATCCATTGGTTCTTCTGGTTCTGTTGGTTCTTCCATTCCTGTATTATTCATCATAGGTTCATTGACTGCTATACCACCCATACTTAATGGGTCAGCAAGCATTGGGTCAGAAATTGTTGAGCTATTTTCAGCTTGACTTGCTAAAGATAACATTTGAGATAAAGCATCAGCATCTTCAGTTTCTAATCCATTAATAGAAATATTATATTGTGCTTCATTAAGTTTATTCATTTTATTCTCCGTAATTACTGGTGTTATTTCACTTTCAGATGCTGATATTTGTGTATTATCATCAGCATTTCTTAAAATAATATCACTTTTATTATTAATATTTATTACTTCATAATGATTTTCAAGTGAATCTCCGTTTAAAGTAACAATATCACCAACACGAATTTCTTCTGGTCTTATTGAATTATCTTTGACAGTTTTATCTGCTTTTTTATAAAATTCATTATATATTATATTTGGATTAATGTGATATTGTTGACATACAACTGAAATTGCTTGTGTAATTGAAGAACCATTATTAATCAATTCTTTAATTTCATTAAAAATATCTAATTTTATAGGCATTAAAAATTCCTTTATTTTATAACTAAAAATATTTATTCAATATATTTAAGTTATAAATATAAACATAGGATATTCAATAAAAAGGTATTAAAAATATGACTGTTGATGTTAATTATTGGTATAATGCACAAATAAGAACTCTTGTTCTTCATACTCAACGTTTATTTTCAAATTTTTATATTTCAACTGGTAAAGATGAAAATGGTCAAGATAAATTAAAACGAATACCTGTTGTGTTTATGACAACTGATAAATCCGTTGCATCTATAATTAACAAAAATACTGATACTATTCTTGAAACTGTTCCTAAAATGGTATTAACAATTTCTGAAATTCGTTTAAATAATGATTTAATTAGCGGCTCACCATATTATGAATATGAAAGTGAAGTTACTGAAAAAAAATTTAATGATGAAATTGGGAACTATGAATATGAACCTGGTAATTCATATCATATTAAAAGATTAAATCCAGTTCCAATTGGATTTGTATTTAAATTATATATTTTAACAACCAAATTAGAACAAAAATTTCAATTGTTAGAACAAATTAGAGCATTATTTTCACCAACATTAGAATTACAAACTTCTGAAAACCCATTGGACTGGACACGTTTAACTTCAATCACTTTAACAGGTTTAAATTGGTCATCAAAAGGTATTAATAGTTTAGATTCAACAGCATTAGATACTATGGATATGACTTTTGAAGTTGATACAAATTTAGATTTACCTTCTTTAATTTCAAGAAATAGAATGATTGAAAAAATTATTATGGACATTGGAGAAGCTGATACTCGTGAAAATATGTGGGGTTGGACAATGGAAGATATTATTAGAACTTATTATACTCCGTCTGATTCAACAATAATTGTTTCAAATAATACTGATGTACAACTTGTTCCAAACAAAAATATTAAAACTTGGTATGATTTATTTAAAATGTATGGGCTTAAATATAATAAATCTAAAAATAACACCTATCTTCATTGTATGATTAATTATGATATTGATAAACAAAAAGAGGTTCTTGGCAATTTAACAATCAATGAAAATGACCCAACAAAAGCAAACTGGATTATTAATGAAGACATTTTACCAACTGCAAATATTCCTGCTGTAAATGCAATTATTGACCCACACGACACTAAACCTACAAATGTTGAAGGTGAGCGTTATTTATTGGCTGAAGATTTAGGAAATAATACAAAATTATGGGGAAAATTATTAGATAAATCTGGAAAAGAAGTTTCATCAATCCCTGAAAATTGTATAATTGAATATAAAAATGGATTTTGGACTTTATCATTAAATCCAATAGAAGAACCAGCAATTTATTATTTAAGAGATAATTCAGATGCAAAATTTTTATATACTTGGAATGAAGATTATTCAGTTTGGGTTGACGTAATTAATAAAAAATATAGACCTGGTTTTTGGAGAATATCACAAATATAATAAATATTTTTATAATTAAAGAATAAGGAATTTATGATGGCAATGGATTTAAAATCAATTTTGGAAACTATGAAAAAAACATATTCTTTTAGAGTTAAAATTGCGGCTGATATTTCAGAAGAAAGTTTAAAAAGTGTTGATACAATTTTAACTGTTAAAGGTATGTCTAAAAGAACAAAACCAGAAGCATTACCTTTAGCATCAACACCATATGATTTCCCAAGATTACAAGGTTTTTTTGGAACAATTTATAAATTTGAAATGGATTTTGAATATCCAATTACTCCTTCTCAAATTGTTAATGAATTATCAACACAATTAGGATTAGATAGAGCTTATATTGTTGTAAGAAATATTGATGCCCCTGTTGAACAATATGAATCAACATATTTAGAATATAAAGATGAAGATTATATTTCACAATTAGTTCAAGATGAAATTGATAATAAAATTAATGCAGAAGATTACTATGGTGATAAGTACAATGAAGAATTAGTTAAAGCTTTACAAACAAAAGAAGCCAAAAAGCATCAGCAAGGTTTTAAAGAATTAGATAAAAAGAAATATAAAGGTGCAGAATAAAAAAGGTGGTATTTTTACCACCTTTTTAATTTGTAGAACCAACAACAATTCCGACTTTTGATGAAATATCATTTTTTCCACAAAAAACAATTTTATCAGCAAATACTTTAATTTTATATTCATCATTAACCGCCATTGCTTTAAACATATTAATAAAATATTCAACGGAAAAATACATATTATCTTTAAATTCAATATTTTCTTCTTTATCAGAAATCTTAATTAAACCATTATCAATTGTTTGATTCTCATTTCCAAATAAAACAAAAATTCCTTCTGATGTATTTTTTAATCTAAAATTTTTTTCTGAAAGTAATGAACTCATTTTACTAATATTTTTAACAATTTCTTCTGTTATATAATCATCGCCTTCACCAGAAAATTCTTTTAAATTTAATTTTTTCTTTGTATAATTAGCTAATAAATCTTGCTGGCTTGATACCATATTATAACTTTGCAAATAATGATTAACTTTCAATCGTCCTGATGTAAATGTTGCTAAATGAGGATAATTATAATCATTATATGCTAATTTCACCTTCATTTTTTCTTCATTTTCACCAGAAAATGTACCTAAAATTGAACTCATTACGCTCCAATCTCTAATTGCAAATTCTTTTTCTTCATAATTATCTTCATTAGATTCAGCATATACAAACACTTTATCATCAAATGTACGACAAGATATACAACAATGAGAAGTTGATGACGGATATACAACAACTGGTTTAAACTCAAATTTGCTAAACAATTTATTCACATCTAAAAACATTTTTTCTAACATTTCTTTCATCCTTTTTTATAATATATCTTAATTTTAAACCAATGTCAAAAATCCACCTAAATCATCATCAATAGTTTGAATAGCTGATTTCATTGATAAATTCCAATTTAATGAACCAAAAATTGAATCCATTGTTGTATCAACAATTGTATCAGACATATCTGCTTCATCAAATGGTAACTTTGCAAACCATTCTGGAACATCTGACAAATCTCTTGGATAAGCAATTGAAGTCATATTAAATGGATTATTTTTTTTCAATTTACAAACAACAATTTTATTTCCATCCAAAATTCTTGTTGTAGATGTATCGCCATTAATTTCTAACATACGATTATAATTAATAGATGCCATAACGTGTCCTGGAACTCTTGCTTTTGGATTTTGACGATATTCTTCTGTATATTTGGTTAAACCATTAACAGCTTTTGGTGTTCCTTTTTCCCAAGGTTGTAATGTATTCCATTCATCATTATAAAATGATTTAATAATATCAATTAATTCTTCTTTTTTACCAACCGATAATAAAGATTCCATCATTTTCTTTAATAATTTTCTAACAATCATTGGAGTATCAGAACGTTGAATTTGTAAACCTTTAATTTTTAATTTTCCTGCTTTTCCGTGAACATCATAACGTTCTCCCTCATTATCAAATACCATTAAAGCATAACGTTTTTTTGAAACATACAATCCACGAGTTGCAACAATTTCTCGTGCGGCTTTAATGATTTTTGCATTTTCATCTGTAACGTGAAAAATGCTTTTTACGTGTTCAGCATAGGAACTGTCCACTTGTTGAGAAATCTCATCTACATATTTCATAACATTTTCTTTAGTAAAAACAAAATCAGGATGTTTTTCTTTAAATTCAGGTCTTGACAATGCAAAATATGTTGAATCAGTATCACCATAAACAACAATACCGCCTGTATGCTTATATGTTCCAACTGCAATTTCATTTAATTTACTTGCCATATGTTGAACAATTTTTCTACCAGAAGCAGTTGTTGATGCTCCTAATCTAAAATCATAAAAAATTGAACCTGTATTCAACAATGCACCATATGATGAATTTAAATTAATTTTTCTTAAATATTGTTCCAAATCCCAATAATCTTCTTTTTCTTTATAATAATCTTTATGAATAGGCTCAATAATATTATCATTAAGAATTAAATTATATTCTTCCATATAATTTTGTATTCCATCATAATCACAATTATCAATTAAAGTTTTTAATTCTTTTAAATCATATTCCTTAAAATCATATTCAGGTTCATACGGTTTAATATGTTGTTTAATATCATCCGAAACTTTAATACCATCTTTTAAATTACGATACATTTTAGATTTAGCTTTCATTGATTTTCTATCCGCATACCATTCAGATAGAATTTTAGCAACTAATCCTTGCTTATCCGTTCTAAAAAGAGTTCCAAATGCAGAAATGCATAAATTGCTTCCTTCTTCAAATACCAAATTATAAATCTCTTTAGCTGTCATTTCAGCCGTTTCACCAGTTTCTAACTGTAACTCTAAAATATCATCCGTTTGATTCATAATTTTTTGGTATTCAAGAGTACCAAACATTTCATCTCCGCCCCAAGCTTCACCCCAAGATGGAATTCTTTCACCTTTTTTAAACCATAAATTATCTTCTTCAATCTTTTTCCATAAATAAGGCATCGTATAAGTTAATTTAACTTGAGCCACAATTGTTTCAGGACTCATATTTAAACAACGAATAGTTGATGGATAAAGTGAATTTAAATCTGTATCAGAAATCCATTCGTGCATACCAACTACTGGGTCTTGAACAAATGCACCAGGAGGTCTAATACCTTTCCATTCATCACCTTTTCCTTCAACTCTATCGGGAATATATAATCCAGAATCGTGGGCATTATTAATAACAGCTTGGTCAAACCAAGCAACTGTACCCATTGTTGCTTCTAAAGTTACTAAAATTGAATGTGCTTGTCTATTATGAATATTAATATAATTTAATTTTTTATCTAAACGAGCCAACAAATCAGTATCTTGACGGTTATATCTTAAAAATAATTCATAATCATCAAAATACAATCTTGTTAAAGTTCCTTCATATTTAACTTTTCTATCCCCTAATTCTTCATAGGAAATATTATCCAACGAATATGATTCGTGTTCATTTGGAGTATGTTTTTTATACAATTCCAAATAATCAACTGCCCATTTACCAACAAATGAATAATTTTTTACAACACGACCATAAGTTTCAACTTCTTTACAAATTGGCTCTTGTTTCCATAAACAATAATCTTTAATTTTTTCTTTTCCTAAAACTTTTATTGTTCTTCCAATAATATAAGGAATATCAAAAAAATCAGAGTTCCAACCAGATATTACATCGGCATCATCAAAAAATCGTATCATCAAATCAATCAATTGTTTTTCATCTTGACACAAATAGGTATCACCAATATTATCACAAATTTTTTGAGCTTCTTCCCAAGATAAAGTATCAGGTTTAATTGTTAATGTAATTGTTTTATCAATCCAATCTAAGTAAATTGACACAGCATTAATTGCACACGGAGTTTCAGCTACCAACGTATTAATATCCCCAGATACTGCTGGGTCATAGTCAACTTCAATATCAAAAAATGCTTTATGTAATTTTGGTTCTTGACAGTTTTTATAATTCTGGTATAAAACTTTATGTACCAAATTAAAATTCATCTCATATGTACGAACGCCCGATTCTTTACATTGTTTCTTATGAGTATAAAATTCATTATATTTTCTTAATGTTATTTTTTTCAAACGTTGACCATCAATTCCCATATCATATCCATTTTCATCAGGAACTAAATACTCATAAATTAATGGATAAGTTGTTGTTACTCGCTCACCATTAATACGTTCAGAAACAAATAGTAAATTATTTTGTCTATCTAAATAAGTGCCTACATACATATAATTATCCTCTCTTAAATTACCATCATAATATAACTTAAGATACAATAAATTTCAATTTAAAATTCTCCACCATCTATTTTTAATTCAGTTGAATCATTTGATATTGAAGAATTTGAAAAATATTTTTCAGTTAATTCGGACATTATTTCAAAAATAATATAACCCAAATCATCAATTTCCTGTAAAGAAAATTTAACTTCTTTTACTCTTTGTTTTTTAGCTTCTAATAACTTTTTATTAAAATTTTTTAATACAAAATCTCGACTTATCATTTTCCTTCCTTAGTTATAAATAATTCTTCAAATTTTATTTTAGATTTTCCAATATAAGTGCAGTTTTCTAAAATATACTTAGTTTCCAAATATCTCGTTTGATTATTATCATACAATACATCAAATGGTTTGTATACAGCATAATCTGTATCTTTTATCATATCATAAATAAAAAAACGTCTGTTTTTATTATTATCATACCACACTTCATTAACTTTTGGTTTTTTCATTTAATTTTCTCCTTCATCACATAATGAATACCACATACTTGGTTCTTCATTGTTGAAAATAAGTTCTCTAATTAAATTAAAAACTTCTTTTTTAAATTTTTTTGAAATAACTTTTCCATCATAAAAAATATTATATTTTTTATAATTTACAAATTTAAGTGAACCATAAGGCAAAAAATCATAACTGAAAACAATTGTAAAAGTCGTTTTTTTATTAAGTTGAAATATAATATGGCGAATAGGGTAACTCCTTGATGGAAACACATCATCATAAAATTTTACAATTTTATTAAAAGAATCATAATTGTTATAAATTTCAATTTTTAATTTATTAACTTGCTCTTTTTCATTTAAATATTTCTTATAACAATTTTTTAAAAAATGTTTCATAAACCAAATTTTCATTTCTATACTTCCTGTTTTCTTTAAAAAGGTTAAGGTATTATGCCTTAACCTTGTGCTTTAAAGTTATAAATTGGAATGATACGGTCAACAATATCAACAGTTTCACCAATTGCATCAATAATAACATTCATATCTTTATATGCCATTGGAGATTCATCTAAAGTTGATTCTGATACACACGAAGACCAAACATCTACCATCTTATCTTGAAATTCTTCAATTGATAAAACAGACTTTGCTTTTCCTCGTGAAAGAACTCGTCCTGCACCGTGAGGAGCAGATTGATTCCATTCATCATTTCCTTTACCAACACCAACTATTGAACCATCTTTCATATTTAATGGAATAATTACTCGTTCTCCCTTTTTAGCAGAAATAGCACCTTTACGAATAATCATTTCCCGATTACCAAGAAATTCAATATAGTTATGATGAGTAAAAATTGAATCAACAACATTCCAACCCATATGTGAGCATATTTCGTGAACAATAACCTTATGATTTACAGTTGCAAATTCTTCAGCTACCTTCATATGTTCAACATACAAATCTAAATCTTCACCATCCAAATAACGTAATTCTGGTGGCAATCTGTTAACTTCAATATGATTTTGTAACCATTCTTGACGTTCCTTTGGCGGAATTTGTGATAAAGCATATGCTCTTTTTGCATCAAGACGCTCTTGATAAATTCTAATCGCTTTATCTTGATGAAAATCACAAATCTTCTTTCCAAAATTTCTTGAACCACAATGAACAGAAAGCCATAAATAACCATCTTTATCTTTGTTTATTTCCAAGAAGTGATTACCACCACCCAAAGTTCCAATTGATTTTAAGTGACGATTATATCCATTTTCATCACCAATTTCCTTGCAAACCTTTTCAATTTTAGCTTTTAATTCATTGGTAACTAACTTGGAAACAGTTGAGCGAATAGACATTCCTGATGGAACATACTTACGAATAACATTATCCAATTGCTCAAAATCAACTTCTTTAACATCAAGTTTATAAGTTGAAATAGAACAGGAAATATCAACACCAACCAAATTCGGAATGATTCTATCTTTAATTGATGCAGTAAATCCAACTACGCAACCTTTACCAGCGTGGCAATCAGGCATAATACGAATTTGTGAATCCTTAAATATTTCTTGTGAACACAAAGTTACTAACTGTCCCACGCATTCTTCTTCAATCTGGTCAGTCATTACTACTGCTGAATTATATTTTCCTTTAATTTCTAATTTCATTTTTTATTTCCTTTGCTTAATAAAATAAAAACTATGATATATAAATACCATAGTTTTTTCATTTGTCAAGAGAGAAAATATATTTTTATTGTTTTTCTTCAAAAATATTCCTTAATCCTTGGCATCTTTGTCCATTATTCCAATAGTTATTAAAATTATCCTTAATAAATTTACCATCTTTTTTAGCTGATACTTGATAATCTGGTAAGTTTATTTCTTTTTCCCATAATTTACTTTCAATTTCATTTAATAATTTTACAAATTTTTTCTGCCATTTTGCTGGCATAGATTGTAAAACACTTCTTGGTAAAACTAAATAATGAGCATAAGATAATCCAAAGAAAGAATGTATAAAATCATCTTCATCATAATTTTTTATAAATTTTAATTTATTTGATATTAAATAATACATTCTTTTTAAAATATTCATTTTTAATCCTTTTTATAAATTGGATGTTCTAAACAAAAATGTTCTACACCTTCTTTAATAAGCATTAAAGCGGCTTCTTCATTTGTTAATTTTCTTCCTTCACAATTTTCAAAAGATTCTTTAATAAAATCAATTCCTTCATAATCATAATCACCTTCTAAAATTTCAATAATATGAGCAATCTGATGAGCAATCCACGCACAATCATTTTCAGTTGCACCTCTTGTTGTTATTGCCGCTGTTCCCAATCTAATACCAGAAGTTTCAGATTTTGGTTTAGGGTCATCTTTAACAGCATTTTTATTAACAACAATACCAACTTCAGATAATTTATCTTCAACTTGTTTACCTGAAATACCATATTTTCTTACATCAAGAAGAATTAAATGATTATCAGAACCACCAGAAACCATTGGAATTTGTCTTTCTTTAAAAACTTCTTCCATTGCTTTAATATTTTTAAGAACTTGTTCTTGATATTGTTTAAATTCAGGTGTTAACGCTTCTTCAAAACAAATTGCTTTACCAGCAATAATATGTTCAAGAGGGCCTCCTTGAATGCCAGGAAAGACGGCTTTATCAATTTTTTTACCTAATTCTTCGTTATTTGAAATAATAATACCGCCACGAGTACCACGTAGAGTTTTATGAGTAGTTGAAGTAACAACATCTGCATAAGGAAGTGGAGATGGATGTAAACCAGTTGCAACTAATCCTGCAATATGAGCCATATCAACCATTAAATAACAATAAGTATTATTATATATTGATGAAATTAACTCATTTGTTACATCAATTGTTTTTCCATAAAATCTTACAGTATTATTCACAAAATCTGGATTTTCCACTACGGAGTGAATAATATAATCTTTTAAGCCTTTATTATATTTGTCAACAATTTCTCGAATTCTTTTAAAATCAATAATTCTTGAATATGCAGATGCACCAACAATTAAAATTCTTGGAAAATGTTGATAAAGTTTTTCTTTAATTTCGTCATAATTAATAATACCATCTTCATCTAAACCATACGAAACTGCATTATATAATTTACCTGATGCAGATACTTTACTTCCGTGTGTTAGATGACCCCCTGCATCCAATGACATACCTAAAATTGTATCATCTGGTTTACATAAAGCTAAATAAACAGCCTGATTTGCTTGTGAACCTGAATGAGGTTGAACATTAGCCCATTTACAATTAAATAATTCTTTACATTTATCAATTGCATATTGTTCAATTTCATCAACATATCGGCAACCACCATAATATCGTTTATTTGGATAACCTTCGGCATATTTGTTTGTTAATATTGAACCAACTGCTTTCATAATATCTTTTGATACATAATTTTCAGAAGCAATTAAACAAATTTCTTCTTCTTGTCTTCTTCTTTCTTTTTCAATAATATCAAATACTTTATTCATTAATTTTCCTCATCAAAATTTTTCATCAATTTCTTTAATTCTTTTAAATTAATTCGGCGTGTATCAATAGGTAATGTTATTGAAATATCATAAACATCAATGGTTAAATCCAATCCTTGAATTTTTTCACCATTTTCTTCAAAATTGACTTCTTCAATTTCATAAATATCACTCATATATACCTCATTAATTACAATAATTTTTATGATTTGTTCTATAACAAGTTGATTTTGCCTTATAAGGTCTTCTTTCCAAGGTTACTTCCTTATATGTTTTTGGTTCATAAACTGTTCTATAAGTTGTATTACGATAAATTACTTCAACTGGTTGAGATACTGTGTATGATTGTTCTCGACCATAATAACAATTATCACACATTGATGAACAAGCAGTTAATGCCAACACCAAACTAAAAATAGATAACAATTTCTTCATATTATTCTCCTTCTTTAACTTCTTCTGTTTTTGGCATTGTTCTATCTAAAAATGAAAACAAAAATAATGTTCCTTTTTCCAATGTTTCTGGACGAGAAGTATGTTTTCTAAAACCTTTTGTATAATGATTCCAACCTTTTCCTTCTACAAAATTATAGCAACGACCACTATCTTTACGTTTTTGAACAACTTTTTTATGTTCAAGTTTCATACGATAAGTTTTTAATTTACCCATTTATTTTTCTCCTAAAATATTTTTAATAATTATAACATACTATTTTAATTTAATCAATTATATCAGCCAAAATCATTTGTAATCTTTTATATTGACTCTCATATAAAAACATTGAACCGTCTTCTTGCCAATATTCTTTTACCCATTTTTTTAATTTTTTTATTAAATCTTTATCGGATTGATTAACTAATTTTCTAACATTAATTGATGTCAATTCATCTAAAAATTGTTGTGGATTTTCATAATATTCAATGACTTTCATTCTTTCCATAAATATATCCTTTTTATGGAAATATATCATTACATTTTTAAATTGTCAATAAATTTACGATATTGATACTAAAAATAATGTATCATCATACGGAGTATTTTCTAATTCATTTGGTATATCAGGCATTATTTCAAAATCTAAATCATACTTATCTTTACATTGTAAATACATTAAAATTATTGTTAATGATGCTGTAATTAAATCATCGTGTCCTGAACCATTTGCTGAATATGATGTTGCCATCACAGATTTATTAGAAAAATTAGATAGTTCTGTTAAATAATCGCGAGAAAAAATGTGAAATCTATTTGTTTCAAATAAAATTTTTAATTGTGAACAAGCTTTAGGTTTTGTAATTTTAGTAGTTGTAAACCCTTTTCTTTTATTACCAATTTCATTTATTAAAGTTGCTCTTTTAATATATGGTTGACCATATTGACTATCTTCAATTTGCTTTAATGCACATAAAAAACCTTCTGCTGACCCATTATTTTCTAAAGACCAATAAATTTCAGGATGCTTATTCCCTTTTTCTTTAATATTAATATACATCCAATCGGTTAAAACTTTCATTTTTTCAATTTGGTCATTTTGATTTAATTTATCAGATTTCCATTCAGCAACCTGTATAAATCCTGGAAATTCAAAAACTTGAATTGCCGCAAAATCTCCTGATAAACCCATAGATGTATCAATAGCAACCAAATATTTTTTCCAAGGTTTTAAATCTTGATAAAAACGTATATCTTCATCAACAACAAATTTATATGTAATTTTATTATTATCAATTTCTAAAATTTTTTGGCGTAAAATCATTGAATCAATTAAAGAATTTGATTTGCCAATAAATTCACAATTATGAACTAAAATATCATTAGCAAAAAATCTATTTCCATTTGAAACATTTAAAATATCATAAACATCTTTAACTTCACCTTGTTGAATATCTTTTATTTGTTCCAAACCATTTTTTGTTAATATCCAATCATCAATTTTTAATTTATTTGCTTCTATACAAGTATATAAATCAATATATATATTATGGTCAGCGGTACAATTAATTATATTACCGTTTTTTAATATAATATTTAATGTGGGCATTGATGGTATTTTTTTAATACCATCAAATTCTGCCCACCCATCTGGCGTTAAAATTTTATATTTTTTATCATTTTTTATCATTACTTTATTTATTATCCTTTTGGATATGGACGACTAAAGTAACCAGTAAAAGTCGGAGCAATTTCCAAAAGTTTAACAAGATTCCATTTTGTTAAATATTGCATTAAACGTATACCAACCAAATCAATTTGTTGTGTTTTAACTGAATTCATTATATGATTATCAATATTACTTCTTAAATCATCAGGAATTTCTCTTAAATCAATAATTTTTTTATTAAATTCATAACTTTCTTTAACAATATGCTTATTTCCTAAAGGGTCTTCCCAAGTTGAATTCATAAATGTTTGCCAATTATAACCTCTTTCTTTTCTATCAGCAAATGCATCTAAAATTCCAACAGTTTTCTTTGTTGATTTTTCTCTAATACCTGGATAAGCTGAAAAAATATTATCAGATTTATCACCACGAATACATTTTGTAAATAATGCATATTCAATCCAATCATCCATTGGAACTAATTTATCACCCTCTTTCCATAACATATCAGTTCTTGATACCGAAATTTTACCATCTTTTAAAGTAAATTTCATTGGTAAATGTTTATCATCTGCTGTAAACATACAAGATTCAGTAATAATTCTATCATCCATTGTATTATAAATAATAACATTCTGATTAACTAATTGAACAAAGTCATTATCTGTTGAAACAATAATTACATTATCATTTGGATGTAATGCTATAAAACGAGCAATTAAATCATCAGCTTCTGCCTTTGGATAATCTAAAAATGATATATTTGTAGATTCTTTTAAAAATGGTATAAAATCTTTTTCAAAAATATCTTTTAGTTCTTGTTCTTTTTGAATTTCATCAGGCGTTTTATCTTGTAAACGTTCAATACGATTTGCTTTATATTGTGGATAAATGTCTTTTCTCCAAGTTCCCTTACCATCAGCACAAATAATAGTATGTGTTGGCTTAAATTTATCACACGCTTTTTTAATCATATAAAACATTGTATGTAATAGCATACCTTTACGTAATTCATTATCCTTTTCCGTAATAGTATACATTGCTCTAAAAAATAAATTATAAATATCAATTAATATAAAAGTATTCATTCACCAATCTCACTAAAATCTTTATATTGTTGAGTATCTGTATCCCAAATACATTTTTTGGTTTTCATATCACCCATTTTTTCATTCATTAATGTATATGTATATTCATCTAATGGTATTAAATTAATAAGTTTTGCTTCCTCATTATGAATAACTTTATCTTCAATTGTAAAATAAAATTTAAAATTATTATCCTTACAATATTTTTTAAGAATTTTTGCACATTCCGTAGTTATATCATCTTCAAATTCTTCTTCATTATTGTATTCATCCTGTTTTTCTTTCATCTGCAAACAAATTTCTGCTAATTCCTTTGTCATATCATCAATAATAATTTTTTCTTTTTCCATTATTTCCTTAAGTTCATTCATATTTTTTATCCCATTAAAATTGTATTATCACCTAATTTTCGTTTTGTTAAATATCTTTTTTCTTCTTCTAACTCATTTTCATCAAGCATTGAAGTAATATCATCTAAATCCATATTTGCCATAAAAAACAATTTTAACCATTGTTCAGCAATTTCTTCATCTGTATCACCTGGAAGCCCTTTTTTACGCATATTACTAATAAATGTTTTATTATAAACAACTTCAACCATTAAATTATCAGGGTCATTTTGCTCATCATAATCAGTATGAATAGCTACCCACGGTTTTCCAAGTAAATCATTTTTTTCTTTGCAATAATCAATTTCACTAATTTTTTTATACTTATGCTTTAAATCAATTTCATTTATTAATCTTTCAGTTTCAGGCTTATCAATATCTCTAATTTGAAGTAATTGATATTCATAATCAAAATCATCAATTTTATTATATTTTTTTTGAATTTCTAATTTTCTTAACTTATAATCAGCTAATTCTTTTAAATTTTCAGATGGATAATCTAATTTCAATATTTCCATTTCCTTATCATACCCATTTTCCATTTCATAATCAATTTTAGCATATTCTCTTGCCTTGCCTGTAAGTAATAATCCTTTAAATGTTAATCCAAATGGTATTTTCATTTTAGTTAGCTCCTTGATAAATTAAATCTACACTTGAATAAGATACAGTAATATTTAATTCAAGTGATGAATGATTACCAGTTTCTAAATTACTTGCATCAATATATTTAATATAACAATTTTTTAATTCCCACGCTAAAAGTTCATTAAAATGTCCATCTACTAAAACAATTCTCATTAATATATTTTTATCGTTATTCTTAGAAACATCCATTAATTCTTTAATTACTGAATTATCATTAGGAAAATATGATACCATTAAAATATCTTGATAATTACCATCAAAATGAAAATGAAAATGAAAATCATATAACATCGGTGTTTCAATCATTTTAATATTGTTACTTAATTCTGTTAAAATTTTTTCATTATTTTTAAAAAATTCAACTCTATATCTCGTTTTTAAATGCATAAATTTAGTTCTTTCTTCTTTTTGATTTTCCATTTATAAATCCTTTTTATAATTGTTAACCAATTATAAAACAAAAATATTGAAAAATTCAATAATAAAAAACCTCTAAAATTTTTTTAGAGGTTTTTTATTTGTTATACTAATAAAAATTAGCTATTACTACTTGATAATGCTCCAGTACGAACAATACGAATAGGAATATAAATTTGTTCAACACCTTTAACAATTTCAATAGCAATTTCTGCCCACAATTCTTTACGACCAATTCTTTCAGAAGTATTAACTGAATTATCAGTAACTAATGTATAGTCATATAATTCATCTCTTGATACATAATCATTTAAGATGCTTCTTAATGTTTTATCAAAATCACGTCTTAAAGCTTCTGTATTTGGTTGGAAGAAGAATGGTAAGCAAGCGGCATCTAATTCACGTTTTAATCTTAAAATAGTTAAGATTGCGTGTTCATCAGATAATGAAGATGAATAACTATTTTCAGTATTTTCACCCCAGAATAATAAACCTGTATTACGCTGTGGCATAATTGGGTTCATTGATTGAGCAACAATAACTTCACCCAAACTATCTTTAACTGTTACTGGTGCATATTCATTTTCATCTGTAATATAACCAACAGATGCTAAATTCTTAACTTGACCATATTGAGTACCAGCGGCAAACATACCTCTTGGTAATACTAATAAATTTTTCATTTTTGCAACTGAAGTTGGAACAGCAATATCTGAACCATCAACATTTGAAGTTAATCCCATTGGTGGATATTGACGTGTGATATAAGGACTTCTAATAACACGACCATCTAAACCGTGTGCTGATGCATTATTTTGATTTGAACCCCAAGCAATAATATCATTAGCTTTTGGAGCTAATCTTGCTGGAGAATCACTAACAATATAGAACATTTCTTTTTTATCAGTATTCAAACTAATTAATTCATCATCCAATTCTGGATAACCTGTACAAGTTGCAAAGAAGAAGTCATAATCTTGAGAACGAATTTCATCATTAGAATTAATAGCTTCTGCTAATGCTTTTATAATCATTGCTCTTTGAGCTTTTCTACCAAATAATCCTGCTCCATCAGTTGAATTACCTGAAATTGTTGCCCAACGAGTTGTTTTTGGATTTGTTGAAGAACCTGGTGTTGGGAAATCTTTAGAAGCACCAACAGTAAATGTTCCACCTAATTCCTTAACAGCATTTTGATATTCATTTGTCATTTCTTTAACATTATTTGTTGAGTATAATGTATTGAATAACAACATACCAGCGGCATATGTTTGAGGATTTGGACAGTTAGGGTCAACATAATCTGAAATTAATAAATCTTCTGATTTTGTTGAAAATGGTGTATGAGTTGAATCTGCATAAGCAGGGCCTGCATTCTCACGTGCATCTGCAAATACAACGCCTAAAGGTGTAGTTTGGTCAGTATTATCAACTAATTCCCATTCACCTTCATAATATCTATACATTGTTGGATATTCATTTGCGGCTGTATCAATCCATAAATCATATTCTTGTAAAGCAGAACCATCTGCGTGTTGTGTTGGCTGTTCAGAAGTTACAAAAATGTCTGCACATTCGTACATATTTTTATAACCTTTCCATTCATCACCATCATTAACCATAATATCAACATTTAATGCATCATTAAACCATAATGTACCATCTGTTGCAATTTCAGTTGGTTCAACAGCACTTGCAATATAAGTTGGTTCACTCCATTTTCCTAATTCTCCAGAAGCAATACCAACAGTTTCTAAGATTTTACCATCGGCAACATCTTGGAAATCAATAGTATTACCTGTTGAAGAAACTAATCTTAAATAACCTTCAGTTGTTACATCAGCAACAATTGTTGGAATTTTAGCATTATTAATTGCTTTGGCTAAATATTCAACTGTTGTTCCAAAAGCTCTAATTGTATAAGTTTTAACTTCTGTACCAATTAAAGTTCTAATTGTAAATGCTTCTCCTGATGTAATTGTTGGATTTGAAACTGTACCAACAACTTTTAATCCTAATGAACCATATTGTGCTAATCTTGTTTCTGCTAAACCTTCATTATCATATTTAACAATGATTGAACCAGAATTTAAAGAAGCACCTAAAACTCTTTCAGCTTCAATAAATGAGCCATACATTGGCATTTTAATTGTTTTCCAAGAATCATTGGTTGAATTATATTGTTTCATAATATAATTTACACCATTATTTGGTTCTGTTGTTTTAACCCAAATTGAACCTTGTACTGAACCATTTGGAACTTGAGAATGAGTTTTATGAACTAATGAAACGGCATTAACAACTGCTTCATCACCATTCATTACAAAACCTAAAGTTTCTAATGCTTTTCTTGAATCTTGAGTAATAGTTAATAAAGTTGCTGTATTTTTAATAACCAATGCATTATTTTCATTGATTGCAACAATATTTTCAATTGATGCATTATTAATATCTTTAACAGCATCATCAATTTTTGTAGTTGATGATACACCACTTAATGTTACTTCTGTACCATTAATTGTAATTTTAGCTCCTGTATCATAAGTTCCATTTGCTTTACCTTTAGCACTTGAAGGGAATTGTAACATCCATTCATTTGAACCTAATTCATACCATTCACTTGCAATATTTTCATAAATAACTTGTTTATTTCCTGATGTAACAACAGCAATATCATTATTTGCACCGTATATTCCAAGAGGTTTACCATCTTCACCAATTTCATTTTCTGATGGAATTAATACATTTTCAATTTTATCCCAAGCTAAAGCAGGACGAGAATTACCATTTGCTCTAAATAAACCATATGAAGTTTCCGCAGTATCAAACCATAATGTTTGATTTAGAACGTTACTTGTTGGTTCTGCTTGAGTTGCCTGTAATTGTTTTAAGTCAATATCAGCTCTAAGTGCATATGCTAAAGATGAACTTCCTAAAGCACTATACAAAGCGTATAAACCAACTTCATTTAATTCATCACCTTGTTGAACTGTTCCATCATTTGTTGTATAATTTGGTATACCATATGTATCAGTAACATCTTTTTGTGAAGTCATAACAAGTAATTCATTAGCAACTGATTTTGAGGTACCAGGTGCAATTTCACCTGTACTTTCGTCAATAACTTTATCTTGTTCTGTCGCAAAGATATAAAGAGGAATTATCGGAGAAACACCTGTTCCATATGATGATTCATCTGTTATTTCAATGTGAGATTTTGCTAATTCTGACATATTTTCACTCCTATTAAATTAAATTATTTTTATTGTAAAAATAATTATAAAAACTTGTCTAAAAGTCTTTACATATATTTATGAAATAGGGTAAAAATAAAGGGGTAAACACATAACAAAATAATTTGAAAGATATTTATTAAATATCTTTCAAAGAGGATTTTATTATGACTGATATTAGTAAAATAAACATAGAAAGAATCAATGAGTTATCAACGAAATTAGATAATTTTAATACACAAATTAATAATATTAATTCAAAAATAAATTCAATGAAATATGTTATTGATGCTAATTCTGATGGTAATCGTTGGTACCGAAAATGGAATGATGGATTTATTGAACAAGGCGGAAATAATATTATAAATTTAAATAATGCTAATGAAGGAACAATTACCTTTTTAACTCCATTTAATACTACTTCTTATATACCTCAAATAACTGTATATAATAGTGATGGTTCTTGGGTTTATGGTTGGATTAAATGGGATTCACAAACAAAAAATAATTTTATTTATTTTACTGCTGGTAGTAGAGCTGGTGATACTTCTAATGGAGCTTTTTGGTATGCTTATGGATATTAATAATATTCATATAACATTTCAAGAGAAAGACTTCTTATATATCCTTTTTCATCCATAATTTGCACAATATTATTTCCACCAATACAATTATATTCTCGTTCAAAACGTTCAGCACCAACTTTTTTAATTTCAGCTTTTGCCCAATTTTCATCTTTTAATGGGCAAGCATCCCATCTAACTAATTGACTTTGAAATCCATTATTTCCATATGATTTTTTTGAAACAACATTAACAATTGTATTTTCATCTCTTAATGATTTAGCATATTCTTCTGCTTGGTCTTTATCTTTAAATAAATGAAAATCTCTATATAATTCACCATTAATTTCTAATATATAATCATCTGGTATATTCATTCCATAATCATCAATTTTGTTTTTAGCTCCTGACCATAATCTAAAAAATAAATCTGTTTCAGAAATAGGAGTTGAAGTAATAAACAATTTACCTTGTGTAGCTGATAATGTTGGTGATAATGCACCATAAAATTCTTCTTGCTTCTCTAAAGCTTTATCTCCAGAATCTTGTACACCAATAAAAGCGAACTCATCACAATAAACAATTGCAGGAGAAATACCACGGGGAGCTTTAATAGTTGATGGTCTTACGTGAATTTCAGACCCATTATCAAAAACCATTTTTGATTTGTTATCTTCTTTTAATCCTTTCTTCAAAAAATCAGGACAATTTTCATACACACCTTTTATTTTTCCGAGGTTTTCCGATGCGGCACGCAAATCTTGAGCAGTTACCAAAATAATTTTATTATTAAATACCATTGCGTACCAAAGTAAATAAATGGCTGTTGTAATTGTTTTACCATTCTGACGAGAAAATAAAGAAATTAAAGAATGGTAATTATGCATATTAAACATCATTTCTCGTTGATAATCAAATGGAATATATTGTTCCAAACCATTTCTATTAACCCAACAACAATGTTCAGCAAAAAACAACGCCCCATTAATTGGGTCATAAACTTTACGATAAACCATTTTTTGAACATCTGTCATCTTTTTAAATGGTTTTGTTTTTTTAATAACACCAGTACCTTGAGGTAAAACAATTTTCATAATTTTTCCTTTATTAAAATTATTTATATTCGCATATTTATAAAATATCTTGTTTTCAATTTTACAATAAATATTCTTATAAAACATAGAAATATAAGGTTGATTATGAAATATACCTCACTTAAAAATGATATTGTGAATATTTTACATAGTTCAGATTATGATTTATATTTAAAATTTTATGATGAAGATGGTCGTAACACTTTAGATACAGAAAAATCTGAATGGTGTTATATTAGTAATTATAACATTATGATAAAATTTATGAATGACGAAAATTCAGTTATTCAAATATGGAAAGATAAAAATACATTAGATGAAAATATGAAACATATTATCCAGAGAATTAGAGAACTTTCTGGATTAAATGGGGTACAAGTTCAAATCAGAATTTATGATGATTTAAATCAAAGAAAAATTTACAATTTAATTAAAAATGATATTTTAAAACAAAGAGAAAGTGAAGATATGGATGAATCAGTAAACAATGATGATAAAGTATTAATTGAAACATTATATAATATTGTTAATACTGCAAAGGATACAAAACGCCCATCTGATTTTTATATTTCAGAAGCAATGCAATTAGAAAATACAAGAAAAATTTTTTCTGAAATTATTAAAGAAATTTCTTATTTAAATGCCTTCAAAAATACATCAATATCAGAAACTTTAAAACCTTTAATGTCATTAAAAACATTAGATGAAGTTAAAGAATTTTCGAAATCAATTAAAAATTCTGAAATTATTAAAGAAAATGCAAATAATATCAAAAATATTGCATCATTTGTTAAAAAAGAATATTTAAATAACGGAGATTTTATTGTATCAAAACCAAGAACATTATTTGTTCTTGAAAATGTTAAAGTTTATACAGCCAAAGAAAAAAATAATCGTGAAAATTTAATTAATGCTTATAATCAATTATTGTCTTTTACTCAAAATGCAACAAAAGGTACAGATATAATTCGTGAAATTAGAAATAATAAAATTTGTGAAACTTTTAATGTTTCTCGTAAAGAATTAGTTGATTTATGGTTATCAAGAACAAACAATTTAAAAATTGAACCTAAAAAAGTTTTTGTTGTTGAAAACTATAAAGGTGAAAAAGTTATTTTTAATGAAGCAATGAAAAACGGTATCAAAGCATTAGCTCAATACATTAATAATGGTGGCTCTCGTGATGATATAATTTGTAAAAATATTATGTTAGAAACTGTTAAATATAATCAAATTTCTGATTTTATTAAAACATATCAAGATAATTATAAAGTTAGAAAATTTTTACCAAAATTTAAAAATATTTTTAGTGAAAATGCAAATAAATTATCATCAGCTTATTTAAATTTTAATAAAGAATTATTTGAATCAGTTGAAGAAGAAATTGATTATACTTCACAATATCAAAAACTTTGCAAAGATATGGGCGTTGAACATCCAGCTATTAAATATCTTGCAATTGAAAATGCAAAAAAAGATGCGGAATATTGTTCAGTTTTAATGGAACAAACCTTATCTGATGAAACAATTTTAACAGAAGGATTAAAACCTTACATTCAAAATCCATTTACATTATATAATATTGTCAAAACAATTATGGATAATCAAATAATATTAAATAAAACATTAGTTGAAAGTGTAAATGATTCTAATATTAAATCAGTAGCAACTAATTTATATAATAAAATATGTTTTGAAGATAATATAGTATTAATGCCTATTGCTTCTTCATTATTTAATATTATGCATACAAAAAATTTAAATGAAAGTAAAATTACATATTTAAATACCTTAATTAAATATATAAAATAACATATTTTCTCCAAAAAGTGTTATTATTTAATACCTTTTGGAGCAAATATATCAATTAAATGCTCCTAATTAGGAGCATTTAATTTTTTCACAACATCTTTTGAAAATGCTTTCATAAATTTCAAAATATAAGTATCTTCTCCATTTTTTTCTTCATTAATACAATTTCGTTCCTCTCTTGTTAATGGTCTAAATGGATTATCATTTTTACTCAATGCCATATCAATTTGAATTTGGCGATTTAATAAATTAAAACCAACAAGATTTGTAATTGCTTTATGACCACCTGACATTTTTTCAATTAAATTTATTAAAGAAACACGCTGATTATTCATAAATTTTATCATTCTCATTGATTGTTCAGCACGAGCAGGATTCATATTTTCACACCAATATTTTGACATTCTTAATCCCATAGAAATACCTATTTTATTATCAATGTCAACATCAAATTCTTTTCCACAATTTGGAAAATTACTATCAAAATCAACCATATTAAAACCAATTAATAGTTTTTCTTTTTCAACTTCAATACCTTTTTCAAATTCTGCTTTTATAGCCAACAAAGAAACTGTCTTATCTTTCAACCAATGAGATTTAGCATATTGTTCAAGAAACATATCATTTAAGACAATTTTCCCTAAATCAATTTTATCATCAACATTAGGATTCCACGGATTTCTTGAAACTTGCATCATACCCATCTCATCCCAAATCATAATAAAAAATTTAGCTTGTGGAAAAATTCTAAAAGCAGTATATCGTTCATAAGAACCAACTTTTTTCATATTTCCACCACCAACCTGAATAATGCAATTACCATTTAAACATAATTGCCCATTCTTTAATGTATCAATAATATTATAGTCATCTGTAATCTGACTTTTTGACTTTTGGTCATTAAAATATGCTTCAACATTTTCATTAATTTCTTCTGGTTTTTTATACCATCTTGAATCTTCTTTATTATTAGTATCAATCCAATCAATCAATTGTCTATAGATAGATGCTAATGATGGTGAACATTGCAATACTAAATTAGACAGCCAAGCATTTTTATTTTTATAAGTTAATAGCAACTTATTACAAGCCAACGCCATCTTTAAATGTCGTTGTAAATGATTTTCATTTTTATCAAATTTAAATACAGCATTTCCAACTTCTTCAGGCATTATATTATATTCATTAAAACTTGCTGAATCAATCATATCAATTGCTTTTTCATCATCAGCAGAAAAAATACCACTTCCAATAATTGAAGATATAGTAGATGCATTTGATTTTGAATGTCTAAAATGAGTTGATGAACCATCATAAACAATTTGTGATTGATGATGGTCAGTATGTATTTGAATAAATTTTTTTCCGTGAGAAAAATCAACCATTACTCCCATATTTCCTTCTTCTGGAGCTGGAATATTATATTCACCATCTCCATAATTTACTTTATGAGCCGCAACAACTTCAATATCATATTTTCTTAAATATTCCTTCATTGCTAAAGCACTTGTTACACCATCTAAGTCAATATGAAAATAAATTTCAGCTTTTTTATATTTTTTAGCTAATTGTTTAATATTTCTAATACCACTCATTTTTCATCTTTCTAAAAGTTAATATTAAAACTGTATATATCATATTTTTTATATTTGTCAAGCATTTTATCCATAAATATTATTATATTTAAAGGAAATAATATTTATGAGTATCTTAGAAGAACAATTATTAATGAGTGAAATAACATTTGGTTTTGAATTAGAAGCCTATGTAAATCAAAACAAATTAGTATTTAAAGATAATCATCAATGGAAACACGATATTGAAAATGTTCCATTAATGACCAGAACTCAATTTGTTGATTATGATAATTTATATAAAAATTTAAAATATTTTTTTCAAACAAATTATTTTGGTAATAGTTCTTTTTCTATTGATTCTGATTCTTCATTAAGATATAATGGATTTGAATTACAATCTCCTGTTTTTAATTTAACTCCAAAAAACATTGAATATTGTATTAAATTTTTAATGGAATTATCAAAAACACCATATCAAATTTATACTGATAGAACTTGTGGATTTCACGTTCATTTATCATTTCCAACAATAACTCCAGAAGATGTTTATTGGTTAGAATGTAATTTAGCATTAGATGAAGATATGATAAAAAATTTATCTTCAATAATAAATCATAACGGAGCAATAATTAATTTTATTACACCAACATATTCTTCTGATGATTATTTAGAAGATTTAAAAAATGCAATTATGAATGATAATTTTCAAGCAATATCTAGTGAATTAAATGAAGAAAAAATGAGATTAATTCGTAATCATCCACAAGGAACACTTGAATGGCGAGGTCCAAGAAATTTCTTAAATAAACCTGATATTGAAGTTATTAAACGTTTCTTTATGAAATTATATAAATTCGCAAAATGGATTTCTGATACATTAGAGAAAAAAGAAATTAACGGATATGATAAAAAAACATTTCTTAATTTAATTAATGATTTTAATCCTCAATATAAAGAAGTTTTTAAAAAATCTTCAAAAATTTTAACAATTGTTGATAAAATTTTAAAAAAACCATCTTCATTATTAAATCTAAATTTAAGTTTAAAAGATACTTTAGAAGTTATTGAAACTATTTCTAAAAAGATTCCATTGCAAAAATTTACTTTAAATTTTGCCACAAAAAAATTACCAGAAAAAATTTTAGCGGCATTTTTATTTTTATATCCACAATTTTTTAAATATTCAATTCAACATCAACCAATTCCTTATAAAGAATTAAACATTATTGATGGTGGATATTATTTAATTAACATTATTAATGAAAATAAAAAATATTTAACTTTAAAAGATATTAAAAAAATTATTTTAGATGCTAATTTAACTTATTATACAACATTTGAAATTATTAGACAGATTTCTGTTAAATTAAGAAAAAATTTACTTACAAAATCTTTCTTATCTGCAATCGCTAATCATTTTGAAGGAGTTCCATATAGTGAAATATTAAAAGATGCAATTGAACATACTCCAATATTTGATAATTAATTTATAAAAAATCAAGCAAATTATTACCGAACGGTAATATTTTATCCAATTTTATAAATATATCTTTTAAATATTACCGAACGGTAATATTTAAATCAAATTTAGGGTACTTGACAAATAATTTATTCTCATTAACAAATTAATAAAAAGAGTGTCATTTGACACTCTTTTATTTTATACAATTTGAATTCTTAATAAGTAATCAAAAACCAATGTAATATTTGATGTTTTAGAAATAGGATAATGGCAAATATGAGTAATTAAATCACCTTTACTTGTTCTCAAACCAACTTCAGAAAAAGTATATTCTGAAATAATTTGAGAATCATTATTTAAAACATTTTGTTCTGTTGGCTCACCTTTTTCCAATGTACAATGAACTAAAATATCTGAATATACGTTACCAGTAACGTGTGAAACTGTCATATAATTACGAGTTTTTTCTAAATTATCAGTAATTGAATGTTGGTCAACAACTTTATAATATGTTTCATTATATAACGATGCTGTACGACCAATTGTCTGTGGGGTACTATATAAAAACTCGTTTGAAGCATTTACTCTAACACCACCGTTACCAAAAACTAATTGTGTTATATATCCACCATTATTTGATAAAGAATTAGCTAAGGCAATTGAAAAATTTTCAGGGTGAATATCATTATGTACATCTAAAAGAACTTTACCTGTTTCTTCCTCGTGAATTCTTAAATGACCTTTAATTTTTGGCTGACTATAATCTTTAAACATAAATTTATCCTTTATCTTACATATACAAATATTTATTATAAAATAATTATAAAAAACAGTTTGTGGTTATTTATTAAATAACCACAAAGGGGATTATTATGGCTGATATTTCAAAAATAGATATGAACAGAATTAATGGACTAATTGACAAATTTGAAGAAGTAATTAATAAATTAAATATGATAAGATATATTGTTGAAGAATATCATTCTGGAACACAATGGTATAAAATATGGTCAGATGGCTGGATTGAACAAGGTGGTTATGTAATAAATCCATCATCTAATGAAACAGTAAATTTATTAAAACCTTATAATAATATTAATTATAGTGTTTTATGTCAATATGCAATGGATTCAAATTCTACTGGAAGATTTTTATCTATTGGAAATAAAACAAATTCTTCATTCTTAGTTAGAACAGGAGCATCAAATTTAGATTCTTGGAATGGCGGTTATCCAGTACCTTTTTACTGGGAAACCAAAGGATATTAAAAAAGAGAGGTTTTAAAACCTCTCTTTAATTTATCCGTGTAACGAATCATCAATAAATGTTCTTCGTTGAAATTCCCAATTTCTTCTTGTTGGATTCCAAGAATCTACTGGAACAAAGAAACCAACAACACGAGTAAAGTATTGCATATGTTCATTATGACCACATTTTGAACAACTTGCAACTTTATGGTCATAAACTGAACCACATTCTGGACATTTTGAATAAACAGAATTTAATACAAAATGTTCACAACCACATTTAATAGCATATAAAATAATTTTTCTATTTTGTGCCGCTGTTGTTTTAGAACCTAATTGTGCGTGTACAATACCACCACCTGTTAATAACTGATTGTATTTTCCATCAGCTTCCAATTTTTCCCAAATAGTTGCATCTTCCCATAATGGAACAAACTGATTGGCATATAATGGAGCATCAATTATATTATCATTGAAAATTAAATTATCAACTGTTGCCAATCTTACAGCATAGGATTCTCCTGGAATCTGTTCAATATTAGAAAATAAACCTAATTCTTTTGCATATTCTTGTGAATGTTTATTTAAATAAACTAAATAATCATTCATTACATCCTGACCTTCTTTAATTTCATCAGAAAATTTAGTTTCAAGGATTTTTTTAGCTTCAACAACACCCAGAATACCAAATGTTGAGAATAATCTATCCATACGAATCCAACCACGAGTAATAAATGGTTCAAGACCTTTAGCTTCCATTTTACCAATTAATACTTTATGAGCTTTTAAAACTTTTGCCGCACCACGAATTCTTTTATCTAAAATTTTATAGAAATCTTCCATTGAATTAGCTTCATATGCAATACGAGCAAAGTTAATTGTTACAACACGATGTGAACCCATTGATACAGTTGAACCACCAAATGAATTTACAGAAGAACCCATATCTAATAATTCGGCATCATTAATTAAACGACAACAAGAAGCAACCTTTGTTCCTTTAGAAGTAAAAATATTGAATCTTGTAATATCACGTTGACAAACAAAATCAAAAAAGTTTTCATCTAATATATTTCCATCATCATCTTTTGAAATATTCATAGTAGTAACAGGAAAACGATATGGAATACCATTATTTAATGGGTCACCTTTTTCGTGGAATTTTGCATAAATTTCTTGTAATTCCATAATATAATTAATAACAAAATCTTTCCATTCATCAGCAGACATTTTATCTTCTAATCCATTATCAAGAGCAATATCTTTTTTATTTGCAAAATACCATCCATAATTATCTGCACCAACTAAACCTGATAATTTTACTCTATCAAATAATGAAATATTAGTAAATGGAGATTCTACACCATTTCTCGACAAATGATTTACTGAATGAACAAATGTTTGAAAACAATTTTCAATATATTTTCTCATTGTTGGGTCATTTTTAACAACTTCAAATGGAACACGTTGTTTATAAATTAAAATATGTGCAATATCTAAGAAAAATGTTCCAACAGCAATTGCACCTGCTAAATGAGAAGACATCTGATGTACAGTTTCATCTAATGCAGAAATATATGAATCAACACGATGAACAGGGGCAGATGGTAATTGACCGAATTTACGACCTTCCATAACTAATTTAGAAGCATCTAATGCCCAACAATATGGAATTAAAATATTAGTTGAATCTGATAAGCCTAATGAAAAATCATATAAATCACCAGATAATACTTTAGCTTCGGCTTGACCATATAAATCTTTCATTACTCCATAAAGCATATGATAACCAATCAATTTACGATTAGAAGCAGTAATTTCATTGTTTACGCCTGCAATTGTCTTTTCATTTTTATTTGAATTATCATCAATTGATACATCATTAACACGTGAATCTAAAATTTTTGCAAAGTTTGCCAATGTATCAAAATTGGTAGCATCTAAACCGTGAATATTTAAAATTTTAGATGTTAATTCTTTTAATTCACCATTTGAAAATCCATATTTTTTCTTTAAAGCTGATGCTAAAGTTTTTTTAATATTTTTAATTGTTCGTGTTGTTTCCGCATTAATTAAAATATCGTCTGAAACTTTATCTAATTCTTTTTTAAAATCTTCATCTTCATAGTAAGAATCCACAATAGTTGGACTCTTAACATTTAATATTTTTTTAACTGTCAAATCAGACATTTAATTCTCCTTAAATCTCAAAAATATTTTTATTAGTTTTTAAAATAGTATACACCATCTTGACTCAAACAACAATAATTCGAATCAAAAAGTTGCTGATTTGTTGAAGCAAATCTCATATATTCATCCATCTTTTCTGAAGGTTGTGCATTATTTTCATCATACAAACCACATTTTACAAATGTAAAATTTTTAACATCCATCATTTTTACATAGTCAATATTATGACCAGTATAAACACAAACCTCAAATGGTGATTTTTCAAGAAACTCTTTTGTAAATTGAACATTAAAACAAGATAATGGGTCGCCACCAGATAAAACAATTTTATTTGTTCTATGACGTATTGATAATTGTTTTAATTCAGCAATTAATTCATCAACTGAATATTCTTTAGTTTCTGTATTAAAATCTGGATTTTTAAAGTTGGGGTTTTGACATTTTGGACAACCATTATCACAACCCATCATTACGACAACTAAACTACAATCTTCTTTATCAGGATAATCAAGCCAAGTTGAAGTAATTGGTTGTAAAATTCTTGTCATTTTTTATTCTCCCATAGCGAAATGTAATTATATTTATTATTGTTATTGGTTTTTTATTTTATATTAATTTTGTAAAATATTAAGTAAAATCAATGATTTAGTGTTTTGTCAATTTCATCTAATTAAAATTTTTTATACTATCAATTAAAACTTGTGAAGTGATAACTTCTTTCAATCTTGGGTGTAAAGGTTTAGGTGGAAAATCAATATCTACCCACGCATAACCATCATTTTCGTGATTTAACTTTGGAATAAATTCATTATCAGTTAAAAGTAAAAATGAATGATATTGAAATTTTTTATCCATAGACGTAAAACAATTAAATGCAATCCATTTATTAATCGGTGGTAAGAACCCAATTTCTTCTTCAATTTCTCTTTCAAGTCCTTCTAATAAAAATTCATCGTGGTGGACTTTTCCGCCAACTAAACCCCAACGAGAAGGATAAGAACTTATTGAACTTCTCAATAAGAACAAATATCTATTTGTATTAACAGATTTAATTAATGCACCTGCCGATTTTATCATTTTAACCTCATATTTTTCTTTATATTAACAAAAATCTTATTTCATTTTCAATAATAAATATCTATATTATATAAAAGGTTTTAATTATGATAACTGACAATACTAAAGCTCGTGAAAAATTAGCAAATGATATATTAATAAGACTTGGTGATACAATGATTGATGTTGAATTATCACCACAGCAAATTCAAAAATGTATTGATTTAGCATTTGCAAAACTTAAACAGCAAGGTGATGCCTTTGTTGAAGAATCATTAGTTTTATTAACTTTAAAGAAAAACCAAAAAGAATATATTCTTCCTGATGAAATAGTTGAAATTCAACAAATTTATCGTAGAAATTATGGAAGAACATATGGTTCTACTGGCGGTCAAAATATTGACCCATTCCAAATGGCTTGGACAAATGTTTATATGGCTGGTGCAATTAATGGAGTTAGAACAGGTGGTTTAGTAACTTATGAACTTCATAATGATTATTTAAAAACTGCTGGAAAAATGTTTGGTATGTATATCAATTACACTTTTAATGAAAACACACATAAATTAATTATTGCTGAAAATCCACGAGCTGATGATGAAGTTATTCTTCTTCATTCATATGTTGATAAGCCTGAATATGAATTAATTCAGGATAGATATGCTGGTTTATGGATAGAAAATTGGGCATTAGCTGAAGCTAAAGAAATTCTTGGAACAATTCGTAATCGTTTTGGTAATTTACCAGGGCCAAATGGTACTGTAACTCAAGATGGAGCAGAATTAAAACAAGAAGCTAAAACTATGAAAGAAGAATTAACAAAAGAATTAATGAATTTTGTTCCAGGCGGAGATATTCCCTGTATGCCATTTTTAGGATAAAATATAATGAGATACAATCAAATATTAAATAAAACAATTAATAAATATAATAACTTCCTTTTTAATAAAATATTAAATGAAGGAATTGAAGACATTAAAAAATATTTTCCAAAATTAGATGAAAAATCTTTACGTAAATTAATTTCTCTTGACCCAACTTATAAAGGCGGAGAACAATTAGGAAAATATGGTCAATGGATTATACGTTTATTCTATAATAATATAAAAAATATTGAGCGTAAAAAACAATTTAATGAATTATTACAACAATATCCAGATGGAATTAATCCTAAAACAGGTCAAAAATTTGAACAACCTAAAATGTTACCTGCTATTAAATCAGAAGATTTAGAAAAAATTCCAAATTCGTTAAAACAATATGAAATATATAAAAATAAAATTAAAAAGCCTATTGATTTATTTAAAACATTACCAGAATTAGATACGGAACTTGAAAAAATTAAATCATTAGGTATTCCAACAGATAAAAAAGTATTAGATAGATATAATCTTTTTGAAAAATATGCTGATAAAGGATTAAAGAAAATTTTTGAAAATGCTGATTGGATTATTGCAATTCCAACAAAATTAGAATGTTCAGTTCCATTTGGTGAATATACTTCTTGGTGTACAACATCACCTCACGGAAAATATTACTATTATTATTCTGATAAAGGATTATTATACATTCTTTTAAATAAGAAAACAGGGGAATTTTATCAATTCCACTTTGAAACTCAATCTTTTATGGATGCATCTGACAGTAGAATTAATATGGATACTTTTACAGAAAAATATCCTGACATTGCTAAATTTTTATTTAATTATCAAAAAGATTCTGTTGAAAATAAACCTTCACCTTTAATTCAACTACAAGAAACTTTTTCGGATTTATTAAAAAATCCAAATGAAATGAATAAAAGATTATTTCCATCAATTCATAATTTTAAAATTGAAGGAGATACAATAACAGGAACTATTGATTCATTTGATGAGCTTGAAGATGTATATGATGATAATAGATATTCTATATCATTTGATTGGATTGATAAATTTATTCAAGACCCATATACTACTATAGATTTTCATCCAAGCTATTCCATTAGTGAAATCCAAAATATGTATATTGGTACCGATTGGGATAATTATGCCAAAAAAATAATTTAAATATTTCTTTTGATGATTTATGTACATTGGTAAGTATTTCTGATGAATTACCACAAAATCTTGAAACATTTTTAAATGAAGAATTTTCAGATTTAGGTGGATTTGTTGATACAGTTACCTCATTAGAAGAAACAGGAACAATAGATGAAGTTTTTAAACAGATTAAAGATTCTTTAAAATCGAATTTTCCAATATTTAAAAATATTGAATTTATAGATGATAATATTAAAATTTATTTAGAAATGCCTGTTCAATTTGCTTTTACTTATCTTGTTGTTGATAAATTAGGTTTAGATATTTTAGAAAAAGGAAATATTCCTTCTTATAAAGAACCTATTCAACAGGAATTTAATTTTAATGAATCTAAATATAAATTTAAAGATGAATGGTATATGCAATGGGTTAAATATGATGACGATGATGACCCTTGGGCATATAATGAAGAATATGAAAGAAATTGGTTATATGTTTATCGTTATTCTATAGATGATGGAAATGGTAAATTTAGTATTAGCGAATCAAATTATAACTGGTATGGATTTGATGAGTCAGATTGGAAAATTATTTGTAACAATAGCACCGAAGAATTAAAACAATTAATTGGTGATAAAACATTACAAGATTTTATTAGTCAAGAATAAATAAAATTAATATTGAAACAAATTTTATTTTAGATGTATAGTTTAAATAAAATTTTTGTGTGGGAAATTATAATTAATGAAAAATGTATATTTAAGTGATAAATATTTTACGAGCCTTGATGATTTTAATAAGGATTTGATTGCCCACAAGTCAAATTTCTTTAAAGATTATCAAGGCTTTCCTTTTATATCGCTTTTAAATGCTCTTTCATACAATACTGATTTCAATACAAAAAATTATCGCTGGGGAAAACGTTATTTCAATATGGATAATAAAGATTTTTATTGGATAACATCCAATGAAAATAAAAAAATCAATAAATCATTTTGGAATAAAGATACTTTTTCATATGTTTCTAAAGAAATTAATGCATACTTTACAGATGTCAATATTAAAGAACATTTTTTATCTTGTTTTAAGCCGCATAGAAAAATTAATTTCTTTTATAAATTATCAAAAAATGAACAAAATGAATTAAAAAATTATTCAATATCTTTACAAAATTTATATATGGTATCTGATAAAACCTATGGCTCATCACAACAAATAGGAACAGATATTCTTTTAATTGATATTGATAATTATGAAGATAGACACGCTTTAGAAACTTTAAATATGTTTTTAGATTTTGTTAATTTAAAAATTAATGATTTAATTTTTATCGAACAAAATGCATTTACAGGTGGAATTCACACCGCTTTGAAATTACCTCAAGTAATTTCAAACATAAATTTCTATCCAACTTTAATGAAAGAACTTCAAAAAAATGATATTCGCATAGAATGTAATTTCATTAATACCATTTTACGATTTCCATTATCTTTTGAATATGTTGCTATTCAAAAAGATGAACGCATTTTAAATTATGATGAATTTATTCCAACACAATTTTGGGAAAATACTTTTGCAGATTATTTAAATAATTTGAATGATAATGTATGTAATTCAAATTATTTAAATGATTTAATTCTTAAAACACATAATTTACAACCTGTTAATATATGGGAAAATTATTGGAAAACAAAAAAGAATCTATTCAAAAAAAATCAATCTATTGTTTTTAATAATGAAATTTATAAAATTGAAAAAGGCAAAAGATATGAATCAATGTCTAAAATTATTCCATATTGTAAACTTCAAGGAATGAGTTTAGATGAAACTGTCAATACCATATTTGATAATAATATTGATTCAAAGGATTTATTGAAATGGTCAAGAGAAAAATTAAAGAAAAATATAGAAAAATTCTTTAATAAATGCCCCGAACAAGCATTTACAACTATTAAGAATTATAATAAATCTTTTATTTCTAATTTAGAAAAATTACCAACAATAACTCAAGATTTTTTAAATAATAAAACTTTTAACGAATGGTTTACCAATCGTTTTATTAAATTCTATATGGAAGAAAGAAATAAACATAATAATTCTTTTAATTCTTTCTCAACTGAAAAAATAGAAATCTTAAATAAACAGATACCTTATTTCTTAAAAGAAATAATTGGTAAAATGTTTTATGAAATTAATGCAAATAAAGAATTTATTAATGAAGAATTTAATGCCGTATTGGGTTTTCAAATATCTGACACCTATTTAAAAGCTCTACAAGAGCAATCAATTAGTGATTTAGAATTATCTGGTGCATTAGCTAAAACATCATTACAATACCTTAAAAAAGCCCTTATTAAAGCATTATCATTAACAGAAATTAAATATAAAAACAGAACAAGAAATTGGATGTTAGGCTCTTGTAAGTCATTTCGTATTAAAAACACAAATGATTTATACAATCTATTAAACCATCTATTTAGAAGCTGTTTTAATAATATATATAATAAAGAATTTAGAATAAACAAATCTGAATTAAATAATTTACTTATTTTATATATACAACTCGTTGAAAAATATGACATTGTGCAGTATGATGAAGTAAATTTTATAATTGAAGCTATTCCAAAATATGAAACTTAAATAATAACTTAAAAAATTGATTGACATAATTAAAAATATATGATTTATTGTAAAAAAAGTAACAATGAATGAGTTTTATAATGTTTAGAGGAAATTAATATGTCTTTTTTAAGTTTTGTAATTTTATATTTTTTAATTGGTTTGGTAGCTATTGGCATTATGTATATATGCGATGAGGATAATTTGTTAAATATAAGAAATGATAAAGTTCTTCAAGAAAGTTTATTTTTAACTTATATATTTTGGATAGTTTTCTTTTTGATATATTTATTATATGGTTTTGTAGGTCGTTTTATGAGATGGTATATAAATTTGTTGGAAAATATATGTATAAGAAAAAATAATTTGAAAAAATAGGAATATATGTGATAAACTTCTCATTATAAAAATATAGAGGAGTTTATTATGTCTTTAAATAAAGAAATTTTAACATCAATTTTAAAAGAAAATATTTGTGATGTAACATTTATAAAGAAAGATGGAACAGAGAGGGTGATGAAATCAACATTAATGGAAGAATATGTTAAGCCATTACTTACACCATCTGATACTAATGATACCAAAACTGAACGTAAAGAAAATCCAAATCAGGTTAGAGTTGTTGATTTAGAGAAAAAGGCGTGGAGAAGTTTTAATGTTGATACAGTTAAAGGTATAACTTTGACAGAGATTGTTAATGAAGGTGTGGCTTCTATTGATTCAACACAAGAAACTGATAAACCTTTAATGGATAATACATCTGATGAAAATATATTAATGGAAGCAAAATAAATGAAATTAGCGAATTTAAAATTATATCAAATTCGTAAGTTGCCTGAATGTTATTGGGTTCAACATCCAATGCAGTTAGGTGGAACTAAAGAAACAAATAACGCAAAATATATTAATGCTACAATATTTCAATTAAATAATGAAAATATATTATATGGAATGAAACATTATATGTTATATGATGAAGACCATATTTTTACAGAATTACAAGAAGCTATAGATTATTGTACTGAAAATGGATGGGTTTATCATCTTAAAGAAAATTATAATTATAAAGGATTAGAGAATGGTTAAAATAATTGAACCAAGTGTTGAAATCGTAAGTGAAATTAATTCGGATAAAATGTTAAAGCAAATTGAAAAATGTGCCAGAAATTGTTATAAATCTGAAAATAATATTACTGAAGATACAACATCTGCTGTTAAAATGATTGGTAAATTGATTGAAATGGGTCATACTGCAATGATTGAATTTGCTGATGTTATTGTTAATCTTCATTGTGATGTTGGTGTTTATAAAGATTTAACACGTCATCGTCATTGCAGTTTTGCTATTGAATCTACAAGATATTGTAATTATTCTAAAGGTAAATTTGGAAATGAAATTTCTGTAATTAAACCTTGTAATATGGATGAAAATTCTGGAATTTATCATACTTGGCTTAAAGCAATGAATGATATGGAAAGAGCATATATGCAGATGGCAGAAATTGGTGCAACACCTGACCAATTAAGAATGATTCTTCCGCATAGTACAGCCGCAAGTGTAATGATGAAAGCTAATGTTAGAGAATGGCGACATATTTTTAATTTAAGATGTGCTAAAGCGGCTCATCCATCTGTTAGACAGATTATGCTTATGACTTTAAATGAATTTCATAATAAAATTCCAGTTTTATTTGATGATTTATACGAACAATTTAAATTTGATATTGATGATGTAAATAATAAAAAAGATTGACAAATTAAATAAAGTGTGATATTGTAGTATCACACTTTATTTTTTAGGAAAAAATTATGAAATTTAATGATTATTTTAAATTAAAAGATATAACGGTGAATGTTACAAATTCTTGTAATTTAAATTGTGTATATTGTTTTGAACATAATAAAAATGGAATGAAAATGTCTTCTGAAATGATTGAAAAAATCATTGATGTTAGCTATAATAATTATTTAATGACAAATGAAACTAAATTTCCATTTGTTGTTAATTTTTTTGGTGGAGAACCATTTTTAGCATTTGATGTTATGGAACACGCTATGAAATATGCAAAAAATAAAAAATATCGTATTTCTTTTGGTGTTACAACTAATTTAACAATGCTTACAGACCATATGATTGATGTTATTGAAGATTATGAGTTAGGTTTATTGGTATCTGTTGATGGAATAAAAAAAATACACGATAGAAATAGATGTAATTCTTATGATACTGTTATGTCAAATTTAAATAAATTGATTGACCGAGGATTAAAGCATTTAGTTGAAGTTAGAATGACAGTTATGCCTGCTGATTTGAAAGATTTATTAACAGGTATACAAGAATTATATAATATAGGAATTGATAATATTGCTCCTGTTCCAGTAACTGATACTGAATGGACAGATGCTGATTATATGAATTTACGAGATGAAATGCATAAAATTTGGGAATGGGCATTTTCAATTTATAATGATGAAAATAATAAAAGAAATTTATCATTAAAATGTATTGATGATTATTTAGAAATGGTACTAAATCCAATCTTTTTAGTACCAGACCAACGAAAAGTTTGTACGGCTGGAACATTTTCTTCTTGTTCATTTGGTGTAACTGGGGATATTTTACCTTGTCATCAACGTCATACTATTTCAGACCATTATGATGAGTTAGTAATGGGCAATATTAATAATACTGATGAGATTAGAGAGGTTAATTTCAATAAACAAACAATTATGAATGAAAATCATAATTGTGATGTATGTAATGCAAGAGCTGTATGTAAAGGTGGCTGTCCATCGGAAAATCTTACATTAAATAACGATGGTAATATAATGAATGATGTTCAATGTAATGTATTAGCTTATATGGTTGATGTTGCAGAACAATTTCAATGGTATTTAATTAATGATAAAATTCCTAACATTCGTTCAAGAAAATTAAATATATTAAGTCAAAATGTTAAATTGTTAGACCATATAACAGATATTTTGCTAAATGAAAGAAGCATTAGGGAAAATGAGATTGAATTATTAAAATTTTATGAAACTTTGGTTGATATGGAAGGAATTTTATTACCAAGTTTTAGAGAAGCTATAAATTATACTATTTCCCAGATGGTAAATATTATTGATGAACAAATTAAAAATGAAGGTGTATAATGGCTGATAGTAATATTGTTAATAGACAAGTTTATCAAGATATTCGTGATACTTTTAAACAAAGAGCAATGAATTGGAATGGTGTATGGAAGGTATGGACAAATCAATCTCCTGATTGGGGTGGTCGTTGGGTATATGGATGGAAAGGAGAAAAAATCCAAATGTATGATACTATTCCAGAATCTATCCGTGATAAAATTCAAAAAGAATATACTGGATTATCGGGTGAAGTTAATCAAGTTATTAATGAAGAATCTTCAAAAATTCATACTTTAGGAAATGAAAATAATATTAGAAGGGCTGTAATTCAATTAAATAATACAACTGATGCAAATATTGGTGTATATATTGGAAGTGAAAAATTACCAAAAATTGAAGTTAAAACTATTGGTACTGCTGGTAATTTTAATCCAGATGTTAATATTGCTAATACTTCTGATGATTATACTGTTAATAAATACAATACTTCATATGTTAGAGATATTCCAGCCAATAAAATTGTTAATACAACAACAGGACAGGAAGTTCCTTTAAATGCTGTTATCACTAAGGATATTAATCAAAAAACTCAAATGGAAGGTTCAACAAATCCAACTGAATCATCTCAAGCAGAAGGTATTGTTAAAAAATCTGATTATGAATTAATAAGAAGTGTATTAGAAAGAATTAAAGATTGTTTGATTCAAAAGAATTCTTGGTTTACTTATAATGGAATTTGTAGCCGTAGTTGTCAAATTAATTGTCAAAATAGATGTCAAGTAAGTTGTCAAGGTTGTAATACAAAACAATGTCACGACCAAAATTGTGGGAGTATTTAATTTATGGAATTATTTGAAAAAATTACACGTATTGCAGTTAAACTTTATTCAGGTTGCAATATGAAATGTTGTTATTGCTTTCAACCATATAATGATAAAATTAAACCACGAATTTTTTCTGATTATGATAATTTATATAAATTTGTTAAATCTTTACCGTTATCTGATATTGTAATTGTTACATTAGTTGGTGGAGAGGTAACATTAAGACCTGATTTAGTAAAACTTTGTATTAAAAAAGTATTTAAAAGAATTGAGAGAGAACAAGATGTAACTTTTCATTGTGCAACTATTTCCAATGGAACTAATTTAGATACTTTACTTGATTTATGTAATGAAAATTATTTTTATTCTAAACATTGCTGTATTTCTTGGGATGGTTTATTTTCATCAAGTTTATCAAGAAAGATAAATGGAAAATATGATGATGAATATTTTAAAAATATGATACTACAATTGGGTAAATCTGAATACAATGATAAAATTTCCATAGTTCACGCTTTAACACCTGAAACGTTACCATATTTGGCTGATAGTTTTAAGTTTTGTTTTGATAATAATGTTTTAAGTTTGGGTTATTATTATATTCACGAAGCAAATTATAATAGTGATTATATATATAAAGAATTTGAAAAACAAATTAGAAAAATTTGTGATATGTATATTCAAAATGATAAAATTAATTTTTATAATTGGGTTAATTATTTTCAACGAAGAAGAAATCCTGATAATTTTTTTACTTGTGTAAAATTAGGAAATAATTATTTTATTAATCCAGAAGGAGAAATTTATCCTTGTATTTATTTAGGCGACCATAAAGCATATAACCTTGGTAATATTAAAGATGGAATTGATTTAAATAAACAAAATGAATTTGTTAAGGAATATTATCATTATCCATTATGCAAATATAAAACTTGTAAATGTTATCAATGTTCTGAATGTCCTGCGGCTAATTATGTTAATAATGGAAGTTTACATAAAAGATTTGAAGGGGCGTGTGAATTATATAAAATTGAGAATAAAGTCTTTGAAGAATATTATGAAAAAATAAAAAATAATATAATGTTTAATAATGAATATTTAAATGAAATGTTGCCAACTTATGATTTGAATAAATTTACTGAATGTGATTTTGAATCTCATTATTCAGAATCCAAATCTCCAAATTTGAATATTGTTCAACAATGGAATAAATGAGATGAAGAAAACAACTTTACCGCCAATGATAAATCATTGTTTTTTGATGTTATCTGAACAATGTAATTTAAGATGTAAGTATTGTTATATTCAAGGGAGAGATAATCCATATACTATTGATATTTCGGTAATGGAAAAAATTAAAAAAATGTTTACTTGTTATAATAAGCCACGAATTATATTTTTTGGTGGAGAACCATTATTAAGAGTGAATTTAATTAAAGAAATTGTTAAAAAATATAAAGATGATTTTCAATATCAAGTTGTTACAAATGGAACAGTAAATTTTAATGAATTTATGGATGAAGTATATCAACCATTTAATCATATTTTTGATGTTCAAATTTCGTGGGATGGTAATATTGATACTCGTAAATCTGTAACTAATAAGATTACAAATAATATTGTATATGATAATATTATTACTCAATTAAAAAAAGGGTATAGATTAGAAGGAAGATGTGTTTTAGATGAAACATCAGTAAAAAATTTTTTTGAAACTTACAAAATATTTAAAGATTTACATCATACATATAAATTTAGTGGAGATTTTACAATAGCTCATCAGCCCCAATTTAAAGAATCATATTGGAATGATTTGGAAGTTCAATTAAATTTGATTTTTTCTGATATTAAAAATAATTTAGTCAATGATAATAAAATTTATATTCCACGATTTTTATATAAAAACATTACTAATGTTATTGAAAATAAGCCAGTAATATCTTGTGATGTTGGAAATTATGTTGTTATCCGTCCAAATGGAGATATATATCCTTGTACTATTTTATCGCAAATAGATGAAAGATTTAAAATGGGGAATATTAATGATGAAATTGATACAGAAATTATAGACGATTTAAAATATAAATCATCTTGTAAAAAAGAATGTAAATATAAATCTATATGTGATGGTGGTTGTCGTTATGAAAGAATAAAAAATTTTTCAAATAGTTGGAAAGAAAATATATGCCCATTTACTTGTGAAATTTATAAGGTTATTTATGAATGTACAAACAAATTTTTAAATTCATTAGATGCTGACCAGCAGAATAAATTGTATGAACTGATTACTCAATATAATTTATGGAGTATTGATTATTGTAATGGTAGTTCAAAATTAAATAAAGATGACGGAATGATAAAATTAAATGTATAAATAATTTATATATTTTAAGGAAATAAAATGATAATTTTTATGCCAGAACGTGTTTATGAATATTTTAAAAATGATGATTTTTTAAATGAAAAAATTAAAGAAATTAGTAATAAAGTTTATAATGAATCTCAACATTATGATTTAAAAAATTTTTTAAGTATTGATGAACATATTTTTGATGAAGTTAATCAATATATGTTGAATAATGTTTCAGATGAATTGCGTGATGAATTAAATATTTGCTTAAATGGTTATAATCAAAAAGCTAATTTATTTGCTAAGAATATTGAAAAATATGATATTGAAACTCAAATATATTTAATGTATATGCTTAATGATGGAGATATGAGTCCGTCAGAAGATTTATTTAATAGATATAAACGAATTAATGAATTATATGAACAAAATGATTTAAATTTTTCGGCTTTTATACATACCATTTATTATTTTACAAATTTATATTTACAATGGGTTGATAGTGATAATTTGAAAAAAATTAATGAAAATGGATTTTTTTCATATCAAGAAGTGAAAAAAATGTTAAGCTATGAAGATACATTATTTTCTAAAATGAAAAATAAAGTAAATTCTGAACAATATTTTAATATTTTATTTCATAAGCGAATTCAAATGATGTATCTTTTTATGTTGTTTATTGGACAATTTAGTGAAAATTTTGATGATGTCGTTGAATTAATTATTAGAAAAATTTATGATAATAGATTTAAATATGATAATTTTAATTATTTAAAATTGGCAATTAATCATATCTTTTTTCAAACATATTTTGATAAAGGAGATTTTACTAAAGCTAAGAAATATTTAATGTATAATATATCTATGATTAATTATGGATTTGCTCATAAATTTGAAATGGTTAAAGCATTAAACCATTTTAATAAGATTTTTAGTAAAGAATTTTGTAATTATTTGTTTTTCTTATATACAATGATTCGTGTTTATATTCCAAGTTTACAAAAAGAATTTAATATTTTAAATAGTGAAAATGCCACGGAATTTGAAAAGAGATTGTTATTTGGTAAATTGCAAGATGATGAAAAAATGTTCGGTTTAGATTTAAATCCAAATGAATGGTTATCTTTTAAATGGTGTCAACTTAATAAAAGTTCGTTTGATTATTTTAATAAAAATGTTGACATTTTATCTTAAATAATTTATAATCTCCATAAAAAATAATTTATGGAGATTTTTTATGAAAACTTTAATTGATATTTTAAGAGTTTGTTCTGATTATTATACAAATACAGGCGATTACTATATTTTTGATGATGAAGATAAACTAATTTTACAAGAATATGGTATTGAAGCAGATATTTCAACAGATGATGTATATGATAGTTTATATGATATTGGAAAAAAGTTTTATCCTAATGATATTTTCTTTTTGTCTGTTGGTTCTGAAGTTAGAGGTGATAAAGTTAAATTGCCAATACCACTTGGTTCAATGACAGAATGTAAAGAAGATGAACTGTTAAAATGGATTTCTCCGAATGAAAAATATATGGTATCAGCTAAATTAGATGGATGCTCTTGTTTATGTTGTTATGAAAATGGACAGTTAAAAATTGCTTATTCTCGTGGTGATGGAGAAAATGGGCAAGATATTACTCGTATTATTAACACTTTTGAAAATTCGATTACTTCTTTAAAAATTCCTGATAATGTTATGATACGTGGTGAAGTTATTGTTTCTAAAGAAAATATTCCATTGATGATTGATGAATTATATAAAGAAACTCATTATCGTTATAAAAATGGTCGTAATACTGTTGCTGGTCAATTAAACTCAAAAGTGTGTGCAAAAACATTTTCAAAATATGCCCATTTTGTAGCTTATAAAATTATGAATTTTAATGGTTCAGAAGAAGAAATGTTTCAAAAACTTGAAGAATATGGTTTAGAAACGGCACAACATTCAATGGTTGATGGTCAGTATGTAACCGAACAAAGTGCTAAATTAGGTGTTCAATCAGTTAGAGATGACTATGAATATGAATGTGATGGAATTATTTTTACCGTTAATCATAAATCTGAAAATTATAATGGTTATGAAACAAGTACATACAATCCAAAGGAATCTCGTAAATTTAAAGTTGGAGCAGTAGTTAATTCTGCTGAAACCGAAGTAGAATTTGTTGAGTGGAATGTTTCTAAAAATGCTTTGTTAAATCCACGCATTAAAGTTAAACCAGTAGATATTAATGGTGTAACTATTGATTGGGTAACTGGACATAATTATAAAAATATTGTTGATAATAAAATCGGTCAAGGTGCAAAAATTGTAATTACTCGGCGTGGAGATGTTATACCATATGTTGAAAAAGTTATTTCTCCGTGTGAAGAAGATAGGTTAGGAATTCCAACAATTGACCGTTCAATGTGGGATACAACAGAAAATGGTGTATTTGCATTTTATTATGAAGGAACTAATGATGAATTGGATAGAATTGTTTCTTTACAACGATTAGTATACTTTTGTAATAAATTAAATGTTAAATTTGCTGGAGAAGGTAATTTAACAAGAATTATGAATTTTACTGAATTAAATACAATGAGTCCTTATAATTTAATTAATTTGCCTGCATCAGTTTTTACACAAACTATTGGAATTAATGGAATTAAATTATATGCTTCTTTACACGAGTGTCTTAAAAAAGCAACAATTCAGCAATTAATGGATGCTGTTGGAGCATTTGGTGATGGTATTGGTGAACTTAAACTTAATAGAATTGTTGATACTTATGGTGAATTAATATATGATAGAGATAAAATTATGCAGGTTGATGGTTGGTCGGATATTTCAGCAGACCAATATTGTTCAAGATATGCAGTTTATTTGAATTGGTGTGAGAAATTTCGTTCATCTGGAATTGAATTAAAGTATGCAGAAGTTCAAATTCAATCTGAAAAATTTAAAAATATTATTGCTTGTTTTACTGGGATTAGAGATAAGGAAATGGAATATAATATTGTTTCGGGTGGCGGAAAAATTGTAACATCTGTAACAAAAATATGTAATTTGTTAATTACAAAAGAAAATAATAGCACTTCATCAAAAGCTGAAAAAGCAAGAGAAAAAGGTATTGAAATCATTTCTTATGATGAAGCTGTAAAAAGATTTAAATAATCTATTGACAAAATAAAAATTTATGTTACATTAAACCTATCAAAAATAAATTGATAGGTTTAATTTATTAAATTGAGGTATAAAATGACAGATGGATTTATAAAATTATTTGAAGAACTTGATGAATGCTATAGTGATTTTATAGAATTTGAAGAATTTGAATATAATGAAAATCTTATGAATGAAGTTTATTTTATGCTTGACTATTTAAATAGTTATAATATTGATTTAACTAAGTATGAAATTAATGATTTTGAAAGTGATGATGGAGAAAAAGTTGGTGTTGAATATTGGATGAAAAATAAAAAAGAATCTTGGGTTCTTGGAATTCTTATTCACGAACAAGATTTAAATAGTAATTTGATTGAAGTTTCCTTTGTCAATGATGCAATTGTTGATGTTTATACAATTGAAATTAATAAAAAAAATTGTTTAAATATTGTTGAAATTGTTAAAGATATTGAGGAATTATTTCAAAAAAGAAATAAGAGAAACTTAAAAAAATATCTTAAAAGTAAAAATGCGAGTATATTATAATGAAACATTTAAAAACTAAAATATCATTTTTTGATATTGATGAAACAATTTTTCATACACACGCTCTGATTAATGTTATGAAAAATGAACAAATCATTAAGAAATTGACCAATAAAGAATTTAATACATATAAATTACAGGATGGAGAAAGTTTTGATTTTTCTGAATTTAGAGATTCATCTGTTTTTTATAATACATCTGAACCTATTAATAATGTTATTAAATTGGTTAAACGATATATTGATAATATTAAAGGTAATGATAGAGTTATTTTTCTGACAGCTCGTGAAGATTTTAAAGATAAAAATAAATTCTTAGAAACATTTAGAAAATATGGAATCAATATAGACCATCCAAATGTATATGTTGAAAGAAGCGGTAATTTAAAATTTATTGAGAAAGTTCATCAACGAAAAAATTTTATTGTTCGTAAGTATCTTAAAACGAAACTATATACTGATGTTAAAATGTATGATGATAGTCATAATAATTTATCTAATTTTATGATGTTACAAAAGTCATTTCCTAAATGTAATTTTAATGCTATTCAAGTAATTGGAAATGGTAAATTAAAGAAATTTTAGTATCCACACGCATACCACCATCCAGTTGCATTGTATGAACCTGAACGACTAAAAGTTATTTGATGGTTATTGACAATTGATACTCTTAAATTAACAGAATTTGAATCATTTCTAATTGCTATGCATATTGTATAATTAGTATTAGAAAATGCTTTATGAATTGTTTTAGTTTCTGTATTTATTGTATTAGTTCCTAAAAAACCACCTTGTTCAATCCAGCCATCTGACCAAACACGATACCATTCAGTTCCTTCATTCCAAGTTTCCACAACATATTTCATTGAATTAAGTTTATCAGTTACTTCTTCAAGTTTATCAAGTAATCCATTAATTCGTTCCATATCTATTTTTGAAATATCAGCCATACATTATCTCCTTTGAAGAATATTTAATAAATATTCTTCAAACTTTATTTTTGTTAGAATCAATTTTTTAAAAAAATGGATTATAAATATTTTTATAACAAAATTAAGTTTATTCAAGGAGAAAAATATGAGCGGTATAATTAATCCAGAAACTGGTAAGCCTTTAAGACACTATGCACAGGATTTGGTTACAAGAGCAAGATATATTATCATTTCTTTACAGAATGATACTGATAAAGATACTTGTTCAGTAGTTGATATTGATGCATTGGATTCAGATACACGTGCTGAATTAGTTAATTTGGTTAATAGTGAGGAATGCCAGCATCAACCAGAAATTTGGAAAGTTTTAGATAGAAAATATTTTATGAATTATCCAAAGCAGACAATGTTGAAAGTTTTAAGAGGATTAAAACAGATTAGAATTGTTAAGTCTGCACAAGTTGCAATTCAATGCCCAGATGATGTTGTTAGAACACCAAAAGATATTATTGAAGGTTTGAATGTTTATTATGCAACAAAAGCAAATCAAGGAAAAATTGGTATGTCTAATCCATATATGCCAACCGAGATGATGCAGACAGCTCCAGTTCAGGCACTTCCAACAGCTATTGACAATCAACCAGTAAATGATTCTGAAATTAAAGAAATTAAAGAAGAAATGACTCAAATTAAAGAAACAGTTGGTGCATTAACGACATCAATTTCTGAATTAGTAAAGGCTTTATCAGAATCTAAAAAAGGTTAATGATGATAACTGATGAACAATGGAAAAAAATGACAAACGATGTTTTTTCAATTTTTTTGCCATCATCAGAAATTGTTGAAAAAATAGAAGTAAGCTGGTATAATGGAGAAGTTAAAGAATTTAATACTTCTGGAGAATTAATGGCTTATTTATATACTTTGCAAGATTATGTAGATTATGATATTTTTCAAATTATAAAAATGAATTTTAAATTGAAAGATGAAGAAAAGCATAAAAAAGATATAGATTATTTAGTTCAACAAGTTATAAAAAATATTGGGGGTTAATTAACCCCCATTTTTTATTCTTCTACATCTTCAACAAATAATATTGCCGATGCTGTAATATTCATATTAATACCATTAGTATTTCCGACAACACCAGCAGGGCAAAACATACATAAATATTGAGATGGATTTAATGTAATATTTTTTTCAATGTAAAAAGATGCACCTGGGACAACCCGAACATCGTGTGCAATATATGTTTGAATATTGCTATTTGAACCATCTTTGATGTATAAATCTACTGATTTAAAATTTGAAGGTTCATAACGAGGATATGTATGTGTATTTGCATCATATTCTTTAATACGTGGGTTAAAAACATTACAAATATATAATGAGTGAATTTGAGCAGTTGAGCCTTCTTCACGTAAAACTTCTCCCATACTACTTGAGCCAGATAAAACATTAGTAGTATTTTGACCAGCTAAAGCAGAAGGAATAATAATTTTTTCAGTACCAACTTGTTTTGAAACAGATAAAAAGTTTTTAAATATTTCAGCCATTTAAAATCCTTAATTTTTAATTATAATAATATTTATTGAAAAGAGATTGAATGATGTAGTAGAATAAATAACAAAGTTAATTGAGGATTATTATGGTTAAATTAACAATAATTTATAAAGATTATATTCATTGTACTGTTCGTGGTTTATTACCTGATGATATAGCTAAATGTATTAAGGAATTTAAAGTTTTTATTCCTTCAGCACGTTTTCAACCATCTTATAAATTGGGTCGTTGGGATGGTTACAAACAATATTTTACTATCACAGGTCAAACTTATGTCAATTTATTACCACGTATGTTTGAAATTATAAATGTTTCTCAATATGAAGTTGAAATAATACGTCCTGAAAATGTTATTGAAGACCCAGATTTAGGTGAAGATATTGATAATACTTATTTTTCTTATTTAAAATGGTATAAAGGTCATTATAAGGAAGATGAACCTATTATGTTGGAAGACCATCAAGTTAGAGTTGTTAATACTTGCTTAAAAAATCACAGATGTATTATTGATGCCGCTACTGGTTCAGGAAAAACTTTAATATCAGCAGTTTTAGCAAAAAAGGTACTCCCTTTTGGAAAAACAATACTTATTGTTCCTTCTAAAGATTTGGCTTTTCAGTCAGCTAATGAATTTAAGCAATGGGGTTTAGATGCTGGTATTGTTGGTTGTAATTTAAGAGAATTTGGACACGATGTAACTGTTTGTACTTGGCAAACAATTAATTCAATGGAGCGTTCAAAAACTGAAAAACCATTATCAGTTGAGGAATTAAGTAAATTAAAAGATGGGGTTGTATCTTTAATTTTTGATGAATGTCATCAATGTAAATCTTATCATATTCAACAAGTTTGTGATTCAACATTTAAAGATGTTCCAATTAAATGGGGATTAACAGGTACTGTACCTAAAGAAAAATCAGATTATTATTGCTTATATACTTCATTGGGTGGTGTTGGAGCAGTTGTTGAAGCTAAAGAATTGCAAGATAAAGGATTTTTAGCTAATTGTAATATAAATTGTATTCGTTTAGAAGATAATACTTTATGTCAAGATTTTACATCTGAAATTGAATATTTAGAAAGTAACGATGAAAGAATATCTTTTATCACACAACTTCTACATTCGATTGTACAAACATCTGGTAATACATTGGTTTTATTAAGTCATAAAAAGTTTGGTAAAAATTTAACTGAAGAATTAATTAAGTTAGGAACAAATGCCATATTTTTAAATGGAGATGTAAAATCAACTAAACGTTTTGAAGAATATGAAAAAATTAAGACAGAAAATAATAAATGTATTGTTGCAATTGATAAAATTGCATCAACTGGATTAAGTATTTCAAGATTGTTTAATTTAGTTTTTATTGATTATGGTAAAGCATTTACAAAAACTATTCAATCAGTTGGTCGTGGATTGCGATTGGCAAAGGATAAAGATTTTGTTGAAATTTATGATATATCATCAACAACTAAATATTCAAAAAAACATTTTAATGATAGAATACATTACTATGATGAAAAAAAATATCCATTTAGAATACTTAATATTGACAAATGGAGATAATTTTTATTATAATTTATGAAAAAAGGATAAAAAGTGGAAATATTATTACCAGAAAATGAACCATTTAATTTAAATCAACCAAAAAGTAAATTAATAGATTCTAAAATATGTGTATTTGATTATTCTGATAAAGATGATAAGGATTTTTTATTTAAAAAAATAACATCATTTTTTTCTTATGGGTATCATATGGTAGAATTGCAAATTGGGCAGAAGTATAAATTAGAAGTCCCTTTAAATTGGAGAGTAATGGTTATTAATGACCACGATTTAATGTGTCAGCTTGTATCTATTGATGAGTTATTGCATTTTAATCATCAAACAGTTATTTTTAATCCTTTTTATGTTGGTATACCAAAAATTGTTGACATTAAAATAAATTCTGTTAATATAAACAAAGTTCAATGTTTTGTTCCTAAATTACCAAAGAAAAATTTATTGGTTACGCCTTTAGGAACAAAAAAGGATTGGGATAATAAAATTATTGATAAAAATACTGGAAAAGTTTCATATTATCCCGATTGTATAATGATGTGTGATGATATTGATACGTCAAAATGTGAACTGGATTTATATGACGATATAATCGTTTAATTAAACTTTTTTGTGGGAGAAAACATAATGTCTGTTTGTGCAGTACGAAAAACTGATAAATTTATTGAACTTAGTTGTGATACACAATTGACTTGCGATACAACGATTTCATCTGAATTTTTAGATTCAAGTAAAATGTTTGAAAAAAATGGAATGATTGTAGCAGGAGCTGGCCCGATTCGTGAAATAAATATGTTGAAAATCTTTATGGAAAAAAATTTAATTGGTGAGCCAACCGAAGAAAATATTTTAATGTTTATGTTTGATTTTCAGCAATTTAAACAGCAAATGGGATTGCCATCAGAAATTGAATGTCAGTTTATTTTAATTTTAGGAAATAAAGTTTTTAGTGTTATTCAGGGAGAAGTTTTAGAAATTCCAAGATTTTATGCTATTGGTAGCGGACAAGATTTTGCACAAGCGGCATTGTATCTTGGACATACAACTGAACAATCAGTAAAAGTTGCGTGTAATTTAAATGTTTATTGCCACGAACCAGTTAAAACAATAACAAAAGAAATTTAATAAAAATATGAAAATCCTTCTAATAAATAAAAATATTAGAAGGATTTTTAATTATGGATATTATTGATACTCGTAGAACTTTTGATGAAGATTATGCTAAAATGCGTTATACTTTGTATATTCAAAAAGTTAATACTTTATTAGAAAATCATCAAAAACCTCATAATAAAAAATATAAGCAAGGTTTTTTTATTCCAAAAAGACCTCTTAAAGTTATGAATATTATGGAAACTACTGAACCACAACCAATTGTATGGAGAAGTAGTTGGGAAAAAGATTTATGTGAATGGTTAGATACGACCGATGCAATTGTTCGTTGGGGTTCAGAAATTGTTCAAATTTTATATCGTGACCCAACAAAAAATAAAATGTCTTTTTATACTCCTGATTTCTATGTTGAATATTTGGATGCTAATAAAGTTCTTAGAAAAACGATGATTGAAGTTAAACCATTAAAAGAAGCTACACTTAAAAAAGCATCAAATGGTTGGGATAAAATTTTAGTTGCAAAAAATGCAATGAAATGGGTTGCCGCTAATGAATATTGTAAAAAACGTGGAATTACATTTAAAGTTATGCACGAACATAATTTAGGAATTTTATAATTTTAAATTCATATAGTATTGATATGCTCTTTTTATTAATTTTTCTTTATTAAGTTTTGTTAATTTATCATAATTACCACGATATTGTCTAATAAAATCTTCATAAAAATCTGTAAATGACTTCCAATCTGAAAGATTAAAAAATTCTTTTTTTATCCATTCATCAAATAAAAATGCAGTTTCTTGATAATAGGCATTTTGTTCAACAGGGTCATTCCAATAATTTGTTGCCGCTTCATCTGAATCAAATTTTTGTTCAGTTGATTTGTATGTTTGTGTACGTCTTAAACTATCAATTAAATGAATACATTCGTGAATTAATGATGGAATAACAGTTTCTTTGGAATTTTGAATATATTTAAGGATTTCCTTTCTCATATATTTTGTAAATATATTTTTTGCAAGTTCGGTAGTATCATTTGTGGTATCTTTTAATTTAATATACTCATTTAAATGTTTTTTCATTATCTTTGAAAACAAATCATTAATAGACATTGTTAAAGCAGGAAATGTGATAACTTTAAATTTTCCGTCAATACTTTTACCAAAAGATGGATTTGGTTCAACATTCATATCACAAAAACGAAGTAAGTATTCATATGGTGAATTTTTAATAATTAGTGAAGTCTTTTTAAATGCCGAAGTCATATTGATAAATGCAGAATCCGTATTAAATAACATTTCATCATTTTTAATAGCTTTAATACAAAGTTTAGCTAATTTGTTTGCTAATATTCTATATTGTGAATCTTGCTGAATATCTTCATTTAATACAGATTCTTCTAATGATAAATTTTTATCATAATTTTTTGTAATATAATCACGAAGTTTTTGGATAAAACCATTACTTCTTAATTTTTTAAAAATAAGATTTTCTTCAGATAATTCTCCCGATGTTGTTAATCCTTCTTTTCTCATTGAATATAAATTATCTAATAAATCATTGGCTTCTTCAGTATTATATTCAGATGATAAAATATTATCAATTTGTAAAACTAAGTCTTTATATTTTGGTGAATCTTTTACATCTTCTACTTCTTTTGTAATTTGTTCAGGTTTTTTAATCCATTTATCAAATTTTAAAGAATATTTTCCGCCTGATTCAGCAGGTTTTGAAGCATCCTCTACATATAATTCAACGGGATGACCATAAATTGTAATATCGTGGTTTGCATTAAAAATTGTTTTTTTAGCATTAAAGTAATCTTGTAATAATTCTATGTTAATATCATAATCACTAAATTTAACAATAATATGCAAATCAATATCAGAATCTTTATTAAAATTGAAGTTAGCCATTGAGCCTGTAAATTGAATATCAGCAATATCAAGTGATAAATCTAAATATTGAATAAAAGCATCTGCAATTTGCATAAGTTTATTATATACTTGAGGTTTTAATTCATCTTTTTCCCAAATGTCAGTATTTAATGTATCACTAAATTTTATTGTATCTTCTTTTAAATTTAAATCTTCAAGTTTCATAAAAAATCCAATATAAATAATGTTATAATAATATTTATTGAAGGTATAATAAATTATTTAATAACTTACATTCAATAAGAAAATAGAATAAATAAACATATGAATGAATATAAAATTTATAAATTAATATTCCCAAATGGAAAAGTATATATTGGACAAACTAAGCAAGAAATTCAAAAAAGATGGGGATTTCAAGGAAAAGGTTATAAGAATTGCCCTAAAGTATATAATGCTATTTTAAAATATGGGTGGGAAAATGTTAAAAAAGAAATTTTATACGATAAATTAAATCATAATGATGCAAATATGTTAGAGATTAAATTAATAACAGAAGTATATAATAGTAATAACAATAATTTTGGATATAATATTGAAAATGGTGGAAATACAATAGGAACACATTCGGAAGAAACAAAAAGGAAAATTGGTGAAGGTAATAAAGGTAAAATTGTATCATTAGAAACCAGAGAAAAAATAAGACAAAAAAATAAAAATAAACACTATAGTATACAAACAGAAATTTCAACTGGGCAACATTTAAGTTTTTTAACAGAATTTAAAAAAGGGGATATTCCGTGGAATAAAAATAAAAAATGCCCTCAAATTTCACAAAGGCTATATGGAAGAAAACTTTCAGAAGAAACAAAGATAAAAATTGGAGAAGCAAATTCTGGAAGAAAAATGTCCAATGAATTAAAATTAAAATTAAAATATATTAATACTGGAAGAAAACTTTCAGAAGAAACAAAAAGAAAAATTGGTGAAGGTAATAAAGGTAAAATTGTATCATTAGAAACCAGAGAAAAAATAAGACAAGCTAAATTAGGAAAGAAAGCAAGTAATGAAGCAAAAGAAAAATTAAAAAATATTTGTAAAATGTCAAATATGAAAAGAAATCAGCATTTAATATTTTTTAATGAAAAGATGTATAATTTAAAAGAATTATCAGAACTATTAAATGTTAAATATGCAACATTAAGAATGTATATCAGTAAATACTCAAAAATTTTAGGTGAACAAGAAGCAATAAATAAAATGATTAAATACTATGGGGAAAAATATGACAAGTCCAGCGAAAAATAAAGGTAATTCATTTGAACGAGAAGTTGCCAAATTTTTAACTACTATTTTTAATGAGCATTTTAATAGAAATATTAGCGGTAGTGGTTCATATATTGGTGGTAATAATATTTATAGAAAGCAGATATTATCAGATTCGCAGGTTTGGAATAATCAAGGAGATATAATTTGTCCTGATTCATTTAATGGTAAACTTATAATAGAATGTAAATTTTATAAAGATTTTCCTTTTCATCATTTTTTAATTAATAAATCAATCCCTTTATTAGATGATTGGATAAAACAACAACTTACTATTGTAGAGGATAATAATATTTGGTTTATTGTATTTAAAATAAATCGTGTTGGAAGTTACATAGTTATTCCTGAAAAAATAATAGATATTGATGATTCATTGGGAAATCATTCAATATATTATAATAATGGAAATAGATATATCATAGCAGAATTTGAATCTTTTATTAAATTATATAAAAATCAGATTAAAGAAAAATGCCTTTAATATTATTTCCATAATATCCATTTAATATTGCTTGTACGCCTTCTTTGGAAATTGATTGACCGTCATAGTTTGATATTTTTTGTTTAATGCTTTCATCTGTTCCTGTAACTTTTGTATCATTAAAACGTGATAATAAATGACGACATAAGTTAATAAATTTTGGTTTATTTTTATAAAAATTAAAATAAAAATATTCAGTTTTTTGTCCTTGTTTAAAGCATTTTAACATAAATTCATATGATGCTGGGTCACAACTGAATAATATAGCATCAGATGACATAATATATTTAATATCTTCTTGTATTTCTGTTAATTTATTTTCTGTTAGAACATTCTTTTTTAATAAGAAGTATTCAATAACAATTTTATTATTAAACATATCAATAGTATCTTGTTCCATATGTATTTTAGGAAAATAAGTTTTTAATATTGAATTATTATCTAATTTTTTTGCTTGTTCTATAAACCATTTTTTGTCATCATCAGTATAACCATCATTTTTTTTAAAATTATAATCTTGAAAATATACATTTCCATTATATGCAAATAAATGTTTGGCATTTCTAACATCATATTCTTCTTCAACTTGATGATGAAGTAATGGAGTATCGGCTGACCATATAGCAATTCCTGTATTTGATAATAAAATACGATACCATTTATTTCTTTTTACTAAATCATTAAATTCTTTTTTTGTGGGATTTAATAATACTTCAATATCATCAATATAATCATAATCTTCCATAATGTTACTTGGATTATCAACCATTCTTTGAGGTAATTGGTCTTTTGTATTTAAGCCAACCCCTCTAATATCATATTTTTTAAATTGAATATTTTTAAATAATGGAACTTGTTGCATTTTTTTAAGTTCATCTGGAGCATTATAATAAGATGGAGCTAATTCATTATTTCTAAAAATAACATATTGATTATCATCTAATTTTCCAATAAAAGCATATTTATATCCATCAGAACGAGAAAAGGATTTATAATCAGTTTCATCAATTACTTTAAACATTGCACAATTTTTATCCAGATATTCATAAATTTCTTTATCAACAATTGGATATGACAAATGCTCTTTTCCATATAATTTCATTTTTTCAATTAAATCTGCGTGAATAACATTATATGCATCGCCAAAAATATAAATTTTATGTTTTAAATCATATATTCCACGAACAGGGTTTTTGGTTAATAATGTTGAAATCATTTGTTTAGCTTCAGATTCAGAAGATGTATAATAAAGAATAGGATTTTCTGAATAATCTTTAACAAAAGATTCATATATGTTATTACTATTGGGATTCCAATCACCATTATTATCAATTGATTTAATTTGATTTGGCTCAAATACAATTATTTCACTTACAAAATCCATACCATTTTCAGGAAATCCAACAATAATACCATCATAATCTTTTAATAATTCTTTATTTCTAAAATAAACAGCTTTTTCTAATTCTTCTGGCATATCTCTATTAAACCAAAGAGGATTTTCCATTTTTAAATAAACAGATTTTAATTTAGAACCATAAGATTTTCCAACACTATAATTAGGAGTAAAATAAATTCCAGCACCAAAATGACCATTTATTGATTTATTAAAAGAATTAAATTTGTTATTTGTTCCGTGATAGCAAATTAATGGATTGCCATTTTCATCTACGATTTTAGAATTGCCAAACCATTTCCAAAAATTATCATTTAAATTATTATTTAAATCATTTTTAGATTCTTTAACAAGTTCTTTAATTAAATTATTATATTTGCCACGATACATTCATAATCCTTAATAACATAACATAATTTTTTCAACATTTCCTAAAACTGATAAAGACATTCTTCTATCATATGCTTGAGTATAATTTGGTGTCCAATTTTCATAATATGCTGGGTCATATTGTGGATTTAAATTTGATGTTGGGTAAGGTGCGTGTGTATATGTTGCATCATCAACTTTTGAACTCATAATATATGTTTTAGATTTTATATCAAATGGTGCAAATGGAGAACGAACCAATGGCAGATAACTTCTATCTAATTTTGCTCTTAACCAAACATATGAACCATTAATATTATAATAATCAGCTTGTCTTTTAACAAGTATTGGATTATAATTAGAATATTCAATGTATGGAGTTTCATTAGTTAAAGGAATAATAAACCAATCCAAATCTTCTTTAGGTTCATTTTTTAATGAACCTTCTAACCAAATTCTACCAGTAAAATTTGTTGTATGAATGACGATAGTATTACTTCTTTTATTGGTTTTATGTAAATTGTATGCAACTGCTTTAACAGCTTTACCAACAAAATTTGTTTTACCACTCATATTATCTAATAAAACTTGTGTTTGCATTATAATATTACTCCTGAAATTCTTAAAACTTCTTCAATTTCATCATTTTCTTCATCATCATCTTCTTCAATAAATTTATTATATTCTGGTATTGACATAAAAATATCTAAAATGTCACCTGCATCTTCTTTTGACCATTCTGTTCCATATTGAGAAAAATCAATATTATTGATTGAAATATCTCCTTCTTCTTCATCAATGTAAAGATTTAAATCATCATAAACTTCATTTAATGATTTTTGACCATTATTTGTATATTCACGATAAAATTGTTCGACACTATGGCAATCATATAATGTATATATGAAGTTATATTCATAATCAGTATATTTGGAACGTGATGGTGGTGTCCAGCCGAACTTACGTAATTGGTCATAAACATATTCATTAATAACTTGAATAAATGTAGATTTTGAAATTTTTTTATAAATTAATTCTTCCCATTTATTATCTTTAGATGAAAACCATTTTTCAAGATTTTTATCATTATATTTTGAATCATTTGTATTAAATAAAGTATTTAAAAATTTTTCAAAATCAATATCATCAGATGATAAACTATTTTCTTTAAGATAAAATTTATATAATGTTTTTAATTGTGTATCTTCCCAATTTACATCTTCAACAAAACTTATATCTTGAATAGCTTTTTTGTAAAATTTAGAAACGTTATAACCACTCGGATAATCTAAATAACCATTCATTGCCATTTCTTTATAATCATTAATATCAGTTAAATAGTTGTGTCTTAATAGTGTTGAATAAGAAATCTGTAAAGCAATTTCTCCAACATCTGTACGTGTTAAATCATATTCATATGCAATATCATTTTCTCTGTCTTCATCCCATTCATCGTCTTCTGAAGGGTCTTCAAGATTTTTATATGAATTAGTTACATCTTCTTGGGTTAAAAAGAAATCTAATAATTCTGGATTTTCGTGTACAAATTCTCTAAATTTAACAGAATCATTATTGGCATCTCTAAATTCACGGTCTCTGCCTTGATATTCATCAGGGACAAATAATTGCAATTTTTCTTTTTGATTATCTTTATTAATAATAACATATAAAGTTCCATCAGCAGTATAATTATCATAATATAAACAATTATCACCGCCAGTACACCAAGATGCTCCTCGTCTTAATGCTTTAGAACCTTCATAAGTATGAGGTGTCCAAACTTCCCAATTATCTCCATTAAATAATAACTCAACAGCACCGTCCATATACATACCAGGCTTTTTTTCACCTTGTAATTCTTTTTGGTTTCTTTTAGCATCTTTATTTTTTTGATTAGCAGTTAGATTGTCTTTGGCAGTTGATAATGCATTTTTTAATTCATCAATTGTTTTATAACTATTAATATCATTACTAGGTAATAAATTTCTTCTATTTTTTGCTTGAGTAAATGCTTTAAGATATTGTTGCATTTTTTCTGGAGATATATTTTTTAATTCTCCAATTTTATTCATTTTTAATAACCAACGACTATAATTTTCAGGTGTTGAAGCTAAGACATCATTAGATAAATTTTGGATATTTCCTAAAACAGGGTCAAATGAAATTAAATATTTAAATTCTTCATCAGATAAATTTGAAGCATTTTTTTGACGGACATCTAAAAGGGATTCATTTAATATTGAACTAAAATGAATATTATTAATATTAATTTTTTTTCCTAAATGTATTTTATTAAAATATGAAAGTTTCATTAATTTTCTCCTAATGGATAAACACCAGTTGATGGATTATTAAATTTTTCTAAAGTTATATCTAATTCCCAACTTTCAGGCAATCCATCTAAATAGCTAACTGTACAATCAAACACCCACCCTTTTTCCATATCAATTGGGTTAATATCCAATAAAGTAAAACGAGGTTCTTCTTGAAAGGTTTCAATTAGTTCATTTTGAATGTCATTTCTTACTTGTATTGTTTTTGGTTGAAATAAACGATTGCGAATTGTTGTACCAAAATTTGGATTCCAATCGCATTCACCTTTGGTTGTATAAATTCTAATTAATAAATCGTGTTTAGCTAATTCTTTATCAATCAAAATTTCCCATTCATCATTTATTGTTGTATAACCTGTAATTGTCATAAAAAATCCTTATATAAAGATATTTATTGACAAACTTATTGTTTAATGGTAATGTTTTTCATATTAAAATAGAGGTAAAATATGAAATATATAATTTTTACAGATATTCATTTTGGAAATAAAGGAAATAAAGATGACTTTAATAAAGAATGTTTAGATTTTCTTAATTTTGTTGAAGAAAAAACATCTAAAATGAATGATATTGATGGAGCAATATTTTTAGGAGATTGGTTTCATAATCGAAATTCTATAAATGTTAAAACATTAAAATATGGTATTGAAGGGTTATATAAATTCGGTAGTATTGGACGTGGTAATTCATATTTAATTTTAGGAAATCACGATTTATATTATATAGATAGGAGAGATGTTAGCAGTATATTTGTTCCAGAAGGAGAAATAGGAGTTAATATTGTTGAAGAACCTATATATATGGAAAATGAAAAGTTTTTATTTTTGCCGTGGTTAATTAATGAAGAAAAATTAGAAAGTTACATTAAAAAATATAATCCTGATTATGTATTTGGTCATTTTGAAATTCCATCATTTTCTTTTAATAAATTGATTAAAAAAGAAGGCGAATATAATCCAGAAAATTATAAAGGGCCAAAAAGAATTTTGTCTGGACATTTTCATTTACGGCAAGAAAAAAATAATATTACATATATTGGTAATTGCTTTTCACACGATTTTTCTGATGTTAATGATTGGCATAATAAAGGATTTGCAATATTAGATACAGATAAAAATGAATTAGAGTATTTTGAATGGGAAAATGCTCCAAAATATTGTACAACCTCAATTAGTAAATTAAATTCTATTGAATTTAGTAATAATATGTATTTAAAATTGATTAATGATGTGCAAATGAAACAAATGGAAGTTAATCAATTAAAAGAAGAATTAGAAAATTTGCCTAACATAGTTGATTGTTTCATTTATCCAAATGAGTTAGAGTTAGCAAAATCAATCGTTGAAGATGAATCATTGGAACATATTTCTAACATTGAAGATTTAATTGTTTCATTGCTAAATGAATTGACAATGGAAAATATTAATAATTCAAAATTAATTGAAATATATAAGAATTTAGAAATAAATTCTTGACATTGATAGTAATAGCTTTTATAGAATGTGTTAATAATTATTTTAAGGATTAAAAAAGATTTATGTATATTAATAAAAAGGATTATACGGGAGAATCCGCAAGAATGGGGCAAACTGCCGAAGATTTGTTTGAAAATTGGCTTAAAGAACACCAACGAAAGTATCGTAAAGCAACATTATCTGAACAATATAAACATATTGATTTTATCATTAATAGTGAAAAGCTCAATAAAGATATTAAAATAGATGTAAAGGCTTCCAAAAAAGTTAATAGAAATGATACATCAACAAATAATGATATATTATGGGTTGAATTTAAAAATGTTCAAGGAAAAAATGGTTGGCTATATGGAGAAAATGATTATATAGCTTTTCATAAATCAGATGAAAATTGTTTTTATTTAGTAGAAACACAAGAATTAGCAAAGGTTTGTGAAAATATTTGCAATCAAGGAATTGCATTATATTCTAAAGATGCATTATATCATAGATATACACGAAAAGGCAGAAAAGATGAATTATCAATGATATATTTTGATGATTTGAAAAAATGTAATTATACAATTATAAAATTAGGAGAAAATTAATGACTCAAATAAGAGATAGTGTGGAATTGGATTTTTGTGATGTATTGTTTAGACCTAAACGAACAACATTAAATTCACGTAGTGAAGCGGATATAATTAGAGAATATAAATTTAAATACTATCCAAAAACAATTAAATCTTGTGGAATTATGGCGGCAAATATGGCAACTACAGGAACTTTTAAAATGAATGATGTTTTGCAAAAATATAAAGCATTTACTTGTTTGCATAAACATTACAAAGAAACAGAATTGCGTTCATATATGGCAACTAATTATATGGATGATGATTCAGAATATAATTCTTTTACTTTTATTTCTACTGGATTAAAAGATGATAAAGAAAAGGTGTTTAGTTATTTAGAATCTGGAACACAAATTGATAAAATTTGTATTGATATTGCTAATGGTTATATACCAAAATTAATTGAATTTGTTCGTGAAGTTAGAAATAAATTTCCAAGTTCATTAATTATGGTTGGTAATGTTGTTACTGGTGATATGACACAAGATTTAATTCTTAATGGTGCAGATATTGTTAAAGTTGGAATTGGGCCTGGTTCAGTTTGTACCACACGTAAATTAACAGGTGTTGGAAGACCGCAGTTATCTGCAATTTTAGAATGTGCTGATGCCGCACACGGTGTAGGTGGATTAATTTGTGCTGACGGTGGTTGTACTTGTGCTGGTGATGTTGCAAAAGCATTTGGTGCTGGTGCAGATTTTGTAATGATTGGTGGAATGTTTGCAGGTACAGATGAATCTGCTGGAGAATTAATTACTAAATGTTATAAATCTAATGAAATACTTCCATCAGGTTATGATGAATATGATGAACCTATTTTTGATGAACCAAGATATAAATTTGAAATTAAACAATTTAAACAATTTTATGGTATGTCATCTCAATTAGCACAAGAAAAACATTGGGGTGGAATGGCAAAATACAGAGCTTCTGAAGGTAAAGTTGTTGAAGTTCCGTATAAAGGTTCAGTTGAAAATGTTATTCAGGAAATTCAAGGCGGATTGAGAAGTACAATGTCTTATATTGGAGCTAAAAGATTAAAAGACATTCCGAAGTGTACTACTTTTTACCGAGTAAGCAGACAATTGAATGAAGTATTTGGAAAAAGTTAGGAGATGAAAAATGGAACAAATAATTAATATGGTTAAAGAACTTCTTAATAGTGAAATAAAAGAAGAATTTAAAAATCCATATATTGTAATGCTTATAAATTCCAAAACTCAACAATTAATACATTTGGTATGTTTTGAATCTCAACCACGTACACAAGATATATTATTTCTAGGTGCAGAATTAGCAACTGATAAAGAATTAAATGTTGATTTATCATTAATTGATGACATATATATTGTACAGTATGATGAATTATTGAAAGAATGGGAAAAATATAATTAATAAAGTTTAAAATTTAAGATTTATATAATGATTTTTTAACAGATTTTAATTATAATATAGAAAATATAAGAGGTATAACATATGAATTTAGAATTTAAATCTATTATTTTAAGAAATTTTTTATCATTTGGAAATGTTGAAGAAACAATTCCTTTAAATAAAGAATCATACCAAGTTATTGTTGGTATGAATAGAGATAAATCTGATTCATCAACAGACCGTAATGGTGTTGGTAAATCTACCATTTTTGAAGCATTGCATTATGCGATGTTTGGAAAATCAATTGGTAATAAAATTACTTTAGGTGATTTAATTAACAATATTAATAAAAAAAATATGGTTGTTACTCTTGTATTTGAAAAAAATGGAATAGAATATACTATTCAAAGAGGTCGTTCGCCAAATTTTTTAAAATTTTTTAAAAATGGTGACCAAGTTGTTTCAGATGAATCTCAAGGAGATTCAAGGGAAACGCAAAAAGAAATAGAAAAAGTTTTAGGAATGAATGAAGATATTTACAATCAAATTGTATGTTTATCTTGTAAAGTTCCTATCTTTACTGACCAAACAACTGCTAATCAAAAGAATATTATCGAGCATATTTTAGGAATTAATATTATTTCTGAAAAGATTGAGTGTTTAAAGGCTCTTATTAAAGAAACAAAAAATTCACTTAATAATGAACAGTTTAAATATAATACTATTAAAACTCAAAATGATAGTTTGTTAATGTCAATTAATAAGCAAATTTCAGATATGAATGTTGCAAAAGAAAAATGGGAATTAGGAATTTCACAACAAATTAAAATTGCTGAAGAACAAATTTTTCAAATGAAAAAGATTGATATTGATAAAGAACTTAAAAACTTTCAGTTGCTTGAAAATTATTTAAAGCAAGAGGGGGTGAACCAACAAAATCAGCAACTGAAAGATTCTTTAAATAAGCAAATTTCTGAAAAAGAAATTTTTATAAAAAATTATCAAATTAGAATTAATGATTTGCTAAAATATGATTTTGTAACTGAAAAACAAAATATTTTGCATAATGAAATTGAAAATGCAGAACAGATAAAATATAGTATTGAAGAAAATCAATATAAAACAAGAAAGACATTTAAAGAGCAAAATCTTGATTATAATTTTCATAGAATTGCTAAAGAAATTGAAAAAAAAGAAACGGAGTTAGCAAATATTAAAGAAGATATTTGTCCAACTTGCGGGCATCCAATGTCTGTTGAAGCTGTTAATAAATTAAGAGAAGAAAAGAAAGATGAACTGGATAAATTAAGAAATGAATATCATAAAATTGATATGGAGATTTTAGAAACAAATCATTTTTTAAATTCGTTTGTTCCAAGAACTTTTGAATTTAAACCAGTATCTTTTAATAATATGAATAGCTTATTAGAAAAAGAAAACGAATTAAATCAATTAAAAATTAAATTGGAAGAAACTGCAAAAGAATATACTGAATTAAAAGAGCAAGAGAAAAAAATTGTTATTGTTGATTTAGGAATTAAGCCTGTTACTCATTATTCTAATATTCAAGAAGCGTTACAGCATCAGGCAAAATTAGAATCATTGAATGTTACAATTAATAGTTTAAAAAATCAATTATTAACAAATCCATTTGAACAACAAGAAAAATCAATTGAAGAATTAAAAAATAATTTACAAGTATTAGATGATACTAATTTAAAAAATATTCAAGATGATTTAATGCATCAAGAAGTATTGCTTAAATTATTAAACAGTCCATCATCATTTATTAGAACCACAATTTTAGAAAAGTCTTTGGAATTTTTAAATTCTAAAATTATGCAATATCTTGAACAACTCGGTTCTTTACACGTTATTTCTTTTAATAGTGATATGTCAATTACAATTGAATATATGGGTATTAAATATGGTTATGTATCAACTGGAGAAATGGGCAGAATAACATTAGCTTTAACATTGGCTTTTAGAGATGTTTGGGAAACTTTAAATAATTGCAAAATTAATTTATTTGCAATGGATGAAGTGATTGACCGTATAGGTTTAGATACATCTGGAGTTGAGATGACTGTTAATGCTTTACAGCGTAAAAATGATAAAAATATTATGTTAGTAACGCATAATGATACTTTAATTAATCAAGCTCCTAAATTGTTAACATTAATTAAAGAAAATGGATTTACAGAAATTATTGGAAATGAGTAATATTGAATTAATAAATGATAATTGTTTATCTATTTTAGATGACTTTATTTTAAAAAATCGTAGGGTTGATTGTATTATTACATCTCCACCTTACAATATGAATTTAAGAATTATGAAAGGAAAATATATTTCTCGGTGTAATAATAAAAACCATAAAATAGAATTTTCGACAAAGTATGAAAATTATAATGATGACCTTTCAATGGAAGATTATTTTAATTTTCAAAAAGAATTTATTGAAAAGGCATTAAAAGTTTCTGATTTGATATTTTATAATATACAAATGATAACAGGTAATAAAATAGCATTATTTCAATTAATGGGTTATTTTGCTGATAAAATTAAAGAGATTATTATTTGGGATAAAGGTTATAGTCAGCCTGCAATGCAAGTTGGTATGTTAAATAGTCAATTTGAATTTATCATTGTATTTGATAATAATAAACCATATAATAGAGCATTTGATTGTGCAAAATTTACCAGAGGGACTGAATCAAATGTTTGGGAAATTAAACGTGAAAGAAATAAATTTATTAAAGCGGGCTTTCCAAAATCATTAATTGAAAAAATTTTAATAAATTTTACAAATGAAAATGATACAATTCTTGACCCTTTTATGGGAAGTGGAACTTGTGGTATTGTTTGCAAAGAAATGGATAGAAATTTTATTGGTATTGAATTAGATGAAAATTATTTTAATATCGCTAAGGAGAGAATTGAAAATATAAATAATGACAAATAGGATTTTGATATGAAAGTTTCAACATTATACTTAGCAGATATTTCTGAATATGATAATTTTATTGAAAAGCTATTCAATGAAATTAATAAAAAGTTTGTTGGAAAAAAAATAAATTCCATTTTGATTAGTCGTTTTATTTCTTATTTAAGAAAAGAATTTTCGGCATATGCTTCAATTAAGTTAAATAAAAAAATTAATGTATTAGTATATATTCCAAGAATATCAACAAATGTTATTGAATCAAATATATGTAATGATATTAATAAGATTAAAATTCGTATTAATTATGATAAATTAAATGAAATTTTAGAAGGTAAATGTGAGAATTTAGAAGATTATATTAATGAATTAGTAAGTCAATTTAATGATTATGTTTTAGAAAAACCAACTTATAATTTTTCAAATTATTTAAGTTTACAAATTGATAATTTAGTTGATATATGTTATAATGAATTAATTTGTACATATCAGCCAATGATATTGTTTAATAAAATTATGAAAAATAAAGGATGGCTAACATTATCCAGAAAATCATCTATATTTAATGATTATTATAAATTATTTCAACAAAATAAGATTGAAAATAAAAACATTTTTCATAAATTTTTATATAAATTAATTTTAAAAATTAAGGAAACATTAAATGAAATCACCAATTAAATATTATGGGGGAAAATCATATATGACAAATATTATTATTAATCATTTTCCAAAAGAGTATGATATTTATGTAGAAGGTTTTGGTGGTGGAGCATCTGTTTTATTTCAAAAAGATAAAACAGCTCTTGAAGTTTATAATGATTTAGGAGAAAATGTTTATTCTTTATTTAAAGTTCTTTCAGATAAAGAAATGTTTCTTAAATTAAAAGAAAGAATGGACTTGGCAGTATATTCTGCACAATTACGAGAAGAATATAAAAAAGATTTAAAAACAAATTTAAGTTTAGAAGATAGAGCTTATAAATTTTTATATGTAAATAGGTCATCTTTTAACGGTGTCGGTGGTTTTTCTACAACAATGATAGTTAGAAGAAATATGAGTAAATCGACATCTGATTTTCTGGCAATGATTGATAAATTGCCAGAAATACATAATCGTTTATCTTCAGTTATCATTGAACATAGAGATATTTTTGATTTATTAGACAAATATAATAAAGAAAATGTGTTTATGTATTTAGACCCACCATATGTTAAAGAAACAAGATTATCAAATCAGTTGTATGAATGTGAGATGACCGATGAACAACATTTACAACTATGTGAAAAATTATTAACATTTAAAGGTAAAATATTATTATCAGGATATGATAATGAAATATATAAAATTTTAGATTCTAAATTTAAAAAAGTATCTTTTGAAAGTCCAAATTCAGGCTCAACAGCCATTGAAACATTATGGATGAATTATGATTGTTGAATTTAAATTTATTTTGGGTTTATTATTGATATGTTCATTTATGATGTTTTGTATATATAAATCAATTAATGATGACAATTGGAGACATTAAAAATGGTAAAAATTATTAATGACAAATATTATACACCAAAAGAATTAGCACAAAAATTAATTGAAGTAACTTTTAAAATTCTACTTGAGAATGGTATATCAAATATTTCTGATATTATTGAACCATCGGCTGGTAATGGTTCATTTAGTGATTTATTAACTTGTACTGCATATGATATTGAACCAGAAGCTGATTATATCATTAAAAAGAATTTTTTATTAGAGCCAATTGAATATAAACAAAATAGATTATGTATTGGAAATCCACCATTTGGAAATAGTAATAGTTTATCTATAAAATTTTATCAAAAATGCTGTGAAATTGGAGATTATATCGCTTTTATTCAACCTATTTCACAATTAAATAATAATCTTCAAATGTTTCAGTTTGATTTAATATATTCAAAAGATTTAGGAATAGTTAAATTTTCAGATAGAGATTTACATTGTTGTTTTAATATTTATAAACGTCCTGTAAATGGAAAATTAAATTCAAAACCTGATTTTAGATTAAAAGATATTACAATTAAAGAATATCGCCGTAATGGTTCATATAAAAAACCAGAAGGATATGATTATGCAATTTGTAATTGGGGTAATGGTTCATTAGGAAAAGTTCCAGAATATGTTGGACAATATGCCCAAGAAGCATATTTTTATTGTCATAAGCCTGAATATATGGAACAAATGAAACAATTGTTAGAATTTAATACTATTAGAAAGTATGTTCAATCAATATCTGCAAAAAGAATTTCTGTTATGAGGTTATACAAATATTTAAAAGATAATATAAAAGGTGTAGAATAAAAGTAAAATAAATCCTTGACATTTATTTGTTTAACGATTATATTAAAATAATAAAAAGAGGTTAAAAATGGATAAAGAAAAATTACTTGATTTTATTCAAAAATATAATATTGTTCCACAGAAGTATTATATTTTTGAAGAAGGAAAATTAAAAGTTAAATATACACTTATGAATGGTTCTTATGAATGTGAAAGAATTATGGAACAAGTTCAAAAAGAATTTGATGTTGATTTTTATACATTTGCATATGAAGCTTTTTGTTTGTTGAATATTAAATATTCACAAGAAAATGAATTTTTTATTGATTAAAATTAGGAGAAAATAAATGAAAGAAAATAAAAATGCATTCAATGATGACGTTACAACTATTGTTTGGCACGTTCCATTGTTGTTTGATGATATGCTAGGGGATGTACAGTATAATGATGAATCAAAATGTCATTGTGGATGTTCTTGTTGCGTTGATAGTGATGAAGATGATGTTAATATAGATGACTTGATTGGTGATTTAACTTCTTTTGATGAATTGCTTAATTCACTTTTAAATGATGAACATAATAATCCATCTGAAAAAAATGAAGAATATAAGCCATCTAAAAAAGAGAAAAAAATGTTGGTTGATTCTCCTGTTAATGTTACCAAAAATAATAAATGTTATGAAAATAAAATTATTACGGCTTCTGAATTAAGGAAGAAACAAAAATCAAATTCTAATATTAATGAAGCTGTTGATAAAATTATTAAAGGTATTGATACACAATTAATATATACTGCTGTATGTACTAAAGAAAATAAAACTGTTGTGTTGATTGGTTCAAATAATTTTCCAGCAATAATTGGATTAACAAATAAAGAACTTGATGAAGTTATTGTTAAAGTTGTTAACCAGTTAAATAAAGTTGGATATGAAACTGAAATTGAAAAAGATAAGAAAATAATTACAATTAAGTGGTAAAAAGTTCTTGACAATAAAAATAAATGCTCTATATTTTGTGTATAGAGCATTTTTTATTACTGAAAGGAATTTATTAATGGCTGAAATTGAAATTGCTCAATTGATTACAAAGAAAAAAGGGAGAGAGTTAATAAAAACAATACCTCTTGAGAAATTGGATGTACTGGCAACAAGGTCTTTAAATTCATTGTCTTCAAGTAAAAATGATAAACGGCATTTAGTATCTATTATGAACAATAGTATGATTGTAAATGTTATGACACAAATTTCATTACTTTCACTTTTTAATGATACTTGCCCAGAATGTGGTAGAACATTTACACATTATGCATTAATTGATTCATTATCAAAAATTAACGATAAACCAATTTATATTTTACTTCCGTGCGTTTCTGATAATGATAATTTTAAGTTTTTTAATAAAGACCATATTATTCCTCGTTCGTGTAATGGCTCTAATACAATGAATAATTTGCAATTTATGTGTTTTGATTGTAATAGAAAAAAAAGCTCTATTGTAACATCAAATGAATTAAAATATGGTTGTTATCGGCAAGGAATTTTTAAAACAATTATGGATAATAATATTAAGAAAATTAAAATTAAACAAAAAAATGCAAAAAATTCACAAATAATTAACATAACAGAAATTGAACAAGTTAAAGGTGGATTGTTTTATTTAATGAGTCCAAATTTTAATACTTATTTTGATTCAAATGGAATTAGTATTGATAAAAAATTTATGATAAGAGGAATATCAAATAATGAATACTAAAATAAAATTTAAGAAATCAGGTATAATTATAAGTGTTCCAACATTTATAGATAAAGATAATGTTTTAAGATTTGAGAAATCATTTAATCCTAAGCCGTGGAATGAAAGAGAATGGAATGATTTATATCTTCAATGGTTAAGAGGAGAAATTTCCGATGAAGAATATATCATTGCAAGTATTGTTGACGGTGTATCTGTTAATTTTATTGATGAAACATTTGGTTGGGAAGGGAATTTAGATATTATTGAAATATTGGGAGATAAAGATGAGTGATGAATTAGCAGTATTTTCGGCATTAAAACATCCATTAAAAATTGGAACGAAGTTGGATATTAATAAAAATATGCAACAAACAATAGAAATTGTGGATTGTAAATGGAATGAACAAGAAAATATGTATGTTTATAAATGTTTAGTATTATCAGGAAAAAATAATAATACATATAAAACTTTATATTCTACTTCACCACATTATATTAGAAATTATAAAAATTTAACAACTGAAATTGAGGAAAAAACGATGATTCAATATACTGTAAAAAGTGATGATATGCCTGCAATAACTAATGATTGCCCTGTATATAATGAAATTGAAAAAACACCAGAAGATTTTCTGGTAGACATTTATAATAGTTATTTGGAAAGTAATCATTTTAATAAAATGTATGCTAAATTAGAAGATTTGCAACATATTTTATATATTGATAAAAATAAAAATTGTATTTTATCTTATGAAGCAAAATTATTTAAATATGATATGACTGTTACATATGGAGAATTTGGAAAAAGTTTATGTTATATTCCACGTCAAGATAATTTAATTTTGAAAGATAAATTTATTTGTTATGCATATAAAGATTTTCTAAAAATTATTCAAGAACATTTTTATGAATATAATATGTATGATGAATATAAATTTATATTGGAAAATGATAAACATAAAAATCTTAAAATTGGCGATGAAGTTTATGTAATTCCTTTAGATTGGAAATATGGCGTTTATCGTTTGGAAGAATTAACAGATAATTTGGAATTACAAGTAAAAAAATTAATTTATAAAAATGATTTAGAAAAACATTTAAAAAAATATCTTATTTCTGAAATTAGTATATATAATAATATATTATGTTTTGGAGTGCAGAATAATACAGAAAATTTCAAAGTACCTTCAAATCTTATATATAGTGTTAATGAATTTACTGATAATAAAGATATTATTCTTGAAAAAATAATTAATGATGTAATTAAAAATAATCTTAAAAACTCAAAATAATAATTAATATTTATGGAGAAAAATTTATGGCAAATTTTGAATGTAAAATTGTTAAAATTGAAAAGAAAGCAAATCATCCTAACGCTGACCGTTTGACAATTTATAATATTGGTGGATATAATTGTATTTCTAATAAATTGCCAGATGGTTCTGACCGTTATGATATTGGAGATTTGGTTGTCTATATTCCAGAAAATGCTTTGCTTCCTGAATGGTTGCTTAAGAAAATGGATTTTTGGAATGAAGAAAAAGGTAAGGGTATTCTTGCTGGTAAAGAAGGAAATAGAGTAAAACCATTGAAACTTCGTGGAATTTTTTCTGAAGGTGTTCTTTATCCTTGCTTGACAATGAGAGAATATGAAGAAGGATTTAGTGTTGATGAGGTTGTTAAATCTTATGGATATGATGAAAATACTAAATTCGTATTTCAGGAAAAATCAGCAGAAGGATATGTTGGTTTTACGCCTGCTGTTGAAGGAATAGATGTTGCAGATTTTCTTGGAATTACAAAATATGAACCAATAATTCCTGCAAAAATGAGTGGTGAAATTTTTAATGGTGGAACTGAAATTGTTGTTCCTTATGATGTTGAACCTATTCAGAAGTATATGGATGCTTTTGTTGAAGGAGAAATGTTTGAAGCAACAGAAAAAATTCACGGAACTCAAACTCGTTTTATCTTTACTAAAGGTAATGTAAATGAAGAAACTTTTGGTGAAAATAAAGATATTTATATTGCTTCAAAGGGTCAGGGAGATAAAGGTTTATTCTTTAAAAATAATCTTTCTAACTCAAATTCTTATTATGTTAGAGCATTTAAGCTTAATAATATTGAAGAAAAAGTTATTAATTCTGAATTGTATAAAAGTTCTGATATGTTGACTTTGTTTGGTGAAACATATGGTATGCAGGATTTGAAATATGGTTTGGAAAATGGACACATTGGGTATCGTTTGTTTGATGTATATGTTGGCAAACCTCGTCAAGGTCGTTTTCTGAATTATGAAGAATGTAAATCATTTGCTGAAGAACTTGGAATTGAACGTGTTCCTTCATTGTATATTGGTGAATATTCTTTTGATAAAGTTATGGAATTGACAAGTGGTAAAACAACTCTTGGTAAAAATAAAGACCAAATTAGAGAAGGTGTTGTTATTCGTCCTTTGAATGAAAGATATGTTGAAGAACTTGGTCGTGTATTTTTGAAATCAGTTTCAGAAGCATATAAACTTCGTAAAGGTGAAACAACTGAATATAATTAAAGGTTAATTAATGAGAAGCGATATTTTTGAACATCGTATGGTTTTAGGTACGGTTAGTATTCCCTACCTAAAACCAGATTTAGAAGATATTAAAGACTATATTTTTGATATTCAACCAAATTCTGATGTAAAAATAAAAAATAATGTATGGGGAAACCCAACAATTAATTTTTGTGGCATATGTTTTATATTGGTAAAATATCAATATAAATTTAATAGTTATGAAAGTGATAATCCTTATATGGAATACGAATATAAAGGAATGGGAATTGCATCTGATTTAACTTTATTTGCATCAGATAAAAAATTAAAATATATTGTTTCGAATTATGAAAATTTAAAATATCATCCAATATCATATACAAATACTGTTCAGACATTAAATGGATATAATGTATGGACGACAGAGCCAACTATTTGGGTAGATAAAACAGAAATTAAAGAAACTAAAAAAGAAGTTAAGTTTGAGAAATTATCAAATTCTGAAAAATTGTTAATTGATTTGGTTAAATCAATTATTGATAAAAATTTTTCAGATATATTTTATGCAATAAATGAATATCGTATATCTCAATATAATAAAGGAAAATTAAAAAATACAAAATTTCCGTTTCATAAAATACATTTAGATGGGATTGATAATTTTTTAGAAAATATTAAGGAAAATTATCAAAAATTTTCAAATTTTAAAAAATATTGTGATTTTGTTTTCTTTTATCTTGACAAATGATAAAATAATGTTATAAAAATATTGTATATAATTTAATACTATGGAGAAAAATAATGAATAAAATTAAAAGTTTGTTTAATCATATTTTGAATATCCTTGGAACTATTGTTTCATTGCTAACATTTGGAATTATTAAACTTAATAAAACACTTCGGGCAGAATATCAAATTGAATTGTTGCAGAAGAAACAAGCAGATTTTGAAATGAAAAGAAAAGAAAATATGGATTCATTGGTAGAGTATGTTGCCAATAGAGCCAGTTATAAAAATAAGTTGAAAAAATTGTCAACGGAACGAGAACAGATTTTAGATAATCTTGAAAAAGCTAAAGATAAAAATGATAAAATTTTATTTGCTAAATATGCTATTCAATTGAATACAAATAAAGCAATTATGAATGATACAAATAGTTGTTTGAAAAATTGTGAAGATACTATTACAAGGTTTGAAAATCAGAATTTGCAGTATGATTTACTTATTGAAAAACAAAAAAGTGATATTGCTATCATTAAATCTAATAAAGATAGTGTTGAAATGAGAAAAGCAAGTAATAAATTAAATAGAGAATTGTATATGCCAGATGGAACTGATAATACATTCAATATTGATGAAATTAAAGAAAAATATCAGGATGAGCTTATTAAAGAAGAAGCAAAATCTGAATTGATTGAAAAATTTGTACCATTGGTTGATGTTAATGAATTTTCTTCGTTGGAAGATATGGAAAAGTTTATTGAAGAAAATAAATAATTAACTTTCTTTTAAGGGGGAACAACCCCCCTTAAAATTTCAAAGGATAAGATTTATGAATAAAGAACATAAAAAAATTGTTAACATTTTGATAAAAGATTTAAAAAATTGTGATTATGATGAGCAATATTTATATAATATGTTAATGAAATATAAAATGTCCTGTGTTGAAAAAATGGTTGATGTTGAAGAAAATATCAGATATTATTTTAATAATTATGAAATTCGTTATTTAAAATCAATTTATCAATCAAAAAATAATACTGTTAAATTTAATGAATGGGTTGCAAAAATTTTTGGATTTGAATATAAAAAAAGAATAAATTGGCAGGGAAAAATAATATCATATTTAATATCGTTATTAATAATGTTGTGTGCTTTAATACCGACAATAATAATGATAATTTGTAATTTACCACCAGTATTATTGTTTATATTTTTACTTTTACAAGTATTTTTGCTATATGTAACAAATGAAATAATTACGGGAGATATATTTTATAATGAAAGAGTTTAATATAAATGAGTTATTTGATAACGCAAAACAAGATAATAAATTTAATAAAGAAAAAAGTTTAAAAGAAACATTAATTTATTGTGTTACATCAATGCGAGAACATTCAAATTATATGGATGGAATTAATAAAGCTTTAAAATGTTGTGATTTAATAGGTATTGATGATAAATTATATTCAGTTATTGGGGCATTAATGGAAAAATTGGTTACACCAGAAGGTTATGATTTAATAACTTGGTGGTTATATGAAGATGTTGACCATAAATTATATTCAGTAAAGACAGATGAGGTGCTTGCTGATTTGAATAAAATAGAAGATTTGGTTGAATATATCATAGAAAATTATATTAATAAATAAAAAATCCCTTGACAAATAAAATCCTTATGTTAAATTATGAACATAAGGATTTTTAATTTATGGAGATGCTTATGAAAAGATTAAAAGTTAAAATTAAAGAAATTGATTTAAACGATGTTAATATTGGAGATACTGTTTTTGATGGTGTCAAACATATGAAAGTAAGATTGATTGATAAAATCAATGACAATATGTTTTCATTAAGTGTTTCTCCAGTAACTTATGCTGGAGAAAAGTATTGGGTAAAAAGAACTTATAATGTTGAAGGTAAGATTCTTAATGAAGGATATGAAAATAACATTATTGAAATTAGGAAGGATAAAAGAAATGTTAGAAAAAATTAAAAGTTTTGTTGCTAATTTTGGATTGAAATGTGGAGATGCATTTCACAGAATGATGACTTATCCAGATGAAGCAAAGAAATGGGCGATGATTGGTGTTGATATTTACATTGTTATTGTTGTTTTGATGTTCTTTGCTGAAATTTTAAAAGTTGCTGTATTGGGTGGATTGATTTATTTCTTGATTTGGTTTATTAAAAAACATTCTTTGTAAACATTTAAGTGGATGAAAAAATGGTAAAATGTGTAAGATTTTATTCAAGAAGATATGCAGATAATTGTCGTATTGAAATTGCTAAATCTGAAACTGGTAATTGGTTTACTCGACAATGGGAATGGACAAAATATGGATATTCTTGTTCTACTTGGAGTAATTTAGGAAATCTTGTTAAGGTAAATCGTGTAAAACTAAAATGGGAAAATCTCAATGGCAACGAATTAAAAGAACACATATTAGAATTTTATTTTAAAAATGAAGAAAGCCGTTTTAACCCTACCAAAGTTTTAAGTTTTCATTTACAAGATAAAAGCCAAGGCAAATTAAATTATCGTTTACCATATTAAAAAGGAAAATTAAAATGTTAATAGTTGATAATTTTGATAAAGTTAAAAATGTTGTTCAATGGAAGCCTGAACAAACTTATTATAAATTTGTTGCTTTAATAAGAGCAAAGGATTATAAAGATGGTGAATTTCCTGTTTTGCTTGATAAAGAAAAACAAGAATGTTTTGTTCGTCAATGGCTTGTTGATAATGAAGAATATTTTGAACGTGTAAAGGAAGATATGAAAACTGTTGTTGAAATGTTTAAGTGTCGTTTATATATGACACTTGATAGAAAATCAACAATGAAAACATTAATAGCCGCTCGTGATGTTATAAATCGTCAATTAGATTCCTATTTAGGAGTTAAAGAACCACAAGTTTCGGTTAAAATATTTAATAAACTTGTTCCATCTGTAACTCAATTAGCTGAATCTTCTGACCGAGATGGTCGTAGATGGATGTTTGATGTTGATACAAAAGATGTTAATGTATTAAATGTTGTCAAGAAATTATGTGGTGAATTTTATCTTGAAACTTTTGAAACTAAAAATGGTTATCACGTTGTTGCAGATAAAAAATTTGATGCAAATGCCAGACTTCAATGTGTTAAACATAGAGGTAAATTAAGAGATTTTGATATGTCATTATATAGTAATGAAGAAAGTGAATTGCTTGAAAATTCAGAAGTTGAAGTAAAAGCTAATTCATTAATTCTTGTTGCAATGGGAAAATAAAATGAAATTTTATCATCCTTTTATTAAACAATTTCATATTAAATTTGATTTAACGATATGGGAAAATGAAAAACTGGTATGGTTAAATAATTTTATAATTCCAGAAAAATATTGTAGAAATAGAATTGGTACAGTAATTATGGAAGAATTTTGTAAATGGCTTGATGAAAATAAAATGAATAGCAAACTTTTAATTTCAAACTGTTATGGAACACCAGAAGATATTTTAATTAAATTTTATTCACGATTTAATTATAATATTGAAGAAAAGAAAACAAAAAATATTTATATGATAAGGAATTTTACAAATGATTAGAAAAAATCCTGTTAAATTTAGATTTTATGATTCTAAAGAGAAACAATTATTGTATCCTGAAAATACTCCAACTGCCAATGATATTTATTATATGGTTGATGGAGAACAAAGAACAATTGGTTATTTGTTTTCACATTCTGAAAGATTTGAACCAAATCAACTTGTATATGAAGATGGTGCTTTAGCTGTTTTTGAAAATGATTTTATTGTTTATATTGATGAAAATGGTAATGATACTGATTTTGAATCTATTGTAAGAGAATTTGGTGAAGTTGAATTATTGGAAGGATATGCCGATTTTGATTTGACTTCAATCAAATATATTAATGAGTTAGGTTTGGATTTTTATATTGGTGGTAATGTATACGAGGATGAAAAATATAAAGAATTTGAAAATATTGAGGTGAATAATGAATAATAAAGAATGGAAAGAATATCTTGATAATAAAAATAAAGTATGTAAATATTATGGCGAATTTGCTGAATATATACAACAAAATTTTGACCCATATTTTGGAACTGGTATTGCCGATGGAGAGGAATATAATTTACCACAATTTTCTGTTAAATTAAGTGCATCCAGAAGGGGTGACTGTATTGGATATTTAAATATTCACGCTAAAAATGAAGAACAAGTTCGTAATATTATTAGACAGCAAAAATATGATTATGATGATATTGATTGGTGTGAGGAAGATTGTTGGGATTATGAGGATATTAAAATAGAATCTATTTCATTATTGACGGATTTGGAGTAAAAAATATGTATGAAGTTAAAATTGCTAAAATAAATATGTTTGCTGAAGAATCTATCAATGAAATGTTTTCACAATTAGGAGAAATTCCACAATTAAATGTTACAATTGATTTTCATAATGAGCAAATATATAAGATATTTGTATTAAAAACTATTTCAACTTATATTGAACAAGTAATGCCAAATGTTTTAAATAGTTATGTTGCTTATTTAATTTATGAAAAATTGTTAGAAAAACATCCAGAATTAAAAGACGAAATAGTTAAAATTATGGAAAGTTTAGACAGTAATAAAGTACAAACGGAATTTAAGAAAAATATTTTACCACTGCCAAAGGATTAAAAATAGGCTTTCGATACGATTTATTAATGTTACAGTTTTTATTTTTGCATTAATAGATATAATAAAGTATAAATAAAAATAGCAGTATCCTGAAATACCGCTATTATACTTATGGTCTTATTAGCCTAAAAGTATCTTCTTACTTGTTTTAAATTCCTGCTTTTATCAAATAAGACAAAATCATATGATATGCTCATATCTTCATTGAGCCAAAAAATATTAAAAAGATGCGATAATAATATTGCATCTTTTTTTCTTTTACCTCATAATAAATTTACTTATTATGAAAAAGGAAAAAGAGAATGGATAAGGATGTAGTAAAAGAAAAATATAATTGGGATAATAAGTTTAGTACACGATTTAAACTTGGAAATGAACAGACTTTACAAGTCATTCCTGATAATATTTTTATGGTGGAGTTGCCTGATTTGACAGTTGAGAATTATGCTGATATGATGAATGAAAACTGGTCTGCATCAGATAAAATATTAATATTGACTTTAAGAAGTACGAAAGATGGTTCAGTAGAAAGAGAGTTATATGATGTATTAATGAGAACATCATTTGATTTTGAATTATCTTTATCAAACCCAAATCAATGTCATTCAATTTATAAGGGATGTAGCGTTGAAAAAGTTAAATTTTCACCATTGTTAAATCGTCCAAACAAAGCAAATCCATTTAATTTAATTGTTTATATTAATGTGGAAGAAATTAAATATTGTGCGGCATCAGATACATTAATTTTTGGTAAAGTATCTAACAATGCATTAATTTCAGATAATGAAGGGAATGCTAATGGTTAGTAAATACAAAATATTAATTAATGATGATAAAAATACTATTATTATTCAATTAGAAGATAAAGAATTTTCACAAGTTATAGCAAAAGTTGGAAATATTGCTTTTAATGCTAATAAAGAATTAGAATTTGATATGGAATTACCTAAAGGTATGGAAAGTTATTATGATAGTGATTCTTTTTGTGAAAAAATTCAAGAAGTTGTTGGTGATATTGTAATGAAATCAGTTAATTATGAATGGTCAACTGCTGAAAAAGCAGTCTTAATGGATTTAGAATCTAAAGTTCGCCAAGCATTTAAACCTTATAACTTTGAACCAGAAGAAAATTCTTCATTTATTGAAATGTTTGGTAAAAAAGGATTTGTTATTTCAGAAGATGATAATGACCGTTTGACAGCAATAAAAATCAAAGATAATAAAACTTATTATTTTGATATGCCTGAACAGTTAGCATATTTGAAAAAAGAATTAACAGGCAAAGGTATTATTTTACTTGGAGATAAGTAATATATATTTTTGTTAATTTTTACAACAACTAAATTTAAGAATCTCCTTGGATTTTTCAAGGAGATTTTTAAGTAAATGAATAAAAATAATATAATAAATACTTTTATATTAAAGATAAGGAACAATAATGAATTTATTTTTGTTACAGCAATATCAATTTATTAATGATATATATAAAAATGAAAATTATTTAGATGTTTTAATGAATATTGATGATTTTTTTGATATTTTAAATGTATATGCTTTTCCTAATTGGTTTGATGCCGAAGTTATTGAAGTAAAATTTTTAAGACATTTTACTAATATTATATTAAAAACTCCTCGTGATAAAAAACCTGATATTAAAGGAAGTGTGTTATTATCAAAATATGATTGTTTAGTTAAATATAAAGAATCATATGAATATCTTCCTAAAGAATATAAGACAGAAAAAGATATTAAATATAATACTCGTACAGGAAAATATGAACCAATTATGGAGAAAAAAGATATATGGTTAATTGATATTTTGATTCCAAATAAACACATTATTAATGATAATGTTTATGATTTAGATGCCATTCAAAAGAAATTGGATGATGAAAATGATAATGATGAAAATATTGAATCAGTTGTATCAAATGGTGATGAAATTTAAGGATAGTAAATGAAATTATGTGAAGATTTAAGAGAAAAAGATTTAGCCAATTTAATTTCTTCTTATGTAAGTGTTGATGAATATACTTCAAAAATTGATGAAGATAATATTACTGTTGCTTTTTTTGTTAATGAATTAGATGCTGCTGAAGAATTAGAAGATTTTATTGAGAAATTTTATTATATTGAAATTAGAGATATTGAAATTTCAGATTCTTTAACCGATGATAACAAATATATTATTTTTGTTGAATTAGAAAGAAATGATAGTTTCCCTAAAATATTTTTAGATATGATTGATACAATAAATTATGTAGCTGATAATAAAGATTGGAATTTTTCTACTTATCAAATGAATAAACCTGTTGAATTATCATTAACTAATATTAGAAAATATGTTCGTTTAAGTAAATTAAGAGATACAGCGAATGTAGATGAAAAAGAAAATAGTCAAGAAGAAGTACAAGAAAGTTATCAACCATTTTTAGTTAATGATAATGGTTGGATAAGAAAATATACTCCAAAACGTTATATTACAGAAGATGAATTAGAAAAAATTATTGAAAGTTCTGAAACATTAAATAGTCGTGATGATGGTGAGGTATCTTTATTAGAAAATGCTTTTCCTGGTTATGAGATTATTACAACAGATAACAATGTATTTTTAATTAAACATAATAAAATTTTAATGATGGAATAAAAAAATGAAATTATATAGAGGATATAATAGTCAATATAATAATTATGGAATACCATCAGGAAGCAATCATATTTGGACTACCGATGATATAAATTATGCAAATGAATATTATGATTCTGTTGTTGAATTTGAAATTAATGAAAATGAATTAAATGTTGCTGATATTTATGATTTGTGGGAAGTGTTAGGGGATGAAGAAGGAGAATTTGACCCTATTGATTTAGATAATGAAGAAGCACAGGCATTAATTGATAATAATTATAATTGTTTAATTTTTGATACGCCATCTGATGAAACAATTTATGTATTATTAGATAAGAAATTAATTAAATCTGCAAGAAATATTGATAAACAAGATAATTATAATGATACTATTAATGAAGTATTACGAATAGCTGGTGTAACTCAAATAAATGAATCTTGGACAGATGATTCTGATTTATATGATATATATGAAGATTATCAACCATATAATATTTTAGAAAAGTTTGAATATAATAAAAATGAAAATATATGGTTTCCATTAATTAAGCCAACTGAATATAAACAAGCTCTTACAGAATTTATGAAAATGGGAGAAATTGTTAGATTTCCTGAAAATAAAATTAAAAAATGGATTGAAATTATTTTTAAAAATACAATGATTTTAGATTCAATGACAGCTTTAGCTGGACATACACAATGGTTTCCATATGAAGAATGTCGTAATGCTTACCCAGAATTAGAAAACGTTAGTGAAGATGATTTTTCTATATTTTCAGAATTTTTAGATAAAAAAGGTTTTTATGATTGGTGTAAATTGCCAGATGGTTCTGATGCTTGGAGTGATTATGGTATATCTCCATTATTAGAAATATTAGATGAATATCAGCTAAATATGTCAGCTTCACAAATGTTAGTTTTAGTTAATAGATGTTTAGATGTTTGGCATCACCGTGGAGATTTAGCTTCTGCATTTATTGAGGGCGGTAGTCAATCATTGACACAAATATCAAATGAGTGTTTAAATGTAAAAGGTAATATAATTAATGAATCATATTTGAAAACAGATAATGGGATAATTTATTATACAAAATCAGAAAATATTTTTATTAATACTATAAATGCAAGATTTAAGAATATACCTGTTAGAGTAATTTATGATTTAAAAAATAGATTATATGTATTTGGTGATGCTAATAAATTTGTTCATACACAAATGATGAATTATATTCTTGTTAATACAAAATTATATTCTACAAAAGGGTGGAATCAAAGTTATTTTAATGAAGATGGTAATTATTGGCGAGATGGATATATAGAGGATAATTTATTTAATGCACAATGTGCTTTATTTCAAATAATTTGGGATGATGATATTGAAAAATATACAAAATATGATGGATATGATACAGGATATTTTACAATAATAGATAATAAAATGTATGTTGTTTGTAGACAGAATGAATTAAAATATTGTGAAAAAGTACCTTTATTATGGAATAATCATTGGTTTTCACAAAAATATGATAATATGAAAGATTTTCAATTAAATGAATCTATATTTGGAGAAACACTTGGTTATTAAGGATTAATTATGAAATTATTTTTAAAACTTTTACCATACTTAATAATTATTGCTTTAGGTTTTGGAATTTATGGCGGATTTAAATATATGTCAGATGAAGTATCTAAGGCTAAGGAACAGGTTCAAACTCTTTTAATTCAAAAATCTGAATTAGAAAATAAAGTTGATACTTTAAATACAATTAAAGATATTTCTATTGAACAACAAGTTCAACTTCAACATAATGAAAAAGAATCTATTAAATATATTAATGATTTCAATAATAAAGTTAATGAATTGACATTTAATGAGGATAAAGACATTATACTTATGAAAATTAATAACTATGAAGTATGTATGGCAAAAAATTCATTAAATCCTGAAATTAAATGTGAATTAAATTTAAAATAATTGATTTTTCCTATTGACAAGTAATTTTTATATGTTATATTAACCTTATCAAAAACAACAATGAAAGGTTAATAAAATGAAAACTTCTGATGAATTGAATGAACTGATGGCTTATGCTACTGGAACTGAAAATTATTATCGTTTCGGTTTGATTAATCCAATTCTTATTACCGATGGAGTTGAAACATTTGCAAAAAATGCTGAAACTGTTTGGTTTTTGAATGACTTTTGCATTTTTATGAATAAATGGATTAATAAAAATGCTGATGAGTATTTGTTTTCTGTTGAATTAATTTCTAAAAATGACAAAGGAAAAATGGTCATTAAAGATGGTGAAGGCAATAGATTGTATTCAAAAAATTATGATTATACTGACTGCCCAGAAGGAAATTGGAAATTCTTTTATGATAAAGAATCAAGAGTGTTGATGTGGCACGGTGAATATTAAAAAATATAAAAATCCCTGTAATAAATATCATTATAGGGATTTTTAGGATATAAATATGGAAATATCAAAATTTATGAAGACTGTTTTAGAAATGGCTGGCGTTGAAGAACCGTTAGAAGAAATGGCTTATCCAATAAATTTTAATTTAGAAGAATTTTCTCGTATTCCAACATTTAGTGGAAGAAAAAAATATTGTGATGAGCGTTTGCAAAAAATAGGTACAGGTTCTTCCAGAATTGTTTACAGAGTTGATGATGAAAAGGCGTTAAAAATAGCTAAAAATAAAAAAGGTATTGCTCAAAATGAACACGAAGCTGATTGGGGTAGAAATAATTATGATATTTTTGCAAAAATTTATGAAGCTGATGAGAATAATTATACTTGGATTGAAATGGAATTGGCATCAAAAATTAAACCATCTGATTTTAAAAGATTAGTTGGTGTTTCTTGGGCAGAAGTATGTTTAACAATAGAATATATTTATGATATATATAAACCTAATAAAAATCCATATTATGTTAAAAGATATAATAGTGATTTAATGGAAAAATTTATGAATGAAGAAGTTTATTCAGAAAAAAATGAATTCCTTTTTAATTTATATGGATATATGACAGATTATCAACCAATGATGATTAATGATTGGACAAGAATCGCAAACTGGGGGATAGTTGAACGTAATGGGCAGGAATTACCTGTTATTATTGATGATGGTTTGGATGAATTAATTTATAAAACTTATTATGGATGGTAGAAAATGAAAATAATTGCATATCACGGAAGTCAAACAAGTAAATTGAAAATGTATAATGATTCTGCTTTGTATTTTACAACAAGTTATGAACAAGCTAAATCATATGCTAAACGTGAATGGGATGAAGGATTAATTGAGGGAGAAATTCCCGTTGTATATAAAGCTGAATTAACTTTTAATAATCCTTACAAAATTGAAAATTATGATGATTTTCAAATGGAATTTACAGATAGTAATATGAATGAATATTTTAGAGAAGAATTAATTGAAAAAGGATATGATTCTGCTATTTATAATGATAGAAAATCAACTTTGATATGTATTTTTTATCCTTCACAATATAAAATTTTAGATATAGAAAAACTTCCACCTTCATTAGACTATTATTACAATGGAGAACTTAATGATGAAGATTTTGATATAAATGATTATTATTATGAAAACGACTATGAAGATGAATTAAATGAAGTATTAAAATTATCTAATATTAAACTTATTAATGAGCAAAAAGATTTTACAACATTTCAATTACCTAAAAATATACCAAGTAATTTTTTTAAAATAACTAATTCATTGAAAGATATAAAAAATTGGAAAGCGAGAATTTTAGAAAATAATAGTGGCGGTGAAAAATTAAAAGTTGGTGATTATGATGAAGTTGGATATGTAATGATTTCATTAAAAGATAATACTATTATTCCAATTGCTCGTTCCGATGAACATCATCGTGGATATGATATTATGTATGAAATATATGAATCAAAATATAAAATTCATCCGAGTAATTTTTATAGCGTTTGGTGCTTACCAAATTCTGCAAATTATCCATATAGTAAAGAAGAAGCTGATAAATTAAAAGATGCTTTAATTAAATGTGATGAATATGGAATGGATATGGATACATCTAAAGTTTATTTAAAATATATTGATAGTCTTTATAAAAATAAATCATATGATGAATCTTTAATTTCTGCTAGAGATTTTATTTCTGGAAAATATGGGTTGGCATCATTTGGAGAAACTGTTTCTCTTATTGGTGAGAAGCTAGTAGATGCATTTAAAAATTTATCAAATACATTTGAAAATAAAAATGTTCGTGGAGATATTCCAATAACACAATTAAAAATGGCTGTTAAAAAATTATATACAGTTGGTAGTCGTATTCAACTTCCAGATAAATTTAAGTTAATCAATCCATTAGATTTAGAAAAAATGATTCAAAAAATGTTTCCTAAAATGAATGAATTTTATGAATTTTTAAAAAATAAAAAATTCGAAATATATAATAATTAAAGGTTTAATATGAAAAAAATATTAATTATTTTATTAGCTATTTTATTATGTGCCTGTACAACAGTTAAAACTGAATATGTTTATCAAACTGTTTATCCAGAATTACCACAGCTTGAATCTCCATTAATTTTAGCAAATATTCCTTGTACATTTATAATGCCTGAAAACCCTGATGAAAAAATTTTTATTGGTTTTGATAAAGAAAATTATAAATGTTATTTAAAAAATCAGGAAATAAATCGTGAACAGAAACTTCTTTTTGAAAAATTTGTATCAGAAATTAATAAAGAAAGAAAAAATTGGAATTTTAAAAACAAAAAGATTGACAATAAAAAATAAATGATTTAAGATGACCTCAAAATAGAGGTATAAGTATGTCATTTTTTAATTTAAAAAAAATAAAATCCCTGACAAAATTAAATAAAATTTATAGATTACTAAGTAAAACATATCATCCAGATAATAAAGTAACAGGTAATGCAGAGCAATTTATAGAATTGAAAGAAGAATATGATAATGCTAAAAAAATAGTATCATCATTGCCAACTTCAATTGTTATCAATATAACTACAACTCAAGCTTTTAAGGGAAAAGAGGTAATTTATAATTCTAAAAATGGCGAAACTGCCATAATTAAAATACCACCAAAATTTTATAAACAAGATAATGTATTAATTAAAGATAATAATGGTAACAAGTATATTGTTTCTGTAAATATTAAACCAGACGAAGATGAAAATATTACTTATTCTCGGAATGGCGATATAATTATTACAAAATATATTGATGTTACTCCTCTTGATTTGTTAACAGAAAATATCAAAACATTTAAATTATTTGGTGAAGAAAAGAAAATTCAAATAACTAAAAATTTAATTAATAATATTCAACAACCTTTTATGTTGTTAAATATTGGTTATCCATTGAAAAAAGATAGAAAAAAACGTGGAAATGTTAAGATTAAATTTAGAATTAAATCTATTACATTAGATGATAATGATAAAAAAGATATTGTTAGAATGAAGGAAAAATATAAATGTCAATTGAATTAAATGAACAAAGTATGTTAACTGAAATAGGGTTACAAGCTACCGAATTTCTTAAAAAATCTAAGGCTAAAACATTATTACCTGTGCATTTTTTAGCGGCTTTGTTACAATTTGATTATATTAAAAATCTTCTAAATAATAAAAAACCAGAAGAATATAAAAAATTGGTTGAAGAAGTTAATGATTTCATTTTTAATTCAGATAAAATTGAAAAGTTAACTGATGAAGATGACCCAAATGAAATGGAAATTAGTCCTTTAATAAGTGCTTACATTTCATATGTGAGTGTATGCAGTAAAGGAAGTGCTGATATTATAAAAGTTATTCCTGAACTACATTGGATTGATTTATTAGGAGCATTTTTATTTTTAAAGACTGATATTTCAACAATTATTTTAACAAAATATGGAATTAATTTAGAGTTTATTGATGAAGTTTTTGAAGAACTGACCGCTGATATTATTATTGAAGAAAGAATCGAACCAATTATCAATAATCAAACCAATGAAAATAATGCGGAAGAAGAATATTTGAAATCTTTTACAATAAATTTAACTGAAAAAGTTAAATCTACTGATTGGATTCCTATTGTTGGAAGAACAGACGATTTAGATTTAATAAAACAAATTTTATTAAGAAAAGACAAACCTAATGTTTTATTGGTTGGATATTCAGGTGTAGGTAAAACAAAATTAGTTGAAGGTTTGGCTTATGATTATTTAACATATGATAAGAATACAACATTTTTACAATTAGATACATTATCTTTAATGTCAAATATTGGTATTAAAGGTGAGTTAGAAAATCGTATTAAAAATTTGTATAGAATTATGATGAAAAAAGAAAATATTATATTATTCATTGATGAAATTCATACAGTATGTAATTCATCTCCTAATTCTGGGCAAATTGATATATCTAATTTATTAAAACCATTACTAACTGATGGAAAATTAAAACTTATAGGGGCAACAACATTTGAAGAATATAGAAAATATATGGAAGATGATGAAGCTTTTACCAGAAGATTTTATAAATTAGTTATTAATGAGCCAACATTTGAAGAAACACAAAAAATTCTTGCTCAAATTTCATCAAAATATGAATATTTTTATAAAATAAAATATTTAAAAAGAGCAAGAGATTCAATTTTGGATTTAACAAAAAAATATATGTTTGAAAAACATTTTCCTGAAAAAGCTATTGATGTACTGGATATGGCAGGAGCATATTGTAAGCATATTAATGAATGTGTATGTGATGTTCCACAAATTCAACAAACAATTGCTAGAATGTTAAATCTTCCATTATCAACTGTTTCCCAGACTGAAGAAAATATGTATCAGCATATTGAAGAAAACCTTAAAAAAGAAATCATTGGTCAAGATGAAGCTGTTAAACAAGTAAGTGATGCTGTAATCATTTCTCGGTCTGGCTTACGAGAATCAAATAAAACAGCATCTTCGCTGATGTTTAAGGGTTCTTCTGGTGTGGGTAAAACAGAATTATGTAAAGTATTAGCTAAATCAATGAATATACCATTGATACGTTTTGATATGTCAGAATATATGGAAGAACATTCTGTACCAAAATTAATTGGTGCCCCTCCAGGATATAAAGATGCAGGCAATGGTAAAGCAGGAAATGGATTATTAATTAATGCAATTGATGAAAATCCATATTGCATATTATTACTTGATGAGATAGAAAAAGCTCATCCGAAAATTCATAATTTACTTTTACAAGTAATGGATAATGGTAAATTAACATCGTCAATGGGTAAAAGTGTATCTTTTGAAAATGTATTTTTAATTATGACTTCAAATGTTGGGTCATATAATAGTCATAAAATTCGTATTGGATTTGGTAATACTGATGAAAGTCCATCTGATAAGGATTTTGAAGATAGCTTTTTGCCTGAATTTAGAAATCGTATTGATTCAGTAATTACATTTAATGATTTACCATTAAATGTGTTAAAAGAAATTTGTAAAAAATTTCTTAATGAATTAAAAGAAATGTTAAAGCAAAAAAAGATTGATTTTGTTTTTAATGATGATATTATAGAGTATATCATTTCAAAGGTTAAATCATCTAAAGATGGTGCAAGACCGATGAAGCACGTTATTACTAATGAAATCAAAAATGAAATAGCAAAAAATATTGTATTTGGAAAATACAATAAAAATGATAAAATAAAATTATCAATTAAAAACAATATTATTAATTTTGAGGTTGTGAAAAAATGTTTGAAAGAAGATTAAGTTATGAGGAAACTTTAAAACTCATTGAAAGGGGTATTTTACAAGTAAATAATGTTCATATTTGTTTAGATAATTTATCTAAACATTCAACAGATGAATGGATAATTGAATCCATTAACATTGATAAAGATAAACAAGAGATTATATTTGGTGTTCAGCCGTTGTTCTTTCCAATTACCAGTAGTCAAGAACCAATTCCAGTTCCATATAAAATGATTAAAGAAGTTAGCAATATGCCTATTGAATGCTTGTTAGAAGCATATGATATGGCAGAAGCAAAAAGAGTTATTGAAGTTTATTTAGAAACTGATATTGAAACTGATGTTATTGGAAAAGAAGATGTTGAATTTGAAGGATATGAGTTGTATGATGGATTACAATTTATATTACATAATGATAAAACTGCCAAATATAATGATAAGATATTAACTGTTAAAGGGGTTGGAGAAGCAATAAGATTTGTTGCAAATAGAGGACGACCTCGTAAAAAAAGAAATTAAACGAATAAAATGGTTAAAGAAAATCCTTATAAATATAATTATAGTTATAAGGATTTTTAATGGTTTATTATAGATATGAAAATATTAGATACTGTCAAATAGATAAAAATGTTAGTTGTGACCAAATAGCTTCAATTAAAAAGCAAGCTATTAACTCAACTCGTAAAAAACCGAGTACCAAAACAACACCAACTCCATTAATACCAGTACAGCCAACAAAACCTCGTTATACTGGAGCAAATCATAGTCATTATGAAAGTTCAGTTACAGATAAACGAGTATATTTAAATGTATCTCCATTAGCAAAAAATAATGAAGAATATATTGATAGAATTAGATATGTTTTAGGAAGTGAAACTAGAACTTATAATGGTTCAAATATTTATGGCTTTTTATATAAATGTCTAAAGCCAACTGTTGGTATTGTATTTCCATATACGCCAAGAATATCAATTAATCACCAAGTTAATTATGAACGAACAGAAATTATTCATTCAAATTTAGCGGTGAGCCATTATAAAAATACTCCACCACCAACTTATAGCATTGATGCTGTTTTTACTGCTGATTCAAAAGAAATGGCAAGACATATGTTATCTGCTATTTGGTTTCTTCGTGCAGTAACAAAATGTGATTTTGGCGAAACAGCAAATAATCGTGGAGATAATAGTGTTGCTGGTATGCCACCACCAATTTTATATTTAAATGGTTGGAATAATTTATTAGATAATATACCAGTTGTTGTTAAATCTTTTAGTTATACATTACCTGATGACCAAGATTATGTTGGATTAGGATTAAATTTAAATTTATCAACATTTGAGAGTATTAATCAATTATATACTGATTCAGTAACGGGAGAATTTTATGATACTAGATATGGTGATAAAATTAATATGAATAATACATCTGAAACAAGATATATTAATGGTATTCCTGTTAATACTTCAAAAATTATAACTCAACCAACTGCAACAGGTGTTAATAAAAATGATAGATTCTATTTAAAGAATTGGTTACCAGTTGAATTACAAATGCATATTGAATTAGAAGTTCAACCAAATTTACAAAAATACAAAAAACGTTTTGATTTAGATTATTATAAAATGGGCGTTATGTATTTAGATAATTATAAAGGCGGAACAACTATTTTAGTTCCCGATTCTGTTTTAAATTGTGTACAAAAAGTTGCATATAATGATGATGGAACAAGAAATGATGAATTAACACAGAATTTAAAAAATATGTCAATAAGTTCAATTCAAAAAGACGTTGAAAGTAATTCAAATGTATATGCAGATGATTCCGTTTCAGCAGGATTTGCAATGACACCCCGAAAATATAGTTTTGATAGAGCTGGTTGGACTTGGTAAGGATAAAAAATGGTAGAATTTAGTGATTATAGTTTATATACAAATACACCTGTTAATCAATTTTATCGTGGTTATTACCAACCTATTGATATTCCACAAGATTCAAGTGATATGTTTATGTTAATTCCAAGTGATTATCAATATAAACCAGGTGGTTTAGCATATTTATTATATGGTTCAGCCAGATTAAGTTGGATATTCTCATATTTTAATAGAGAAAAGATTTCAGACCCAATATTTGATTTTAAAGAAGGTTTAATTATTCGTTGTCCAACAAAAGAAAGATTAATGACCTATTTTTAAAGGATAAAAATTTATGGCTTTTTATGATGAGCAAGTTGATAAAGAATTAAAAAAATGGAATTACCAACCTAATTTGTTACAATTTTATGATAATGTAACTTATAATATTCGTTGGTATATGGTACCTCACGATATTCAAGATTATATTATTGAACAAAATAAAACAGGTTCTAATTCGGTTTATGTTCCTGATAGTTCTAAAATTATTATAATGGAAACAGGAGTAAGTTCAAACTATTCTTTAGATAGTTTTACAATGAAAAATGCATTTGGTGTTGTTGGCTCTGATAATTCAATTAATATTAATATGAATATGACAGTTAAAGAAATTAACGGTTGTTCATTATTTAATAAAATTACAGCAATTTCTAAATTATTAGGATATGAAAATCCTATGCAAATTCCATTTTTTATTGATATTTGGTTTACTGGTTATGAACCACCAAAAAATAATCCTATTAATCCTATTGGTGGATTAATTACTTATAGTACAATTGTAACAAGTTGTGAATCAGATGTCGTGGATTCAGGAACAACTTGGCAAATAAAAATGGTTGGAACATCAATGGGTATTGTTTCAAAAGATATAAGTTTGTTAAATAATATTGCACCAATAAAAGCAGTAACTGTTGAAGATTTTAAAAAGAATTTAGAAGAACAAATTAATTTACAATATTTTAATTTACATCCAGAATTAAAAAAATTTTTTCCTTCTGGCGATTTTGTAACTATTAATTTATATTCATCAGAAGAATTTTTAGAAGATACTACTCAATATCAAGATAATCAATCAACAATTAATAATGAAAAGGATTTAACTTCAACATACGGATATGAGTGGACATATAAAAATACAAAAAATGGGCAGTTATCAAATAATGGAACTTTATATTCAATGACTGAAAATGGAAAATATATTCCTATTGGTTCAGCATTACCAAAATCTACATCTCAAAAAAGTAAACAATATACTCCTTTTAATAATTTTAAAGATTGTATTTTTGATAAAGTTGGAGAAAATATTGATACTGCGAATAAAGGACAAATAGTTTATAAAGTTAATAATAATGATTTATTAGAAAATGTTTTTCAAGAAGTATGTCATCGTTCACCGCAATTAAGAGATAGAATTGCAAAAGTTATTTTTAATGCAACACCATTAATTAATCGTGAAGGTCGTGAAGTTTATAAATTAACGATGAATGTATTTTTTAAAAAAAATTATTTTTTAAAATGGTTTATTGAAACAAGTAAGCAATTTGCATATGAAAATAATCCAAATGATACATCATCTATGGCAATTGATGCATATAATAAAACAATTCAACAAATGCAACTTGATTCATTAAATGATATGAAAATAACTAATGGATTAAAAAAGAGATATAAGTATTTGTTTAATGGAGAAGATACAAGTGTATTAGAATTAAATACAAAAATTGATAAATTATGGTATTTAAATTCATCACAAAATTATTTAGCTGATACTGTTGCTAATACACCAAACATAACTACTTCTCTTGAAAATGCCAAACGAGTTCAAGATTTAATTGATATTAAAAAGAATGAAAATGAAAAATTATCTAATCAAGAAGCATTTAAAAAAGTTCTTGATGAATATTCATCTTATCAAAATTTAAGAAATGTTAGATATTTGGCTTCAGATAAAAGATTATATATGGATGATATATATCATTGCTTGAGTAATAAAGAAAAGATGAAGTTATTAGGTACAAGAAATATTACTGTAATGAATGACCCATTTGGTACAGCTACAACAGCTTCAAAAACAGGTTCAATTGATTATAACTGTGCAAAAGCAGGTTTTGCAAATTTATATAATACAGGAAATTTAATTCAACTTAAAATTAAAATTTTAGGAGACCCATATTGGTTAGATTTATTTTCTGAAAAAAATATTAATGGTGATATTAAAACAATGATGAATTTGTCAAATGCTAAATATTTTGTATTTGATATGAAAACAGCCGTTGAACAAAATTCTAATGGAAATGGTTTATATGATTTAGAAAATGCTGTTGATATTTCTGGAATATATCAAGTTTTATATGTAACAAGTTATTTTGAAAATGGTAAATTTACTCAAACTATTGAAGGTGCAATACACGCATCATTTATGCATAGTAATTTTATGAAGGTTTAATAATGGCAAGATTAGATACTCATTTAACACAATCTGAAAAACAATCTCGTGATAGAACTTTTGATAAAAGTCGTATTTATATGGCAGAAGTTATGGATACACGTTCGATTTTACGAGGTGGAGAAATTAAAGTATGGATTTTAAGTTCTAATAATGATAAAACAAATCCAACAAATTGGATTACAGCATATTATGCTTCTCCTTCATATGGAACAACGCCTGTTAGACCAAATCAAACAAATATTGATGCTCCAGTTAGTTTTGGTTGGTGGAATCCAATGCCATATGTTGGTAACTATGTTTTTATTTTTTATGCTTGTATTTCTGGTGAAAACTCAAATCCTTATTGGTTTTCTTGTCCAGTTAATCCTAATATGAATTTTATGTTACCAGGTATTCCAGGTGCATACACTTCTGATAATCACGATGCATTATGTGAAGTAAATATGAAATCAACCAATCCTGATGTTAATTCAGATGTTTTAGCATATAGAAAAGAACAATATCAAGCACCTTATAAACCAATAATTGATGCGTTAAAAAGACAAGGATTAGATAAAGATAAATTAAGAGGTATCTCAACAGCAGGTTCAAAACGTGAATCTCCAAGTATGTGTTCTGGATATACATCTCCAACAGGACATTCATTTGTTATTGATGATGGCTGGCTGGAAACAGATAATAAAACAAATTGGCTTACTGAAACAACTGACCCAAATATTTTGGGATTAAAAGGAGATAATGGTAAAGACCCATCTCATATTGAAAATTCTTATAGATATGATTCTGGATTTCGTTTTAGAACAAGAAATGGAACTCAAATATTAATATTAGACAATGGTAATATCTATATGATTAATCGAGATGGAACTGCTTGGGTAGAATTATCAGATGATGGTTATCTTGATTGTTATTCTAAACAAGGAATTTCGGCTAATACAGATGGTGATATAAATTTTCATTCTGGCGGAAGAATAAAAATGGAAGCTAAACAAGGTTTTACTTTTAAAACAGATGGTGATATATCAGTAGAATCTGCTGGTAATATAAATGTATCTGCCCCACGCATTGATACTGATAGTATTATTACTGCTCCTGAAATAGATACAAATATTGGTAATATTGAATCATTTATATCTGCATCTGCACAAATTAATGGTACATTTTCTGGTACATTACAAGGTATTGCTGAATATGCAACTAATGCTGGTATAACTCCTGCACCACAACCTATACCTTTAACACCTTCACCAGAAGTTCCTTACCCTGTTATTGAGCAACCACAAGAACAAGTTGGAAAAATTGGTGAAACAATTAGTACAATTGTTTCAAGAATACCTACTGCTGAACCTTATGGTGGACACGATAGAAATAATACAATACCTGAATTAGATACTTCGTTTAAAGTACCGACAACAGAATATTATACAACTACACCAACTATTATTTCAAATCAAATTGAAACAACACCATTACCAACTGCATCAACAGAAAATTCGCCAATTCCATCATTGCAATTATCTGAACATTTTACATTGCAAGATTTATGTTACTCATCAACTGCATCTAAATTAGGTATAAATAATACACCACCAAGTGATATTATTGAAAAATTAAGATATTTAGCAATTAATGGTTTAGAGCCTATTTATAAACAATTTGGTAAATTAACAATTAATAGTGGATATAGAGGAACAGCTTTAAATGTTGCTGTTGGTGGAGCAAGTACAAGTCAGCATTGTAAAGGTGAAGCGGCAGATATTGAGGTTTTAGGTGTAAATAATTATGATTTAGCTGTTTGGATTAGAGATAATTTAGAATTTGACCAGTTAATTCTTGAATTTGCAACTAACTTATCTTCTGACCCAAATAGTGGCTGGGTTCATTTAAGTTTGAAATCAGCAAATAATAGACATCAATTATTAACAATTGATAGTTCTGGAACAAAATCAGGATTATTAAAATAAGGATTTAAAAATGGCAAATGGAGATGATTCATTAATTTTTGAAGAAGGAAATGAAAAAGATACTGATACATTTAGTGATATTCAACTAATTGATAAGTCGGTATATGATAATTTTGATGATTCTGAAAAGCCAAATTGGGTAAGATATTCACCTTCATTGCAAAGTCAAGCCTATGCTCAATGGATTGCGGCTCAAAATCAAATGATAAAATTATTTGGAGAATTAGGGCCAGTATTTGATAAATTAATGCCATTTACAAAAGGTGGAATGACACTTCAACCAATCCCTTTAACTTCTTTAATTAATTCTATAAAAACGGTAACATCAGTTGCAGAAACAATGGGAGACGTTGTTAATACAATTGCAAGTACAGCAATTGTAAATATTGTTGCTGAACCATTAAAAAATTTATTTGGCTTAATTGGAGCATTGGGTGGACTAATTTATGCATTATATATGAATCCTTATCAATTTATTGAACCTTATACATCCGCTATTAAAGCAGTTGATTTAACAAATTTAAAAGAACAATTTAATGCTGAAACAACTCCTAATTTAGATTTATATACAACTAAAGTTGAAGAAATTCCAATTCCAGACCCAGATATTAAAGGAGAAATTGAAACTGCTAAAAATCAAATAAAAAATTTAAAGCCAACTGCTGAAGATATGCTTGCAACTGCTGATGCATTAAATGAAACAGCAAAAGCGTTAGAAGGAATTCCTGAAACTTTGCAAGCTGTATCTACAATGGGTTGTTCTTGGGCATTTAATGCCGCATTAGATGAATTTAATATTAAATTTGACCAAACAAAATTGCCAAATGTTGACCCTAATAATCAAGCTAAACAATGGGCGGAAAACGTTAATAATTTAGTTAACAAATTACCAGTTAAATATATTAAAGTTTCAGATTTAGAAAAATTAAAACAACTTGACAAATCTTAAAATATATTATAATATAAGCATAAATGTTTATAGAGTAATGCAATGGTAAAAGAATATAAAAATAATATTTTTGATGTAATTAAACAAATTGATAAAAAGAATTATCAATATTTTGATTCTTTAAATGAAGAACAAAAAAAAGAAATTCAACCATACACATTAGCAAGATGGATGTCAACAGTTGCTGATGAGTATGACCATAAGAAATATAATATGGATATTAATAATAATGTGAATATGTATTTCTGGAATTTATCAAAATATAAAGATTTACAGTTTAAATTATTATGTACTTGTGGTCAAACAGGTTTTAATAAACATCAATGGATTCCTATTTCTAAATCATCAACAGATAAAACTTTAAATTCAATTAAAGATTATTTTTTTGGATTAACTGAAAAAGAAATTCAAATGAAATATGGAAGAATGACAAAAGAAGAAATTAAAAATATTCAAAATTTTTTAGGTTCAACTATAAAATAAATACTTATATATAATACAAAGGACTTATTATGGAAATATTCACCGATGGTAGTCACTCTTTAAAACCAAGGATGAGTGGAGTCGGTGCAGTCATTTTGAATAATGGTCACGAGCATCAAATAGGTGCATATACTGATAAATGTGTGGATAATAATGTGGCAGAAGTTGTAGCAATAGCTTTTGCCATTAAATATATTAAAGACCATAAAATTATTGATAATTCAAAAGATAAAAATTTAATAATTTATTCTGATTCCGCCAATGCTTTAAGAAAAATTCGTCAATTATCACCAGGTAAAGATGAATTTGAACAAACTGCGTTAGATTTTATTCAAGATTTTTTACAAACAACATCAAAAAAAGTTACATTTTTTCAAATTAAAGGTCACGTTCACGATGGAACAAAATTATCTCATTATAATAATATAGCTGATAGTTTAGCATCTGATTATCGTTATCTTGGTTTAGTTAAATTACAAAACAGATTATATAATCAATCTTTAAAACATAAGAAATCTAAATATAGATAAAAACTATTGACATTTATTTTTATTTTGTTATATTGTTGTTAACATATATCATAAGGAAAAATAAATGATAAAAACAATTTTATATATTTTAATGAGAAATGATTTGCCATCAATGAATGTTGGAAAAGCAATTGCACAAGCATCACACGCTTCTGCACAATTTATTAATAATTATCGTAAAACATTTGAAGGAGAACCTTATACCAGTTATTGGCTTAATGAAGGTAAAGGATTTGGAACAACTGTTGTATTAGAAGGTTCTAAAGATTCAATTAAAAAAATTGTTTCTAATGTTAAAAATAAATCTTATTGTCATTATAATGGAGAAGTTATTGATACAACATACCCATTTAAAGCACAAAAAGAATTGCTTGATATTGGAAATTTTGACAAATATAATATTCAAATTGTTGATGATACTATTGATAAGTTTGGAATGATAACTTGTACACGAGTTGAACATACTTGTTCATATCTATTTGTTGCAGTAACAGATGAAGAACAAGAAGAATTTAAAAAATTGTGTGAAGAATATAATATATATCTTCATAGATAAGAGGAGAAATAAAAATGTCCAATATAACAATTGAAGATTTTAAAATTTTTAATTATTTATATGAAAAATTTGATAAAAAAATTGATTTGCTTTGGGAAATATTTTATCATCCACATATTGATGAAGATGGTGAAGAAAAAGATGATGAATTTGAATATTGGTATCCAGTTTGTAATATTAATAAACATATTAATTCAGATGGAACTTTAACAAATACAATTGAAATTACAGGAAGTGCTGAAGATGGTTGGCACGATACTTATTATCACTCTATCTATTTGCCTTCGGAGTACATATTTAAAAATGAGCAAGAATTAAGAGATATTCGTCAAAAACAAATTGAAGAATATAATAAAAGAAAAGAAAAAGAAAAACAAAAATTAGAAAAAGAACAATTAACTAAAGAGTATGAAGAATATATCAAGTTAAAAAATAAATTTGAAAAGGAATAGTATGAAAAATATAGCTGATTTAAGAGAAATATATAATAATCATACTGATTTGAATCATAAAGCGGAACAAATTTATGAGATATTTAAAAATTGTTCTCATTTTTATGTAGGAATAAGTCAGCCTATTAAAACAGAAAAGCATACATTTGCATTTTTTGAGATTGCACCGATTGCACCTTTGTTACATATATGGGTTAATTATATAGATGATAAAGGTGAATTAAATCGTTCACCTTTATTAAGAGTGCCATTGGATTTTTTATTAAAAAGTAAAGAAGATTTATTAAAAATTAAGGAAGAAAATGAAAGACAAATATGAATATGAAGAAGTTGAAGAATTTCAAGATGAAATTTTAAAAAAGCAAAAAGGAGAGTTTGATTTAAAACAAGAAAGACTTAATGCAATTTATAAAAATAAGGAGCAATATAAAAGTTTAAAAATTGCTGAAAGATTAAGACAGGAAGTATTAAGAGAGAAATCAAGAAAATGACGAGATATGATGAAAATAAAAAAATAGTTTCAAAAATTTCTGAATTTATTGAACGATGTCCAGATATGAGGTTTATCCAACTTTTATGGGCATTAGGAATTGTAAATTCAGAAGATAGATTTTATGAAGAATCTGAAACAACGTACAAAATTGTGGAAAAATATTGTAATAAAGTAATTGGAATTGATGAAGATGCAAATATATAAATGTATGAAAAATCGTTATATTGATAAACACGGAAGTATCAGGGAATATGTTGGTTTTATTCATCAAAAGAAAATGTCAACAAATGAGAAAGAAGATTACTTTTTTAATGTTAATGATTTAATTGAAAAAACAAATGGTGGGCAATATATTCAATTACCTGAAAATCCAAAACAATATCAATATTATAAATTGGTATATGATTTGATTAAAGTTTCGGAAGATGGGTTAACAGTATATGAAGTACCAATTAATTTACGTTTAGAGGAATATAGTGAATAATAGATTTAAATATAGATTATGGGATGAACTTGAACAGAAATTTAATTATTATGATTTATTAAATTCTGAAAGTGTATTCAATTTTGGATATGATATTGAAGAAGATATGATTAATTATAATGAAAGAGTTTCTCTTAAAGATACTGATAAAAGCTTTGTTCGTTTAGAACAAGGTTGTTCACTTATTGATGAGGATAATAAAAATCTTTATGAAGGCGATATTGTAAGTGTAACAAGATATATCAATGAATGGTCGGATGAAAAAACAGAATATATTGGTATTATTAAATATTTTTCTGATTTTAATTCATTAGGAATTGAAACTATTGATAAACAATTTAATACAGCATTTGCCATTGATAAATTAATAACAAACATTAAATTACTGGGAGATATTCATCAAAATAAAGATATTTTAAAGGATTATAATTATGAGTAATGAATATAAAGATTGGTTATATGATACTCAATACGATGAAGCATTTGAATATGCTTATTTTAAGCATTTAAACCAACGAAGAAAATATACAGATGAAAATTATATTAATCATCCAATCAGAGTACAACAAATTTTTTATGAACATATGAATACTGCTGAAACTTATGGATATTTTGACCGTAGTGAAGAATTAGCATTATCTTGTGCCTGTATTTTACACGATGTGGTTGAAGATACAGATGCAACATTTGTTGAAATTGAAGAAAAATTTGGAATATATGTTAGAAATTTGGTATATTGGTTAACAAATGTTTCAACACCAGAAATGGGTAATAGAGCATATAGGAAAAAAATTGATTTACAACATACTTTACAAGCTCCAATTGAAGCAATCTGTATTAAGTTAGCAGATGTTATTGATAATTGTTCAAATATTGTAGAATCTGAACGATTTTATAATGATAACTTACGATTGGTAACAGAACTTCCTTCAAATTTTGCTGAAAAATATCTTAATGAAAAGAAAACATTTTTAAAAGCATTATGGAAACTTAAAAAAGATAAATTTGATAAAATACCATCTACTATTGATTCTAATAGTATGTTTTATTGGAATAGATGGCTAATAGTATTTGAAAAATTATATAATAATTGCTATAAAATTATTGAAGAACAATTAAAATTATTAAATAATTCGTAAACCGTTTTTCCAATAAAATTCTAAATCATCATCTGAATCATAGCGAATTTTAGCAAATTGTAAATGAGATATTGCATCTTGTGGAGATATATTAAACCATTCGCCACAAGATTTTTTATCTTTTAAATCTCTATGAATTAAATGTTCAATAATTCTTACTTTAGAATCTTGAACTTCTTCTTTATAAAATAATTGTAACTTATTCATATTTCCTGTTTGTAATTGTTTTAATCTTTTTTCAGGAGTTTTTGAAAAGCCAATTTTAACTTGATTTTCTGTGCCGATTACATATATATAACTCATAAAAATATTTATTTTTATATTTTTTGTAAAAAAAGTCTTGACAAATGATTTTATATATATTATAAATATGATTGTAAAGAGGTTATGGAAAAGAGTTCGCTTGATAGACGATTATTTGTATTTTTCAATTTTTAAAGCAAATAATACAAGAGGAGATTAAAATTGATGTTCATAACAGGGTGTTAATAAATCCCTAATGCCAGAGGACATAGCATCTGGATAATTTTTAAAGGAGATGATTACCTTTCGTCATCTCCTTTTTTATAAATATTAGTATGAAAATAAATGAAATTATAGAAAATTCTTTAGTAAAATTTTTATTAGAAGCTGAAAAGAAAAATAAAACTTCTAATGATACCTATAAACAAATTAATGCATTGAAAAAATATGGTTTTGATGCAAATAAAACTATATGGGATAATGGTTCAGCCGTAGCTGATAGATATAAACAAAAAGTTATTGAATTGGTAATTCAACACGCTCAAAATTTAAATAAAGAAATTTATCATTATATTTCATCTAAATATAATTTAAAAGCAATTTATTGGAAAACATCTGAAACATCAATTTCTCAATATACTTATTTTGTATTAAAGAATGGCACACGCTTAGGTGTTAGAGTATCTGACCATTCCAAAGTTAAAAATCCTGATGCAAAGACGATACTTTTACCAATTTTTTATAATACTTCTTTTAATGATATACTTAAACATAAAATTGACTATTTTATTAAAAAATATTCAGGAAATCAAAATTATAAAAAACTGCTTGACAAATAATTTATCTGTTTTAATATACGATTAGTATTAACTTTATGAAAGAAAAAATTATGTATATTAAAACAGTTTATGATTTGATTGAGTATTCTAAAAATCATCCAAATTATGAATATACTTATTATGATGGTGATTGGATTGTTTATGATGATAAAGATAATTTGATTGATGAAAAAGAAGTTAAACTGAACAGTATAATGATGCGACAACTTGCAGATATGAATGTTATATCTTTTAAAGGTTATGTTATTTCACATAGAGCCGTTAGAAGGTATTGCGTTGATGAAAATTTTGAAGAAAAAATTGCAATTATTAAAAAAATGTTAACCGATATTATTGTTACTGTTAAAGATGTTAAAATTAAATCATTAAAACACATTTCACAAATATTTGAAGATAGGTATAAAATTTTTGCTGATACTGAAATAGAAGAAGGTTCTTATTGGGGTGGTTGCTATGAAGTTAGAAAACTTCATTTTTGTAATGGTTTAAAATTTTGGGGCAGTAAAGTTGTATGGGAATATACTTATTATGTGGCTGGCAATTGCTTGGGGTCAAAGTTTTATAAAAATATGATTAATTTGTATTCTCAAGTATTTGGGGGTTGGGATGTATCCAGTAAAAATTATAAAAGATATATTGATGATAAACATAATTCATTTATTACTGATGATGAATGGTTTAAACTAAGAGATGAAGCATTTGAAAAATCATATATTGAATGTTTAGAATATGTAAAAGGACAGAAAAATGACACAAACGATTAATACATTTACTTGGAAAACAGCATCAGGAGAAATTTATACTCTTGACGAACTTAGTACAGAACATATTTTGAATATTATTAAATTTTTGGAAAAAAGAATGACTATTCATAAAGAAAAATATATTGAAAAGTATGGTTTTACAGAACGTTCGTTAATACGAATGACTATTTCAGCAATTAGAGTTTTTGAAGATGAATTATTTGATAGAGGAGTTGATTATTTAACTATACGAAATCACATTGAAGATACATCTTTTTTAAAAAATGTTAAAAATGCCTATTGACAAGTAATTTTTATATGTTATATTCATAATAGTTTTAATTTATTGGAGAAAATTAATGCTTAATAATCATAATGAATATAACGAAAAATTAACAGAGTTATTTTGGAATGGATTATTAGAAGATGGATTATATGAATGTAATCTAACCAATGGAACAACAGATGTATATATTTTACGAGATGGAAGTTTTTATAAAACTTCTATTTCTAGTGGTGAACCTATTGACTTATTTGAAATTATGTCAATTATAAGACAGTTTGATTAGGAGAAATAAAATGAAAAAGAAACTTGTTGTATGGAAAAATCAAGATTCTTTGTGGAAACATATTCGCAAGGCTCGTAAAAAACAGTTTTGGAAAAAAGTTCGTCAATTTCTTAAAACTACTAATTAATGGAGAAAAAATTATGAGTAATGAAAAGATTTTTGATTTATTAGTTTTAGAAGATGGTTGCAATTTTCAATTACCATATTCAATTTTAATTGAAGAAAAATCTAAAAATTTCATTAAAAAATTAGATGAATTAGAAGTTTTTGAAAAAATTATGGATGAATCCAATCCATATTTAGAAATTAGACGTATTAAATAATTAAAAAGGAAATAATATTATGGCATTACATACTGATTATATTCATATAGTTTCTAATTCTGATAAAACTAAAGATGTATATTTTTTTGATGATAAATTAAAAGGAAAACAAAAAAATAATTGGCAAATATATTTTAATAAAGATTTTTTGAAATCTAAAAATATTGCAACTTTTAAAGTTGAAAATGAAAAATTATTTGCAAAATTTCATACAATTGTTAAAATTGAAGAATGGCAAGAAATTGGTGATGCCATTACAAAAGAAAGTATTAAAGAACATCATTATATGAAAATTGAAAATGAAAAAACTAAAGAGGGAAAGGATTTATTAAGCCAAAAAATTGCAGATGAAAGAAATGCTTATGATGTTATAATGTATGCTTATTGGAAATTTAAAGAACAATATCCTGAATTTGTAAGAATTACTATGCAAGAATAATAAAAATTGTTTAAAATATGAGAGGAAAATAATGAAATATAATACTAATGAATGTCTTGAAAGAATGATTCGGGTTATTGGAGAAGACCACGTAAAAAAATATCAAGAAGCAAGTGCTTCGTGTGATGTTTATGGAAAAGACCCATTGAGAAAAATTTATTTAGATAATCCATTAAAAATGAATATTCTGAATTATATTTTGGCAGTAAATGAATGCATTGCTGAATTATTTACTTTAATTCCTATAAGTGATAAGGACAAGGAAAAACAATTTATTGAAGATGTAAAATATTTTCAACAAGTTTATAAAGAAGATATAAAGGGGGAATAATGAAAGTATATTTAGTAGGTGGAGCAGTAAGAGATTATTTTTTCAATAAAAAACCACACGATAAAGATTATGTTGTCGTTGGTTCAACTATTGAAGGTATGCTTGCACTTGGTTTTACACAAGTTGGTAAAGAATTTCCTGTATTTCTTCATCCAAAAACAAGTGAAGAATATGCACTTGCTAGGACTGAAAGAAAAACAGGAAATAAACATACAGATTTTTCTTTTGAATTTTCTCCTAATGTAACTCTTGAAGATGATTTAATTCGGCGTGATTTTACTATTAATGCAATGGCTATGGATATGGAATCAGGAGAAATCATTGACTATTTTAATGGTAAGCAAGATTTAGAAAATAAAATTTTGCGTGCAGTTAGACCTGAAACATTTATAGAAGACCCTCTAAGATTACTTCGTGGATGTCGTTTTGCCGCTCAATTAAATTTTAATATTGCTTCTGAAACTATGGAATTATTTAAAAAAATGGTTGCAGATGGTATGCTTGAACATTTAACATCTGAACGAGTTTGGAAAGAAACTGAAAAAGCATTATCTTCTGGCTATGATTCTGAAAAATATTTTGAAACTCTTAATCAATGTGGTGCATTGAAAGTATTGTTTCCAGAAATATATAGACTTGTTAATACACCTGAACAAGTAAAATATCATCCTTCTGGAAATACTTTTAAACATACAATGATTGCTTTATCAAGAGTTAAAAATAAAAATTCTTTAACAAAATTTGCCGTTGTTTGCCACGATTTAGGAAAAGGTACAACTCCTGCTGACATTTTACCTAAGCATAGCGGACACGATGAAAGAGGATTAACAGAAATTGATTCTTTGTGTGATAGACTAAAAGTTCCAAATAATTATAGAAATTGTGCAAAAATATTTTGTAAAAATCATATGCGTATGGCTCGTTTTAATGAAATGAATGTTAAAAAACAATATGATATGATTAAAGAATTATCAAATAATTTTAAAGAAGAAATGCTTTTGGAATTATATATTGATTGTTTTTATGCTGATTGGACGGGTGAAAATGAACAAACAGTTTGGAATAATTTAGATGAAGCAGATGCGATATACCTGAAAATGAGAAAAATATTTTCTTTAATGGAAAAAATTACTTTAAAAGATTTACCAGAAAAAACACAAGAAGATTTAAGTAAACAAAAAGGTGAAAAATTTGGTAAACTTTATCGTGATGCAATGATAAGTTATTTAAAATATAAATTGAAAAATTCTTAAAAATGTGCAATAAATAGTTCTTGTAAGGATGCCTTATGGGTCTTTACAAGAACTTAACTTGCTTTTTATAAGGAGATAAAAAATGACAAATAATTTAATGTCAATTTATGATAATTTTTTTAATAACAAAAATTCTTTTGTTGGTTTCAATGATTTTTTTAAAGATTTAAATATGTTTGATTTAATGCTTGATGAAAGAGGTATTAAAGATTCTTTCCCTGCATATAATGTTTATACAAAGGCGATTAATGTTGCCGCAGAAAATGAAGACCCAATTCTCATTGACCATACATTTATTGAAGTTGCCTGTGCTGGATATGGAAAAGATAATTTAAAACTTAATTATGATGAAGATTTCCATATTTTGACTATTGAAGGTAATAAAGTTGCAAATGATTCAAAAGAACAGAATTATAATTATAAAGGAATTGCAACTCGTTCATTTAAACGTATGTGGAAATTAAATGAAAAATTGAAATTTGTTAAAGCTAAATATGAAGATGGTATTTTAACAATTGAATTTGAACCAGAAATAAAAGCAAAAAGTGAAATTAAATCACTTCCAATTGAATAAAAAAGAGGAGCATTTGCTCCTCTTTCTAATCATTCGCACCCCATTTAATTGTATCAATATTTCCATAAATTTCTTTTAAAAACCAACCAAATTTTTCTTTTGTAATTTCTATTGCATCATCAATATCGTCATCTTCTGAAATATAGGGCCAAACTAAAACTTCATTGTTATCTCCTAATGTACCAACAATATCACCATCAACATCAGCATATTCCATAACTGCACCGTGCATAGCAACGCCAGCATCCCATACATATAATGTTTTTGATTGAGAATTATATACAAATCTAAAAGCTCCATATTCTGTTTTACTAAAAGTATTTCTTATCCATTCTGCCGAAGGATTTTTCCAAACTTTTAATTGAATATAATTTTCACTATATTCATCATAAACTTCTTCATTAAAATATAATGATTCATTTAAATTAAATCTTTTAACATCCAGAACTTGAACATCTTTAGGATTAAATATAACAAAACATCTTCCATCTTGTTCACCAACATAAGTAATACCTTTAATACCATATTTTAGTAATACCATAGATGCTTTTTTAGAAGTTTCAAAAGCGTAAACCATTTTAGAATAAATTTCTTGACCTGTATCTGTATCTTCAAATTCTAAATTAAATATGTTATTAATTTTATACAATTTATCTTTGATAGATGGAAATTGTTGATTTAAAGTTCTGTCTTCATATAAGTACCCATTTTCAGGTATATCGCAAGTATAAACATAAGAAGGTTCTTGTTTAATATAATCTAATAATTTTAATTGAATTTTCTTTTGTTTAATTCTTTTTTTGATATTCTCAAGCATTTGTGAGTTATTGTTACCCATAGAATTCCAATGTTTTAAACTTAATTCGTAATCTTTTATTAAATAATTCAATTCTTCTCTATAATCTGGAATAGTATAAGATGTAACATTAGCAAAAAAATTATATAATGTTTCATTATCTTTTTGATTTATTTTTTTATTTCCAAGATAAACACCAGTATCATTCCATTTTATTAATTGACCTTTAAAATATGTTTTTTTGTTTACAGAAAATGTTTTAGCATATTTTTCGCCAATTTTTCTATCTAATGCATAATATAATCCCCAACCGTGTGCTTGATTTCCTTCGCCTGAACCAATAGCAATCAAAGAAGGTTTTTCATACTGTGTTGGAGAACCAGCATAAACTCTCATTTCATTAATTTGATGTTTGCCATTATATTTTTCAATAAGAAGTTTATATAATTTTGTATCTAAAAAGTCATCAGTTCTATAATAAACAACAAAATTTTTACAAATAATCATATCATCAAAATAATCATTTTTTCTATCAAAAGAAAAATAATCATTTTCATCAATTAAAATAGCAGGAAGATTTTCCCAATATTCATCTTTTTCACGTTGATTTTTAAAATTATAATAACCTGCTTGAATAGCATAATCAAATAATTGATTATGTATATTAAATAAAGAATTGCCAATAATATATAAATTTTTATTTGTATCAATTAAAACTCTCATAGAAGGAATTTTATTAGTTAATTTAATAACATCGTAAACATTATTTGTAATATAAATTGGTGTATGAATAGTTTCAATTGTTTGTAATGATTCTTTTATAGTATTATTTGAATCCCACATTTTATGTAATGTATCGTAAATAACTTGTATTTGATGCTCATCAAATTTCCATAATTTACCAATGTTTTCATCAGCCCATTCAAAAGGTGTATTTCCGTAATATTCTGACATAGCACACCAATCTGCACACATTTCATATAATGCTTCATCGGGCATTTTACCTCTTACATCTGGTGCTTTAAAATAACTATTTTTATCCCAATGTTGAGAATGATGGGCATTATTACGATAATGTAATTCTTGAGCTACTTTAAATGATTTCCATTCTTCATCAGTACAATTCATTTTACCCCAAATAAATCCTTTAATGTAAGGAATTAATAATTCTTTTGAAAATTTATCAGCATCGTGATTTGGATATTGTTTGTTTATTTTAGAAGCATATTTATTAACTAAATTTTTATGATTTTCATAATGTTGTTTAAATTCTTTTACATCTTCTTCAGATATTTTTTTATTTTCAACAGTTTCATTTAAACATTCATCGACATTTTCTGAATACGGAGACCATAATCCTTTATTATAAACAGATTTAATTTGTGAAGGATTCCAAACAATATATTCATCTATAATATTATTTGAACCACCCATTGGTGTACAATTATCAAGTACATTTTTAAAAATTACCCCATCAAATGATTCTTGCTGTATATATTCATCATTTTCTTCATCATAAGTTTCTAATTTATCAATAATATCATAATATAAATCTTCATCAAATAAATCATTGTTAAAATCAACATTACCTTGTAATGTTGCAATGATGGTATGACGAACAGAATGGTTAAGCATACCCCCCTCAAAATCATAAATATAAGGATTTTCAATTTGAAGAAATGATGGGTTAATAGTTGGATTTTCTAATTTCTTTTCTCTAATTTCTTCAGCATAAGCATACCAATCTTTTTCTTTGTCTATACCTTTATCATAAAATTCACTTTCTTTTGCTCTTACTTCAGCTTCACCTGAATAATCAAGAGCGGCATCTTTATCTGATGTGAAATAAAATGCACCTTCTTCATTATTACCTGTATTTAAACTACAATAATTTTTATCAAATCTTTTAATATTAACATTGCTTCCGTGATAACAAATTAATGGATTGCCATTTATATCAACAACTTTGGAATTACCAAACCATTTCCAGAAATTATCATTTAATAAATATTCTTGTTTTAAATCTTTTGAATTATTTGAATTAATCTTTTTATTTTCAAAATCAATGTCATCTCCAACATTTACTTTATTAAATGTTCCTTCTCCAAACCAGTTATCTATAATTTTTTGATGATACCATTGTCCATCATCTAATTTGATTTGATTTTTATATTTGTCTTCAACAACTGATTCATCTAATAAACCTAAATCGTCATCGGCATATAATTCTTCCCATTTTTCTTTTGGAATAGTATTTGTAGAATTATCTTTTGAATTATATCCTAATTTATTAAACCAATCACTAAATGTAAAACCCCAAATATCATAATCATTTTTTCTAAACATTACATTAGCAAAACCATCTCTGAATTTTTTATCAACTGGATAAATGTATCTTCTAAAAATATCATCGTGAGTTCCGTAATATGCATCCCAAACATAAATATCATCATTAAAACTAGGACCAACAATTGCTCTTAATTGTTTATTCTTGGAATTTTTTAATAAATCATTAAATTCTTTTTTAGTAGGATTTTTTAAAATAGTGAAAAAAACGTCATCACCTTGTTCATCTTTCCATTGAGATGCGTGATGAATACTTTCTTTTAAGAAACCATTTTTTATTAAATATTGTGGAACTAATGCATTATAAAAATTAAATTTACTTGTAAAATCTTTTATTGCATCAAGTTTATTACATTCATATATTTTTGTATATTTTTTATCATTTGTATAGATAATAATTTCAGAATGTTCAGAAATATTATTAGCTTTTTTAATATCTTCCTGTTTAAAATATTTTTCATCAAATACTGGTTTTTTTGTATCTAAATCAAACATATCAATATTTAAAATTAACGCTGATATTCTATCATATCTTCCATCTTCACTTTCAACAATACATATTTGGTCGCCATCAGCATCAGTTTTAATATCAGTAATTGTCCATTTAATATTATTTTCATCAATGTAAGACATTCCAACTTCAAATTCAATATAATCATCATCAAACATAACACCTGTATTTGCAAATTCAGATTTTCGTTGAACATATCCTTCATCTAAATTTCTTGGAGTCGCATTGCCTATTAATTTAATTTGTTTATTTTCAAATACAGCATAATTCTTTGTTCCATTTTCAGTAATTTGCATAGAATTATAAGCTGTTTTAATAATATCTGTATAATCTTCAACAATTTCCCAGTTATTATCTTTTAATGGTGATTTTATATATTCATTATAATTAGTAAAATATTGTTCATTACCATTTGCATCTTCATAAGAAAATTTACCAACTTTTTTTAGAAGCCAATTAAAATGTGAACGTTCATTAAAAATAAAACATTTACCAATATCTAATTGTGCTTTATAAATGTATTTCCCCCAATTTTTAGCAAATTCAATTTCTGATGTCCAAAAAATAGATTTTGTATTGAATTCTTTAATGTTTTTTTTATCTGAACCGTGGTAATATATAGAAGCACCAAAACCTTCAAATATTGGACGAGCAATAATTTTAACATAATCATTTTCATATACTAATGAAACATTAAGTTTTTCATTTAATAATTTAAATGATTCAGTTAAATTGCTTGGTTTTTTAAAAGAAATTTTTTGAAGATTATTCTTTAATTCTTCTTTTGAAATGCAATTAACAATATTATTATTTTCAATTAAAATATCATCATTTTTAATTTTTAATACATTATAAATTTGATGTCCAAAACGTATTTTATTACCGATGTTCAACATAATACTTGACTTTTCCTAAAAATTGTTATATACAATATTTATAGAAATAAATTTAGGAGATTATATGACATTAAAAGAAATTCTTGAGAAAACGAAAAATGATAATTCTGGTTATGTTCAAAGAAAATCAGCGGAAAAATATGATTATATTGTTATTGATGAACATAATTCTGTTTTAGATAATAATGGATTTTTAAAACCATTGACAGAAGAAGAAATTAAAGCAACAGATTGGGAAATTAAAAGCTGGGATAATTTAAATGTTTAAATGTGAATATTGCGGGAAGGTATTAAAAACTGAAACAGGATTTCAGAAACATATGTGCGAAAAAAAGAAACGCATATTTAATTTTAATTATGGTGCATTTAATTGCTATATTGATTATATGTGTTTTTCACGAACAAGAATTTCAAAAGACCCCGAAAAACAAAAATTAACTTTTATTAATTCACCACTTTATAAAACATTTGTAACAGTTAATGAGTATTTAAAAACTATTGATACTTTATTTCCACATCAATATATTCAATGGCTTGCAAATAATATGATAGAAAGTAAAAAATGGGCTGATGACCATACATATCATTGCTTTTTATATGATTATTTGCATAGTGAAGAACAAGAGAGAGCAATTCAAAGAAGTGAAGAATTTCTTAAAAAAATAAATGAAACTCTTGAAACAATTTCTCCCTATGATTTATATGTTGCGTTATATAATGGAAAAATTAGTTACAAGTATATTCAACATTTAAATTTTGATTATGTAAATAAAATTGATATTGTGTTATCATCTACTGAATTAAATCAACTTAAATTTTTCTTGGAGTGTTAATAATGAGTTTGGAATTATTAAATTTCATTTTTTCAACTGTTATGTATTGTGCGTGTTCATATTTAGTAATGGCATTACTTACAATTGATTGTTTAGATTCTAATTATTCAGATAATTTTTTATTTAAAAATGAAAAAAGAATAAATTTAGCATTGAAATTATCTCCGATTGCATTACCTTTATTTTTTATATATGGAAGTTTACTTGGATTGAAAGATTGGTTATGGAAAAAATAAAATACAATATTCCAGACTTAGACGTTGATATGAGCCAAAAAACACGTGATACAATTATTAAAAAATTGTATCACATTCCTGCATCTAAAATAAATGATAAAGGAATCAATCCTCACGGTGTTGGCGTTTATTTTTGTAACATTCCGTATGATAGATTAACAGGATTAGCATCTTTAGATTATAAACACGCCGAAGAAGATTTAGGATATATAAAAATAGATTTTTTACATAATTCCATTTATGATTCTTTTGATGATAGACAACAACTTTTTAATGTTATGGAACAAGAACCAAATTGGAATTTATTATATAAAAAAGATGTTGTTGAACAATTACCACATATCAATAATTATTTTACATTATTAAATCAATTGCCAAAAATTGATTCTGTTGATAAATTAGCAATGTTTATTGCTATTATTCGTCCTGCTAAAAAATATTTAATTTCTGAAGTTACAAACAATGGGTGGGATTCAATTATTGATAAAATATGGATTAAAGAAGATACTGGATATATGTATAAAAAATCACACGCTGTTGCGTATGCATTATCTATTACTGTTGCAATGAGTAAATTTATTTAGTAGCCGCAGGCATACCAATCAATACCATCTGTCCACGAATATTTTCCAATAATAATAGAGGTGTTGTTTTTAGTAAAAATAAATGGCGGATAAGCAGTACCTAAACCGTTTTCAGTTGAATATTTATTTGCACACGAAGTAAATGTATAATTTGTATTTGTAAATGATTTTTTAAATGTAATTGTTTTAGAATTATAGGAATCTCCTGATGTTATTAATCCAGTTGTTCCGCCTTGTTCAATCCAGCCATCTGACCAAATACGATACCATTCAGTTCCTTCATTCCAAGTTTCAATTATTCTTTTTGAATTTTCTAAATTAATTAAACGATTGTTTATTTCATCTAATTTTGAAATTAATTCATCAACACGAGAAATAGGTAATTTACTTGTATCAACCATAATATAATCCTTTATGGATATTTATTAAATATCCATAAACTGTTTAATTCAGCAGATACTTACTTAGATTTTGTTAAATCCAAAAGATTCATAAATTTTTGTTTATAGGCTTTATCACCATCTGATAATTCATCATCAGATTTAGATAAAAATTCATCAAAAACATAATTTAAATAAGTTTTAATTTCTTTATCGTGGTCTTTAATTGGTTCTTTAGTCGAATAACCATCCCAAATAGATGGAATACTAAATTCTGAAAATAAAGTTTTGCAATCGTTTGCCAGAACATCATTTATATAAATTTTTAAAGGTTCTTTAAATTTGTAAGTTTTTCGTTTATATATAAATTTTTTTATAGGATATACAGCCATTTTAACCTCAATCTAAATGTATTATTTTTCTCTTTATACGCTTTTCTGAAAGATTTTTCAATTTGATTCCTTCAAAGCCATTTGATATAATATAATCATTATTAGAAAGATGCTGTTTACAATAGTCAAATTGGTCAAAAATTTGTTGATAATATAAGGAGATAGGAATATTTGGAGAGTTTTTCCACCAGTTATCTGCTAAACGAATAAATTTTTCAACATCCATTGGTTTTAATTCTTTAACATTATAAAATGAAATATAATTTTTAGATACTGATTGGATTAAACAGATAATTGATGTTTCAAATTTTTTATTAAATAATTCAGTTAAATATGGATATTTTAACATTTTTTCTCCTTAATATGAAAATATTTATAGCCTTCAAACAGTAATTTTTTAATAGAAAAGTTTTTTATAAAGGATTTTTATGAAATGGAATATAGAAAGAAATGAAAATAAAATAACTTTAGATTATGAATCTTATTTAAAAAATATTAGTGAAAAAGTAATTAAAAAATTGGCGGTAAAATCAATTCATAGAATTAGTGAAATATTTAAAGTTTCTGTTAAGCAAATAATATTTGACAAACATTTAATTTATGTTATCTTAGATGAGGATAATGTACCTGTTTTATTTGAGTTTTTATATTCAATTAAGACAGCATTAGATTTATATATTATTGAAAGAGAGGAAAAAATGAAAAATTTGTATCAGTTTAAATCTATGTCTGATATGGAAAAAGTTTTTGATAAAATGCGTATTAATTATGACGATGAAGATGAACCCGTATTGACAAATGATTTTATTATTGAAGGAAATTCATCAACTACATATGGTTGGCTAAAAAATGTTGCAACAAATATTGGTGTAACTAATGTGTATATTTTACAAAAAGATTATGATGGAATTATGGATAGTGATTACCAATTTGTTGATACTATTTTTTTAGATATTAAGAATATTGATTGGTTATCTTTTAAAAATGAAATTGATATTGCGGCAGATGAGGTAACTCTTGATAAAAATGGAATACTAATATTGTGGTGGGATTAAAACCCACCTTTTCTTTAATTTTTATTAAACCACTCATTAAATTGATTCATATTAAAAAATTCAATCCAATTAAGATTATTTTTGTTAGCAGTTTGTCTTTTTAACAGGTCTTTTATTGTCCAAGTTTTTATAGCAGATGTATATTGAGGAGTAATTTTAGTTTCCCATAATTTAACTTTCTCTTTTTGTTCTTTTGTATCAATATAAGGTTCAAAACCGTGCATCCAAAATCCTTGATATTCAATATATAAATCTTCACTTGGAATATAAAAATCACAGGCAAATGGATATTTTTCTGATTTATATTGTCTTTTCACATCATTATATTTTTGACAAAGTAATTTATATATTTCTTCTTCTGGTTTTGATTTGTTAAAAGAATTATTTCTTTTTCTCGTTTGTTGCATTTTTTCTATTATTTCTTTTTTATTCTTTTTAATATATTGTTTAAAAGCTTGTGTAGAAAATAGATTTAAATAACCATTTTTAGTTATATTTGATATATTACGATTTATTTTTTGTAATGAAGAATTTTTTTGAATATTAAATTGCTTTCTCCAACGTTTAAAAGTTCCATAAGATATGTTAAAATATTTTAACATATCTTTTAAAGACACATTACAAATGATATATAAATAATAAAAATCATTTTCATCAGGTATTTCAAAATAATAACCTGGTTTTAATTGTTGTGGATGTTTTAATAAAGGATATTTTATATAATCTCTTTTTAATTTTGATTTATCAATATTGTATATAGTATAAATATCATCAGATGACATTGACAGCTCCTTTGTTAATGTTATTTAGAAAGAGATAGGACTGCAATTCTATCTCTTTTGCTATATATATTTATTAAATAAATATCTTTATAAAATAAGGAAATTAAATGCAGGTTGTTAATTTATTTATTAAACAAAAATATTATTACAATTTAGCTTCAATAAAATATGGAGATAAAATGAATTTTCCAATGTATAATACTGATTTTAAATTATGGAAAGGTATTGATAATAAAATACAATTTTCAATAAAAAACCACGATAGAAAAAGCTATCCTTTAAGAGATAGAGAAATATTTTTAAATATTATTAATACAAAATTAAATACTAAATTAGTTAAAAAATTATGGTGCTTGGATGCATATAAAGGATTATATGAAACAACTATTACAGAAGTTGAATTAAGAGATTTTGAGCCAACATCATATCAGGCATCAGTAATTACAAAAGACCCAGAAGGTCAAGAAGATATGTTATATACTGGTGTTGATTGGAATCCATTATTTAATATTATTGTTGAAGAAGGTTTTAGAGATGTATTTAAACCATCTGTTGAATTAGACCCATCAACATTTTTACATAATTTTTATATAGATAGAGTTGATGGACAGCGTTATGATTATTATGTTTCTTCACGTATAAAAGCTGATGAAACAGATTCTCATACGGCATCTATTACTGTTAAAGATTATTTTTTAGGTACTATTACAATGGAAGGTTCAGTTGAAGTTAATCCACAAGAAAATGGAGATACAGATTGGTTTCCAATTGAAACTAAAGAATATACTGATGAAACAAAAATTGAAGCTGAAACATTTCAATTCAATAAACAATTAAGTTGTATGTGGGTACGTTTTAAATATACAATTAAAGCCGCAAATCATAAAGGTATTATTTCTGAAATTCTTTATAGAAATTAAAAAAGAGGATATTTAATATCCTCTTTTAAATTCACTTCCCCAAAAATTATAATTACCACCTGAATTATATCCTTTAAAGAAAGAAGCTCTACCATATTGGTTATAAGTTTGATAAGTTTTTTGAGATAAACTTATAGCCATCGAAACATCGTGAGTTTTATTTTTTGGATATTTATATACTAAATAATAATTACCTTTTTTAGTACGGACATATACCCTATTATTTTTTTCATCATAAAATAATGTTCCGTTTGGTTTTTGAGAATCTTTTACATTTTCACTATTTCCTACACGAAATGTTGGAGAAATAGTTATTAATGCATCTCGTAATGCAATATCTCCAATTGTACCCATTCCATCTTTTGGATTTTCATCAAAATAATATATAATATTTGGAGTTGATTGCCAAGTATTATTAACTTTTTTATATAATGTTTGTAAAATAGCTACACTTGAATACATTCCATTTGTAAATGTATATTGAGATAAACTATCAGATTTTGTTAATTGAGCGGCATTAATAAATAAGCCATATGAATCATTAATAGTTGAAAAAACAGGATTATTATTTTTATCTAATAATTTAATAATACCTTTTAAAATTAAAGATGTTTTAAATTTAGCAGTAACATAAACTCTATAAATATCATCACTAATTTTTACAATTCCACCATTATTAATTTGAATTTCACCAAAATCAGTATCTATTTTTTGTATATCAGCAGTATTATTACTAATATTACATAAAACATTTACGCCAAATGTTTCTTTATTGTCCATTAAACATATTGCGATATTTGTTAACTCAACAGTTTTAACATATAAACTAAATGTATATGTTGAATTTAAATCATTATAAAAAATATATTCTGCACGATGTTCAGCATTAGTTGTTGATGCTGTCATTTTTGAACATTGATTATATGGAAATAAAACTAATGGTTCTTTTGTTATTTTTGTATTAGATTTAATCCAATTTGGAGCATTAAAATTTTCTGAATATTTAATATAATTATATAATCTTAAATATTTCGCATAATAATCACCATTTTCACCAATATCATCTGTTGGTAATTTTTTCTCATTTTTATATAAATGCTGGTTAATTCTATCCCATTTAGTTGAATTTTTGACCCATAATGTACCGTCAAATGAAGGGGATATTAAGTCAGTTTTATGGTTAATATTAATTGAATTTTGCATATTTTTCCTATATTTAAACTAATTATAATAATATTTACCCTTGTATTAAAATAAATCTGTTATTGACATTTTATCTTTTTTCATATAAATTGGGTAAATAAAAATACAACAACTTAAAAAGGTTATATGAAAATATTGAAAAATATTGGGTTTGTTGTTTTGTTTTTATGTATCTTTACATCTCCAATATGTTATTCTCATACATTTGCGAATAATTTATTTGGAACAAAGGTGGAAAGTAATATTCAAACAAGTGACCTTCAAACTCAAAAGAAGATAACAATATTAGATACCCTTGCAAAAGAGAATTTAATATTAACCGAAGTAAAGAAGTTGAGGAAAAATGAGCAAGAAGATGTGGTGTGTCTTGCTTTAAATATGTACCACGAAAATAGGGGTTCCTCAATTGAAGATAGAATTGCATCAACATATGTGGTTTTTAATAGGCAATTTGATAAGCCAAATAAATCTCTATGTGATGTTATTTTTGAGAAATGGCAATTTTGTTGGACAAATAATACAAAAATTTCTGTTCCTAGAGAACTTAAAATTTGGAATGAGATACAACAAGATGCTTATAAAATGTACAAAAATCCAAAATTTAAAACTTTGGCATCACAATTTCGTTTAAAACATTATGTAGCAACATATATGATACCAATGAAAACGAAGCCAAAATGGATTGATAAAAGATATTTTAAAATAGATATTGGTAAACATTCTTATATTTCATTAAATAAAGATGATGTTAAATATCAACAAACATTAATGAAATATGTTATCCAAGGCGAAAAATTAATTCACAACAAAATATTTGTTCAAAAGAGATAAAGAAATTTATCTCTTTTTTGATATAATACTTTATGTTTATACTTTTATAACACTTTATTTTTAAGTAAATATTTAAAGATATACTTAAAGGATAATTTGGATGAGTTTACAGCAGTATCAATGGAAGATTAAACCAAATCATTTATATATTGTTAGAAAATTAAATAGTTTGGTTTCTAATCAGCAAATTGAACCTAATATTATGGTTAATGGAAAAGTTAATGTATATGGTTTAAATTCAGATGTAAAACCAACATTAATAGATGAAATGTGTTTGCCTGTTGTTAATCATAATGTTTCTGGTTTTGCGGCGTTTGAAATTATTCCAACATATCTTTATTGTCGTGGAGAAGCAGTTGAAATTATTCTCACAGGTATTGAAGTATTAGAAGATTTAGGTGAATTACAAGGATAATAAATGGTAAAATTATTCCAATACATAAATTACATTGATTATAATGAATTAATCAATAAACCTTTAATTAATAAAGTTATAGTTGAAGGGGATAAATCATTAGCTGATTATGATATTCAGCCAGCAGGAAATTATGCTCATTTAAATGAAAATGGAAAAGTTCCATTAGAAGAACTTGATGATTCATTATTAGGTAATTTACAATTTCAAACTTTATGGGATGCTGAAAATAATAATCCACAATTACCATTAGTTCCAACTCAAAAAGGACAATATTGGATTGTTTCAAATGGTGGAGAAAGATTTGGTTTAACATTTAATACAGGTGATTGGTTAGTAGCTGGTGATGGAGTATGGCAAAAAGTTGATAATTCAGATGCAGTAACATCAGTTAACGGTAAAATTGGTAATGTTATTTTAACTTCAAATGATATTTCTCATAATAATGAAACAGTTGCATCTGCTATTGAATCTAAACAGGATAAATTAACCGCAGGAAAAAATATTACCATTAAAAATGATGTTATTTCCGCAGAATTTAATACAGCTATTATAGATTATAATTTAACTTATAATAAACCATCAATTAATGGAGTTGAATTAATTAATGCGAAAACTTTAGAAGATTTTGATATACAAAAAACTATTAAAGCAGGTGAAAATGTATATTTAACACAAAGTGAAGCTAATAAAATGTCTGATACTGTTAATGTGTATGATGCTTCTGAAACCAGAAAAGGTGTTTCAGAAATAGCTACACAGGAAGAAGTTAATACAGGTACAGATGATTTTAGATATATAACACCAAAAAAATTAAAAATTGTAACAAATGGAATTAATACAACAATTCAGAATAATTATGAAACATTAGATACAAAAATTGATGATGAAATATCCAGAGCTAAAAATAAAGAAACAGAAATCAATAATGACTTAACAGCACATAAAAATTCAACAAATAATCCACATAATGTTACAAAAGAACAAGTTGGTTTAGGAAATGTAAATAATACTTCTGATTTAGATAAACCTATTTCAACTGCTGTTCAGACTGCACTTAATTTAAAAGCTAATAATTCTGATTTAGCAACAGTTGCTAAATCAGGTTCATATAATGATTTAATTGATAAACCAACAATTCCAACAAAAACATCTGATTTAGATAATGATAGTGGTTTCTTGACAAATATTCCAGAAGAATATGTTACTAAAACTGAATTATCAACAGATTTAGCTAAAAAAGCTGATGTTACATCTATTCCAACAAAAACTTCTGATTTAGATAATGATAGCGGATTTATTGATTCAACAGGTTTATCATCTTATGTTTTAAAAACAGAGTTAGCAACAGAATTAGAGAGTAAACAAGATACATTAACATTTGATAATGTTCCAACATTAAATTCTAATAATCCTGTTACTTCATCGGGTATTAAAACTTCATTAGATTTAAAACAAGATTTATTAACAGGTAATAATGGAGAAGTTTTATATCATAATGGGCAATCTGTTTTATCACAATCAATATTAAATGAAGGAATGATTGTATTAAATACAAGTGATTTAGATAAATGTAAAAATAACGCTCCATCTTTCCAAGAAGTTTTTAATAGTTGGAAAAAGTTTTCACATTTAAATGGTGTTGATAACGCAAAACCAACTGAAATGTCTGCGTGGACATATTCAGAAGAAGATAATACTGTTGTTCAACCATTAAATACTGAATCATATTGTGGTTTTGTTAGTCCTAAATCTTATTCAAATTATGATATAACTGTTAGATTATATTCTACTGGTTCAGATGATGATGTTATTGGTATGGTAGCGGCTTTTGCAACAGATTCTGATGGAAAAGAACATACTTTATCATTTTTAAGAACACCTTGGAATAATACTGGTATATATAAATGGGTATGTAAAGTTGACCATTGTACGTATGATATTGGCATAACAACATATAATCAATATATTTTAGTTGATAAAACAAACGCTATTACTGTTCCTTCTGATTCTTCTGCTGGTTGGAATACAACTACAATTGGTAGTGGAACTATTGTTAATATGACTCGTAATGGTAATATCATAACTGGTACTTGTTCTCAATTTAATTCATCAACATTAGATTCTAATACAACAATAACAATTGATTTAGATGCTTTATCTGCAACTTATCCAATATTAAATATATTTAAAGGTGCTTCTTCTTGGGGTTACAGTACATTTTCACAACCAAATTCTATGTATGAAAATATTTCTGTTACTGACCCTGATGGTTATATTTTTGATATATCAAATAATCAAGTATTACAATATAACAGTTCTTCAAAAACTTGGGAAGCAATTAGTAGTGTAACACCAATAGATACAATTGGTGCAGGAAGAATGTCATATAATAAAGTTACAGGAAAATTGTTTTATTGTACAGGCAATGAAGTATTTCAAATAGCTACTAATACTGATATTTAATAAATATTTTTATAAAATATATTTTATAAGGAAAAATAAAATGATTCAAGGAACAAAAATTTATAGTGTGTCAGTAGCAAATGCCGCTGGAGCTTCAAATGAAGAAAAAGGATTTTTAGATAATAAAAAAGTTTCTGATTATTCAGATTTTGATATTTCATTACAACCAATTGATGGTGAAACTTTAGAGCAATATAAAATTAAAGCTCGTGGTTTAGTTCGTTACAATCAAATGTGCTTAAACTTACAAAGAGGTTTAGATTATTTGGGTGAAGTTGTTACAACTGGTGCTAATCATATTACACCACCAACAAAAATTGAATTTAAATTATCTTACACTCAACCAGATGGTTTAGTTGTTGAAGTTGACAGTTCTGAATTTGCAGAAGATGATGAAATTTTTAAAACAAGAGATGGCAGAGTATTTTTCAAAGGAACAAAAGCTATTAAAAGATTAATTGCAATGGCATTGGTTGATGATTATACAGTAATTGCAAATTATTTTGATAATACTAAAACACCATCTGGAAACCCATTGGGTTGGCAATTAAAAGAATTAGTTGTTAAAGGCCCAAGTGCAAATTTAACTACTGCCGAAGCATTAGTAACTGTAACTGAATTATTATAAGGAGTAATAAATGGCAACTGATACTGCTACAAAAATACAATTAAGACGTGATTCTTCTGCAAATTGGTTTGCTAATAATCCAGTTTTAGCTGAAGGTGAAATTGGTATTGAATTAGATAAAAATAGAATGAAAGTCGGAAATGGGGTTAATGCTTATAATGATTTAGAATACTTTTCTGATACAGTTGACTATAACAAAATGATTAATAAACCTCAAATTAATAGTGTAGGTTTAATAGGTAATTTATCTTTACACGAATTAGGTATTCAGGCTGAAGGTGAGTATGCAACATCTTTAATGTTAACAGAAGGTTTAGCTAAAAAAGCTGATAAAGAAGATACATATACAAAAACTGAAATTGATACTGAATTTTCATCAATTGTTAGATTACCATCAATTGATGGTCACGATGGTGAGTGGTTACACGTTAAAGATGGTACTATTTTATGGGAAAGTCTTTCAAATACTGTTGTTACAAATGAAGATTTAGCAAAAACTTTAGAAACTTATGCATTAAAAACAGATATTCCAACAAAAACTTCTGAATTAACTAATGATTCAGGATTTTTAACAAGTATTCCAGAAGAATATGTAACAGAAACTGAACTTGCATCAAAAGGATATGCAACTGTTGATTCTGTTAATAATAAAGCAGATAAAGCAACAACATTATCAGGTTACGGAATTACAGATGCATATACAAAAACTGAATCTGATGGTAAATATGCATTACAATCTTCATTGAATACATATGCAACTAAAGAAGAATTAAATAATAAAGCTGATGAAACAGAATTATCTAATTATTTAACTAAAACAGATGCATCTTCAACTTATGCAACAAAAGCAGAATTGTCATCTAAAGCAGATACATCAGCTTTACCTGCATCTACATCATTAATGAATGGAAATGCTCCATCAATTGCTGATTTTACAGGAACTGATGCAGAAGGATTAAAAACTGAATTGAATGCATTTTTAGCCCAACTTAAAACTCGTGGTGTAATTGCTTAATCAAATTTTTAATTTGTATAAATAAAAACACTTGTGATATATTTCATAAGTGTTTTTTATTGGAGAAAATAATGAAAAAAATTAAATGGTCTGCAATAATTACAATGATTGTTTCATTGTTAATATCAATTGTATCAGGTTATTGTACAGTTGTTGGTATGGGAAAAGTTTTTGTTTCTGCGGCGGCTGTAACTATGTTTATTGCATCAGTTATTGAATTAGGACGAGTCGTTTTAATTTATGACTTACACCATTATTGGGAACAAATGAAATTACATCAAAAAATACCAGGTATTTTAATGTTATTAATTGCAATTACTTTATCAGCTATGGGTATTTTTGGTTTTATGTCTAATGCTCATTCTCAAAGAACTCAAGAAGTTATTCCAATTGAAATGGAAATTAAACAAAAACAATCAGAAATTAAAATATTAAACGATGCTATTATTGTAAATAATCAACAATTAGAACAATTTGATGGAAAAGCATTTGAAAAATACACAGAAATGGGATATGTAACAAAAGCTGTAAATTTACAAAAAGAACAACAAAAAGTTACAAATAAATTATATGATGATAATCGTTCAAAACAACAAGAAATTACCAAATTAAATCAAGAAATATTAAATTTACAATTAACAGCAGAACAAAAAGCCCCAACATTGGCACATTTAAAATATTATGCTAAATTATTTAATGTTGATAATGATACTGCTATTATTATTTTTATTGTAATGATTATGACTGTATTTGATACTTTAGCAATGTATTTAATGATAACATCTGATTGGATTTCAAAATTAGATTATAAAAAAGAAGATGAATATGTTAATGATGAACCAGTAAATAATAATTTAGTAAATTATAATAATAATGATATTATTGAAAGAATTGAAAATTTACTTAATAATTATAAATCTGAATTGAATGTTGAACAGCAGAATGTTGATTTTTCTCCCGTATTCAATGCCATAAAACAAGATTCAGATTATCAAGTTGAATCATTAAAAAAGGTTGTAAATGAAAATAACAAATATGTATTAAATAAATTAAATGAAGAATTTATTAAATTACAACATAATATGAAATCTGATGGTGATTTAGCAGATAAATTACAAGCTATTGAAAAATCATTACAACAAATAAAAAGTAAAGAAACTTCTGAAAATACTAATGTTATTTTTGACAATGATACCTTAAGAGTGATAAACTTGATTAACAATGGTGAAATATCTATTAGTTCGCCACAATTTAGAAATTATGTTTTAGCTAATCCATCTGTATTGGAAGATTTAAAAACATATTTCAAAGATAATAAAAAAATATTAACACAACTTAATAAATTATAGTGAGGAAAAATGAAAACTTATAATCCAAAAAAATCTGGAAATATTATATATGTTATTGATAATGATATTGGAAAAGCATTAAATCGTTTAAGACACGAAACTGCTCCATTATTGAAAGAATTAAAAATGAAACGTTTTTTTGAATCTAATTCTGAAAAGAAAAGACGTAAAAGAAAAGAAGCAATTGCTCGTGAAAAAATGAGACAGCGTAAGGCAGAAATGTTTTTTTAAAAAGTCAAAATGATTCTTTTATTAAGAATCATTTTTTATTTTTGCGTAAACAATTTGTATTGTGTTATTCTCATTTTATCAAAGAAATTTTGATAAATATTTGTTGTGGGAATTTAGAAAAGCTTAATAGAATTTTTTTAGAAACGCACAATAGAATCGCAATTAGACAAGCATTTAGGAGAGTAAAAATATGAGTACAATTGAAGAATTAAGAAAAAAAATTAACGCAAAAATTGCAAAAGCAGAATCAAATTCATCAAGTATTGGTGGCACAATTTTTCCATTTAACAGTTTAAAAGCAGGTGACACAGTTGCTATTCGTTTTATTAACGATGGCGAACCTAATGATGTATTTTGGAGAGAAAGACGTACCAGAACTTTTGAATTTCCAGCAGTTAGACAAGCTAATGGAATGATTATTAATAATCGTTGTTTTGTAGATGTTCCAGCTTTTAATTTAAAAAGAGATGAAGTAATTTATAGTGATTTACCAGAAAGTTATCTTTATAAATCTGATGAAGATGTAATTCAAAAAAGAATTAAAAATTTCTGGGGTGAATCTGATGAAGAAAAAGCTTTATATTATAAGTTTGCAAGAAGAAAATCTTATGTTTTCCAAGGTTTTGTAAGAAGTGGTTTTGAAAATAATAAAGCATTAGAACCTAATAAACTTTATCGTTTTTATATTGGTGAAGATTTATTTAATGCTATTAAAACATTTTTGAATCCAACAATGGGTATTAATTGTATGCCAACTGACCCTGATAATGGTTTAGATTTTATTCTTTCAGTAACCAGTAAGAAATCAGGTAATAAAGAATTTAAGGATTATTCTATTTCTCAATGGGCAAGAACTAATTCAGCATTAACTGCTTCTGAAAGAGAAACATTAGAAATTACTAAACCTTTTGTTTTGAAGAACTTTATTTATGAACGTCCTTCACCTGAACAAGAAGAAGTAATGATTGAAATGTTTGAAGCATCTTATAATTCTGAACCTTATGATGTTGTTAAATGGGGAAAATATTTTAAACCAAATAATATTTTCTTTGATGCTGATGGAAATATTAAAGATTTAAAATCAACTCCAAATGCAACTCCAGCACAGACAAGAGAAATTCCTGAATCAACTTGGAATGTTCATACTCCGCAACATACATATGAACAACCAGTTGCACAACCTGCTGTTCAGTATGAACAACCTGTTTCACAATTAGTTGCACAACCTGCTGTTCAGACAGCTCCACAAATTATTTCACAACATACTGAAAATGTAAGTGGAGATAATCCAAAAGATGTTATAAATTCTATCTTGGGAAAATATAATATTCAAACAAATTAATAATAAAAAATGGGAAAATAATATTGTTTTATTTTCCCAACATAATTTATAATTTAATTATATATTAAGGAGAATATTATATGAAACCTATTGATTTAACTAAATTTCAAAAAACAATTACAAAAAGTTTAGATACCATTTCTGTTGGTTTTACAAATCCAAAAGTTTGGATTCATACTGGTAATTACGCTTTAAATTATCGTATTTCAGGAGATTTCTTTAAAGGATTTCCGTTAGAAGGTAAAATGACACTATTAGCTGGTGATTCAGGTACTGGAAAATCATTTTTAGCTTCTGGTAATGTTGTTAAATGGTGTCAAGATAATGGTGTATTGCCAATTATTATTGATACTGAAAATGCATTAGACGAAGAATGGATGAAAAATTTTGGAATTGACCCTCACGGTTATGTAATGAAAATATCTGCGGCAATGCTTGATGATATTGCAAAAATTATGTCTGAATTCTTATCATCTTATAAGTCTGAATATGGAGATAAAGACTTTGATGACAGACCAAAAGTTTTGTTTATTATAGATAGTCTTGGTATGGCAATAACAACAACAGAAGAAGACCAATTTAATAAAGGTGATATGAAGGGCGACCTTGGTCGTAAGCAAAAACAAATTTACTCAATTTGCAGAAACTTCATATCTAGTTGTGCGAATGAACCTATTGGTTTGCTTTGTACACAACACACTTATGCATCTCAAGATATGTTCAATCCAGATGCAGTTATTGCGGGTGGAAAAGGATTAGAATTTACTCCATCAGTAATTATCGCAATGACAAAAAGAAAACTTAAAGAAGATGAAAATGGTACAAAAACTAAAGATGTTAAAGGTATAAAGGTATCAGCAATGGTACGTAAAACCAGATATACACAGCCATTTCAGCAAGTTGATTTTACAATTCCTTGGGATACTGGTATGAATCCTTATTCAGGTTTATTTGAATTATTTGCTGAACAATTAATGTGCAATGGTAAATTTGTTCTTTCAAAAGAAGGTTCTTGGGTTGCATATTATTCACTTTTAACAGGTGAACAAATTTTCAAAAAATATCGTAAAGATATTACAAATGAAGATTATGATATGATTATGAAAGATTATGTTAATTTTCAAAATAATAAATTTGATTTAAAACCTGTTGAAAAAAATCCATTAGAATTTGAATAAAAAACTCTTGACAATTCTATTTTATATGATAAGTTAATATCCGTAAGTGGTTATTAACTTATTTTTTAGGAGAAAATAATGACAGTTAGTATTTTTTGTATTTTAATTGTTTTGGGTATTGTATGTTGTTCATATCTAAAATATAAAAGTTGGGTTTCTCACGAAGATTTCCGTGAAAAACTTAAAAATGATAAGGGTTTTATGAAATTGTATGAAGAATACAAAAATTTTGTAGAACAGAATCCTGATTTTAATAAACATAAAACTGAAATTGAAAACTTTATGAAAGGAAAAAATTAATGATTAAACAATTTGTGGGTATTTTTGGTCTTATTGCTGTTGTCGTATTGGTTTGGCTATCTGGCTCGTTGTTTGAAACAAATAAATTTGGTAATTATCAGATTAAACAAGCCGCAATGACTGGTACAATTTCTGTAAGAAATGAACCTGGTTTCTATTGGCAGGGTGGTGGTTCAATTGTAACGTATCCTGTATCAGAAGATGTTAATTTTGAAACAGAAAATTTGAAAGTAAGATTTAATGATGGTTCAGTTGCAAGTGTAGTTGGTACTGTAAAATTTAAGTTGCCAACTGACCCTGAAAAGCAGAAAGAATTGCATAGAGATTATGGAAATTATGATAATGTTGAAAAGAACTTGATTGTTCGTAATGTTAGTGAAGCTTTGTCTAATACTGCAACTTATATGGTAGCTGAAGATTCTTATGCATCAGGACGTGCTGTATTCTCTGATTTGGCAATGCAACAGTTGAAAGATGGTATTTTTAAGACATCAACTAAAACTGTTGAAGTAATTGATACTGATGGAACTAAATTTAAAAAGAAAGAAATTAGAGTAGTTTATGATGAAAATGGTAATCCTGTAATTCAGAAACCTTCTTTGCTTAAACATTATGGTATTGAAATCTTGCAGTTTGTTGTAAATGACTTTGAATATGATGAAAAAATTAAGGATTTGATTGCTCGTAAAAAAGATGCTGAACAGAATAAAGTTGTAGCTATGGCAAATGCTGAAAAAGCAAAGCAGGATGCTATTACTGCCGAAGAACAAGGTAAAGCTCGTGTAGCAGAAGCTCGTGCTAATGCAGAAGTTGAAAAAATTACTGCGGTAGTTGAAGCCCAGAAGAAAGCAGAAGTTGCAGAATTGGAAGCAAAACAGGCAAAATTTGAAGCCCAGAAAATTGCTGAAAAGGGTAAGGCTGAAGCAGAAGTTGCACGGCAGAAGGTTGCCGCTGGTTTGACACCATTGGAAAAAGCAACTCTTGAAAAAGAAACAGCTATTGGTGTAGCACAGCAGTTGGCTAATGTTAAATTCCCAGACACTATGGTTATTAGTGGTGGTTCAGATGGAAAAGCTAATCCTTGGGATGCTGTTGGTTTGAATCAGATGATGGAAATTACAGCAAAAATTAAAAACGCTAAAATGATTCAGTAATAAAAAGGTGGGTTTTCCCACCTTTTTTACAAATAAAATTTTAATATTTGATTTTAAGATAATAAAATGATAAATTCTTTATGTAAAAAATATTAGGAGATTTTTAATGACTGATGAAGATATTTACTACATATGGAATATATTAAAAGAATTCATTCAATCTAAAGATAGAGAAGAAGCATCATTGGCAATGCTGGAATACGTTTATAATAATGATGGTTGCGTTGCTTTAATTAGAGATGCCGCTCAAGAAGAAGATGATGAATTTATAGTTAATTTAATTGATAAACATCAAGAAGATTTATTAGATGCTTATGATGATGGATATGAGGAAGATTGGTAATGCAATATTTTCAACTTATTAAAAAAGATGAAACAAAATTAGAAGAAGTTTTAAATTATTTTAATGATGAATATGAATTAGCCCGTGAAGAAATTAAAATTAAAGGAAGATTAAATAAATGTATTGCAGAATTGCCTTCCTTATTTGAAATTAGATTTTCTCAATTACAAGAATTAGAAGCAATTTTAGCTTATTTTAATAATAAATTAAATGGATTAAGAGGTTCAATTTATAGACAATTACAAGAACATTCAAAAAGACAGTTAAATTCAACTGATATTAAACAATATGTTGATAGTGATGAAAAAGTTCTTGCAATGCAAACAATTATTAATGAAATTGCATTAGTTAGAAATAAATTTATTTCATTATCAAAAGGATTTGAAACTAAAAATTGGCAGTTAAGTAATTTAACAAAATTACAATGTGCAGGCTTAGATGATATTCAAATTTAACTAATTTTGTGAGGAATAATGAAAGTTTATACAACTGTTAAAACACATCAAAATTTTAGTAATATTGGTGTTGTTTTGTTAAGTGATAAAAATGACATATATATGATGAATAATTTTCAAGTTTCTGAAAAAGATAATATCAAATCTCATATTTATGGAATTAAAAGAGCATTGAGTTTTGTTAAAAATATGAAGCCTTTATATGCTAAAAATGATATGGAAATATTAGTTCCAGAAGATATTGAATTAAAAAATTTTCAAGAAAGCATTGCAAATGATGAATATATTACAATGGTTTCAAAACAATTAGATATTAATGTAGTACCAAAAGAAAATTTATTGCCTAATGATGATTACTTTAAAATGATTGCAAAACATCAATTAAAAAATATTATAAATCCTATTTTTAATAATAAAGAACGAGAGTAAATAATTAAAAAGGATATTTTTATGAATAAAGAACAAGCATATTTAAGTATTATTAATGCAACTATTAGAACATTAAATGAATGTATTCAAAGAATAGATTCTCACGTCAGAAATTATTCTCAAACTCATCCAGTTTCTTCTAAAGAAAGTGATGAACATATGAATTATGTTGAAAATGTTATTAAAGTTTTAACTCGTATTGCTAAAGTTGTTAGTTCAAGAGCAAATACTGTATATAAAGCAGGAAAATATGATTAGACTTAATAAATATTTAAAGATAATGAAATAAATTGTTATCTGTATAATTTATTTAAGGAGAAATTTATGGGAAGACCTCTTGCTGGTTTTGGATTTTTTAATGCCGAAAAAAGATTTGATGCTGAAACAGAAAACTTTGAAAAAGTTAAAATTCACGCATTTTTAGAACAAGATGCTGAACCTGCTTTATGGGTAAAAAATACTCAATATGAAGTTGGTGATAAAGTTAAGAATGGTTCAAAATATTATATTTGCACAACAGCTAATTCACAAGCAACATTTAAAGCAAAAGAAACTGCTCCTGCCGCTTGGGTTGCCGCAACTGCATATAATGTTGGTGATAAAGTAACAAATAGTGGTTCATATTATATTTGTAAAACTGCTCATACTTCAAGCGATGATTTTGCAACTGATTCAGCAAATTGGGATTCATACACATTAATTACCTACTGGACAGAATATACTTTAGGTGGTGGTGCAATTGAAGATGCAAAAATTATTAAACAAACAGGATATAACAAATATTTAGTATCTGCTTCTGCTGATGTAAATCGTCAAGGTATTGTTATGTTAGTTGATAAAACTGATGCAACTGTTGCTGGAACTGCTTATATTTCAGTAACTAAGTTAGCTGATTCATCAACTAAATATGCAAGTAAAATCGTTCGTAATGTTATTGAAACATTTGATGGTGAAGTTTTAACTTATCAATATGATTTAACCGAAGAAGATGGCGAATTTTCAGGTGCATTTAATAAAGATAAAACAGTTGTTGAATGTTATCCAGAAGTATTTTAATTAATATTTGACATTTAATCTAAATAAACCTATCATTAATTTGATAGGTTTAATTTTTAATATAAGGAAAAAATAATGACAGTTAGAGTTGGTAAATTTGAAAAAATTAGTTTAGAACAATGGCATAAAGATTTTGACAACGATTCATCTAAAATTGTTGATAAAATGTTAAATGAAATTATTAAAATTCCAACCAGAGCTACAAAAGGGTCGGCAGGTTATGATATTGTTACACCATTTGATATAGATTTGCAACCAGGTGAATCAAGAAAAATCCCGACAGGATTAAAATGTCAAGTAGATAATGGTTGGTTTCTTGGTATTTTTCCAAAATCTGGTCTTGGTTTTAAATATTCGTTGAGATTAGGTAATTCAGTTGGTATTATTGATGAAGATTATCATAATAATGAAAACAATGAAGGTCATATTTGGGTTAAAATTCAAAATGATGGATATAAAGAAGTTCATATAGATGCTGGTAAGGCATTTTGTCAAGGTATTTTTTTGCCATATGGTATTACTTATGATGATGAAACAGAAGGTATTAGACAAGGCGGATTAGGTTCTACTAATTCATAAAAAGAGGGTTTAATAACCCTCTTTTTAATATCCACAAGTGTACCATCTTCTTATATTTAAACCGTTACCAGAATAGAAATGAATTATAAATGAAGAATTAGTTACACTTACTATTGTTGCAGGAATATGCCAACCTGTAACAGTTTGTGACCAAGCACCATTAAATCCAGTTGTTTGAGTTATAAAATAATCAGAATTTGTATAAGGTTTGTGTAATTGAATTGTAATTTCAGAATCAACCGCATTATAAGATTGTCCACCTTGTTCAATCCAGCCATCTGACCAAACACGATACCATTCAGTTCCTTCATTCCAAGTTTCAACGATATATTTTCTACTTTCTAAATTAATTAAACGATTGTTTATTTCATCTAATTTTGAAATTAATTCATCTACTCGTGATATAGGTAATTTACTTGTATCCATTTGAATTATCCCCTTTGTCTGTATTTAATAAATACAGACAAACTTTATAAAGAAAAAATTATACAATAAATATTATTATATTGATAGGAGAATATACTAATGTTTAATGAAATAGTTACTCAATATGGTTCAGATGAACCTATTAAATCCTCTGTAACAACTTCTGAAAGTTCGGATAAAAAAATTGTTATTTCTTTTCCTTTATTGATGAGAATTATGGAGTGGTGTCACGAAGATGCTAAAGATGATGTTGAAATGCATAAAGTAATGGAAAAGTTAATAGCATTTAATGATGGTATGAATCCATTAACTATTGATGTTTATGATTGCTTAATTGCAGATGTATCAGAAAATAATTGTCAAGATATGGTAGAACCTATGCAAACAGGTTGTTTTTCTGAATATGATATGACTGATGCTGTTAATGCTGTAAAAAAATCATATGATGAAATGATACCTTTAGATACCAAATCTTTTTCTTGGGAAAAAGGTTTAGATGATAATTCTACAACAATTACATTAAATGGTGATGAAGAATGTTCTTCTGAACAACCACAAGAAATTGATGCAGAATTAGAAGAAGAAATTCAAAATTTAATTAATTTAAGTAAATTATAATTAGGAATATTAATGGCAATTAATTGGATAACACCTCAAGGAATATTAATAAATGATTATGAAGAAACACCTGTAAATAATTTATTCATACAGGTTGAGCCAACTAATGCAATTATTGAAAAAATTGCTGGGGAATATCCAATGAATATGGATTTAAACTACGTTGAACCAGGAAAATATCAATTAGTCAGTTCAACAGGCAAATTACCAATTGTAAATGAAGAAACAAATTATTATTTCACATTAAGAGCATCTGTTGATGATGAATATTCTGACAGATGGTTTGGAATAACAATTTTAAATAAAACAACCGATTGGAATATGCCTGAAACGGCATTTGAATATTCTGAAACATCATACGTTTCATTACAATTAAAATTATTAAATGCTCAAGGTAATGAAGAATTTTTTAAAATATCTGGTGAATTGCCACCAAATTTATTAATTAATAAAACTGGTTTAATTTATGGAATTGTAAATGAACAAGAAAAAGAAAAAACATTTTATTTTACAATTGGGGTTAGAAGAAATGATGAAGTTATTTTAACAAAAGATTTTAGTATAAAAGTTGTAAAATTATCTTCATTAAATGAACCAATATGGATTACTGAAGCAGGTTTTTTAGGTGTATTAAATTATGATGAAGTTTCAACATTATTTGTAAAAGCATATGACCCTAATAATTTGCCAATTACCTATACATTATCAACATCAGGAAATGATAATTTACCACCAGGTTTAACATTAGATACAAATACTGGAAAAATTAATGGTCGTTTGTCAACAAGATATACTGATACTTGGAATTTTTCTGTTAATGTAAACAATGGAGAATATACAGTTTCCAGAGATTTTTATATTAATACAAATGTGATTTCTGAAAATAATAAAATTGAATGGGTTTCTGAATCATTATTAGGAAATATTGCAATTGGTAATAACGTTTATATACAATTAGAAACTAATTCTAAAAAAACAGTTAATTATACTATTGTAAGTGGTCAATTACCAGATGGATTAACATTTTCTTCAACTGGTTCAATAAACGGCGTATTATCATATCAAGATATTAAATCATATTCATTTATTGTTGAAGCATCAAATGGTTCAAATGTTATTCAAAAAGAATTTACTATTAATGTAGTTAAAGGCTTAGGTCAAAATGCATTAAAATGCTTTTATTATATTAATAATGAATATATGGTTGAATATAATGAAATGAAAAATTCTTTTGATGTTGAAACAGCTTATCAACCATTAAATATTAAATATGATATTGCTACAAAACCTCGTATTGATATTTGTACTTTGAATTGTTTTGATAAAATTTTATTAAAACATTTATTAAACTTTAATACAACTGATACTTATCATTGGAAAAGAACAGTAAAACAAAATTTTAATAATGAATATTCTGTATATTATAAAGAATTACAAGAAGATAATAGCGATTCTAATACATATCATATTGCTGGAAATAAAACATTTATTAAACCATCAGAAACTTCACCAACAGGTTGGGTTACAGAATATAATGATACACCAATTCAACCAAATGATACTTTAGGAAATGATTGGATTGATGGAAAAACATATTATATTAACTCATTTAATGAAAAAATTTATATAGAATACTTAAATGATTCTATGTATTATGAAACTGAATCATTAAAAATTGTACCAAGTGGAACACCAATTTTTAAAGAACAAGTATTATTTCAAAATGAATTAATAGAATATCTTTATATATTAAAAGATGGTGTAAAATATTTTGTTACTAATGCGGCTGATAATCAATTGTTAAATGTAGAAACACAAACCGTTTTAGCGGATACCCGTGAAAATATTGAACCATTAAAAGATGAAAAAACTCGTAGATGGTTCTTTATTCCAAATAGTTCATTAAGTATTGTACCAGCATCAGTATCTGGAATTCGAGATATATTGAATACTCAAATATTTGTTGAAAAAAATAATAATGAAAATGTTGTATATGATGTTGCAACTCAAGTTATTATTGATGGAATTGATACAAGTAAGAAATTCATTATTAAATGGGATGAAAAAAGAAAAACATATTATACTGAATTTAATGGGGAAGAAGTATATTTAGATGTTTATGCAATTCTTGATACCGACCCAACAAAAACTCCAATTCAAGTTGAAGGTTTTATCAATGGAACAAATTATCAATTAGTTCGTGTATGGCAACAATTTAATAATACAGATGTTGATTATTTAAATTATTTAATATATGAAAAAGGAACTAATAAATTAGAAGAAAATATAATTTTTGAATTAGATTGGAATCGTGGTAATGAGTTTGTGATTCAAAATGGTGTTGTTCATTTTATTAGTTACATAGATAATCCTTGGATGTATAAACCTGAATTAAATGAATCTGTTGGTTATGGAGAAGAAATCGTATTACCTTATATTTTAGATTATGATGTAAGAGATATTGATAGTAAACCGTATATATATTTCTTTGATAAAGCCAACGAGTCATTAATTGAATGGAAAGAAAGATATTTTCCAACTCTTGATTTATTTTATTCAAATCTTAATACAAATGTGGTATCATTATCTGAATTAAATCAAAAAGAAAGAAAAGGTGAATATTGGACTGGTAAAAAATTTGTATTTTTTGAAGTAACATTTGAACCAATTTATAATAAAAATATTGACATATTTGGGATTCAATTTTATAATCATAATCAACCTAATTCACCAGAATTTCAATTAATTTAGGAGAATGAAATGCCTATGATTTTTTTTGAAGCTGATAAATTGAAAGATTTATCAAACATTGACCTTATACATAAACAACAAGAAATAGAAGAAAAACTATCTAATATTAAAAAGAATTTAATTTCACCTGATATTTTAGCATCTATGAATATGATGAATGAATATTATAATAATGAAATTGAAAGAAGAATTATTTCTGGTGATTTAGATATGGATGAAATTGAGGAAATTGAAGAAGAAAACTTTTTTAAGAATTTAAATAATGGAAAATCAAGTAATTAATTTAGGAAATAGAATTATTGATACTGATGGTAATGTTGTCTATTGTATAGACGCATTGATTGAATTATTATACAATGGAGAAATACCTTCGGAAATATTATTTCCATATAATAATGAGGATGTTTTATTATTTAATAAATTTTCATATGAAAACTTTGATGATATTTTATATAAATTGCCTGAAAAATTATTAACAACAAAAGAAAGACAAAACGATTGGTTTTTTCCTGATTATTATAAAGAAATTAATTTAGAAGATTATTTCTTAAATTTATGTCAAACGGATATTGAAAAACAAAGAGTTATTGAAGAAACAAAATTATATAATGAAAAAGGATTTGATAATTTTTTAAGATTTTGTATATTCTTTTCTGATAAAATTAAAGAAAATAATTGGGTAATTGGCGTTGGCAGAGGTTCATCTTGTGCATCATATCTATTGTATTTGCTAAAAATACATTTAGTTGATTCTATAAAATATAATTTAGATATTAAAGAATTTTTAAAATAATCAGGGAGAGAATAAATGGATAAAGAATTTTTAAATAATTTATTTCTATGGCTTCAAGAACTTTACAATAATACAACAGGCGGACAATTTGGTGAATATGATGAAATAGAAACATATGGTGATGTAAATGAAAATGGCTATCCTGAAATAATTAAAATTGAAAAACGCCCAATAGAAGAATTATATGAAATTGTTGATAAGCCAAAAGGAACAAAACAAGAATTTGAGGATGAATGTTATGATGATATTCCAACAGCTTATAAATTTTTAACTTATGAGTATTGCGACCAATGGAGAAATGGTGGTTATTCAGGAGATGATTATGCTGGACATATTTATTATCCATTGCCAGATGGTAAATTTATGAAAGTTTATTATTCCTGTTAATTTTTTTATTTTCCTATTGACAAGTAATTTTTATATGTTATATTAACCTTATCAAAAACAACAATGAAAGGTTAATAAGATGACATTATACATTAACAAAGCACTTTACACCGATGTTCAATCTTGGAAAGTTATTGAATTGGATGAAGAAAAAGGTGAAGCAACTGTTATTGAAGTTGAAAAAAAGCCTGAAAATTTGAATTATGAGCTTGGTGGTTTTGTAGCTCATTTTAGCAATCTTAATGAAGCTTTTAGAAATGCTCCTATTGTTGAAGTTAAAAATGCCAAACTTTTTAAATTGTATCGCAGAAAAAATGGTTGGTTTAAAAAACAAAATGTTGGTTATTCTCTTGACAAAAGGATTGTTGATTTAAATAATCTTAAAAAAGAACCAAATACAACTATTGTTGTTGATGAATTTTCAGTTCATTTTTTGAAAACAACAAAAACAGGTAAACTTAAAGAAACATTCACAAAATTTTGTGATTTAAATGCAATGTCTGAAAATTGCAATTATTTTTACGACTACAATTTTTAGTAAGGATAAAAACAATGCTATTGACCGATGATATTTTGGAAATATTAAAAGACCAACTGCAAAAAACAAATGATAACATTGCAGTTCTTGAAAAAAAGAAATTTGAAATTCAAGAAGGAATTCAAAAATATATTCTCCAAGCAAAATTATATGAAACAGATTTTGTACCATATAAAGGTCAATGGCTTGATGAAATTACTTTAATTATTGAAGATAATTCTGGTATTCATCATATACATTATTATGGGGCATCTGTTGATAATAATGCTCATATTTCAGCATATCATACTGGAGAATTTAGTCATTGTGGATATAGTTGGAGTGATAAAGACCAATCTTATGTATATGATACCTGCTTTGATAATACAAAATTCCCCGTTAAAATAATTGGTTTTTATGATGTTAAAATGGATGGATAAATGCTAATAGAAGATGAAGAATTTTTTAAAAATAGTGCTAAAATTAATAGATTATATGCCGAAAATAAAAAAGGGTGCTGTAAATTTGTTAAAATAGATACAGATTATCCAAAAATTATTGATATTTTAGTTGAAGTTGGTATTGTAGAATCAAAAAGTCAATGCAGAAGATTAATTGAACAAAATGGTATAACAATTGATGAATCTTGGGAATGTGAACAAAAACCAACAGATATTAATTGTATTGTTGACTTATCTATAGATGATTTTTTTGATGTTAGAATTGGGAAGAAAAAGCATTTTAGAATTTTTTGTTTAACTCCTAAAGAATTTTTAAAAAATTAAAAAAGTTTTGGACTTGGAAAAATCTTAATAGAAATAGAATTACAATTAAATTTATTGATTTAATTTTTCTTAAATGTTATTGGAATATTAAATAATTTAATAAAATAAATATTATCATATTAATAGAGGAATTAAAATGATTGTTGATATTAACTTAAATAAACCAAATGTTTTTCAAAGTGAAGATTTATTAAATGTTTTGATAATGGATTATAAAAAATTAAAAAATAAAATTAATAATGTTCAAATTTCTATGACAGATAGAAATTTATATAAAACTTTACTGCAATATGAATCTTCCTATATGGATGGAGTAGATTTAGAATATTTAGGAGATGGCGGTAATAAACAAAGTAAAGAATTCTATGTTAATTTTATTGCTATGGTTTTAGAAGCTAAAAAAAGAAATTTGCCATTAAATTATGAAAAATTGATAAGAAATATTGAATATATTTGGGCAAATTATTATTAATAACATTTTTTGTTATTTTTAGTGATATATAAATAGATTCTAAAAAATTTAAAAAATTTTTTTGTAAAAAAAGTCTTGATAAGTAAAATTATTTATATTATATATGAATGTACAGAGAGGAAATAAGGTGAAATACCTTATTGAGAGAATTTAGTAAGAAGTACAATGAAAAATTTTCGATGGTGTATAAAAGCAACACTCTGACTGCTATAAAAGTATTTTACAATATTTTTAATAGAGATATTATAAAATATTTTTAAGATTTTTAATTTATTATTATAAATATCTTATGAACAAATAAATATTTTATGAAAAAAGAAAAAAATTCTTGACAAGTAAAATAAATAAGTTTATAAGATAGATATTGAAAAGGAAAAAAGTGATACACAGTAATGTGGAAAATAATTCAAGAGATTATCAAATGTTTGCGATTAAACCTGCAAGCAAAAGGGCTTATATGTAACTATACAAAGGTATAAAATAGATACAAAATAAGCTCTAAAAGAAAATCTTTAGAGCTTTTTCTTTTTAATAAAAATAAATTAAAAAAGTTCTTGACATTAAAAAATAAATGATGTATAAGAACAAACATTGAAAGAAATTGAAAACATAAGTTGAAAAATCTTTCAAAAATAAATTAAAAAAGTTCTTGACAAACAAAATTAAATAGTTTATAAAGAACACATAAAGAACGAAAGTTCTTGTTATAAAAGAAAAAATGGAGACCTTGCTCCTTGATAAACTTCAAATAATCTAAATCACCAAGGGATAACCTGACGACTATATGGTGTAACAGCAGATATAGAGAACGGTTAGAGGGAGATAGCAAAAACCCCTCAATTTATATAAGTGGTTAATAATGTGGAACTCATAAAAGTAATATTATAAGTATGCGATAAACGACATAGATGTAAGTGAAAGTAATATGAAATGAACGGAGTTTAAATTCCATAGACCATATGCGAAAAGATTAGGTATGGACACTTTTTAGTTTATTAACCATTTATATAAATTTATTTGAGCAACAAGATATTCGGGTCTCTACCGAATACGTTAGAACCTTCGGCGATTTTAGCAACAGTTCTTCACGATAATTACGATAAGATTATCAAAGATTTTTTTAATGCAGAGTTATACCGTAGGAGTAGCGGGACAGACTGTAAATCTGTTGCCTTTTGGCTCGGGTGGTGCGACTCCATCACTCTGCACCATTATTTTAATGGCACTCTAGCAACCACGGTTGATGCGTCTGTCTGAAGAACAGAATAACTCGGTTCGACTCCGAGGGGTGTCACCAATTTTATTCGGGTAGTTGGGGAGTTTGGTTACCCCGCTTGCTTTGGGAGCAAGAGAACTCGCAGGTTCGAATCCTGCCTACCCGACCATTTTTAATAAATTAAATGTTCCAATTTTGGAACGCCAAATTTCTTGGGCCAGTAGTTCAGTTAGGGAGAACGCCTGCTTTGCAAGCAGGATGTCGTGGGTTCGATTCCCACCTGTGTCCACCAATTTTTAAAAAGATTTGTGATAGGTGAAAACTATCATAAAAAATGGGTAAATGCATACCGTTAGTCACAAGCATTCGGAGTCAGCCGCTTCGTTAGATAAGGGTATCGCCGTTTGAGATTTTAAGCGTTATTAATAAATCTCACCAGTTAGGTAGACAACTCCTGATTTGACTAATCCACAACATTAGGTGAAGATGTTTTTAATATATATTGAAAAGAGAAGCCGAGCGTCACTCGCTCTAAAGGAGTAATTGTAAATCGCTCACCATTTTTATTCTGACGTAGCTCAGTTGGTTAGAGCGTTCGCCTGTTAAGCGAAGGGTCATAGGTTCAAGTCCTATCGTCAGAGCCAATATTTAATAAAAAATTTGTATGAAAGCTAGTGAGTAATACAGATAGTTTAACCCATCTGTACTTCAACAGGGTTCTTGCCATAGAAATAAATGGTCGTTGGATAGAAAATGTCAATGTTATGAAAAGGAACATTCAAAGTTTTAGTTTTTGAGTGGTAGTTACTAAATTAACAAATAAACTACCATACTTTTATGGTTCGGTGACAGAACGATTAATGTACCCGTCTGCAAAACGGTGTTTAGTGGGTTTGACTCCCACCCGAATCTCCATTATTGTTTTTCAAAATTTTTAAGAATGGTGAGAAATTGATTTACATAGACTGGAAATCCGTGTGTAGAAAGTTCGATTCTTTCCCCATCGACCATTTAACGGTGGGTAGCTCATTGGTAGAGCAACATAAAATGATAATCAATTGTTATGTTCCTTCTTAATTTTAAAAGTTTTGGTAGTTGGAAGTTAAGCTTTTGGGGCAGGAGCAACTTAACTTCCATCTATTGATGCGTGTCCTGATTTAATTAATTACCTTCTCGTGGTTCAGGATGTAAGTAAGAATTGCAGTTTTTGACATAAGACAATTCTGAAACTAAAGATTAATATTAAAATGATTTAATTGAAGTATAGTAAATTAAATAAGTTGATTAAATAAGTGAGCAAGATAGAATCAACTAAAGGTAATAATATGCAGATTATATGCCGAACTACTAACGCTTAAGGTAGATGTAGGAAATAACCTCGGTAGGGCAATTTAATTGTTAATCTCTTAGAAGTCCTAAAAAAATAAACCGTTTTAAAAAACTGCGTTAAATTAAAATTTTGAAATTGTTGTTCTCCTTTCATTGTTTTTCATACAACAAGAGTAAAAATATTCTTAGTATCGGGAGAGGTAATATATTATCTCTCTCTTTTTATAAAAATGCTGGCAATATTGGTTCGAATCCAATATGTATATCTTATCCTAAAAATTACTATTATAGTATTAGATTTAAATAGTAATGATATGTCAAATTTAATAAGAACGTGTTATTGAATTATATACATTAGTTTAATGGTAGAACTCCAGCACTTCTATAAGAAGATTTTTATGGGTGTATAAGTCAACGGTTAGACTAACAGCCTTTTAAGCTGTAGATTCGGGTTCGATTCCCGATGCACCTACCATTTTATATTATTGTAGTTAAATACATTGATTATTCGTCTAATGGTAGGACATTCCCTTGGGAAAAATAAAGGTTCGATTCTTTTATAATCAATAATGTATAAGAAAAATAACAAATTTCTTTCTTGATATTTAGGTAATGAAATTAATGCCTAATTATGACAAGTATTTAACAAAATTTTCTGACTCTAATCAAAGAATTAGTGATTGATAGTTTAAGAATTATCTGTACACGTGAATGACACCCTTTATCAACGTTTGCATACATAACTGCATAAATCAAGATGGGTTAGGTGGTCGTTTATCCGTTTCACCTTTCATATGATAAACAAAACGAAAAACGGATTGCATTTTTTATAATATTCAAAATGGGTATTAGATAAGATATTGGTAGCTAGATAACCCAATATATGATAAAAACCATTATTGATAAGGTTTAAGATTTCGACCTTTAACCCAATGGAAATCCAGTTTATCTATTGTACTTGGTTAACAATAGCGTAGAATTGGTCATTCTCAAAAAGGTACGTAAGCCTTTTTATATTAAATAAATATCTTATATAATTTATGAGGTATTAAAATGAAATTAATTGACATATTAGCATTATTTAAAGCTATAAAAAATACTGCTAAAAAATATCATTGGAAAACTGTTGGCACAACATTTATGTCTGACCATTTATTATTTGATAGAATTTATGATGATATTGATGATGACCAAATTGATACAATTGTTGAACAATATTATATGGGTCTTGGAAGAAAAGATATTGATGATTTAGATAATTTAATTGCATTATCTGCTCAATATGAAGGACAGTCTTTTACTGCTTCTTCTGAAAATTTATTAATGATGTATCAAGAATTAGCAAGAATGATGAATACATTTTTAGTAAATGTTGAAAAATTAAATTTATTAAGAGGTATAAATTCTGAATTAGATAATATTGCATCAACCATTACTCAATTATATGGTTTAGTAACCGCAAGATTAATTCAGTAATTTATAAATTTAATATTATAAACATTTAAATGACCCCATCGTCTAAATGGTTAGGATACCACCCTTTCAAGGTGAAGATTACGGGTTCAAATCCCGTTGGGGTCACCAATTTTGGTTGCTATCGGAAATCAAGTGCGAATTTATGATATGATATATCGGATAAATCATATGGAAAAATGGTAACTTGTGGTACGCCAAACTTAATATGTACCGATAATGTATTAAGTTAAAAATAGCGTTTTAATATTCAATCTGTCCTTGCCTTTACTTTGTAAAGGACTTACGGGCGAGGGGGTGGTCCGATGTTTAAATAAAGGAAGGTCCCCCAACATTTTTGGTGTATTAGTTTAATGGTAAAACTCCCGACTGTCTATCGGAAATCAAGGGTTCGATTCCCTTATACACCGCCATTTTTTATTTTATGGGAATATTATCATTCGATATTATATTTTTATCTATCAAATAGTGATAAATCAACAGCTTAAGATTAGGACACTTAATAAATGAAACAATGTAATTTTTGTGTGTAGTAAAATTTATTGGTAGTAATTTATTAATATATGGAGAATCTAATGAATCATTAATGTAGAAATACACAACTTTAATGATAGTGAAAAATAATTGTCAATGGTATTTCAAACAATTGTTTGATTTGATATATAACCACGATATAATTATATAATCAAGGTAAAACCTTGGTATTCCCCACCAAATTTATTAGAAGGATTTTTAATAATGAAATATAAAAAGAAATATATTGTAGTTGGTGCATACAAGATGAAAGATAATACAATTAATTATTCTTTTTATTATATGAATGAATGCTTTTTAAATACTTTTGCAACAACTTATTCATTAAATGAAGCTAAAGAAATTGTTAAACAGCTTTATAAAAATGTTAAAAAAGTTAATAAGCTAAAGAAAAATCGAAAAAGATATACATATTTCATTGTTAAAGCACATACATCAAAAACAAAATTATCTAATGGAAAATATTTATATATTAATAGAGATATACTTGATGAATTTAGTTCATATTGTGTTAAATGTGAAATTAAATAAAAATGAGATATATGCCTAATGTTTTCGGTAAAAAATCAAGAAAGCAAATGCCTAAATGGTCAAGACATATATCAATAGTCTGTGGTACCAAATTCCGTAAGGTTCAGCGGGAACTCCTGTATTTATACTTTCCTGTTGGTAAAAAGTTCAGTCATCGAACATAGAATGACCAAACCAGCGATAAAGGTGGAAAGCCTTTAACAATATATGTGTAGATATGGCGAAAGTTGATAAAAATTCCGAGTAATATTGGTTTCAGGTTGTTTGAATTTTGAAGGTTAAAATTCAATTCCTTTTTCTATGTATATAATTAATTTGGGTGTGTAACTTAATTGGTAGAGAAACTGACTCTTAATCAGTATGATGAGGGTTCGAGTCCCTCTGCACCCACCAATATGTAAATTTAATTGCACCCATAGGCTAATTGGACAAACCCAAAGTCTTCTAAACTTTTATTACAGGTTCGAGTCCTGTTGGGTGTGCCATTTATAAAAAATGATGAAACGGTGTGGCGGTGTACACGTCTGAAAGTAATAGACCTAGACTTTTAGTTTGAAAGTGAAAGCTAAACAAAGGTATTACCGTTAGAGGAAGTAAGAAGTCATTGGTTCAACTCCAATTTTCATCACAAATGCTCGGTTAGTTCAGTTGGAAGAACACCGCTTTTACACAGCGGGGGTCGGCAGTTCGAACCTGTCACCGAGTACCAAAAAATATCTTGACAATAAATAAAATAAATTATATAATAAAGTTATATTGGAAAGTCATCTAAGGGTAGGATAGCGGACTTTGACTCCGTTCATACTGGTTCGAATCCAGTCTTTCCAGCCATTTTTTAACTGGGGTTATGACTGTTATTCCCCATTCAGGTAAATGATACAGCTATTGTTATGAAGTAACACGTTGAGGAATACTATCGTGAAAAAGTATTGGTTTGTTGGTTATTTGTTAGATATGTCAAAGTTTTGGAATTCCCAAAAACCTGAAATCAACAGGGTATAATAAAACATCCTTGAGTTATATTAAGTTTGTCTTAAAGCATTTAATATAAACATTAAAGTTTTATTCGTGAATACTGAAACAATGTTAAGTACGTTAATCTTAACAATGTTAATGGAATGTTACCCAAGTCTGGTGAAGGGGACTGTTTGCTAAACAGTTAGGAGCAGTAATGTTCGCAGAGGTTCAAATCCTCTACATTCCGCCATTTTGAAAAATAATTTTTCAAAAAAAGTTCTTGACAATATAAATTAAATATATTATATTAAGTTCATAAGGAGTTACCATTAATCCTTAAATCACAATCATAATGGCGTTAGAATATCACGAGACGATATTTGGTTTGTAGTTATCCAGAACTATAATGTCACAATACGGACATTTCATAAATTTAAAAACTGTATTGCGTGGCTGATTACCCATACCATTACGAAAAGATGGTTAAAACATTTAGGTTAAAATGTGATTCCTATAAATCAAAAAAGACATTCTTTTACTATTTTAGAGTTAGAAAATAGCGTTCATAATTAGAGTGAAATTATCGGTGAATTTGATATTACATCGTGATAAAAAATATTGAAGGAAGGAAAACCGTGTTGAAACCTTATTTAATCATTGTTATAAATGATTCGTGGTGATTCAATAACTATTACGTGAATATAGTTTTTAATAGGCTCGTGGTGTTAATGGTTGGCACGTTCGCCTGATAAGCGAGAGGTTTGTGAGTTCGAATCTCACCGAGCCTACCAAATTAAAATTAATTTTTTGTGGGAGTATAAAATAAATGCCAATGGAAAAGAAAGTTCTTACACAGAAAGAAAAAGAACTTAAAAAGAAAGAACAAGAATTTAATAAACATATGAATCAAGTATGGAAGCTAAGACCATATAAAATTAATGGAATTTCTAAGAATGTTGGTAAAGCTCCAAAATGTAATACAAAAGTTAAAACTGAAAGACCAGTTGAAATGGTAAATCAGAAAAAGAAAAAGAAGTAATTAAAAAATATTTTTAATCGAAATTGAGTAAATCTTGAATATTTTATATTTGCAAGATAAATGCGATAGAGTAGCGAGAATCGAACGCTTGTAACAAATGTTCGGCTGTTAGAGTTCAGTATAAAAACTCATTTTTCTTATTCTCTGGTAGCTAAACTGGTTGTAGCGGCGGTCTTATAAACCGTGTCTTTATGTGAGTTCAAGTCTCATCCAGAGAACCATTTTAAAAAATTTTTCAGAAATATATAAAATGGAACAAATGCTAGATAGTTCAATTCTATCAATCTTGTTAAAGATAAAGGACGGTATTTGAAAAGGTTTGAAGCCCATTATATTACTGAAATTTGGTTCAGACAATATCCATATAGCCGTATAACGTGTGGTGAGCCAGTTAATTTATGGGTCGCTCCCAATTAACGAATGGGTCTGATGACTTTTATAATTTTTCAATAAGAAAAAGTGTTGCAACAACCATTGATATAAAATCGTTTGCTAACAAGTTCGTGTATATCATATATGGTTAATAATGTTAGAGGAATAATTTGATATTTTGACTATGTAGAAAATATCCGATAGATTGGATAATCTTCATAAATCATTCGTTAAGTGATTATTTTTAATGCGGAATAGAGCAGAGGTAGCTTAACTGGCTCATAACCAGGAGGTCGGGCGGTTCGAATCCCCCTTCCGCAACATCTAACAAAAGCAAAACCTTTACGTGGTGTTAGATATAAGTAATTCGATTTGAATGAAACCAATTTGCTTAATTATTGAAAAATAGATATTTAAGGTTCAATAATGTATTACCTAATTTATAAAATAACTAATAATGTAAATAATAAAATCTATATTGGAAAACATCAAACGGAAAATAAAGATGATGATTATATGGGTTCTGGAAAAATAATAAAAAGAGCTATTGAAAAATATGGTATAGATAAATTTACAAAAGAAATATTATATGAATGTAATTCATTAGAAGAAATGAATGAAAAAGAAGCAGAAATTGTTGATGAAGAATTTGTTGCTCGTTTAGATACATATAATATTAAATTAGGTGGTCAAGGTGGATGGGATTATGTACATAAATATACTGATTGGAATGGATTTAAATATATAAATTTACAAAAGTTAAATAATAAATCGAATCAGTATAAAATATCTGCTGAAAAACTTAAAAATGATGAAAAATATGCAAAAGAATTTTCCTTAAAAATTTCTAATGGATTAAAATTATATTACCAATTACATAATAATCCATTTAAAGGGAAAAAACATACTATTGAATCAAAAGCTAAAATAGGTAAAGCAAATGCTATTAAACAAGCTGGTGAAGGAAATTCCAATTATGGAAAATGTTGGATTTATAATGAAGAATTAAAAGAAAATAAATCTATTAAAAAAGAAGAATTACAATCTTGGCTAGAACAAGGTTGGAAAAAAGGTAGAAAAATAAAATTTTAAATTATTTATATAATTTAATTTTTTACTGGTAGGTACGAAGATAGCTCAAATACCTCGTTAAACTAAATAGTCGTGCTATCCGCAAACCTTTAGGAAGTAAATGGCGTTATAAGTAACTTCCTGTTTATAATGGCAATGTAGTGAAAGGGTTATCACGACTGACTCATATTCAGTAATTTCAAGTTCGATTCTTGACATTGCTACCATTCATTATTAACTTGTGGGATATTAATTTAATGACAAATTACATTATAAATAATAATATCGTCAGAATTTTTGGCGAAGATGAAATCAATATTAAACCAGAAATTCCATTAGGAACATATTTGGTTAAAGAAAATGAATTAACAGGTGAATTGTTTTTAGAAAGAACAGCAGATTTTGTAAAGCCTGAAAAAATATATGGAGAATGTGAATTCCAATCTGAACGAATTATTAAAACATTTAAAGACAGACCTAATAATACTGGAGTTCTTTTAAATGGTGCAAAAGGTTCAGGAAAAACATTTTTAGCTAAGTATATTTCCTATAAACTTTTAAAAGATAATTATCCAACAATAATTATTAATGATATATTTAGTCCAACAAAGTTATCTTTATTAATTCAAACAATTAGTGAACCTTGTGTCATTATTTTTGATGAATTTGAAAAAATTTATCAATCAAATAAAAAAGATGATTTGCAAAACCCACAGAATGGTTTACTTTCATTGCTTGATGGTTTATTTCAAACTAAAAAGCTATTCATCTTTACTTGTAATGATGATAGTAATATTTCAGATTTGATGAAGAATAGACCTGGTAGAATTTTTTATAAATTGGAATTTGAAGGAATTACTGAAAAAGCAATTGAAGAATATTGTGAAGAAAAATTAAATAATAAATCATATATTTCTCAAATTTTTAGTATTCGTAAAATGATTAAAGATTTTACCTTTGATATTTTGCAGGCAATTGTTGAAGAAGTTAATCGTTATAATGAAACTCCTTTAGATGTTGTTAAAATGCTTAATGTAATTCCAGAATCTTTATATGCAAAATATACTGTATCAATTAAGCCATTAAAGAATCAACGAATTATAAAATTTGAAAAATCTTTATGGGTAAATCCATTATCTTCAGAAGAAGAATCAGTATGGATTTATAGAGCTAAAACATCAAATGAAGATGATAATAAATATGTTGTTGAAGACGAGGATATTAAAATTTGTGAGCTTAGTTGTGAAACTGATGATGATGAAGATATTAATGTTAAAACAGTTACTGATTATTTTCCAGTATCATTGCTTACAATGGTATCATCTAACAAAAATACTTATGTGTATCAGAATGAAGAATATCAGGTTACTTTAACTAAAAAGATTATTGATACTGATGATATGTGGAAGTATGCATTTTAAAAATTATTGACATATAAAAAATATTATGTTAATTGTTATAACAAAAGGGAAAATAAAAAACGCCCCTCTGTTAGAAATATATGAGTAGAAATAACAAGTCGTTAAGAAGATTCGCCTTATCTAACAAGGTTAAAGAGTTTTTTCCTAAAGATGATTTAGGTTTGATGATAAATCAGTAAAAAAATATATTGACATATGTTAATTATTATGATATATTTAATTATATTTTAATTTTAAGTAATATATTAAAATCATTTAATAATTGGTTGGCAAGACCAATAGGATGCCTTTTTAAGGTAATGAAAGTAAAATCTTTCTTTTAATATATGAAGATAAATTATGTCGTGAATGATTTAGTCGGAGAGATAAGCGACTAAGATAAAATAAAAAAATCTCAAATTCCATAGACGTATGGACGGCATAATAAATTAAATTGTTGTAACTCAAACAATGGGTAGCCTGCCCATAAGAGTATGCTGGATAATCTGAAAAGATTTGAAGGTAGTTGTGAGTAATACGAATCATAAGGTTGAAATAGCCACGGTTGGCTAACCGTGAGTGACGTAAGAACCAGACAAATCGTACAGATGAATAGGTCTGATGGCTGTATCTGGTTGGGAGTAGTCATTCTCCCCATCCATTAAGCAAAGGAGTAATTAACCTTTGTGGGTGTGACTGAATAATGTGTCGTATGAGGGGCTTGTTGGTAGTCAGGAGTCCAACCAATAATTTAATTTTAACAGTTTGTGGCAGTCGTTCTGTTTAAAAACTCTGCCTTTTTAAACAAACAGATAGTGATTATTAGATTTACATAGTTCGATTCTATATTTTTTCATATAAAAAGGAAAAATGCCAAAAGGGTGGCGTTTACAATCTAATGAATTTTCTTCTGTTTATTTAAAAATTTTCGATAGTGAGTATAAGATTTACATAGACCAGACTTTTAATCTGACATTTACAAAATCTTATAAATTGTTCTTCGAATTAATATTTTTTGTGAATAGTGAGATATTAGGTTTACATAGCTAAAGTGGTTAAAGCATTTGACTTGAAATCAAAGTATTGTAGGTTCGATTCCTACTGTAATTTTAACTTAATAAAATGTTCTTTCACAAATTTAATTATTTGACACTTTATTATAAATGTTATATAAATAATAATATGGAAGGTAACTGGCTGGATGAAGACACCGACTTGAAATCGGCTGGGCGTAACTGCTTTGGGGGTTCGAGTCCCTCACCTTCCGCCATTTTTATTTGGTATTGTGGGATATGATAAAAGTAAGTAGAAAAGAATACGAAAATAATCCAGAAAAATATATTATATATTGTACAAAATGTAAAAAACCAATAATATTTAAAGATTATAGACATTATTGTGATAGAGTTAATAAAATTAATATTAGACATCATCAACCATTTTGTTCAAAAGAATGCTCATATGAATATCATAGATTATTTACAAATAAAGGAATTTGTGATTTTTGTGGTAAAGAGTTTATTAGACAAAATGTTTATGGGGATAAAAGACAAAAACATACATTTTGTTCACAAAAATGTTCTGCAAAATATTTTAATAGTCATAAAAAATTTGGTTATAGAAAATCAAAAGCTGAAGAATATATTGTAAGTCAATTAAAAAAAGATTATCCGTATTTAAATATTAAAGAAAATGATGTATCAACAATAGGTAAAGAACTTGATATTTATTTACCAGATTTAAATTTAGCATTTGAAATTAATGGTATAGTTCATTATAAACCTATATATGGAAAAGAAAAGTTAAATAAAATACAAAATAATGATTTTTTTAAAAAAGAATTATGTGAAAGTAAAAATATTTTATTGACAATAATTAATATAAGTGATATAAAAGTATTTAAAGAGAATTTAATTATAAATAAATATAATTACATTAAAGAAATTATAAGTAATACAATGCCACGATAGCTCAACTGGCAGAGCAACCGATTTGTAATCGGTAGGTTGGGGATTCGACTTCCTCTCGTGGCACCAGATTTTAATAAGCTCCCCCGCTAAAGATACTTTGTGTATACAGCGAATATGGGTCAAAGTTTAAACTTTGCATTAAATTATAATAATTGTACAATAAAAAATTATGTGAGCATTTTTTAATTTTGTATGGTAATAGTGACTTAAAGAATTACATAGATAACTGATTATTGTCTGCCAAAACAAGAAATTCTTTAAAATTATTCTTTACCATTTAAACTATTTTAGCAATAGTGAGAAAAGGATTTACATAGGTTTGTAACCCGTTGGTAATTGGTTCGAATCCAATCAAGTAATTGAAATATATTATTTGTAGCTCATTGGTAGAGCAACGATAAAAAAATAATCCTTTATTATGTTCTTTGCTAACAAATATTTGGTGATAGTGATTAATTAGGTTTACATAGCTTAATGGTTAGAGCATTGATTTAACACATCAAACGTTACAGGTTCAACTCCTGTTGTAATTAATACCTAATTTACTATTCTTCACCAGTTCAATTTTGCACCCAAGAACATATGTTCTTGGGTATTTTTTTATATAAGTTATTGACAAATCATCTATAAATGAAGTATATTAATAAAAAACGTAAAAAGAGGTAAAAATGAGCTATATTACAAATGAAGATGAACATCAACATATGACATTGTTTGTCTATTTTCCTTGTTCATTAGGTTATGAATGTGCAAAAATTATATTGCAACCTGATGAGAAATTTTTTGCTAATGATGATGAAATTATTATGGAAATAAATAATAAAAATCCATTAAGTAAAGATTTTGTAGGAATTAAAAACGGTGTTTTATATGCTGTTGGTCAAGAAATATATAAATTAGGAATGTTTAGAGAAAAACCTAAACAAATGACATTTGCCACGACAATGTTTAAATATACAGAATAAATTAATTGTAAGGATTAATAAATTATGAATTATAATGAAGAATGGACTTTAGCTGATATTGATAATAATCACGATACACAGATGCTCAATGAATATTTTTCACAAAAAAGTATTAAAGAAAGAATATTAGAAAATAAAGAAAAATATCGTGCAGAACAAATACTTAAAACTAAAATGATTAAAGAAAATTTAGGTCAAAAAAGATAAAAAAGTAGTTGACTAATAAAACTAAAAATGTTATAAAAACAATGTAAAATTAACTTATGGAGTGTTGAAAAATGAAAACAAATAAAGCTGAAAAGAAACCAGCAATTTACACTAATGAAGGTGGTAAAGCATCTCATATTAGTGATTTAGAAGAATTGAAAAGAGCAACAATGTCTTGTTTGCTTTGGGAAGATAACTTCTATGAAGATGGTGTATCAATTTCTGACAGAATTACCTCTTTAGTTAAAAATTGTATTGATAAAGGTCATTATGATGATGTAATTGATATTTTGAAAACTGTAAAATTTGATATGAGATTACGTCATTGTCCATTGTGGATGATTGTTGCAATTTATAAAGCAGGTAAAACTATTGATAAGAATGTTATTGCATCTATTCTTACAAGACCAGATGATATGGGAGAATTACTTTCTCTTTATCGTAAAGACCAAGCAAATGCACCTATTCCAAATGCTATGAAAAAAGCTATGGCAATAGCCATTACTAAATTTGATGAATATCAATTGGCTAAATGGAATCGTGATGCTAATTACAAATTGGTTGATATTGTAAACATTTGTCATCCACAAGTAACTGAAGCTATTGATAAGTTGGTTAAAGGAACTTTAGAAACTCCAAAAACTTGGGAAGTTCTTCTTTCTGCCGCTGGTTCTGATAAAGAAAAGAAAAAAGAAGCTTGGTTGGATTTGATTGAAACTAATAAATTACCTGATATGGCTCTTTTGAAGAATATTCGTGGTATGTTGGATGTAGGTGTTTCTAAAAACACATTGGTTGACCGTATTAATAATATTAAAAATGGTAGATTATTGCCAATTGATTATATTAGAGCGGCAAATACAAATCCATCATTGGAAAATGAAATTGAAAAGAAATTCTTAAATTGCTTTGAAAAACCTTCTTTGAATGGTAAGACTGCAATTTTAGTAGATGTGTCAGGTTCTATGGATGGAGAAAGATTAAATTATGCAAATGCATTAGCGATGATTGGTCGTGAAATGTGTGAAAATGTTGATATTTACTCATTCTCTAATGAAGTCAAATTCATTCCAAATCGTAGAGGATTTGCTTTAGCAGAAGCTATTGATAAATCACAATACCATAATGGAACTTATATGTGGGATGCTATTAGTACAGTTGAAAAAGCTCATTACGATAGATTAATTGTTATTACTGATGAGCAAACAATGGGTATGCCACACAACGCAGTTATTAAAAATGCATACATTATTAATGTTGCACCATATAATAAAGGTGTTGGTTACAATAATGGTTACAAACATATTAATGGTTTTTCAGATAAAGTATTTAATTATATTACTGAAATTGAAAAATAATTAAATAAATATAATAAACAAACCCGATAGGCTTCTTATTTAATGAGTAGTATGGGTATATTGGTTAAAGTTAGACTTGCCCCCCTCTGCTACTCACATCAATAAATGCTTCTCGTTAGTCCACGAAGATTAACCGCCTAGATATTGATGAGTTTAAATACAGCACAATTATCTTTCTGGAATTGACCAGATAAGTTTATTAATATTCCTAGGTTCAATTAATAAATGGGTAGATTTATTTTTAACTTAATAAATTCCAATCAAAAAATTTAATTATAAGTATTAAAATATAAGTTGGAGTTTAGTGTTAATTAATTTAACAAGAAGGATTGATTTCTTTCTTGTTAAATTATTTTTGTAAAAAAGGATATGAAAATGTTAAATTTGAAAAGTATTTTAAATGATAATATGAGAGTTAAATTTGATTTTTATCGTGATGGTGCTTTATGGTATTCAACAATGAATGGGTTTCAATTTCCTGTTCCTGTGAGAACTTTAGCCGCAACATCAATATTAAAAGCTAATGATAAAGCAACAGCATTCAGTTATTATATTAAAAAATACTATAATGAATTAAATAAAAATAAGGAATAATTTTTATGAAAATGCAATTTTATGTTAGTACAAAAGAAATAAGTGAAAATAATTATTTGTATGGTGTAATGTCAATGATTAATGATGAACCATTTGATTTTATTGTTGGTCAAATGAATGGAGAAAAGGATGATATTATTAATTTAATATCTAAAAATACATTGATAAAAAATAAAACAGTATTGAAAAATAATTATTATACTTTTAAATATGAGGATTTAGATACAACAAAAAAAATGTTATCAAAATTTCATACAGATGATTTTTATAAATCATATTCAAAAGAACAGCAAACTGATTTAGATGCTTTGCCAGCATTATTTCTTTCGGATACAACAAAAATGATGCCATTAAATAAAAAGATGAATAATTATAAACAAATGCTTCAATATTATCAGATAACAAAAGAAAAAAATCGGAAATAAAAAATCCGATTTTTTTCTTGACAGTTAATTTTTTTATGTTATATTGACCTTATCTTAAACAATTAAAGGAATATAACAATGATTTATCTTTTCTTTGCCTGCGTAATTTTTTTCATTATTTTTAATGATTCTATTGGTTAATGGAGAAAAATTATGAAATGGTACACACAACAAGATATGCCTTATGGAAAAGACCCAATTGTGATTAAAACAATTGATAAACAAATATTTGTTGGTAATCATCAACATATCCATAATTCAAGTCTTAAGCATAAATTTAAGAATGAAGAACAATGGGTATTAACGACTAATCAAAATAAAATTGAATGGTCAAAGGTTAAAGAATGGCATTATGTTCGTAAATTTGTTGAAGTAATAGAAAGGAATTTCTAAAATGTCAAATTATCTAATAATGGTTTATGGTTTTTCTCATTGGACTTGGATTTATGATTTTAAAAATAAAAAATGGGATAAATTTAATTGGTGTAATAAAAACGCTAATGAAAAATTTATTGAAGTTGTTAAAACTCATCATACTTTATTTTTTAATGCAACTGAAATGGAAGAAGCATATACAAAATTTGATGAAGATGAACTTGAATATATGGGTTTTGAAAATCCTAATTGGAAAGATTTTGTAAAGGTTGTTAGTTATGTTTGTTAAAAAAATATTGATTTTTTGGATTACAGTAATTACACTTGTTTTATGTATTTCTATAAGTGAAGCTAATGCAAAATATGTTATTGTATCAAGTTATCAATATTCAACTGATGATTTTGCAACACTTATAGAAATTTCTGAATTAAAAGGTTGCCAATTAAAAGGTAATATTTTTAATATTTCAAGTAATACAATTGGTATATTAATGGAATGTCCTCATAATTTTGATTATGATAAAATTTTTGAAAGATATATGGAAATTATGGATAATGAACATATTAAAATTGAAATGCCACGAGATATAGGAAGATTTCTATAAATATTTTAACAATGGTGGACGTAGCCAAGTTGGTCGAAGGCGTTAGATTGTGGCTCTAATACATTAGAAACATCGTGGGTTCAAATCCCACCGTTCACCCCAGATGGCTCGTTAGGCGAATTGGCATAGCCGTCTGTCTTAGGTACAGATGTTTGGGGGTTCGAGTCCCTCACGAGCTACCAAAAATTAAATAATCTATTTTGAGAGTAATATAAATGTCAGACATACAAAAAGTTAAACAAGAAGAAGTCATTTATTGTGATGATGAATCTAAATGGGATAAAATTAAAGAAAAGTTTGATGATATTCTTTATGAAATATTACCTCGTTTTTTATATAGATTTTTACATAATTTATTTAATTTATCTATGTGGAGAGGAAAAATTAGAAGATTTTTCCAAAGAATAATAAGAGGATGGGATGATTCTGATACTTGGTCATTAGATACAACTTTTTATCAATGGTTTTTACCAAGATTTAAAAGATTTCAAGAATTAAATTGTGGTTATCCTTGTGGTTATGAAACATTTGAACAATGGGATAATGAGTTAAAAGAAAAAATTTATGAGTTAGAAATGCTTATTAAATATATGGATGATAATAAAAATTTTCCAATTAACAAATATTTAACAAGTGAATTTATTAAAGAATTTGATATTAATGAAAATAAAATTAAAAATGACAAATCTTATCATAATTTATGGGCATATACAGCTTGTTTAGAAAATTTTAATAATTGGTTTGGTAAAAAAATTAATCATTTGTGGTGGTGAAAAATGTTTAAAGATTTATGGTTTGAAATTAAAGAATGGTTATATGCTATTTGTTGGCTATTTAAATAAAAGTTGGAGAAAAATTATGACTAAAGAGGAGAATGACATCAAGTAAGTTAATACTTACAGGAGATGTCAAATGAATAAAGATAAAATTAAATGGCTTTATAGAAAAACAGCTAAAAGATACCATCATTGTCATAGGTATCCTTGGGAATCAATTACAGAGTACATTTCTAAATTAGATGAAAAAGTAGAATGGAATTTTCCTTATATTCGTAAAAAAAGTAATTTTAAAAAAATTCAACAGTTAAATTGTATTTGTAAAGAATTTGGAGTTAAAGGATATTCAAATGAATACATTTTAAAACTTAACCCTTATAATGATGACAAAGCAATGGCTTGGCACGAAAAAAAATCTTGGAAAAGAAATTCTAAAAGAAAACATCAATGGAAAGAAAAAAATATTCAATAAATAATTAAATAAAAGATTGGAAATATTGTTATGAAATCAGAACAGTTAAATAATTTATATGAATTTGATTCTCTTGTTAGTCGAGAAACAATTGATAAAGCAAGAAAATTACTTTATTATATTACGAGAGAATATAAAATACAAAAAAATCAAAATTATCTTATTAATATAACAGATATTAAATGTCCTGATGGTTGGAAAAAAGTTTGGGATAATAATGGTCAAAGAGCATATATTTATGAAAATTTTATTTTTCCAACATATCATAGTCGTAAAATTATGTATATTGATGTTTTTTTAGATGTAGTTTATACTCAAACTGATACTGGTGAATGGATTGAAATAGATTTTAATGACTACATAACTCGTCCATTAGATGATTCAGAAAAGGATAATTTAAAAGTAATTTTAAATAGACTTAAGGAATTATAATGGCAACATTAAGTAAAGATTCTAAATATTATGATATTTCCAATGGCTCAAGAAAATATATAAAATATATTACCAAAAGAAAAGCCAGAAGAAATTTTAAAAAAGGATTGATGGAAGTTAATTCTAAAAAATTAATTGGCTGTAAAGAATATTATTTCGATAGATATTGGTAAATAAAAAAGAATTAAAAATAATTATTATGTCAAACTTAATTACTGTGTTTTATGGAAAATAAAGATAATTTAATTTTTCAGATGTATCACGTTAATAACGGTAAGCCTTTTGATTCAAAAGATTGTGTACTTCTAATGGATTCAAAAATTCATAAGTACCCAGAAGAAAAGTGTCCGTTTTGTAATAGTGTTTTGGAAGAAGGTCATTCAAAGGATTGTATGATGTATGAATATCCAGAAATATCTATTTGGTGGTTTATTTTACCCATATTATTGTTAATTATGACAGGTTATATGTGGTTAAAATTTAAAATAAATGAATATCGTAAGCGAAAAAAATAATTTTTGCAACTAATTTTTTTCATTTTAAGTGTATTACTGCTTGTGAAAGTCGTATACACTTTTTTTATTTTTCCTATTGACAAATAATTTTTATATGCTATATTAACCTTATCAAAAACAACAATGAAAGGTTAATAAGATGTCTAAAATTGCTAAATTCGTTTTAAGATTCGGTTACAAAGATAAATTTGTTTTAAAAACAGGTAATTTATATTCTGAACGTGGTGTTAATTCCATTGAAGAAGCTAATCAATTAGTTAAAGAAGCAAATATGAAAATGTTTGATGAAGTAACTTTATTTAATCAGCGTAATTGGAGCATCGTTAAAAAGTATTAAAAAAGACTTGACAATATTGCAACTCCTTGTATAATACCAGTTATACAAGGAGTTTTTTATTTATAAAAAGGAATAAAATAATGTGTAACTATGATATTGATGTTTTATATGTCAGATTAGAAAATGCTGAAAAGAAAATTACAGAATTAACAAATACTTTAAATGAAGTTATTAGAATTAATAACTTATTTACTAAAGAATATCCAATAACAGTACCAATGGTAACAAAATTAATGGAAAAAACGGGTGAATGCTTTTATACCTGTGAAAAAGCATTAATTAAAAATCACGGTGATATGGAAAAAGCATCAGCGGGATTGGTTCGTTATACAAGGGAAGATATATGAAAACACCAATTAAAATTAAACCCTGTTCTTGTGGTTGTAAACATCCAAAATTTTATTCAGAAATGAATAAAGAGAAAACAACTGTCCATAATAATGAAGATGGTATAATGCTAGAAAAAGAAAACTGGTTTCCAGTAGGAACAGCTTATTTTGGAACAGTAAAATGTAATGTATGTGGTAAAACTAATGAAATGATTTCGTGGGGAACATCTTGGGAATCTTGTGCTAAAATTGCTATTGAAGATTGGAATAAAGACAAATGATAGGTATGGAAAAAATTTTTGCTGAAATATTAATTGATAAGCAAAAAGAAGTAATTGCTCAATATGAAGAAGTAATTAAAAAGAAAAATGAACAATTAATAAAAGAAATGAAAAGAGCTAACGAATTGTTTCAATTATCATATAAGAGAAAATTAAGAATTCAAGAATTAGAAAATGAATTATCTCAACTTAAAAATGAAAGAAATAAATTATGAAAAAATATAAATGTACTTGGGGCAGTATTGAACAAATAATATGTTGTAATTCAGAAGATGAAGCAAGAGAGGAATTTGTATCATCTCTTATTTCTGATGAAGAATTAAATAATTTTTATTTTTATGAAGATTTACGTTTTGAAACAAAAGTTCAAGAAATTTTAAATATTGAAGTTGGTAAATGTTATCTGTCAAGAGATGGTAGAAAATGCTTTGTTTATTCTAAACCAAAATGCTTAAATGATACTTTTTTATTTAGCCGTGAAGAATTTCCAGATGATGTATTTTGGGAAACAAAATTAGATACAAAATTTTATCAATGTAATTCATCAGGAAATATTTATAAAGATTATTGTGATAATGAATTAAAAGAAATATTTAAAAATTTTGATTTAGTAGAGGAAATTTAATTATGACAAAAACAGAAATAACTAATAGTGGTATATATGGATTTGGATTATTAATTATTATATTTTTATTTACACTTACATTAGCAATACCTGGTTGTATAGCTTATAACCAACAAAAAAGTAATCTTCGGTCAGAAGTTATAAATGATTTATGCAATCAAAATAATGGAAAATATGATTTTTGTGTATTAGATAAAACAACTTATCATTATATTGAAAAAGTCAATGAAAATGGCAGAAAATAATAATTATATAAATTTTGATACTTATATTAATAGTAACCATCCTAAAAGTGAAAATATTAGAAATAATTATTTTGATATGTATAAAGAAGATATTGACATTATTAAAAATATTTGTAAGAATAACAATGTTAATGTTGAATTTGAATTATTTGATGTGCATTGTTCTTATTATGGTTGGTGCAATGCTATTGGTTTGACTATAAAAAAGAAAGATGAAAGTAATGACTGATAATTTAAGTAGTTATATTATAAAATTATTAATGGAGATAATAAATGAAGATAAAAGTTCCTAATTTTCATTGGCGAGTTCCATCACATCCTTCTATTATAGATGGTATTAATGATAATGATAGAATTGTAATGACTAATCTAAATCGTGAAAGTTTAGAAAAAGAATTAATTAAAGGAAATAATATTCATTATATTAGATGGATAATTAATCCTTCTAATTATACTATCGAATTATTAAATCAATATAGGCATACTGAAAGAGGATGGAGTCATCCTTTTTTATGGCAAGATGAAATTGAAGAATGGGTATTAAGAAAAATATGTAAATCTAATTGGAGATATTATAGATTATTAATTAATCCCTCATATAAAATTAAAAAAGATTATTTTAAATTAATGCGTAATAAAGATTATATCAAAAAACAAAAAATAAATGATTGGGAATATAATTTTTTTAAACCATCTTGGGATTATAAAAATCGTTATAAAAAGCCAAGAAATATAAAAAAACCAAGGAAAATAAAAAGGAGATACTAAATGCAAAAATTAAATATTAAAATGCCACGCCCTATGCCTGATGATTATAATATTGAATTAGAAAAAGGCAATTATATTGTTAAAGATACTAGAGGTAATCTTTATATTGATACTTGGTTAGACAATACAATGGGATTCTATTGTTGGGAACTTGATGCTTTATCAGAAATTGTATGTAAATTGCCTGATTGTGAAACTTTAATGAAAATTTTGGAAGACTATAAAAATTAAGGAGATTTTTATATGAAAAAAATATTTTTAGTTATTTTAATGTGTTTAATTTCATATAATGCAAATGCAGGAATATTTACATATTTGGAAGCATCAGGTGCTAATAATGCGGCTAATAAGGCATTAAATAGTCAAGAACAATTAAATAATAGACTTATTCGTTTAGAAAACGAAATAATTCAAATAAAAAATGAAATAATTCAAATAAAAAATGAAATTGTTGAAAATAGAAAGTATTTAATTATAATTAAAGAACATTTGAAAGCAGATGAAAAAGAAATTGTTAAGAAACCTGTTTTTTATCCTATAATGCCTAACAATGAATTAAAAAATTATACAGAAATATATTAAAGGAACGAAAAATGAATAAAAATAGATTAAAAGATTATTTATATATGAAAGGTACAGTTTTATGTGCCGCAGAAAAAATAAGAGAAGGCAATTTAAAAGATGCAGAAGAATTACTAAAAATGCGATATAATTATTATTACAAATTATATTCAAAAAATGTCTAAAAAAGATTTAGAAATACTATTAAGAATTGAAAATATCCAAGTAGAATAACATTTATTTTTAATGATAATGTAAAAGATTACCCAAGTCAACCTGTTATCTATACATTAACTTGGAAAAGACAAACAATAAATTTTAATAAGGAAACAGAAATGCAAGATAAAATTTTAAATGCTTATAAGCAGGCAGTCAAAGAAAATGATTTTTGGAGAAAGAAAGTTTTAACTACTTTACGCTCTGAAATTAAAAATATGGAAATTATGCTTCGTCCAAAAAATTTAACACCGACTGATGCAGATATTCTTAGTGTTATTCAAAAAATTATTAAACAAGATAAAGAAGCACTTGGTATGTTTATTGAAAGTGGACGACAAGATTTGATTGATGCAACTAATACCGAAATTGCAATTCTTCAAGAATTTTTACCAACGCAATTAACAAATGATGAAATTGATAATATCATCAAACAAGAAATTGAAAATAATAGCTATTCATCAATGAAAGATATGGGTAAACTTATGAGTCATTTTAAAAATACTTATTCTGGTCGATGTGATATGGGTTATGTATCTAAAAGAATTAAGGAGATGTTAAATGGATAATATATTTGCAGGATTATCTAAAAAGCAAATATTATTAATATTGATGATGGCATATAAATGTAGTACATTAGTCTCTCCATTAGATATGAAAAAATTTTACAATATTTCTTATGATAGAAATTTTTCAGAATTTTTAAAAGATTTATGTTATAAAATTAATAATGATGAAATAATGAATATTGATAATGATTATTTTTATTCAGAAGTTTTAAATAATTTAGAAAATGAATTGTTAAATAATTAAATACATTTAAAGGAAAAATATGAATCAAAAAATAGATTTAGAAGCAATTAAATATGTATTTAGTACAATTTGCTTAACAACAAAAAATATTAATATAATAAATGAAAAATTTAAAGAATATTTAGATACTATTCAAGAAGATGGATTAATTTATGATTATATGATAGATGATACATATTATGATGATATACTTAGATATACTATTAAAATATATCCTCAAGTATTTCTATCAGAAATTTCAATTGATAATAATTCAATATTCACTTATAAAAATGAGGAAAAATAAAATGTTTAGATTAATTGGTAATACTATTGATAAAATGATGTCAAGTTTTGAAAAATGTTTCGATAAATTGGATAAATGTACAGATAAATTTGAAAGTAATTTTGCAGGTGGTACATTTACAAATTGTAACTTTAAAAGTTTTAGAATTTCAAGTAAAGAAAAAAATAATATTCAAATTGGTAATAAAACGTATAATGGTAAAAATATTAGAGGTGTTAATAATAAAATTATTATTGATGATAATATTGTGCTTGATTCTCCTGAAATTCCTATAATTATTATTAATAGTGATGTTGATGGTATAGATGCCACTTCTGTAATAGTTAATGGTAATGTTAATGGAGATATTGATTGTACATCTATTAAAGTAGCTGGAAATGTAAAAGGTGATATAGATGGTACAAATGTTACTATTGAAGGAAATTATGAAGGTAATATTGATGGACTAAATGTTACAATTAACAACAAAGGAAAATAATGAAAAACGAAAGTTGTATAATATCAGATGTTCTTGATTGTGATGGTTTATATCAAGTAACATATAATAGAAAATGCAATAATTGTGATTATCAGGAATTAAAAGATAGAAAATTTGTTCAGGTTTTAAAAAATGGATATACTCAAGATATTGATAATTGGCGTTGTCCAAAATGTAATTCATTAAATATTACTCAAATAATTGCAGATAAATAAGTTAAAATAATAAACTTAAAAAGGAGTCTGTTATGACATTTAAAGAAATTTGGACATCATTTTGTGATAAAACAAAAGAACAAGGAATTAAGGCTTGGGAAGGCATCAAACAAGTATGTTCATCATCTTTTACAATTTTAAAAAATGCAGTTGTTGGTTTCTTTACAGGAATATATAATTGGTTAATTGAAATTGTAACTGGTGTAGGTAAAATTGCTATGGCATTAGTTTCATTTGTTTTTACTGCAATTGGTTCAGCTATTTTTGCAACATTAAAATTATGTTTAGATAAATTAGTTGATTGGGTAATGAAATGGTAATCTAATTTAAATTAGACTAATCTATACTATATAAATAAATGCATAATAAAGAAAAAAGGATTTTATTATGCATTTTTTATTTTCAACAATAAGTGGTTTTATTGAATCAATCTGGCGTAGATGGTATGGTGGTTGGATTGAAGGAACTATGGAAGATAAATTACCTAAATGGTTATATAAATTTTTATCTTCTCGTGGAACACAAACTATTTTTAATTTAATTGTTTTATTTGGCATCTTTATGCTTAATCCTATATGGACAACAACACCATTATGTTCTTGGTTAATTTCTCACGGAATATATGATTGGTGTATAGCATCAATAATGTCAATTATTATACAATTTGAATTTTGGAGTCGAGGACACGGCCCAGCATTTGATGAAGGTAGAGGAATACCAACACAAGAAACAATAGATAGATACCAAAAAGTTTGGTGGGTGTTCATTCCGAATAAATTAGTTCCTAAAGAACATTGGTATGGTTTTCTTTATGATTTTATTTGGATGTGGACAAGATATACTATTGGATTATTCTTAATGATTCCATTTTTATGGTCATTTAATATTCTTTGGTTAGGCTTAATTACAACAAGCATTTATGCATTATGTTGGACTTTATATGAACGAGAACCTTGGATATTTCCATTAATACCGTGGAAAATGACATCAGTCGCTACACAATTAGCTGAATTATTAGTAGGGTTTGTAGTAGGTTTTTGGCTAATGTGGTTTTAATATTTTGTAGAAAAGTGTTATACATTTTCTACAAAATATTTGACATTTTTAATAAACTGATATAATATTATATCAGTTTATTTTTTGGGGATAAAAATGGAAATATGGGCAGATGTAAAAGGTTATGAAGGTTTATATTTAATTAGTACATATGGTAATTGTAAAACAACAAATTATAGACCAGGTTATGGTCGTATTCCAGAAGATATAAATGATATAATGAAAATTGAAAATCCTGATAATCATCAAGGTTATTGTACTATAAAATTATCTAAAAATGGGAAAAAGAGAACAGCTAGAATACATAGATTAGTTGCTGAAGCATTCATTCCTAATCCAAATAATTATCCGTGTGTAAATCATATTGATGGTAATAAATTAAATAATCATATTGAAAATTTAGAATGGTGTACTCATCAACAAAATATGCAACACGCATCTTTAAACAATTTAGTTAATAGAGGGAAAACTACAAGAATTAAACAATTAACATTAAATAATGAAGTTGTAAAAGTTTATAAATCAATTAGAGAAGCCGCTCGTGAAACAGGTATTTGCAGAGATTCTATTACTAAATGCTTAAAAGGTAAACAACAGCAATGTAATAATTTTAAATGGAAATATGCTTGAAAATTATTTTTTCTATTGACAAATAAAAAACTGGTGTTATATTGACATCAGTTTTTAACTTATATGGAGATAAACAATGACCACTTTAACAACAACAATTTGCTGGAATCCTTTTATCTTGAATGGCAGACAAGTTACTAATATCATTTTTTATAATGATGAAGGAATTATGTTTGAAACACATCGTGGTTGGTTTGGCAATGGAAATAATGTTTTCAGAACATTAAATGTTGGTGATGTTAAAACTCGTAGAGTTACTGCTTTGAAGAAAATGGATAAAAAAGAGAATTTCTGTGTTACAACGAAAATTCCTTATTCAAATGATAAAGGTTATGTCCTTTACTTATATGTTGATGGTGAAGATATTCAACTTATTAAAGAAGAAGAAAAAGAAGAAATTTTTTCTCCTACACAAATTAGAAAATATGTTGAGCGTACAATTAGATTGTACGGAATTATGATTGATTTGGAAGAAACTTTAAAATTTATTGATAATGAGTTTGGTAAAAAAGTTAAAGAATTTCAAGAAGAATTAGAAAGTTTTGGAATCAAACTTAATTGTTGGGACGTAGAAAACATTTTAAAACACTATGAAATTACAAGATTTTCTTAATGACCGCCTTATTATCTTTCATCCATAGGAACTTCTGAATTGGAATATATAAAACGATATAACTCCCATTCAGTATTTGTTATATTTGTATTAATTTTAGCTGTTTCACCTTTATTTAGTGGAAATAGACACCGCATATTATAACGTTGAGGAGAATACCATCCATTACTGTACGATGATGAAAATATTTCTATATAACTATTTCCATCATTTGCCATTTTATTTAATAATAAGTAACCATTAGCAGGTGCAGTATATGTTATACCTGATTGCCAAGTTGGTTTAGGTATATCAATAAATTTTTTACTAGGCATATCTAACCCAGAACCTGTGATTTGAAACCATTTTGTCCATACTCCTGTTTCACTTTCATTATATGAATTATAAGTACGAGCATAAATTTTTGTACCATCATTTTTAGAATTAACACTATTTTGTGCGTGTGCATATTGCCAAACTGCCATTTTTGTTGTTGGTGATTTTTGCATATGAACAGTTACAAACCATACTGTTGAATTAATATCAACTGGATAATGAACAGTATCTATGTTTCCTATATATGTTGGAATATAATATAAACCAGTTTCAATTAATGTATTAAAATCGGTATTTGCTGGTAATATAATAAAAGGTAATTTAGTATTATTAATTGTTATAATATTTGAATTAATTTCATTTAATTGATTATCTAATCCATCAATACGATGTATTGGTAATTTACTGCTATCCATTGAATTATCTCCTTTATTTCTATTTAATAAATAGAAATAAACTCAATATTTAATGAAGTAATTAACTATTGAAGCAGGTGGTTGAACTGTATTTGATTTACCATAGATTGAATTATATGAATTTAAATTACCATTAATAATAATTTTACGTGGAGCATTACTTCCTGTATCAGCACCACCATTAGCATTTTCTATAGCTCCAGAATCACTTCCTGAAATAGAGCCTGTATTATTTTGTAAGCCAATAAATCTACCGTGGGCTTCTACTAAATAAAATGAACCACTCATATCTACATTTGGTAAACCAGCTTCAATTTCCTGACCTAAAGATTGATTATCATTTATCATTTGAAGAAATTTACCTTTGTAATTAGGCACATTAAAATTATTTCCACTTCCGCCAAAAGTATAACCAATGACATTAAATAAATTTGGATAATCTGAAACTGAATAACTTGTTCCATCACATAAAAGCCAACCCGTTTTTGAAGTGCATAATGAATAACATAAATCACCAGGTGATGATACTTTTTGAAGTTCTTCTTCAAGACCATCAATTCTATCTATTTTAATTTTACTAATATCAGCCATAACTATTTCCAAAATAACCCTTTGTGGATATTTAATAAATATCCACAAACTTTTTTATTCCTAAATTTTTTTATAAATATCTTATATGAATATATAAGGAAAATTGAAATGGTTGGAACACCAAATATAAAAATTACAACAAGTATGATTGATGAATTTCAATCACCTTTTAAGGATAATCCTAATACTTATGTAAAAATTAATAATGATGGTTTTGCTCAATATTTAACACCTGATGAAGTTGCTCACGATATTGGTGGTACAGGTGGTGATAATACTTCAACAATTTGGACACCTGGTATTACCTACCGTGTTGGCGATATTGTTTCATATAATAATAGTTTATTTCAATGTAGAATGGAACATACAGCTCAAGAACCATTTGATTTTAATAAATGGCAATTATTAGCAGGTTATTTTAAATCATCTAAATTTTTCTATGACCCTGTAAATGAAATTACAAGTGTTGTATTAGATGATGCAGTTGCTAACAAAGAATCTTTATCAGTTAATATTAATAACCTTTTATTACAATCAAATAACTATACATTAGCTGAAGATGGTAAAACTCTTACTTTTAATGAGCCAGTTGAACCAGGTAATAATATTGAAGTAATTGTATATGGTAATATGATTATTCCAACAAACGTATCTCAAATTGTTTCAAAATCATTTACAACAACTTTAGAAAGTACAACTGATTTTCCTTTAGGTGAAAAAGTTCTTAAAAAAGATTTAATTACTGTTAATATTGAAAATTCAGTTATTTTAAATTCTGAATGGGATTTAAATGAAACTTTAGATACCGTTGTTTTAAAAAATGCTGTTCCTGTTGGAACAAGAGTTCAATTATCTTGGTTTAATAATTTAGAGATTCAAGTAAGTGCAACTTATACTCCTCATATTAATAAAGTTGATAGAGATACAACATTATCTTGGACAAATGACGGTGGTTTAGAAAACCCAGCAGATTCTCATATCTATGATGGTGTTACATTTATTCCTTCACAATCTAAAACAGGAACAGAAACAACATTATCTTGGACAAATGATGGAGAATTGGAAAATCCAAATACTGTTATTATAAAAGATGGTGCAACTTATACTCCAACTCAAACTAAAGTTGGTTTGGATACAACATTATCTTGGACAAATGATGCTGGATTGCCTAATCCAGCGGACGTTGTTATTTCTGATGGTGTTACATATACACCACATACAACACAAGATGCACACGAAGCAACAATTTCATTTACAAATAATAAAAATTTAGATAATCCTGAAACAATTTCTATCTATACTAATTATGCACAAAGAATTGTTGAATCATTTACAGCCACAGAAGGACAAACAACTTTTGTAGCTTCTCACGAGATTTATGATAAATCAGTATTGTCTGTAAATGTTGGTAATACAGAATTGATTTCTGCAGCTTATACATTAGGAACAGATAAAAAAACAGTTACATTAGTTTCTGGATTAACTGCTGGAACATTAGTAGATTTAAAATATTTTTACAATCTTAATATTGGTACAAAAGGTATAACATTTACTCCAGAATTAACTCCTATGGAAAATGGTTATACATTATCTCGGACAAATGACGGTGGTTTAGAAAAACCAACTCCAGTAGATATTACAAGTGGTAAAGGTATTAATCCTAAAGGTGATTGGGATTCAAGTAAAGCATATATTGCTAGTGATTTTGTAACATATGAAGATAGTACAGCTCAATATGGTTATTTAGGATTACAAGATAATATTCCAGCAGGAACAGAATTAACAAATACAACATACTGGATGGAAATGTACAAAATTTTAAAAACATATATTGCGGCAACAATAGTAGATTGGGGTGAATAATGACATTATATTTAGGTAACAATGAACTTAGTCAAAAAATTATGTTAAATGGTGTTCAAATGCCATTAATGAATGATGAAACATCAGGAATGATGTTAAGTAATAATGGTTCTAAACCATATTGGACTTATGGTCAAATTACAAACTGTTTAACAAAAATACCTCAAGATATTAAACTTGAATTAAATAATGGTACAATTACACTTAAAGCAGGTAGTAAAGTTTATAATGGTAATGGTATTATGAAAACTACCACAACAGATATTACAAGTGCAAATGCAAATTATGATGGTCAAGTTATGTTAGCACTTTCTAAAGATTATGATGTATTATTAACTGGATTTTTAACAGGTGAAACTGTATCTGAATTACCCGAATCAACTGCAACATTTAAAATTTATTTTAATACAACTGATAAAAAATGTTATTTAGATACAACTGATGGTTGGCAAGAATGTTCTTTTCCATTTGCTATTGGAACATCTACTACAACATCTTGGACATCTATTGACCAAGTATTTAACGGATTTGGTTTTATTGGAAATACAATAATTAAAAATGGTGGAAATACTTATATATTTCCAAATGGTAACAATGATGATGGAAGTCAAAATAATATTGTAAAAATTTTACCTACTTTAACTTATTGGACAATATCTTTAGCTCCAAATACATCATATACATTATTTGCTAGAGTTTTAGATGATGAAAGACAATTAGAGTTTTTAGAAACATCAAAAGTTTATTATCAAAATAATGCACCAACATTATCTACATATTCTATTTGGTATTCTCCAAATGAAAATAAATGGAAATATGTTTTAAATGATATTTCAAATGGATGGTTAAATGATTGGGTAGTATGTCCAATTGGAACATTTTTAACTGATGCTTCTGGAAAAATTACTACATTTAGTTTTAATAATGCATATCAATTATTTGATAAAAATGATACTACATTTATTACACAACAAGTTATGCCAGGTAGTAAATATGTTTCATTAACTTTAGGAGCATCAGGAGCAACTTATATTGCTCCAGCAAATGGTTATTTCAGTATAGATGGGCAAGGGCCAAACTGGGTTGATATAGCTATTATAAGAAGTGGTTTAAATTATGGTTATTGTTATGCATCAAGAAGTGCAGACAAATATTTAAGAACAATTATACCTGTTTTAAAAGGTGAAACTTGTCAAATATTGTTTGATACTGAATTTACAAATTTAATTAGTTTTAAATTTATCTATGCAAAAGGGGAAATATAATGTGGTTAGGTTATCAAAATAACAAGATTATTGTAGTTAAAAATACAAAGAAAGAAATTGAATCTATTCCTCTTATGGAATTTGATAAAATAGTGAAAACAAATGAAAAATATATTTTAGTTAATGGAGAATATATTAAAGAATCTGAATCACATAATGCTGTTGCTATTAATAATAGATTAAAAGAATATCCACCATTAGCTGAACAGTTAGATATGATATATCACGATTTAGAAGATGGAACAAATAACTGGCAAACATTAATTAAATCAATTAAAGAAAAATATCCAAAAGAATAAAGAGAGGTTTTAAAACCTCTTTTTTAATATCCGCACGCATACCAATTAAAGCTTGAAACATATGCATCTCTTGCCCACCAATATGATGATGACCAATTAAATGAATTTTTATTTTTAACTAAAATACCACAGGTGTGACTTTGTTGATTATTTGAATTTGTTGCAATAAGTGTTATATAATATGTAGTTGAAGAAAATGCTATTGGTAATGTTGTTGTTTGATTAGTATAACTTCCAGCAGATTGTGAAAAAATTATATTTCCCCATTGTTCTATAAAACCATCATTCCATTTTCTATACCATTTAGTTGAATCTCCACCAGTTTCCACAACATATTTCATTGAATTAAGTTTATCAGTTACTTCTTCAAGTTTATCAAGTAATCCATTAATTCGTTCCATATCTATTTTACTTATATCAGTCATCAATTATCCCCTTTGTGGATATTTAATAAATATCCACAAACTTTATTATCAATAATTTTAAAATAAATATTTGTATAAGTTTATCAAGGAAAAGTTTATTATGACAACAAATACAGATATTGCACAATTAAAATTTAATAAAATGAGTTCAGCAAAATATGAAGAATTAAAAGAAGCTGGACAATTAGTTGAAAATGAATTTTATATAACTCCTGACGGTGGAGCAATACCAGAATTTAATACTGAAACAAGTCAACAAATATTAAGTAATGATGGCACTAATTTAATATGGCGTGAAGAACAAATAGGTTATAATCAAGTTACTAATTGCATTATTGAAATACCTCAAGATATTAAACTTGAATTAAATTCAGATAATACGATTACTTTAAAAGCAGGTAGTAAATTATATATTCCTAATGGTTTTGAAACTGATGGTACTACTAAAAAATTTGATATTAAAATAATTGAGAATGATATTAGTTTTAATGCATCAACCTATGCTTCTAACCAACATATGGCTTGTTTATTACCAACAAATTTAATTCAAGCATTGGTAATATCAACTCAACAATTTAGTGGAGATACTGCACCAACCGTTACTGCAACATATGCTTTTTGGTATGATACTGCAAATAATATTATTAAATATACTATTGATAATGGAGCAAATTGGCAAAATGGTTGTTCGTTGCCATTTAGTTTATTAAATATAACAAATGGTACTGGAATTATTTCTATTGACCAGATATTTAATGGATTGGGTTTTATTGGTTCAACAATATTTGCATTACCTGGAGTTAAAGGATTGATTCCAAATAATAGAAATTCAGATGGTAGTTTAAATAATATTGAAACGATTACAACAAATGTATTAATTTATAATGAAACTATTGAAAGAAATGGATATATTTTTATTCAACAATCTAATTCCCTTTTATTTAGACCAATATTTACCATTAAAACAAAAGAAGAAGTTTTTGGAAATGGAAATTATTTTGTTTTAAATGATAATAAAATGTTTTATTATAATGGAACTACTTGGGATAATCAACAAAGATATATTTGTGGAACAGCAATATCTAATAATTTAGGTAAAATAATTTCTTTTAATCCATATAATACAAATCAATTATTAGATAAAAATGATACGACTTTTATTGCAGAACAAGCAATGCCTTCTTCTAAATATGTTGATTTAGAATTAGGTGTATCTGGAACAACTTATACAGCATTAGCAAATGGATATATTCAATTTGTTAAACAAGCAACTGCTAGTGGTCAATATATGGTTGCTTATGATAATGATTTACCATCAACTAGCGTTGATGAAAATACAATTGCAATAAAATGGTCAACAAGTGGTGTTAATGATGTTCTTTATTTTCCTGTTAGAAAAGGACAAAAATTTACAATAGGTTACACATTTGATGGTCCAACAGTAGCTTTTAGAATAATTTTTGCTCAAGGTGATAGTTAAAGAGAGCTTTAAAAAGCTCTCTTTTTTATAGTTTATTTCTATAATAAATTATTTAAAATCTAAATATCATTTATAATCCATAAAGTAATTCATAAATTTCTTGTAAATCATCTGCTAATAAACTAGCATCTTTATATGCTTCTTCACCTTTAGTAAATGAACGTAAATGTAGCATAACAGAATAATTAGATTTATTTTTATTAGTATAATAATTACTTAAAATAAATTTATTATTCCATTTATCATCATTTAATAAATCAATAATTAAATTAATAGATGATAACGAATGAAACATAATATCAACCCATAAATAATTATCACCGTGTCCGCAACAACTTCCTGTGGTTTCAATATCATCAAATTTATTTAATATAGTAACTAACGGAATTGAAGAAGAATTTATTATCAAAACTAATTAGAATAGGCATATCTTTAGTTTGTTTAATAAATGTAATCTTCCCTGCACAAATAATAGCATTTGTTTTTATATCTATAATTTTATAATAATTATTTTTTTCAAAATCAGGCATTAAATTATATCCAAAATTTGTTGTTTATCACATATTGAACAATCATCTGAATCAACATAAGATTGATAGATAGATGAATGACCACAAGGTAAATTATCAATATGTTCATCAATACAATCAATTGTTTCTTCAAGAGTGTTTTTATCTCTTATAAATTTAATATTTCTTTTATTTTCATCATTAAAATTTTTACGAACCTCATCGGCTCTTAAATCATTACTAAACAATTTATGATATTCATCTTCTCCTTCACGTGAATAATATGTAAATAAAAATTCTTGAAATTTTTCTTGTTTAGGAAAAAAATTACCTATCTTATCATTAATTTCTTGTTTTGTTAAATGGCTTAAATGACCAGGTTTAACAGTTGTCTTTAAAAACAAATTGGTATGATATTTAGCTTTAAAATCTTCAATATCAAATTCATCATTTAAATATTTTTCAATAAAATCACCCGTTAAAATACTTGTAGTGTTTAATTTAACTTCTGGATAATCATTATGAAGTTTATTCATATGATATTTCCAAGTATCTAACATTTTAGATGTGTGAAATCTACCAATTGTATCATATGATGTTAAAACCCATAGTTTTGTTTTATCATCAATTAAATTTATTGCTTCATATAAATCATCTTGATTACCGATTAATAATGATGCATTAAGCCATAAATCTTTTACAATATTATTATTTAATAAATTATTTGCTTCTGTAATTAATTCCATAAATTTAGATTTAATTTCAGGTGTATTAAGTTGTCCTTGAAAAAATTCTCCACCAATAAAACCAACTGTTTGATGTTCATTTGATTTAAATTGTTTCATTTCATCAATTGCTGTTTGCATTGATTGAAGTTTTAATTCATTACTTGTTAAGCAATTATCTATTCCAAGTGTGCAATATGTACATTTACAATTACACTCTCTCCATAATTCATATTGTATTTGTAAACTCATTATTCTTTATCTAAATTAATTGTTATAGCTTTTTTTCCATCTGGAAATTCAGTTAAAGTTGTATCACTAACTTTATAATAGTTATTATAATCTATTACTGCAATATTTCCATTATTATATATTACATTACCACTAAAATTTTTTGCTAATGTATAGATATTAGCAATATGAGTTCCTGCTGGAATTGTATAAGCTACATTTGAATTATTACCAATTAATAAAGATAATTTATTATTTTGGCGGTCTAAACTATATACTTCTCCAACTACATAATAATCTTTTGCATCAACAATAACACCTTCAACAAATGCAAAATCATTATTATCAGTAAATTTAAAGACAGTATTAATATCAAAAGAAGTATTAGTTTGTGCTTTAATAGTAATACTTTTATTTAATATAATTTTTTTTACATATGGTTGATTGACATCATTTTCAATCATAATATCATTATCATTATTTTCAATTGTAATCATTTATATTTCCTTATTTTAAAAATTCTTCTATCATTAATTTATCACAAAGTACACACTCATCACAATCAATATATGCCGCATAAACTTTTAAATGACCACATTCATTTGTTTCCATTTCATCTTTATTATCATTTTCAATTTCATTTAATGAATCTTTATGACGAACATTTAATTCCATTTGATGATTTTTATCATTGAAATTCCTATACAAACTATCTGCTCTATAATGAATATTAAATAATTTATTCCACATTTCATCATTTTCTTCATTGCGGAATTTTTGTAAGAAGTCAATAAATTTATCTCTAGGTGGAAAGAAATGGGGAATAATTGTATTCATTTCTTCTTTTGTATAAGAACCATTGCCGCATTGCTTAAAAAAGAATGAACAATGATATTCTTCCATCATATCTTTAAATGACAATTCATCATTTAAATACTTGTCTATACAGTCTTCTGATAAAATAGTAGTAATGTTAAATTTAATTTCTGGATATAAATTATGAATATTTTTCATATGATAATCCCAATTATCAAACATCTTTTTAGTATGAAATCTACCAATTGTATCATATGATGTTAAAATCCATAATTCATCTTTTTTATTAAATAATTTCAAAGTATCATATAAATCTTGTTGGTCGCCGATAGTTAATGTAGCATAAATCCATACGTGTTTAATATAATCATTATCATATAACCAAGCGGTTTTTTCCATCAATTCCATAAATTTAGATTTAATTTCAGGTGTATTAAGTTGTCCTTGAAAAAATTCCCCACCCAGATATGATAAAGTATCATATTCAGAATAAATTGATAAATCAGAAATTTTATCAATTGCATTTTGTAAAGATTGTAATTTTAATTCATCTGGTGTATGACAATTTTCTTTTCCTAAATAACAAAATTTACATTTAGAATTGCATTCTTGCCATAACTCAAATTGCATCTGTTTACTCATTATTTTACCTTTTGAAATATTTATATTAGTTCTTCAAACATTAACTTATCACATAATGCACAACCATCTTCATCTATATAAGAATTATATGTACTTAAATGCCCGCAATCCATAATATAATCCATTTGCTTTTCTTTTACTCTTTCCATTTGTTCATTAATGGTTGTATCTATAATTGTTTCCATATAATTATTATCTTTAGAACGAGTTATTTCTATATCATCGCCATTTTCTTTACAATATAATGTATCGGCACGATATTCAATATTAAATAATTTATTCCATAAATCAGGATGTTCTGTTTGTCTAAATTTTGATAAAAATTCTAAAAATAAATCCCGTGTAGGAAAAAAATAACCAATTTTATCATTCATTTCTTTATTAGTATGATAATATTCTTTTTGTAATGCAGGAACTTTAAAAAATAATGAAGCATTATATTCTTGCATAAATTGCTCAAAATTTATTTCATCATTTAAATAGCGTTCAATAAAATCACCTGATAAAATAGTAGTAATGTTAAATTTAATTTCTGGATATAAATTATGAATATTTTTCATATGATAATCCCAATTATCAAACATTTTTTGGGTGTGGAAGCGTCCTAATGTATCATATGAGGTAAGTATCCATAAATTTCCTTTATGCCCCTCAAAACGCCTTAAAACGGCATATAAATCATCTTGATTTCCAATTGTTAATGTAGCATTAATCCAAACATTATCTATATAATCATTATTTAATAACCAACAAGCTTTATCCATTAATTCCATAAATTTAGATTTAATTTCGGGCGTATTAAGTTGTCCTTGAAAAAACTCTCCACCAATAAAACCAATTGTATTATATTCAGAATAAATTGATAAATCAGAAATTTTATCTAATGTATCTTGAAGCATTTCTAATTTTATATTATTTGGAGTATTTCCATTTTTATTACATAAATGACAAAAAGTACATTTAGAATTACATTCGTCCCATAATTCAAATTGCATTTGTTTTTTCATAGATATACTTCCTCATCAAAATTTTTTAAATCGCATAAGACACAATCATCACAATCGCTATAACATTTATATATGATAGAATGACCACATTCTTGATTTATAATTTCTTTACCATCTGATAATACAGGCTGGGCATTAACTGATGGATGAATACGATTTTGTAAGCCTGTATATTTAAAAGTTCCTGAATTTTTTGTTGAATGTAAAAATGACAAATAAACATTATAACATTCATCTTTTAAATATTGAATAAAATCTAAGAAATCATTTCTATTAAAGTTAAAATCATCTAATTTTTTACCTGTTCTTACAGGATGTGGATATAAAAACGTTAAATAATTTCCTGGAATTTCTTCTTCCATAAATTTATTGACATCAAATCGTCCAGCTTTCCATTCATTAATAACATATTGTGTCATAATCATTTGCACACCAACATTATAATCATATCTTGAATGAAAATCATTAATATTTTTTAAGCATTTTAAACGGTCTTCTTCTGATTTAAATCTATATTTTAAATCATATGAAAAATTAACATCAATTGCTTTTAATCCTACTTCATTAACAATTTTATCAATAACTTGGTATAAAAATGCAGGGTCGTATAATCCATTTGTAACAGTTGAATACTTACATTCTGGATTAGTAGAAACTTTTAATACTTTTTCAATAATAACATCAATTAATTCAAGAAATGATTTTTGTAAATCTTTATCAGTAATGTAATATAATTCTCCGCCAAGTAATGAAATTCCATATGAAAATTTATCTTTCCAATCAATATATTCAATATTCTTTTTAATCATATCCAAATAATATAATTGTTTTTCTTTGCTATATGGAATTCTTTCTTCACGTAAACAAAAATCACACGCATTACAACAATTAGACCAAACTCCAAATTGAACCATATTACCCATAATTTTTTCCTTATTCATACATATAGTTTAATACAATATTTAATGTTTCAATACCTTCTTTTAATATATTAGGATTAATAATAAATTGTGATACTCTACATAAAATATATTTTAATTCTTCATTAACCCCTTCTAACCTTATTCCATACTTATCCAATTCATCTTTAAATTCTTGATTATATTGTAATTGGTCGGTTTTTAAAGTAAACAAATGTGGGGCAGTTTGAGTTAATAAATGACATTTACCTTCAGAAATAATTTTAGCTAAACTTTGTTCCATTATATATTTAAATTGATAAATTTTTTCTTTTCTTTTTAATAATACATCTAATGCTCTAAGATATTCATCTTCCCATTGATATTGTATTCTTCCAAATTTATCCATATTTTCTTTACCAATTAAAATCCCCATATGATATGATGGAATGAGGGCGTGTGTTGTTCCAATAATATAATCAAATATGCTATAATCACGAGGGACAAAAAACATTCCGTGAACATCATCTAAAACTAATTTATATTGACATTTATAAGTATTTAATAATTCTTTTAATTTTATGAAAAAATATTGAGAAGTTATTTCTCCACTTGATAATTGAGTTCCAATAATATAAACAAAAACTTTTTTGAATTTAGATAATTGAGAAGCTATTTTAGACATATTTAATTTAAGTATATCATTATAACTTAATACCAATTTATTTTTAAATGCATCAAGAATTCCTTTAATTTTATAATGCTCATTTTCGGTATATATAACAAGAGTATCATCATCAATATATGTATTAAATAAATTTTGAATTAAATTTGTTGCACAATTATCTACACGTACTTGATATTCATTAGATAAATTACAATTTGGTAATCTTTTAATAAATTCTGATGTCAATGATACTGTAAAAATTTTATCTATAAATTCATCATTTCTTGAAGAAGTTAATAATTTTTTTTCTTCTACTGACAAAGGTTCTAAGTTTATCCACCAATCTATTAAATCCATAATGTTATCCTACTGTTAAACAAAAATCTCTAACTAATTCTGGCATATTATCATCTGAATCTGAAAAACCTATTTCATACTTAACTGAATTATTTTTTGGAACTATCATTCCGTCATTTTCTCGTCTATCGGCTGATACACATCTAATGCCTTCATCTAAATAATATAATTTATTAGAACGTATTTCCATAGATAAAAATGTTTTTAAATCAATTTCATTTGATTCTACACCTGTTTTCATCATAAAATCAATAAAACTATCTTTTGTAGGAAAAAAATCTGGAATATCTTTTATACATTCTTGCTTATCTTTATAATATAATCCTGATGTAGGTTCAATATAATCTAATTTTGTATGATAAGTGTTACAAAAATCAGTTATACTAAATTCATCATTTAATACAGCATCTATAAAATATTGTGTAATAACAGTTTCTGTATGTAATTTTAATTCAGGATATAATTTATGAAGTAATAACATATTATTTTTCCATAAATCTTCTCTTTCTTTTGTATAAAAACGATATTTTAAATCATAGGATGTACAGAATAAAGTTTTATCTAATAATTTAATTTCTTTTAAATAATCTAAAAAAGGGATTAAATAAGTATTCATATCATACATTAATGCACCTGTTATATATATTTTTTCAAAATGCATTGTTGAAAGTTTTTTAAATAAATTATAAAATAATTGTTTTACTTTTGGTTTAGCTATTTCACCATTAAAAAATTCTCCGCCAATAAAACCAACTTCATTATAATCTAAAACTTCTGGATTATCTAATTTATCAATAACAAATAACAATGATTCTATTTTATCGGCATCTTTTTGTTTTTTATTAAAACAAAATTTGCAACCTAAACTACAATCTTTCCATAATTCATATTGAATAAAACGATTTCTATTCTTAAAGTTTTCCATTAAATAATTCCTTTAAATCACATATAAAACATTCATTAGTATTAGAATATTTTTTAAAATTGATTGAATGTCCACAATCTGCATTTTCACAACTACAAAATTGAAATCTACCATCTTTAAACATATATAATAATTTATCTTGAGCTAAATCCAAATTAGTAATGTATTTTTGTAAATATCCATTATTTTCTTCATCAACAAATTGCAAAGCATTAAATATTTCTTCTCTGTTAGCCGTCAAATCATTATTTAATACAATATACGGAATAAGATTAACCCAGCAATTAAAATTATTCATAAAGTCTTTAATACTAAATTCTTTATTAATAATTGCTTGGCAAGTTGGTTTAGTTAAAATTACATTTGTAACTGTTTGTAGTTTATCATATATACCTGTAAGAAGTTTTAAATTAGATAACATTAAATCTTTATCTTCTAATGATTTGAATCTTCCTTCTGTATCATAAGAAGTTGTAAATCTTAATTTATCAAATAAATTTAATATTTTTATTCTTTGTAATAAGCGGACAATACCAGTTAAATCTTTATAGATAAGATTTGTATTAATATATAATAAATCAATTACTCCAGCAATCATAAATTCAAGAATTTTACAAAAGAAAGCATCGAGCATTTCAAAATCAGAAGGTTTATCAAATATTTCTCCACCAACGATAAGAATATGACTGCCTTTTTTAAATTTACTACTTTCAATAAATTTAATTACATTATTTAATATTTTTTCTCGTTGTTGTTTATTAAAAATTCTTGGATTTTCTCGTTGCCAACAGAATTTACAATTATTATTACAATTATCCCATAATAAAAATTCGTATACAGGCTTACAATTCATAAAAAATATCCTTAAAATAGTTTATGGAAATAATTATATTAAAAAAATTAAGATAATGCAATATTATATGTACAAGGTACATTTCTAATATTTTGTTTGACAACATTAAAAAGCATATTTAAGATTGAATTAACATCACTTGCTTCAATAAGTTTTAATTGATTATTTGTTGTAATAGAAACTGCTGATGAATAAGAAGTATTTGCTGTATAATAAATTAAATATCTATTGCCATCATATTGACTGGTAGCAAAACATAATTTTGTTGAACAAAAACTTACCATATCATTTATAAAATTAATAAATTCACTTGCAGGAATATTGTCATTTAATTTATTAGCAACATTTATGCTTGTTAAAAAATTATTCATATCTGTATCAACTACACTTGAAGCTACTTGCGAAACAGCTCTAGTAATTGTAACAACATATTTAGATGTATATCTATCTCCCGATGAACTAATATCTCCTGATAAAGAATATCCTGCTTTAAATGCCGCTGGAATAGCTCCAAAATTAGCAATATTCATACAGTTACTTTTTGCATAATTTTTAACTGCTTCAACAATTTTATTATATGTAATATTTTGTATAGCCATTATATATCCATATATGCAATAAACATTGAACTTGATGAAGAACAACTAGATGAACTACTTGATGAAGAACAACTAGATGAACTACTTGATGAACAAGTATAAACAATAGTTGTAGCGGCATAATGTGTATTTGAAACATTATTAATTGCGTTCATTAAATCAGTTATACTTGTTTTAACTTCTGGATTAGTAAAATCAATACTTGTAATATCTAAATTAACAGAAGGAAATGATGTATTTGCACTATTATAAAAAATAAAAGTACCACTACCAAAACTATTACTTACAAACATTAATTTTGTAGCTAAAAATGAAGCAATATTATTGTAAAAATTCATAATATCTTTAAATGCTACAACTCTATCAGGTTTATTTTTAATACCTCTAGCAACTAAAAAATCATTTAATTGTTGTTTAACAGTTGCACTTGAAACGGTAACTAATAAACCATCATTAACTGTACCTGTGGCTGTAACAGTTCCATTACCACCAGGTGTAGATGCTAATACATAACTTGACCCATTTCTTAAAGATACAGGAACATTACTTGCAAATGCATCAATATTTGAACAATGTGATTTAATATTTGTTAATACAAAATCAATTAAATCCTGATATACAATTAATTCACCTTTTTGTACAGCCATTATTCTTCCTTATTTTCAATAGGTTTATTTTGTTCTAAATTTTTGAAGAATGAATCCATAAAATTTAATCCAATTAAATTCTTTGTTAAAAATGCCGACACATAAGTAAAAGAATCTTTGATTGTTACACATTCTTCTGTATTAAATGGTTCTGAAACTGAAAAAATACCTGATAATGTTAAAAAGTCTGATGATAAAAAGATAGTTCTGTAAATATTAGGTAATATTTCAAAAGTATCAAGTGAAGTATAAGTTACTTTATTATATGATTTAATAACTGATAAAAAGTAAATACTAACTTTCTTTACAAATTCTTTTAATTCAGGTTTCAAATTTTTCTTAATATCTAATAAATCAGCTTTTGAAGAAATATAAATGTTTTCATCTTGAAAGAAATTATCATTTAAATTATTATAAATTTTAATAAGATTAATAATATTTAAAATCATTATTGGGTCTTTTAAATCTTCTCTTGATAATGAATATTTAAAGGCATCAATTAAAAGATTTTTGTTTAAGCCTTTTAATTGTAAAAGAATTGTATCTTTAAATTCTTCATTATTTTCTAAATTATAAACATAATTTAATAATTCTAATAATTCGTCTGATGTAATATCTGTTTGTGGTAATAATTCAATAATTTTTTTACCATTTTCATCATTTCTTTCTACTTTATTTGTTTTTATTAAATCGTATGAAAACTCTACCATTATTTTCTCCATTTATATTAACTATTTATTATAAAAAATCTCTTATGGTATTCATCATAAGAGATTTTTAATTAGTTTTCAATAATCATATTTATAAGTCAAGTTTGACCACACAAAGAACTAAATCTTCTTTAATTTCATCTTTATTTTCTAACGCTCTTGCAATAACATTCATTGGAAATTCATTTTGTTCCAATGCTCTTGCAATACCAGGAACATCAGATAATGTTAAATAATCAAATTTATTACATTTACCAATAACTCTTACAGGAACACGACCAACTAATGCAATTGCTTGACGAGTTTTTTTATTCATTCCCATATTTAATATAAAACCTGGATTAGATGTAATAACAGCATTAACAGTATCATCTGCAATAGTAATTTCTTTTTCACCACCAAATTTAACTAAAGTTCCTTTAGGATATTCATTATCAGATTCATAATATTCTGCTAAGTCACCCCAATATGAACCCATTGAAATACCATTTATTGTACCTGTAAATGTATTATTACCTGACCATACATTATCTTCTGTTTTAGATGCAATATCTTGAACAGGTATTTCAGCAAATTCATAGTTCTGTCCATTTGACATAATAAATTTTCCTGCACCAGAAGCGGCATCAGGTAAAGATGCAGATGATAAGTTTAACCAAGTATTATTTTGTTTAGAATAAATTAAACCATTTGTTCTAAAATAAACATCTCCATTAATACCTTGATATACTTCTGGAGCTTCATCACCTTGTAAGAAAGTTACTTTACCATTAAGATTAAAAGCATCAGATGTTGTACCAGCTATATCATAAATTGTAGACATTAAATTTCCTTCATTTCTTATATAGAATATTTATTATTTCCAAATCCTAAACACAAGTTGCCATTTGTTTATATTAATATCCCACGCATAACCTCTTGTTTTATGTACGACCCAAAAACCAGCATTAACAGTTCCTGACATTAAACCAATATAGTTTTTGGTTAAATAAGGTTGAATATTTTTAATATTATTAGAAGTATTAAATAAACGTGTTGGACACATAGCCATTTCTCCTGCCATATATCCTGCATCTGCATTTACACATAAAAGTTGGCAATCAAATTTATAATCTGTAATGTCTTCAATATTTAAATTATGAGGAATAATATAATTATAACCTAATTTCAATGTTTCTTTGTGAATCCATACATTATTTTGAATAGCATTAATATAAAAATTATTATTACAAGGAAATTGATTTATAGCTATTGTTTTATTATTATATCTATAAACTTCACATAAAGGAACATCATTAAATTCTACCCAACTTTCACCATTCCATTCAAATGCTTTACCATCGGCATATTTACTTGTAATAAATGCTACTTCACCAACTTCTGTGGCTACTGGCAAATTATCAATATTTTTATAAAATTTTGATGTTCTATCATATACTGTACCATCCATTTTACAATAAACAGTATGAATTATTTCTTTTGTTAAATCAGTATCATTAAATTTTAATATTGGTAATTCATTTGTAATTATAGATGTTTGATTATTACAATTAGTAATAATTAAATCACGAGATAAATCAAAAACTAATCCATCGCCTAAAGAAGTTTCAAATACTGTATAAATTATATCAGTTTGAACTTGTTTAACATATGCATAAAAACCATTCTCAAATCCAGTTGGCATTATTGGTTTTGCATCTGATGAAATAATAAAATCTACTTTAGTTTTATCTTCATTCATAATTAAAAATACATTATAATATGTTTTTGGCTGAACATATTTTGTTTTTGCATTAATTTCAATTTCAGTAAATCCAACTGTTGTACCAGCAAATGCAGTTTTAACTAATATACCAATAGATGTTGATTCTTTACGATTTTCATAAGGTATATTGACATAATTGACATCGTATATATCAGGAGAACATACATAATCAGATAATATTTTATCTTCAATATTTTCATTGACAAAAATATCCAAATCTCTACTTCTGTTTATAGTATTAGTATTATGTAAATATAATGATTCGACAATAATTGGATTAGGATTAACATAAATCCAAGTTGAATTAATTGTTGATGCTAACCATTGATTTAATGGAGAATCTATAATACCATCCATAGCCATATAAGGTGCAGAAGTCATAGTTCCTTGAGATTGATAGCAACGACCCATTGGAGCATATTCACCAGTCATAATCGGTTGTTGCCATTTTGTGTAAGAATTATCTTTACAACCTTGATTATTACCTTCAGCAAATAAATTCATATTTTTTGTTAATGTCTGTGTTAAATTTATTTCTACTGTATTTGTTGAATCCATTAATTTCATAGGATATAAAGTTATTTCATTACCACTTGAAATAATTCCATATGGTTTAATAAAATTATTAGAACAAGCATTTTTACTAAATGGTACTCGTTGACTAATATTAAATGCATCTAATAATTCCATATTAGATACTGCTTGTAATTGGTTATTTTTTATACCAATAAATTTATCACCATTATTTTGTAATGGTACTAATCCTTCAACATTTTTATAACTTGTTTTATTTGCCATTTTTTACCTTACCATATTCTAAATATTAAACGCCAATTAGCTAATGTAATATATTGTTCAGTTGAACTATTTTTTTGTAATATTGATATACCTGTATTTAAAGTTCCAGTATGAATACCAATTAATTCATCATCTAAATAAATCATTGGATAACGATTATCTGTTGCAACGTAATCCATAGAAATTCCTTCAGCAATATCACCTGGTTCATAGCCAAATTCAGCAACTTTATTAATTAATATTACATCATAAAATTTATTTTTAATATTTTGCATTTGTTGATTATGAGGATACATTATCCACGCATTTGTTGCAGGCATTAATTCCGCAGATTTCCACATAGATTTAGTTGTTAAATCATACCAGTTAGCATTTATTGGATAGTTATATACCTTTGCTATTTGATAATAATTAAATACAATCATAGCAACAGGTATATATGTTGTTAAATTCCAATTTGTACCATCAAATTTATAAACTCTGCCCTTATCTAAAATACTTAACCAAAGGTCATTATTTTTAGGAGTTATTGGAACTATTTGCGAAATAGTAAATTTACCTTTTTCTTCAACCAATTGATTAGTTGTAGTATTTAAAAAGATATATGATGTACTCCATTCTAAGAAATCTGTACCATTGTTATCTTCTACTAAAATTTCAAATCCTCTGCCATAATTATGATATGAATTTGTATTATCACTATTAAATGCTTCAATAATAAATGAAGTACAAGGTTCAATTCTTTGTAATTTAAATTCTTGCCAAGTATTTTGGGCTAAACGATAATGTTGATTAGTTCTATATAAAACATTTGATTTTTCATTTTTAACATTAAAACCAATAATTGCTTCATAAGCAATACCACTTCCATAATCCCATCTATTTTTAATTTTAAATGCTACTGGAGTAAATGTTGTATCTTTAGCATAACTTACATAGCTTATGTTATTTGTAGCAATAGCTGTATTACAATGAAAACCTTGTGTATTAATTCCACTTGTCATAAAATATGGTTGAGCATATGCATATCCATTCATTCTATTACTTGTTAATGTCCAACCTTGTTCTTCATTACTATTCATATGAGGTACAATATTAGTATAACTATTTGGCTGAACATTAATAGATAATGGAGTTGTAATTGTATGAACAGTACCATTATCATCTACATATTTTAATGGATTATTTTCATCAATGTTTGATGGGATTGTAATAGTAGATGAATTTAAATAACCAATCATTGACCAATTACCAATTTTTACCAAATCAGTTGCATTTCCTGTGGTAATAAGTGTTCTAAAATATTTAAATGATTGATTTTTAATAGTTGAATAAACAAAAAATGTATCATTAGCTATATTTGAATAATTAATATCAGTTACTAAATCAGTCCATTCAGTATCGTTATTAGAACCTTGAATAACAAAATTTTTCATTGAGCGTGTATAAGAACCACAATTTCCAAATGTCCAATATAATGGAAAAATATCTTGCCCACCACAATATATTTTAAGCCATTGTGGAGCATCAACAGTTGGTAATGCAACTGATTGCCAAGCATCAGTTTCTGCCGCAAATGTACCTGTAAATGCTTTCCAAGCGGCATAAGTATCATTATATTGTGATGATGAAGAAGCAATATAAGTAATATCTCCAACAGTTGTTTCGTTGGCAGTCATTACAGGAAATGTAAAAATTTCTTTTTTAATATCTTGTAAAATATTTGCAGGAGCTTCTTGAATATAATTATAATTTAATTTTTGAGGATTATTAAAATCCATTTCTGTTTTAATTTCATCCACAGAAACATCTTTTAAATTAACTAAATCAGTTGTACTTTTAAGATAATGAATTTCATTTCCATCATATGATGGAAATCCTTCTAAATTATCATATTCTACTTTTGGATTAACTTGTGTCATTATAATTCCCTTATCTTAAATACTAATCTCCAATTATTACAATTTGCATTAACAATTTGTCCAGACCATTTATGTATTACTCTCCAACCAGTATTTAAATTAGATGTCCAAATACCAATTGTATTTTTTGTTAAATATGGTATTGGTTGAGCAAACAATGTATCACTTAACATTATAACTGTACCCATACCAATATCACCTGGTTCATAGCCACAATCTTCAGCAACGCATTTTAAATAACATTCAGCTTTATATTTAGTTGTATCTTGAATATTTAAATTATGATAAACATTTGATATTAAATTAACAATAGAAAATACATCGCCATCAAATATAGTTGCTTCATCAGATAATGTCAATTCTGTTGACCAAATACAATCTGAATTTTTATAAGTTCCATTATCATTATATGGATTTTCGTGAAATGTTTGAATCATACCATTAATTAAATTAAAGTTACCTAATAATACATCATTAAATAATATCCATTCATTATTTTTGTATTGATATACTCTTAATGGTTCTTGTTTATTATCATACCAAATATCATTTTCTACTGGTTCTGCTGGTTTTTCGGCTTGTCTATAAACATTATTTGATAAACCATATACTATTCCATCTTTTTTCAAATAAAGGTTTTGTGATTCTTGATAATCATATGCATATTGATATGCTCTTTCAAATAAATATCTTTCTTTTTCAGCAACTCCAGTTACAATTTGATAATCATAATCACATTCTTGGAAAACTGCACAACAAGCAAGACCACCGTGATATGATTGGTTTCGTGAAACCATTTCAAAATAAACTTGATTAAATTCAAAATTAATATCAATAACTGGTGACCACCAATAAGTTGAATAAGCTGCTGGTATATTTACGACATCCCAAACAGTTTTCCATTCATCTGAATCACCATTTCTTACGTGAACTCTAACTTCAGACGCAGAATATCCATTAGTATCTTTCCACCAACCTGTATTAAATTTAAATACGTATTTTCCTTTTGGCTTTATTTGATTCCATTTATAAATTGGGCCACCTAATGCACCATTATTTGTAGTAAGCCAACAATCATCTGCTGTTCTAACATCAGTACACATAGCTCTCCAAAAATATCTTGAAGTATCTAATTGTGAACCAACTCCTGTACAAGTTCCTTGAACAATATTTACATAATCTGTATTATTACTAATTTCTCCAAATATTGCTGAATTATATGTATCTGATTCTAAATGTTTTGGAGTAATTAAACGAAATTTTTTTTGAGGTTTAATATCTATCGCATTTAATGATGTAAATGTTTTTTTAGAATTATCAGGAAATGTAACGTCTAATGGATTATTTTCATCAACATTAAATTCAATATGCGGATTATGAAAATATCCACCAGCTCTTAAATTTGTTCCTTTATTAGCCATAAAGATATTATAATCTTGTCTAAGTGTACCAACATTAAATTCATTTTCATTTTTACATTTTAATACTTGACACCAACCCATTGAAACGTGTGTTGAATATTTTGAAATTATTCTCCATTTAACTTGTTTAAAATTATATGGAATATATAAAATTTCAGTTGAAAATGTTGCTGGATTAATATAATGCATAACTCTATGCCATACTACGTGTTCAGCATCATTTTCATCAACAATAAGTATTGCAACATTAATGGGAGTATAACCCCAAGTATCACCCCAAATACCTTTTCTAAATGAAAAAGAATAATAACCTGACGTATAAATTTCTGTTGGAGTATAAATTAAATCACAAGGAATTGCTTGAGTATTTGCTGACATCCAACCTTGATTTGATGTATCAACACGACCTCTAAATGCTTGCCACATTTGATTGTTTGCATTATATTCTGTTATATTATCACTTCCAGATACAGTTCCATTTTCATTTGAATAAGTTGTTCTATAAGTAATTAATTCTTGCATCCAAAATGGAGTTAATTTTACCAATTTATTTTTTTGATATTCTGTTTGAGTAAACAAATTTGGTTCAATTTCTCCTAAAAAGCAATATGAAAATCTTTGTCCAGTTACGCCAGCAGTTGGGTATCTTATACGCCAATATAAATATTTTACTTTATTTTCATTAAAAGTATATTCATAAACATTTGCAGGTGCTAATGATACTTCTGTTTGATTTAACATTTCAACAAATGTTTGCCCATCATTTGATGCTTCAACAACAAAATTTAAAGGTTCAAATGCCCTAACATTATCATACCAATCAATAACCCTTCTCAATATTCCTGTATAAGCCATTGGAACAGGAGTTTGTATTTGAAGATAAATGTTATCAGCTTTTGCGGAATACCATTCACCTAATATTATTCCATTGAAAGCATTTAATACTGACCAATTACTATCATATTGTGAACCATTTGTTGTAATAACAAAACCATTACTACAATTTGATGTTAATAAACCTGTTGAGAAATTAGTTAAAGATAAATCATAAGTTTTATTATAACCTTTATTTACAACAGCATTTTTTTCATAAGATATATTTAATTCATTTTTAACATCTTGATTAGAAATATATTCATAAGTAGTTTCATCCGTTGCTACTTTTAAATATTCATCATTATGATTGATGGTAGAAGGGATAATATCAATTGAATTAATTTTTAATTTACTTCCTAAAATTTCAGCCATTTAATAACCTTTAAAACTATACAAATATTTATTCATTGAAGAATCATTAAAAAGGTTTGAAGTTATTTATTAAATAACTTCAAAGGGGTTAATATGACTGATATATCAAAAATTAAAATGAATCGTATTGATGATGGTGTTGAACCAGGTGATTTAACATATTCATTAAGAACATATAAAAATGGTTGGCTTTTATGTGACGGTCAGGAAGTATCAAGAACTGATTATGCAGATTTATTTGAAATTATTGGAACAACTTTTGGCTCTGGTAACGGCACAACAACATTTAATGTGCCTAATTACAAAGGTAAATTTCTTCAAATGATAAATGATAATCAATCTTTAGGTCAAGAAATTGAAGCTGGTTTACCTAATATTACTGGAAGCACAACAAACGCTTTGTCTTCAACACGCTGGTTATATACAGATTTAGAGAAATTCAATAATACTTTTAAAGGTGCTTTACAACCATATAATGCTTGGAGTGTTGCAGAGGGGCCATTTTCTCAATCACCTAATAGAATAGGAACAGGTATTAGAATAGATGCATCACGAAGTTCATCCATTTATGGTAAGTCAAATACAGTTCAACCACCTGCTTCATTAGTTAATTACTTCATCAAATATTAATTAATATCCTTCTGCTTGCCAATAACCAGCAGTAATTGTCATACCTGTTGTTGTAATATTAGTTGCTCCAACAGTTGTTGTTAATGGTATATTTTCAAATGCAACAGGAAATACTGGATTAGCATTATTTCCCCATTGTTCTTTCCATCCGTCTGAATAAATTCTATATCCGATTGTTGTTGCTTGTTCTTTAACTACAAAATGATGCTCAAAACTTGAAGTTAAATCTCGTGTTGGAAATACATTAATAATTTTTGAATTATTAGCTCTGAATAAACCAATAAATTTATGCCCATCTGTTAATTTCTGATTTGTATAAATAAATTGATTTGTTTGAAAATTATAATAAACATTATAGGTTACATTTTCAGTTATTTGTGAATTAAATTGTATATATAAAACTGTTGGTTTATTAAAAACATATAATTTTTCTGTTTCTTTATCATAAAATGAGCCTTCACTTATAATAAGTCTATTATCAAAATTTGATAAAGTTAAACCATTATTATATTCACGTAATGCCATATGAGAAACTAAATCATCTTGTGGAATATAATTAATTGTTTTCTCATCTTCAAAAACTGCAATGTTATTTGCATTATTAAATGGTTTAATATTTAATTCTAAACGTGGATTTGATATTTTTACACTCATTTTAATAACCTTTTGCAAACCAATAACCAGCGGCAATTGTCATTCCTGTACGAGTAACAGCAGAAGCTCCTCTTGAAATAGATAATGGAATTTCATTAAATGCTACTGGAAATACTGGATTAGCATTATTTCCCCATTGTTCTTTCCATCCGTCTGAATAAATTCTATATCCTGTCGTTCCTGATTGCTCTTTAATTATATATCTATTTTGATATGATGTTGCTAAATCTTCCATAGGATAATAACGAATAATCGAATTACTATCACTTGCAGTAACAAAAGACCCAATTTTTTTAAATTTTAATTTATTATAAAATATATTAGAAAATTCGTTATAATATGTTATTGAAAAATTTTTATTTTCATCTAACCAAATTTCATATTGTTTTGCTGGACTTAGATTTAATGTTGTTAAATCAATTATTGTATCATTTTCAAACTCAACAAATTTTTTATTTAAAATTTTTTTTATATGATAATTTTTTTCAAGTGGTACATAATATAATAATTCATCACCTTCGTTCATTATTGGTTTATCTGCATAACTTGATATAATCATATCATATTCATTAAGATAATTTTTAATATGGCAAAGATAATATTTTAATTCTGTTCCTGTTGGGGATAAATCAAGACCACCATCACCATTTGTATTATATAAATTAGTTGTATATCTTATTTCTTTATCATTAACTTTTAATTTCATTGGTTGAAATTGATATGTTACATTAATATCCCATATTGGATACATTATTTGAATATCTACAGAATATACTTGATTAATATGAAAATAATAATCACATATATTATCTAAATATGTATATCCTTTTTTAATAATTAATTGATTTCCATCAACCTTTAATGTTAATCCAGAAGAAACATTTGAAAGATTATATTTTTCTGCAAGTTCAGTTGAAGAAATAGTATCTAATGCAGAAGCATTTGAATTTATTACAACAAATCCATTATTATCAGGCAATGGACGTTCAAATCTATTAAATTTTATTTTATTTGTCATATTAATATCCTTCAACCTTCCAATTTCTTGCTGTAATTGTCATACCTGTTGTTGTAACATTTGTAGCATCTCTTTCAACAATTTGTGGTATTCTAATAAAAGCAACAGGAAATGTTGGATTAGCATTATTTCCCCATTGGACTTTCCATCCATCTGAATAAATTCTATATCCAATTGTTTCAAGTGATTCAGCAATAACATTACCGTGCATAAATGATTCTTCAAGAGTTAATGATGGATAAAAATATTCAGTTTCATTTAAAATATTTGTGTTATAAAAACCTATTTTAGCATATTCAGTATATCCATCAGGCAAAGTTGGAATGTTATCAATTGAAGTTAATATTTTTCCTTCTTTATTTTCTCCACCTATTGCAAAAATATTATATGATTGATTAGGTATTCTAAAATCGTGATAATATGCAACAATTATAAATCTTCCTATTGATACATATCCTTCTGCGTGTGTTGAAGCATAATTAACATATCTAAAATAACTATATTCTTTTAAAGTTTCTTTTGCTTGATATTCATTAATAGCATTTTCCACAGTATTTGGAATAATATCTTTATTATTAACAGAAACCAATATGTCCCAATTAACTCCATCTTGAGAAGCTAAAATATCAAAAACTGTTCCACTTGTTGTTGCATCAGCTTGTCTATTTTGAATAACAAATTTTTCAACTCTTATTGGAAATATTGTTTTATATTGTAGCCAATGTGGATATTCCGTAGAATTATTTTTTGAATGCCAGCAATCAGTATTAGAACTATTTGTTCCATTAAATGCTTTCCAAGGATAATAATTATTATCATAAAAACTACTTGCTGTAACTTCTCCATAAGGTGTTGTATAATTTGTCATTATTGGTTGATTCCATAATCTTTCAACTATTTTATCACCTATTTCATTATCATTAACCCCTTTTGAAGTGTCAAATGTTCCGCCATTAAAACGAATTATTTTATTATTTTGACTTAAAACTGAACCGCCAGAAACATTAATTGAAGTTCCTGTCATAGAATTTATTTTAAATGAATTCACAGTATTATCTAAACCAATACTGTTTGCTAAATCATCTTTATTAACATAAATTGTTTGATTATTATTACGCAAAATAAGTTTACCAGTATTATTACTTAATTCTGGTATTTTCTCATTTAATCTTGTAATTTTAATTTTATCAACCATTTATTACCTTAATTTTTGCTAAATTACTTTTTTTCTCTTGATATGCTCGTTCATATATATCAGCTAAAAATTTTGTTAATTCAATTAATTCTTGTTTAGTCATTTCTCTAGCATTTTCTGGTTTACCACTTACGTCCCAAATAGTTAATGTCATATTATCATCTAAATATTTCTGTAATAAAGTATAATATTGTTGAGAATATTCTGGCTCATACCATAAACCATTAGTATATTGAACAGAAGTAGTAACAACAAAATCAAACCAATCTTTAACTTTTTGAATTTCTTGTTCTTGAATACTTTTTAAATCAAGAGTAGTGTAAGGATAACCATTTTCATCAGTTGCTAATGCGTAGCCATTACTCATATCTTCATATAATTTTTTATGTAGTTCTTCTGTAATTTCGACTGCATTTTCTGGAATATTTGTATTAATTCCTTCAAAATAAAAACCATCTTTATAAAAAATTTTCATATTAATATCCTTTTGCTACCCAATTAATTTCTTCAGATATACTTGTATCAACTGTAAATCCATCATTATCATAAGATAAAATTTTAATACCATTTGCCATTACATACAATAATTTATTTTTATAAGATTCTGGGAATGAAACTTTACCATTAGCAGGTGTTGAAACACCCCATTGTTCTATAATTTTTGTAGCAAATTTATTTTCATCTTGAATCCAGCTTTCAATTTTATTCTCAAATAATGTTCCTGTAAAGCCGCCACTTTGTGCAATAGTATTTAAATCTTGTGTTGGATAATTATTATATAAATGACAAGTATTATTACTTGTGAATGAACCTATTTTAGCATATCTTGTATAACCATCAGGCAATGTTGGAATTTCACCAGATTCTGTACCAATATCAACAATATCTCCTGTATCATTAGAAATAACAAATACATTAAACTTTGTATTTTTTTTCATAGTTGTTGAAAATGTTGCCATAATATCAATTTCATTTGCACCAACAGCATTTCCATATGAATTTTTAATTGTTAAACCAATAGTTTTGTCTATTTGTGGAGTTGGAATTTCAACGTGTGAGTGACCATAATCTTCATTTAATGCTGTAAATGAAGCAACCACATTTGATGGTTCAGCTACCCAAATATCAATATCTTTAGAACGGTTTTCTAATCCAGAACCTTGATTGTAAAAATCAATAGCTGTTACACGTAAAGGATAAATTGCTGTATAATACCAAGTTGCAGAAGTAACATCTGTTAACCAACCATTACCTGTTTGTTTTAATCCATCCATTGCTCTATAACCTTCACGGTCAGTCTGTGCAGATGAAGTTATAACTTTACCTAATGGTTGTGTATTACTTGTCATTACTGGTTGAATCCAAGTTTCTTGTTCATCTTTTAATGAACTACCATTATTATTTCCATCTTTAAATTTTTTATTTGGATTTTTAATAATAATTGAATTAATTTTTAATAAAACTGTTCCTGTTGAATCCATAATTGAACCTGGTTGAATAACAAGAGTATCATCAGCTTCATATGGATGTTCAGGGTATGTATCAGGAATTGTTCCATATATAATTTCTGATGTAAAACCATTTTGAGTATTTCTTAGTTGTACTTCTCCAGCAATTAATTTAGCATCAACTAACTTGAAATCTGTTTCATTTTCATTAACTTGTGGAAAATATCCTGCCTTATTTGTGAAATCTGTTAAAGTTTTAATATTTAAATCTTCTTTAACAACATCTTTAGTTATTAATTCATATTCACTTTCATCTTGTTTAACTCTTAAATATTCCAATGAATGTTGATAAGGTCTTGGTAATTCTGGATTCATTAAAATCATACTACCAAAAATTGTTACTTCAATTCTTGCACCTGCTTCAACATTATCAGTAAAAGTAATTATTTTTCCTGTGTCATCAATTTCATAATTATCAGATTGAATTAAGGTATTACCAATATTAACCATTATTGATTCTTTATTATCAACTGCTAATGGTAAAGTAATTGTATTAGTTTCTGTATCAACATCAAAGAAATAACTAACTTTACTATATCCAGAAATTAATTGCCATTTTGTTTTATCAAATGGTTCAGAAGCAATATTATCTTCTAAACAAATATACATTGCATTATTATATATACAAACATTTCCTTTGGCAAATGATAATCCTTCTTGCCATTGGATAATATTAGCTCTTTCATCATATGTATGTAATACCATATTACCCATAGATAAAACTTCAATAATTACTCCTGCTGGAATAGGTTTAATAAAAGTAATTGTTTTATGGTCAGGCTCTAAATCATAATTTTGTGATTGTTGTAAAATACCGCCTGCATTAATGATAACAACTTCTTTATTTGGAATTTCATCTGTTAATGTAATAGATGTTGTTTCTGCTGTTGCATTATAAAAAAATTCTCTTGCGGCAGAAAATCCTGCTAAGATTTTCCATTTACTTTCATCAAAACCAACATCAGATGTATGGTCTTCAATACATTCAAATAATGCATTTTCATAGATAACAACTGTTCCTTGTGAATATTCAGTATTTGGTGTCCAATCAACTAAAGTTGCATCATTAGTACCTGTAATAGTAAAATTAGGATAATCTCCAGTAATTGCAATATTTTTTCCAGCATTTAATAATACAGTTTGGTCTGGCTTAGTATTTGTAACAATATTATCACGAGAAATGGCAATACCATCACCAGCCGTATAACTATTATTACTTGCAGAAATTAAAACGTTATTAGAATCTGGTGAATATTCAACAGTAATATTTTGATTTCCTGGTTTAATATTTTGTTGAACTAAATATTTAGAACTATCAGGAAAATTAACTTTAAGTGAAACAGTATTGTCAGTTTCGCTTGGAATAACTGATATTGATGAATCTTCAGCTTTAATATCTTCTTTAGTTAAAAAATCTTCAACAGGATGGTCAGTTGTTGAAATAGTAACTTTATTTGTATCAGGGTCAGTTGTTACTGTAATATTTGCTCCAGCAACAATGTCATCTGATTTTAAATTATCTTTTGTTAAATTTTCAACATCTTCTGATGTTAAGTGAATTGATTTATTATCAATGTGTTCTTGAACTGTTTTTTCTGTTTCAGTTGTTGTTCCTGATACATCTTCAACAATTGTTGCTAATGTTTCTGGATTAATTTTTTGATATTCATCACCATTTTTAATAACTAATTCAGCTGTTTTATTATCTAAAATACTAGCCATTTAATAATTCCTCATTCGTAAATCTATAAAAGTATTTATTCACAGTTTGAACTATTAAAAAGGTTTGAAGTTATTTATTAAATAACTTCAA